TCTATCTCTATTATTATCCTCTGTATAACCTATTTTGAGAAGATGAATTAAATTTTCATTCTCATCATAACCTGCACTCTTAATCAAATATATCATAATTAATTATCCTTTCTTTTTAATAGTTCATATCCTCTTACTCTTTTCTTTTCCCCATCTACAACCTCAGTAGATTTATATTCTTTTACCTCAAAGTAATTTAAAATATCATTAGCTTTTGGCACTGCAGTATAAGAAATACTAGAATATAAATCTCCTAGTTTTGCTTTAAGATTAGATAGTGTATATTTCTCTCCTGGATTAAAGTTTTGATGAATTGTATTATTAAGTAATTCTGGACTAAATGTTACTATTCCAAGCTCTTTCTTTATTTTATGAGAATTGTATGATAACGCTTTAAGTTTAGTAGGACCTAATGACAGATAATAAGACTTAACTTCATCAGAATCTGCTATTTGTCCAAGAACTATATCTATCACTTCTCTAGAAACAGGATATTCACATAACATTTTAAGTTTATCATGAATTGTAGTATAAGTATCATAAATACAGAAAAATCTAGTTACATCCCTATTTACTATATCATCAGGAGTAAGTTTAGAGTGTACACTACTAAATACACTAAATCTATCTTTATAATCAATTTGCTGAATTTTAAATGCTCGAATCTCATTAACTTTTACAAGCTGATTAATAACAGGTTTTAAAATAATATTACCTGTACTGGTAATTATTTTATTTACTGCTACATAATTATCTTTATAACTTGCTGACTTAGCTACATATAAATAATTTTTCGCTAAATCATATCTTTCTTCATCAGTTCCTTTATTATATACTGATAATAAGTTTTCTGTAGTTTCTGTTTTCTTATTTAAAATTTTCTGAAAATCAGACTCTTTCATTTCTCTATAATCTGCTGTAGTACGATAATAAAAAGTTGCTGAATTGTTCCAAGGATTACTAAACAACCTTTGTCTACCTAGTATCTGTGGAAGATCTTCTGCAATATCAACTGCTAAACAGTCTGAATTAGAATCTGAGAATATAAAACTACGTGCACATAAACTATAAAAATCTGCTCCTAAGTAAACCGTTCTAGTACAAAAGGTAAACATCCTAGGTTTAACTCCTTTAAGAGGTACTTCTCCTATAGTAAAACCTTTTCCTAATTTCTTTTGTATTCTCTTTAGATTTTCTGGAGTATTGCTACATAATATATTACATTGTTCTGGAGTTAATTCATTTTTCTTGATGATAGATATAATATGATTAACACTGTTTACATAAAATACTGCTTCGTCTGATATTACTCTAGTAGGTACACTATCTCTAAGAACAACAACTTCTTCAAAATCTCCTGATAGATAGGATTGAATTACTTCTTCTGCTTTTGTACCTACTGATTTCATTGTAAGTACTTTTAATGAAGGTTTGATTACTCTACTAGAATCTGAACTATACCAATCTAATTCATAATATGGGAGATCCTTAAATTCATCTAACATTTCTAGATATTCATCCATCATAGGAGTAGCTGATACAAAGTATGCTGTTGGGGATTGTTTAAGATATTCCAAAAATCCCATTTCAGTATTGCTTTTAAATCTAGAATCGTGTAAAATACTCTGAAACTCATCTACTATAGTTATAAACCTATCAAATATTCTAATTTTTTCAAGAATATCTTTAACGATTCTATATGAATCATATGTTACTAGAATCTTAGCTGGTTGATTATTTAGATATCTTTGATAGGTATAAGTATCAATTTCTCTATATAATCTTTCATAGATCTCAGAATTATCTTTCTTTTCTTGATAATCTTCATCTAAATTAGGATTTTTAATATCCTTACTAATATCCTTATCCACATCTGGATCTTTATCCATCTCATTAATTACTAAATAAATATCATTTTTATGTTGATCATATTTATTCTTTAAAAGCATTTTTCTAGGAGAACAAAGTATTACATTCTCAGGACCATTAATACAGTATTCAGTAAAACCACATCCAGGTAATTGTTTATTAATAATACATTTACTTAGAAAATTAGAAAAGCAGAAATCTTTCCACTCTCCTATATACCTAATTCCTCTAGGTACAATAATTTTATCTTTAGTCATAATTTTATAAAGTTTTTAATTAATTTATTATTTATAGATTCTTTTTAATACAGAATCCAGTTACATAAAATCGAAGACTAGGGATACCCTTTATAATCTTCATTCAATTGTAAGGATTTAAAGTTAGTAGAAGCGCAAAATTGTCATTTAAATAGGACATATTTGACCATATATAAAGTAAATCTATTTTCGATTAAAAAAGTTCCACTTAATATATTCGATCTCCCTTTGGGAGGAGATCGAATTCTTATAATCTATTTATTCCCTATATAGTTTATTCAATCTAGAGCCCGTAGGGCCCTGGAGTGAACCCTTTAGTGGTGAACGGAAGGTATGATAAAGGGTTCCTTAGTCCTCATAAAAATGTATCAAGAAAAAAGAAACCAAGGAAATAAAATCCTTGGTTCTTATAAGTTTTAAATTTCACAATCCTCTATTAAAGTCTTGAATTGTTCAAAGTTTAAAGTACCACCTCCAGCACTTTTATGTCCAAAAATAATGCCTCTATATCCAGCACAACTAAATTCTGGAATTCGATCAGGTTCTTTATACATTGATATACTATATACTCCTTTATCTCTTCGATTACATACTATATAAATATCATAATCATTTAAGACAGAATTAAAGACTGTACTTGAAAATGCAGTTCCTATTACACAAACTCCTCTATATTTTCCAGCAACAGTAACGGGAAATGAGAATGATTTAACTACTCCTTTATTAATTTTATCCTGATTTTGTTTAAGAATAGTTCCAAGTTCTATTACTTCTGTCAATCTATCTTCCCAGAAACATAGATTAGGAAATTCATAGAGCCACGTATCAGGATTTAAGCCATATTTAAATTTCAAACCACTCTGTAAAGGAAGTATTACATCTTGCCAATCATCCTCTCCAACTTCATCTTTTCTCCAAGTATCATATACTCCAAGAAGTCGAATAAATTCTGGAATATCTTGACCTGGACAGAAAAATCTCCAAGTTAATTCACAAGCAGCTGGTCCAATCTCACGAATACCTTTAATTCCGGTGTAGTTATTTTGTATAGAACTTTCGATGGATGATACATGATGATCTATGAATATAAAGTTATCTCCATAGTGTTCCCAAACCTGTAACATAATTTCAGGAGGGAAACTTATATCAACCATACAGATCAGGTCATAGGGTCTTCCATTCTTATCTACATACATTTCTGGAATTTCATCTCCATAATTATATCCGGTTTTATCTACTTGGTACCCTTCATCGTATAGTGATTTTACTGCTATACACATACTGGATGTTCCATCAAAATCTACCCTATGAAAGATAACTAACGCTTTTTTATTTCTGTTCATATCCTAATAATTTAATTAATAAATCAATTTCACATTCTAGTTTTGTTAATAATTCTATAGCTTCAATCATAATTTATAATACGTTCTATAAATTCAGACTTCATAATTGCTCTCGCTTTAAGATCTACTATATGATTTAAGAGATCAAGTTCCGCACAGTTATACCAAAACCATTTTCCTCCAGAAGAATATTTAGTATCTTCTCTTTCTCTTCGTTCTTCTATAATTTTTATAAACTTTCGATATACTTCCTCTTTTTCTTCTGGGAGGTATGCTATTTTATAATCAAACGTACTAGGATATAGTTTTAATTCCTCCATAAGTTCTCCGGCCGTATATCCAAAATCCTTAGCTACTTGTGAGAATGTAGAAATTTGATATCCGCGTTTCTTTAAGTAGTTCTCCATTATTTCTTGGGAGAGAGTTATACTAAATACTCGATTTCTACTATTATATTTCGTTATCATCTTCTTTCTATAAATTTAACTTCAGATTCGATTATACCACGGCCGGATTTTTCATGGAGGGTTTTTGTTTTAGGTATATATCCAGAGTCCATAGGTTCAGTCATATAAAATAAACTAGTTCCTCTAAATGTAGCTGTTATTACTTTTTGGCCAGGTTCTACTTTTACTTCCATAGTTCCTCCAAACAATACAGTTCTTTTATTCTCTGGGAAAATAAATACAAATACTATATATGCTACAGCTATGATTATAATTCCCCAAAATATTAATGTTCTCTTTTTCATTGTTGTTTTATTTTATAAATTAATATTAAATTTTTATTGGTAGGGGAATATAAGTATACATTAATATTTCCTAAAGTATCAGAAGTTATTAAAGAGTTGTTATTTGGTTTAAGATCTATAAACTTTTCGCCTTTAGGAAGATTAATTGTTACTGTTGTTGAAGAACTAACATCTTCGACCTTTTCAACGGATTCACAACTTACTAACAATAATGTTGTTAACGCTAATAATGTTAATAATTTCTTTTTCATATTTTTTAATTTAAATTTCATATATAAGAATTTCAAGGAGAAAAATGAAGAGGAAAACCTTAGTCTTCCTCCATTACTAATAATACTATGTTATACAATTCAAGCTTTCTTTTTATTTCGTTCTCACCATTTCCTATATTCCATAAAAACAATGGTCTTAGTTTCTGTTGATATCTATATTCACCCCAATCCATCTCTTCAATTTTTATACCCAAAGTGTCTTCAATCATCTTCTTTAATTCTAGATGATTATAGGTTATTTGCATTTTCTTATTTTCATGCATTTCCAATAATCTAAGAATTCCAGAAGACGCCCTAACAGATACTATTTTCTTAAGATATTCACAATCAAGTTCGGTAAGGCTATATATCTCCAGTAATATATTTAATTCTTTTTTTAAGTTGTCGAATGTATAACTTCTATAAATCTCTAGGGTATTTGGTACACTTCTATAACACCCCATTCCATAACTTAACCAACAAATAAACCTAGTTATTGTTGCCTTTAATTGTAATTTAATTTTTCTAATAATTTTTTCCATATTCTTATTTTTTTTAAATAAAAAGTCTACCCGAGTTTTTCTTCGAGTAGACATTTCACTTATGATCTATTATCTTTTCACATATAAGGCTTTGAGGGATTCTGATCTGATAACATTAATAATTTTTTAGGAATATCATCTTCTGGATAAAGATAGGATAATACATCTTCTTTTTGATATTTTTCAATCATTTCTTTCCATGATGTATAATCAATTAACCTAAATCTTATAAACCTATCTTCTACTGGATACTCTCCTCCAATTATATATTTATCATTCTCTTTTACATACCAAGATGTTAATGGTCTTTGTAAGAAACTCTCAAGTTGATGATGTGGATCTTCTCCATAACATGTATCTAGTACAATCTTATAGTGCTTATCCACATGTTGAAGAGGTATAATATCAGGTCCTAAACTAGTTATCATACATATAGACATGTAAGTATTAGGAACTGTACAACCTGATTCCTTAAGAGCTTCTATAGTATGTATCTTAAGAAAATTAGTGAAAACATTTTTGTAATCTTCTATATTTATTTTATATCCTAAGTATAATCTTTCAGATGGTTGATCACTTAGGATAGATCTTGGATTTTGAATTTCTATAATATTATCATATGTCCAAGATTTTTTATTTTTCCAGTAAGTATCAAAAATTATATTAAATAAATCAACACTAACTTCAAACCATTTACTAATCATATATTGGTATTTTAAATAATTCTTTTTCTGTAACCCCATCCAGAAATAATAATTCTCCAAAAGATATTACAAATATTAGATCTGGATTATTAAAACCTTCCCGATAAAATGATAAGTCCCCTGGATAATTTTTGGTCATTATATGATCTGGAATAAAGAATTCTACTCCATCATCAAATAAGAATCCCATTTTTATTCCATACTGAAATAAGAACTTATCAACTTCAGATAACTCAATATCAGGATAAATGTTTCTTCCTAGTTTTATTTGCTTCATAATGGTAGAATGGACAATCTTCGCTACATTCATCAGATAAAATGCAACTATTATTACAAAATGTTTTTATATCATTATACATATCTTTTACTGTATATATTCCTTTTTTCTTCTTTTCTTCATTGATTCCACAAATTGTACAATCTTGAGAACTAATCTGAAAAACTTTATTCAAGTATTTACGACGTCCAGCAACTTCATAATACTCTGCATAAATTAAGTACGTTATATCGTTATCAGACATTGCTTCTTTCTTACTAGAAATATAAGATCCAAGTACTGTCCCAATAAATTCAGCACAATCAAACATCCAAGCATCATTTATAGGAATATATACTTTAACTTTAGTACCAATCCTATAGGTTATTTGTGGATAAAAATCAATCTCTCCAGTTGATATATTTTTCTTGATGATATTAATCTTTTCATTGATTTTAATATAATCCTTATCTTTCTGGCGATTTATTATCCATAATATATCCTTTAACCATTCATAGATCTTTTTCGTTCTTCCCATTTTTCTTTTGCTAATTTTTGTAAATCTTCTACAGTATCAGTCTCATCTACTATTTCTATTCCGAGTAAATTTTCTATAACATCTTCGAAACTAGCTACTCCAACAAATGTTCCATACTCATCTACTACTATTGCTAAGTGTTGTTTAGTTTTAAGAAATTTTTCGAACAATACATTAACACTAGATGAATCTGGAATAAATATAATATCAGAATCATAATCTGTATGTTTTATTGTTAATCCTGGTTGATAAACATCATAATCTTGATATATATCTGACTTATATGCTATTCCGACTATATTATCTTCAGTATCTTCCCATATTGGTATTCTAGAAAATTCAAATTCATCTGGAAAATCCTTAAGAAAAGTATTAGCATCAAAAGATTTTACAACAGTTCTAGGAGTCATTATATTTCCAACAGTTAATTTATCAAGAGCAAGTAGATTTTTAATTATTTTACTTTCTCTTCCTGTAAATATCTTCTCTCGCTCTCCGATTGTTGCCATACTAGATATTTCTTCTCGAGAAACAGTTGCTTCTTCTGTTTTTGGTGAGAATATAGCCATTACATATCTTGATATCCAGACTATAGGATATGTTATATAAATCATCCAAGTTAATATATTAGCTGTAATTGAGGTCATTCTTTTCCAATAATGTGCTCCAATTGATTTAGGTATTAATTCACTGAGTACTAGTATTAATAGAGTCATTATTCCAGAGATAATTGCAAAATATTTCATTCCAAAAATCTCAACAGCCTCTATACTAGCTAAACTTGTACCTACTGCATGAGCAGCTGTATTTAGTGTTAAAATAGCAGAGATAGCATCATCTACCCTTTCATTCTTCAGCTTCATAAATTTTATTGCTGCCTTAGAACCAGAATCGATTTTAGACTGAATAAATGAAGTCGGTGTGCTTAATAATGTTGCTTCAAGAACACTACAAATAAAGCTAATTGTTATAGCTATACTAAAATAAAAAATCATTCCAAATAAAGGATCCATAATTTTTTCTTGTTTTAAATTTATTTTATTTTATTATTATTTTTATATCATATATAAGAATCTCAAGGAAAATCTAAAAGCCTTATTAATGATGAAAACATATAAATTAAAATATTATGAAACCAAAAAAGAATAGAATTTATTGTCCATTAGCTAATAGAGCTAAGATGTTATTTGAAAGTAAAGATGAAGCTGATAGATTTATAGAATTCAACTCAGAGGATTTTACAGGAAATAAGAAACCTACTAGAGCTTATTATTGTACATGCTGTGGAGGTTGGCATATTACTTCTAAAGATAACATTCATATTAGTGAAGAAAAAGATATTGAAGAGCAAGAAAAAGTGATAAATAAAATGATTCAAAGCTATTCAAAAGATATTGAAAATCAAAAAGAAATAGAAGATATTAATAGAAGAAAATTAAATAAACAGATTACTTCTATAGAGCAAAAAAATGGGAAAAAAGATAAATATAAAACAAAATCTAAAGAACAATTATTATCTTATTTGGATGAAATAAAACAGGTTGAGGATTTTATGAATGCCAATAAAAAAGAAACATTGTCAAGAGCAAGAGCTTATCATAGATTAAATTTATTGAGAGATAAAATTTTTCAAGGACTTGTTTTTAATGTGTATCGTAAAATTGTAGATGAAATACGAGAGGTGAGAAAACTTATATTACTTTTTGAAAATAAAGAAAGGACAGATGAAATGTTAAATGAAATAGAAAAAGAAGTAACTGAATTAGAAGAAAAACTTGGGTATTCTAAATTAACAGAAGATCTTAGAAAGCGAATTATGGACACTAGGGAGGGAAAATAAAATTCCCTCTCTTTTTCTTTCCTTCAAAAACCTTTAAAAATCTTATAAATGTAATAATAACTTAAAAAATTTGTAAAAATGAAATTGAGTAGAAAAGAAAAACAGGCAAAGAAGAAATTAATTGGTGTTTACAAACAATGTATCGATGTAATGACAAGATATATGGAACCAGTTGCTGTTATATCCACTACAAAGAAGGGAGGAACTCAGATTACAAGTATGAGATTCCCTGACTATCATTATAAGAAAATTATTAGGGAGAGAATTCAAAAGGTTACTGCAGAATTAAACAGTAGCCAAGGTTAAAAACTCAGAAGACTTAGCACTTAGAAATAGGTGTTAGGTCTTCTTTTTGCTCTCCTAGAACCTTGAAGAACTTATAGATGTAATCATTAAACAATAAAAAACAATATGAAAATCGTAAAATCAAGTGTATCCATTCTCCCTCAACAACCTGGGGTGGATGGATTAATGAAACATGTAGAGAAAATTGGAAGATTGGCTTATAAATCTGAAGATAAAATCACAGAAGATTCATGGGAAAGGTTTGACAACATGCTTTTTTCTAGAGGTCATTGGGCGGTTTTTAACTCAGGAACTGTATATCTCAGTATCCCAGAAGAGGATAGATACTACTTGGAGATCTTTTTCAAAACTGCTCCTTACACTAGATGGTATCATAACTCAGTAACTGGAACTTATGAGGTTACTACAGATCTAAGAATTATTTATCAACATAATCTAGAAGGAGTTATGAAAAAATATTGGTGTGAACCTACTGAAAACCATTATCACAGAGTCACAACTAGATGGATCTGTAGTAGAGGTATATCTCATGAACTTGTTCGGCATAGAACGTTTTGTGCCAAGTAGTGGAGACACTACAAGAATAATCTAGAGAATTGCTGAAAAGTATTAGATTATACTAACCAGCATCCAAATCAATCAATAGAATTGAATGGTTCAGAGACTAATAAGTACTAGACATCTTATTGATAATAAAAGATGATGATATAGTCCAATTTTTCTTGAAAAAGAAATAAGTAATGAGAGCGTTTTCATTTCTTCAAGAATCTCAACGTTATGTAAATTATTCAAAAGATAGATTTGGAGGGGAACTTACCTTTATTCTTCCTCAGTGGATATATAGAGTTAGAGAAGATATTGCATCAACTATAGATTCTCAAACAGGATTATCTCGAAGTTATATTCATGACATAGATGGGCAGGAATTATGGGAAGATCTTACAGTATGGGATAGAACTATTGCAACTTTTGATAGATCATGGAGGAATACAGAGATCGATTATTTATATGCAACTTCTACTGACGAAGGAGAAAAACTAAAACCAGAAGAAGCTAGAGGATTACTTCCAAATGATATAAAAACCGAACTATGTATGACTGGTTACATTGAGGATTTTACATATATTCCTTCTGAAGATACTCCTGAAAAAGCTGGATTCTTTTCATTAAGGTGTGCTAAAGATGCTCATCCAGATATGCAAATTTTAGCAAATGATTTAAAGCAACAATTTATTGATACAGGATTATATAATTTAAAATAAATGGAATGTATTTGGTGTGGATTCAAAAGTAATGATCCAATAGAATTTGAAAAACATCTATCCGAAGAGCATTTTTTAAGTTATCAAGAGTATTGTGAAATTGAATTAACACATCAAAAAGATCTTGATAATTTTTGCTTTAGATGTAATAAATATAGAGGTCCATTATCTACATTAATTAAAGATTTTTATTATCTTCCTTGTAGAATATGTAGTAACTCTATTACAAAGAAAACAGAAAAACAAGAATTAATTAAGACTATTATAAAGAATATAAAATCTTTTTATGATTATATTCTTAGTGATAGATATTTACAACTATTCTTAATTGATAGCATTTACCATTTAGCTACTTATTCTCATGATTACTTGGAATTTAAAAAAGTCTTAAGTAAACTAGATCTTCCAAGTCGAAATGATATATGGTTTTTAGATTGGGTACCTGGATATCCAAAAATTATATCTATTCCGAATTTGACTGGTATAAAAATAGTAAATCTATCAGAGAAGTATAGAGTAGTATCAGGAAAGAATAATATAGAAATTAATAATTATAAGATTCTTTTTCCTGAAATTGTTCCTTATGATAAACAACATTTTAGTAGATATAATATTCTTAATCTAAATTCTAATAGAAAAACAAAAAGATTAAAATTAGATAATTCTCCTAATTGTGTTAAGTTTTTCAATACTCAAGGTTATGATACAAAATCAATATTTAAAGTTATTGATACTAAAACAGAAGAGCCAGTAAATCTAAAAGAAATAAGTTATCAAGATTATACTATAATAAAGTTGATTCTTTTAAGAAATAAGAATTATATGAGATTTGTATTTTCTATTTTCTTAGAATTACTTGGAGCTTGTAAAGTATTTAAGGATTCAGTATTTCTTAAGAACAGTATTAATTTAAATTCTGAAAAAGAACCAATAATTAATATCTCTTGGCTCCCTGAAAAAAATGAAACATTATCTAATAACATAATTAATATATCTATTTTATGACAACAACATCAACAAAATTTAAAGTACAAGGGGTAGGGTTAGATACTTCAAATATGACCATTAAACCGTGGGTAGATTCTGAAGATGAATACTCTTTTGATTATTTTCATACATCTATCTCAGCTAATAATGATTTTTTGATTTCTGAATTTATAAAGAGTTTTCCAGGAGGTAACTTAATCACTTCTATTGATTTTTTAGATAATCCTGAAAGAGCACTCCTTGGACATCTTCTTGAACTTGGAAGAAAGAAAGTAGACTTGTTATTGATAGATTCTGAAGTAATTCTTAAAAACCTAGGAACTGTTAAGGAAACTATTAAACAGCTTAGAGAATATAAAATAATTGAGGAGTTTGGAGTAAAAAATCCTAAGACCGCCGAAGATCTCAAAGCCATGGAAGAAGCTATTGAAGAGAAAATTAAATTCGTCTCTCTTGATTTATGTCCTTTGAATTTTAATTATGATATTGTTAATTACTGTAAGGAAAATGCAATAGATTTACTTGGCTTTAATCCTCTCGGCGGATATATTAACTCAGCATCTGTAATCTCTAGCTTTACTATTCCTTATCTTCTTGGTTTTGCTGGAAATTATTGTTCTGTTATATTCTTATCTGGACGTGATTTGATTTTATCTAAAGAATCAATGTTATATATAAAAGATAATATAATTGGATCTGAATGTTCAAGTAAATTTTCCTTAAAAAAGAATGTGTCTAGACTTCATAAACCACTTAAGAAAGTTGTAGATACTTCGTTGATATTTAATAAGAATCTAGTTTTAAGTGTAGATTCTCCTGAGTATTTATTTCCTTTAGAAGATATTAATATAAATCTAGGTTCTCCAGTAAATATTGTTGATGGAGTTGATCCGAAATTAAGAACGGAATTAGAAATGTTTGTGGATGATCTTTTGGAGGTTACAGAATTTCCGAAAGATGCTACTCTTCAATCTAAATATGCTATAGTAAGGTATCAAGTTTTATCAGCTCTTCGAATGAAATTTCCGGAAACTGATGGATGGAATATTCATATAGTAAATACGGGAAAACTAATCTCTGGAATTTTAGTGCATAGAGTAATCGAAGAAAAAAAGAAAAGATTCTTTAAAAAGAAAAATTCTCAAAAAACTGAATCTAAACATTTTCTTTGTGCACTTCCTAAAATTGATCTTCCAGTATTTATAGAAGAGCCCGATGATAAAAACACAGTCCTTGAGAACTCAAACCCTAATAATTGAGAAAATCCGGAGTTAGTTGTGTACCCCGGAAAATAAAATAGAAAACATTAATAAATAAAAATTATGAGAGTTTATAACGGAACAAAATCACAAATTAATTTACCTTTATCAGGTACTCAACGAATTACTATCCCAGCACATTCTGTTTCTGGTGATATTATGCCTAGTAATGAATTTCTAAGTTTACTAGTAAGTTCTTATGATTACAATGAACTAGCATTAATTGTATCAGGACCATTTGAAATAAATATGTGTGCAGGAGTATCAGGATCAGTAGGTTTTGTAGTTCAATCCCTTGATGAAGCTATTGAACGTTTTGCACCAAAAGAATGTCCGAAGTGTAATCAAGATCCTTGTGTTTGTAATAAGGAAAAAGAAAAAGAACTGCAGCCAGTAGATAAAAAACCGGCAGCAACTCCAACAAAACCGGCTGAAAAAGAGAAAGAAAAATCAGTACCTGAAACTAAAGAGGAAAAAAAATAAATAAAGTATTATAAACTATTGGAATCTCATAGAATTTTATCTAAGGGATTCCATTTTTATTTCAAGAGTATAATTTTTTATGGAAGATAAAAATTTTATATTTAAATTTGATAATAATGAAATCAATTTTTCATTAAGAGGAGATGGTAATGGAACTATGATTAATGCAACCGAAATGGCTAAACCCTTTGGAAAATTATTTGCAGATTGGTATAGACAAAAATCAACGAAAGAATTTCTAAAAGCATTAGAAAGCGTTATGGGAATTCCCATAACGGATTTAATTGTAAAAATTCAAGGAGGTGTGCCAAAATTTCAGGGAACTTGGCTACATGAAAACGTAGCCCTAGAATTCGCTAGATGGTTAAATCCTATGTTCTCTATTTGGTGTAATGATAGAATAAAGGAAATAATGATTAATGGATATTCTATTATTGATCAATCTAGAGAATCGTTTGAAAGAGCTTATATGGATATTCAACAAAAATTAATTGAATCTAATAACGAAAATATTTACCTTAAGAATATATTAGATTCCCAAAAGGATTTAGTAACCTTTGCAAATCTGGTTCTTTCTACCTCAGAAAGTCTATATACTATGACTGAAATTACGAAAGGATTAAATTTATGTAAGTCTAGCAAAGATATTTATAGTATTCTAGAAGCAAAGAATATTATATATCATCAAGGTAATAAATGGTTCCTAAGATCTCCTTACGATACTCTTGGATTAACAAAAGATGTAATGATTGTTGGGAAGGATGGAAAACCTCACAATCAAAGAAGATGGACTGAGAAAGGAAAGTATTTTATCATGTCAGTTTCATTATAAAAATTATGGTAGACTATAAAGAAGTAAAATTAAAAGATGGACGTGTATTAGTGTTTTGTAACTTCGAAGAACTTCTTAAAGATTTTTATGGAGTATCTAGTATGGAAGAAGTAGAACCTCATGCAAATTCAACAGGACACTATATTATTCATTGTCCATTTTGTAGAGATTCTGGACATACAAAACATAAATTATATATAAAAACTGACTTAACTGTTGGTACTTGTTTTGTATGTAATCGAGCCTATATACATGTGTCTGATGAAGTTGATACATCATTTAAAGTACCTGATTTTATGTCATTGTATTATGGATATTCAGGTCATCCAAATGTAGTTAAACTTACAGAAGATCCTATATGGACATTAGATAAATACTGGAATGAATTTGATAATTTTGATCAAAGAGGCTATGATTATCTAATGAGTAGACATCCTTTTATGAACGACATCTATAAACTCCTAGACTTTAAATTTGTTGATGGAAATGTAGTAATGCCATTTAAATATCATGGGGAAGTATTTTATTACCAGATTAGATTTTCTGGAAAGACAAAAATTAGATATCTTTTCCCACAAATATCAGCAAAGCCTCCTTATGTAATAGATCATGGTCAAGGTCTAAGAAAAATAATAGTAGTGGAAGGGGTATATGATGCTATAGCTGCTTTAATTATGGCACCTGATTATATACCTTTTGCAGTTTTGGGAAGTTCTATATCAGATTATCAATTAGATTTTCTTAGTGAGTACGTTCCTGAAAAAATTTTATGTTACTTAGATGATACTGAAAAATCTATGAGTGTGGCTAAAAAAATAAGAAAAAGAATAGATTATTGCCCTATTAATATCATAAAATCTAATGGAGAAGATCCAGAAGAATGTATGAAACGAAAACTTAGGGCTGGAAATAATTTACAATGGATTAAATAAAATGATAACAGCATCGATAGATAATACTATAAATAAAATAGTAATAAAAACCGATGACCCTAGTGTAAAATGTCTTTTAGAATTTAAAAGAAAAGTAACTAAGTATTCCCCTTGGTTGAAATCTTGGAATACAACTGAAGAAATAGCAAAACTTTATGATAACCCTAGATCATGCGGACCTAAGAAAGGAATATATACTTTTATCTTAGGAATGGGATGGGCAGCTTATATTGCTAATGTATTTAAACCAATCCTATCAGATACGGATTATAATACAATTCTTAGAACAATATTTGCAGATTATTATCGAACCTATCCATTTCCAAATCTTAGGGATTATCAAAATGAAGATATGTTACATGTGTTAAAATATAAGAGAGCAATTATTCAAACTAATACCGGATATGGTAAAACTGAAACTATAGCAACTCTTATAAACTATGCACATAATGAACTTGGAAAAAAAGTATTAGTTATAACTCCAGGAAAAAAAGCGAAAGATGAAATTGTAAAAAGATACGAGTCTAGATTTGGTGGTAAATTACCTACATCAATAGATGGAGATCTTGGATGTATAATTACTTCAGGATTTCTAAATCAAAAGAAAATAAAAGATCCAGACCTATGTATTTTAGAGGAAGAGAAACTTAAGAAATTCGATTGGATTCTAGTAGATGAAGTAGAGTATACTATTAATCCTTCTGGTGAATGGATATACGATAGACTAGTGAATGCTGAAGTTATGTACGGATTTTCTGGAACTGCAGATCGAGATTCAGGAGTTATGATCACATTTGCACAGGGAATTACGGAAACAGTAGTAAGAAACAAGGACTTAATTAAATATTTCGGACCAGCATTAGTTTATAGAATGCCTACTAGTCTGAAAATAAATAGTATCCACATAAATACTATCGCTTTAAATAATATTAAATTTACAGAAGAGGATTTTAATGAGGATAATAATGTCTATAATACAATAATGTCAAAAATTTGGGTTGATCCTGGAGTATGTGAATTGATTGTAAAGATAGCAAAAAAATATCCTAAATTATATATCCCAATAAATAATTTAAATAATATTATTTCAACTTGGATAGATAACTTTTTTATTGGAGTATTTAGAGTGCTCTTAATTTGCGGCGAAGGATATATTTATTATGACTTGTCTGGAAATAAAACAAACCTAGATCTTCAACAATCATGCGAATATATTAAAAATGGAATGGTAGATATAATTCCTAGTACCGCCGCAGGATTTAGAGCACTAGACCTTCCTGGATTAGAAAATATATTACTAGTTTCTAATATCAACGCTGGATCGGTTCTTCAACAACTAGGACGAACAGCAAGAGGAACTAATATGAACGTTCTTGCACTAAAACCTAAAATACCGAAAAGAATCCCGGTATATACAAAAGGATTCGAACAAAGAGATGAACTATTACATAACTACTATAAGTATTGTGATATTCAAGATATAGTTATTAATGAAGAAAATCTTTAAAAATATAGTATGGATAATGGTAGTGTATTTGATTTGATTTTTAGCTGTTTTAATCAATATTTATTTCAGGATGCTAAAAATAATATATTAGATCTTCAATATTATTTTCAGACTAATCCACAAACAGCCGGAAATGGTATGGTCTCTCAACTCGTGGATGCTATAAAGACTTATCCTCTAGAAAATATAGATGAGCCTTTATTTAGGAGTATCTTATTTAGATCTCAGAAAACTCCACAAGAGACTCAAGAGGTGATGAATGAAATTATAAAATGGAAAAAATATACAAAAAGTCAAATTGAACCAGCCAGAAAGATTTTAACTGATGTAATATATTCAGTTAATCTTCAAAAAGCAAACAGACTCTATTCTCAAAATCCAGAAGAATATGTTAAGTTTGTGAAAAATATAAATGTTAAAACTACTGCTGATCTAGATAATTTTAGTGAGATTGGATTTACACAAATAGATATTAATTCAATCATCGCTGAACAGGCAGAAGGTGGTGTACCTAGTAAATTTGAATGGATAAATAATTGCTTTTCATGCGGAGCTTATGAATTTGGACAACTCGGACTTATCGCAATGCCTCCAGGAGTTGGAAAGTCTCTTTTATCCATGCAGGAGGCATTGAACATGAGTTTACAAGGTTATAAAGTACATTATTTAGCTCTTGGAGATCTTAAAATGAAAGACTTTAAACGAATGAAGCATAGATATAAGAATCTATGAAAATTCTATTAAAATGCTAGAACTATTAGAATAAAATAGAATTAGCATCTCTATCTTTTATCTAAGAGATAGAGTTCAACGACTAAATATAGAACTATAAAAATATAGATGATATAGTCTAATAGTTTAATGAAAATTAAATTTATAATGATTATCAGATTAGGAGCTCAATTTACAGGATTGTCATTTAATGAAGTATCTCAAAACATAGGACCTATATACAATAGTATGTGTCAAATGATTGGAGATAATCTTAGTATAACTATACTACCAGCTGGAAAAATTTCAGTAGATGAATATATAGAATTCATGAAAACCAAAGATTATAAAATCCTGTTTATCGATTAATTGCTTAGTCGCTTAAATAATAAAATTTAAGAAAATTATACTAAAATGCTGGAAAATGTAAGACATAAATCAGCATCAAGGAATATTAGTTACTTGTTCAACGACTAAATGTATAACTATGAAAAATAGATGATATAGTCTAATAATTTAATACCATATTAAATTTAGTAATGTATGATGCGGGATTTAAAAACGCTCACGGTGGAGAGGATGGATCTATGTATAAATCTTTCGGAGATATTTATGATAAGCTTACAGAGTTAACTGCAATGGGAAAGTTAGTATTTATATTGTCTCAGTTAAAAATTGGAGCATATAGTCAAGAAGTATTAGATATGTCTTATATAGCTGGGTCTAGCCATAAGGTTGATGTGGTAGATTTTATTATAACACGCTCTAAGGGCGGTGAGAAACCCAACCCTAACAACCTAGGAATATCAACAATTACGAAAAATCGACGTGGAGAAACAAATATAATTGATTATAATATAAGACTTCAGAATGGTAGATTTAGAAGTTTACCAAAGAAAGTATATGACGATATAAGAATGATTCAAGAGAAAAGATGTTTTTCTGAGGCAGATATAGATTTAATGATTAATAACTATAATATTCAATATAATCAAGCTCAACAGAGTATATACAAACATGGAAGTGGGCTACAACAAGGAAACAATATTAATATACGACAGACTGTTTCTGGACCAACTCCATTTAATAGACCTTAAAGTGAATTTTTGCGTTTTAAGGAAGATTAAAACCTAATATATGAAGAACATTAGAAAAATTTATAAATAAAATTATAAATTAATCTAGTGTTCTTTTTATTTAGATTTCATAAGAATAGGGAAAAAGTAAGATTAGTAAAGGTTGCAAACTTTATTGACCTGAAATTTCCCTTTAGTAAAATTCTTATGAGGTTTATAATTATTTTAAATATTTTTTAATTATGAAATCTAAACCAATAGAAGGTATAAAATCTACCGAAAATCCAGGGATGAAGTATAGTAGTTACCTAGATGAAAAAGATTTTAATGAGATGATTCTAGATGGGAGAACTGAAGAGGAATATCTAGAAGATTACTGTAAATTAATAGATCAAGCCCTTCAGAGAGGATTAAAACGAGGAAAAATCGAATTTTATACAGAGAAACATCATATTTTACCTAGGTGTATGTCAGGTGAAGATGAGAACTATAATTACGTACTTCTTTCTGCTTTAGAACATATAATAGCACACGTTTTATTATATAGAATTCAATCAGATAATAATAAAATATTATCTGCTCTATTTTGTATGATTAATGTAAATTCAGTATATACATCCGAGCGAAAATTAGTAATAGAGAAATATAATATTACCCTTTCTGCTGAGTTAAGAGAAAAATATATACGTTCTATCTCATATCCTGTTGTTTGTCATGATTTAAATAATAAAGTTTATAGAGTATATAGTAGTATTTCAGAAACTGAAATGGATGGTTTTAATCACACTTCTGTTAGTAGTACTGTAAAAGGAGATTACAATACTTCTAGAGGATATAAATTTTCTTTATTAGAAGATTTTAAAATTAATTATCCAGAAAAATTAAATGAATTTTATTCATTAAAAGATCTACCAAAATTAAATTTAACACCTTTAGAAAGAAATACTGTATTAGAATATAATGATTCCGGAACAAAGATAGTATGTTTTGATAAAAACTTCAATGTTTGTAAAATATATAATACAATATCCTCTATTAAAATAGATGGATTTAATCCAGAGTATCTTAGAAGGAGTATAGAGAATAAAACATTATATGGAGAATATTACTGGATGTATTACAACGATGCTATTAATTTATATTCGAATAGTATTCAAAAATTTTATGAAAAAGGAGCAATTTCTAATATAATAAAATATATTCCTAGAGAAACTAAGAGAAGTAAAAAGATTATTTGTCATGATAAAGACTATTTAATATATAAAATCTATGATTCAGTAAAAGATGTTATAAAAGATGGATTTTCTGAATCTTCAGTATCTGCTGCAGTAAATCGTAATAAAACAAGGACATCTTATTCTGCTATAGGTAAATACTTTGATTATTATTGGACTAGCCTAGATGAATGGGAATATCCAGATAAATTAGATGAATACTATCTTAATAAAGAAACAAATAATTTACCAAAGTTAGTTGTTAAGTTATTTAGAAATGAAATAATAAGAACTAATCGGAATCATGAGATTATAAAAATATATAAAAGTATTGGAAATGTTAGAGAAGATGGGTTATTTCACCAGAATGTATGGAGAATCTTAAATAAAGATAAAAAAATTAAATACTGAATCCTTATATAATAATTCATATTGGTTTAAATTTTCAGACTTTAAAGAAAAATATCCTGATAAACTTGAAGAATATTACAAACAACAAGAGCAAAAATAAATTTCATTTCTTCTATTAACTCCAATTGGTTAATAGGCAATAAATTTAATAAATTCATAATAAAATTAATCCCAACCTCCTGTAGTGATTATAGTGGGTTGGGCTCTTTTTTCTCCTCCAAATCAATAAAAAGGGTGATTTCTAAGGGTGATTTTCTTATATATGAGTAAAAATTTAAAATAAAATTAATAAAAATGAAAGTAATTCAATCTAAAGTATTAGTCATAGTAGATAAAAAAGATACTATGACTCAAAAGATAGGAAATTTTGTTGTTCCTGCGAGTGAATGTGAAAAAGCTGAGGTTATTGGAGTAGGTGAAGAAGTTAGCGAGGGAGTATTAAAACCTGGTGATACTATCTTGATTTATCCAAACACAGGAAAATCATTTACTCAAGATGGAACAGAATATCGTGTTATAACTTTAAATGAAATTATTGTAGTACTTTAATTAAAACGAAACATGTCAGAAGGAAAAATTATTAATCACGGCTTTGAAACTCAGGCCGAAATTATTGAAGGTGTAAAAAAATCAGTAGAGGCAATTAAGAAAACACTCGGCCCGTCAGGTAAAGCCGTATGTATTTCAGGATTTACAGGTCCAGAGGTGTCAAGAGATGGAGCTACTGTTGCTAAGTCGATTTCATTTAAGAATCAACTTCAGAATACAGGAGCTATCTTTGTAAAAAATGCTGCCGCTCAAACAGAAAGATTAGCAGGTGACGGTACAAGTTCAACTTCACTATTAATCAAAGAAATGTGTGAAAAAGGACAAAAAGCATTACGAACTGGAGCTAATGTAAATGAGGTGAAATCTGGTATGCTTAAGGCCGGAAAATGGATGGCTGAGTATATCAAAAATAATTCAATTCCAGTAAATGATGATATGGAAAAGATCAGAAAAGTGGCAACTATTTCAGCCAATAATGATCCGGCCATTGGAAATCTGGTAGTTGAATGTATGGAGAAAGTTGGAATGCTTGGTATTATTACAGCTGATTTTTCTAGTGGTCTTGAAACTACTATTGATGTAACTACTGGAATGAAACTCGATCGTGGTTGGGCTTCTCCACAGTATGTTACAAATCCTACTGATGGAACTTGTGTAATGGAAGATCCTTATGTAATTGTAGTAGGAGAAAGATTATCTAGTGTACAGCAAATTCTTCCGTTAATGGAACAGCTTGTACCTACTGGACGCCCATTCTTATTTATAGTAGATGATATTGATGAAGTAGTAAATACAACTCTTGTTATGAATACTCTTCAAGGTGCAATTAGATGTTGTGTTGTAAAAGGTATTGATTTCGGAGATTCAAGGAAAAATATTATGGCAGATATTTCAATTTTAACTGGCGGTAAATATATTTCTCCTGAGAACGGATTATCAGTCACACAAGCAACAAAAGAGGATCTTGGAGTAGCTAAGAAAGTTGTAATTTCTAGAGATTCATGTATTATCTATGAAGGTGGTGGTGATTCTAAAGAGATTGCTGAAAGGGTAGAAATTCTTAGCACCAAACTTACAGATCCTGGAATATCAGATTATGATAAAACTAAATTTGCGAAACGAGTAGCAAATCTTAGTGGAGGTATTGCAGTAGTGAGAGCTGGAGGAGCTTCTGAAACTGAAAAACAGAACCTTAAACAAACTATTGAAGATTCTATTCTAGCATCTAAAAGTGCTATTGCTGAAGGATGTTCTTTAGGAAGTGGTTATATCTATTACAAAGGATCATTAGAAGTGAAGAAAGATAAGACATTCTGGAAATCTTTAGTTGGAGATGAAGTAGAGGGTGCAGAAATTGTATTCTCAAGTCTTCCAGTAATTCTTAAAACAATTGCAGACAATTCAGGAGTTTCTGGAGAAGTAGTTCTAGAAAAGGTTAAATCATCTAAACCAGGAATTGGATATAATGCTAAGACTCGAAAGTATGGTAATTTACTTGAGGAGGGGATCTTAGATAGTTCTAAATCTCTTCGAGTAGCTCTTGAAAATTCTATTTCAGCAGCGTCAATGATTCTCTTAATTGATTGTACAATCATTGATGATAATATTTCCGAAACTAAAGTAGAAGGTTAATAAACATAATATACTACACCTCATCCTGGTTTTGATTTTCATTTCCAGGGTGGGGTTTCATTATTTTATGACAAAGATAATAATTAGTGATACCCATTCAGTTTCAATTGGATTTAGTGACGAATGGTTATATATGTCTTTAGCAGATGGTAGATATCAAGGTTATATATCTAGATTAGCATATCTTTATCGAGAAAAATATAGATCAAATACTTCAAAACTTCCAAATTTTGAGAAAATTCTAAAATTAATTAATTCTCAAGATTCCCTAAGAGGTTATAGGTTTGAAGCTAAAAGAGAGAAATTATTTTATACAATTACTCATGGAGATAATTATAAAAGAATTGGAGTGGAATTTGTTAATAAATTTTTAAAAAGTGATTTATACAACTTTAATGGAATTTCTTCTGAATCTGAGATATATTACTATAGAACAATTCAAGGAGCTTATGAATTAACCGATAAAATTTCTATAAGTTTTCCTGATTTTATAGAAAATATATTATCAAAAACAAAAGATGATATGATCGATCGTTTTGGAGTGAGTTATATTATAAATTATATGCTTAATACGCAGCCGAGAAAGCTTGATTTTCTAATTAATGAGGTTAAATAAAATAAAAAAATTATGAAAAAAGAAGATGATAATGACTTTCCTCTCTATGATGGGGAGGAAGGAAATATTAATTTTGACGAACAAGAAGATGATTTCGATTTTGAACCGGAAGATTTACCAGATTGTCCTCTTACTGATTTAGTTATTAGTAATATGATGATGTCTAAACCTTTCGGAATACACTGGGATTATGATAAAATGAAAGAATTTTTAGTAAAACTTGGATATAAGATAATTACTAGATATTCTGATCGTCGAGAAGTTGAATATGAAGTTGCAATAAAACCTAATTCATCTTTTATACCAGAAGATGACTTTAGTAATATTAAAGAAATGTTTGACTCAGAAGTCCAAGATATAATGATTGGATGGCTATTAAAAAATAAATAAACTTATGTGCGTTACAAATAATATTACAGAAAAATCATTAGAAAAATGGAAAGACCTTATTCTTGCATGTAAAAACTATTATATTGATTCAGTACCTACCGGAATGGATGATGCTGTATATGATATGTTAGAAGCTAGAGCAGCGCAAGAAGATGGATTTTTTGTCAGAGATTATGTTTATCAAACATACTTAAAAGGAACTAAGACAAAAAATTCTTATATAGAAAAAATTAAAAAGAAAAAAGTTGAAGAAAAAACTATGTTAAGTGCTCTTTCAGAGTTTATGAATGAAAACTCTGGAAAATACTGTGATCTAAAGTATGATGGATCTAGTATAGCAATTTATTTAGATTCTTCAACTGGTATTCCAAAAAGAATAGTTACAGTCGGAAATTTAAATTTGGATAACTATGGGGTAGATCAAACTTGGAAATTAATAAACTTCCTTCCAAAAAGATTTCCGAAAGGTATAGTAGCAATTCAGGCAGAGGCATTAGTTGACATTAATCGACTTTCTGATACTGATCCTGAAACTGCTAGACAAAGAGCCAATGGACTAATAAATTCTAAGTATTGTGAATCTGAGGTAAATAATTTATTAACTCTTAGAGCTTATAGATATTATACTGATGATTCAATAGAAGGACAAATACTAAGAAAAACAGACTATCGTGAAGTTTTAAAAATGTTTGAAACTGTATGTTCAAAAACTGATGGACATATCTTATTTTCCCCTGCCGATGTATGGACTATAGAAGAACTTATGAGCGCCGGAAATAAAGAATATACAGAAACAGATAAAACAGTTACTTCAACTGGTTACTTCTTAAATGATGGTTGGGTAGTATATGATGAATTTGGAATATGTCTCGGCGCCTTAAAATTTGCTGGTGCTGGATCAGGAACTGAAGCTTTAAAAACTACAGTAAGAGGTATACAATGGAATTCTCAAGTAGCTAAAGGAAAAGATTCTTGGTCAGCTAATATTCTAATCGATCCAATTCAAGTAAAAGGATGTACAGTAAGAAAACCAAGTGCTGGAAGTGTGGGAAAAATGGTAAAAAAGAAAATTACCCCTGGAGCAATAGTAAGTATTATTATGGCTAATTCAACTATTCCAATGGTAGGGGATTCTTTTACTGAAGGTAATGGAGATTTTATGTGGCCAACTTGTAGCTGTGGTTATAATTTGTCAGAAAAAGATGTTTATGGAAGTCTTTTGAAATGTGGAAATCCTATGTGTACTGAAAGACTAGATCGAATGAATAATTATATAGGATCTCTTAGTAATATTAAACAACAACTAGATCTTAATAAATTACTTGTTATAGATCGATTTAAGTGGGAAAGTACTGGGATTAATATAGATCAATTGTTGGGAAGTGTTGAAAGAAATGATCCTAATAGTTACTATAATCAATTAAGATCTTACCTTAAAACAGATTTACAAGTGAGAAATTTAGATTTAGTTTGGAAAGCAAGTTATACAATCTTAAGAAGTTATTATGAAAAGTCTATTGGAATTTAAACAAGAAGCAATAATTGTAGAAAAACCAAAAGAAGAATGGAATAGACTTTATCTTGAACTCTTAGACTTAATAAAATCTTGGGGCTTGGAAGATAAAGTTAACTCTTTTAAGTATGAATGGAAAGGATCAGGAAACTCATTTAATAAATTATTCGAATTATCTTTTCTTCGAGAATTAATATTTTACGTACTCGATATAGATTGGAGAGATCCAATTTGGGGAGATATATTTGATATTGAAAGGATAAGTAGTACTCCTAAATCCTATCACGGTTCAGGAAATGATATTACTATTGAAACTTACCTATTTCAACTTGAAGATAAATCAAAGGTATTAAATAGTCTTAATGGAAATTGGGTATTTGATCATTATAAAGAAGTGAAAGATTTTATGGATCAATATAATGATAAATATTTAAAACTGTTTGAAATTAAGAGATTATTTCCATTAGAAGTAGAGATAGAAAATGTTTGATTTAGAGCAAAGAAAAAATTATATAAAAACAAGAAATGATACAGATTATACTGATACAGTGAAAGCAGTATATAAAATCTTAGTATCTAAATATTCCTACCGAGCAAGAATTTCAGATATTTTTCAACTCCTTAAGGATGCATTTGGAATTAATGAATTTATTATTCTTGATTATCAGCAAATGAATAATGCACCCTTCGAATCTTGGTTAGTTGATCAGTATATATCTTGGAAAAATGGTAAGGAGATAGATTTTATAGAAATATATAAAGCTATCTTAACTGTTGGAGATTTTACTACATCTGAAAAAGAATTGTTTGAGTCAGGTCTGATTGAAGAGCGTTTATGGGCTATTTTCTTATTAGTTGATAGCCCCGAATTAAATATTATATAAAATAACATTAAAATGATTGAAGTAAATTTGTATTCTATTCCGGCCCAAGAAATGAATTCTATGGTAGGCCGTTGTGTTGCTCGTAGCCGTTTTGATAAAGAAGGTATGGGCGTAAGTGTTATGGAATTTGTTAAGGGTTTTTTAAAGAATAATTTAGCAAATTTCGAAAATAGTATTGGTAACGCTGAATTAGTAAGCTTTATTAATTCAGAAACTACAATGAGTACTAAGGATTTTTCTTGCATTAATTATTGGTTAGCTCAAGTTGGTTATCTTGTTCAGATTCAAAATGTAGCTGATGATGAAGAAAATGCAACCGGTATCCCGACAGGTGATGTAGTAGAGTGGAATGTAATCGATTACAACTTTATGCAATATGATTACCCAACTGCAACTAAAATTATTCCTGGTGAAGGTCTTGAAATTCCAGCTATCCTTAGGCAGATTGTAGAACAGTCTGGTTTGTTTGATCCTAATAAATTAAGTGGTGTTAAAAATCCATTTACATTATTGTTAAATAATATGGATAAAATTAAGAATACTACTGGATCTGTATCACCAGCTATTACTACTCAGATCTATAATCTTTTAGATCAGATGGGTATTAAAGTATTTTGTGCAACTTCTGAAGATTAATTACAATGACTACTCTACAAAATGATATTCTAGAAATATATAATTCCTTAGTAGAGTTTTCTGATAATACAGTAAAAACAAACTTTCCGATTCCAATTAAAGTAAGATATGAAAAAGAAACTAGATTACTTATATTTGAACAGAAAGGAAAAACGGTATATCTAGGTCTCCCAGTTTATTATTGTTTAGCACTGGAGGACTTAGAAAAACCGACTTATCTATTACCAGAAGATTATGATTATCTAATGTCAACTCTTCAATCTTTAATAGCATCTGGAGAATTGATAAAACCTAGAACTTGTCTTGGCCCTGAAAACTATGGATTTAATGTTTATTCAACTAATATTAATGAAATGTATAAAGGACCTGATGTAATTGGACAAGTAAAGTTTATTTCTGGAACATCTTGGTTATTTAAGTTTAGAACAAGAAAAAAGTATAAATTATGAATTTTAACGGAACGATTATTATCACAGATCCCTGCTATATTGCAGAAAATAAGGATTGGGGAAACGGATTTAATTATAATAATATGACTATCTCGGAAGAAGTAGGATTCTCTGATAATTATATTTGGGAAGATACTGGAGTTGGAGATGGAAGATGGAAAGTATCAAAACTAAAAAATATTCTTGGCTTACTTGAGCTTGAAAAATTCATAGATGATATTGAAGAAGCTTACTATAATCTTTACGATAATCCTTCAATTGAAAATCAGATTAATCTTGAAAAATTAGTTAATCAGAGGGAAACTATTGGAAGATATTGTGTAGATTCTGGGACTTTTGGAGTATTTTATCTTGACGAAGTTTTAAAATATAAGCCAGATTTTTTAGTAGAACATGGAGATTGGTGTTATACAATTATTAAAGACTTTATTGGGGATGTAAATGTATATACTGATTCTCGTGAACAAAAACATTTTTTAGGTATAGGTAATAAAACATTTTATAGTAATACAGTATCATGGTTGTAAAAATTATTAATAAATCAAAATTTCCACTTCCAAGTTATGCAAAGCCTGGAGATTCTGGAATGGACCTTAGAAATATCGGTGAAGAATTTACATTAAAACCGTTAGAAAGAAAATTAGTTCCTACAGGCATATATGTTCAACTTCCCCCTAGAACTGAAATCCAAGTTAGAGCTAGATCTGGAGAAGCCTTTAAAAAAGGATTAGGAGTTTTAAATGGACCAGCCACTATAGATTCAAACTATAGAGGAGAAATTGGAGTAATTTTAGTTAATCTTAGTCCTGTAGAGGTAACTGTAGAACATGGAGAAAGAATTGCTCAGATGGTTTGTGCAGAAGTAACTCATATGGAATTAGAGGAAGTTAGTAAACTTGATGAAACAGAACGAGGAGGATCAGGTTATGGCAGTTCCGGAATACAATAACGATATAAAACGACTTCTTGGATTAAAAGGAAATACTAGATTAGAAATTCAAAATCAATTAACCCAACGAATCTTAGAATATGATTATATAGATAAAACTCCAGGAATAGGATTGAGATTTTTAGAAACAAAGAAAAGAAATCGAGAGGCTGGTGAATGGATTTATTATAATATTCTATTCGAAGCTAGAAAATATCAAGATACTCCTGAATATTTAGCACATATTCTAGGATCACTATCAAAAGTAGTAAAGACCTGGGGAGATTATTCTAATATTGATGTAGTTGGAATTCAAGAAGTTGATTGTGAAGAAGCAGATTATTATTATATACTAATTTATATTTTAAGTGATGGAAAAGACAAAGAAAAACTCGAATCCGATAGAGAGTGAAAAAATGTCGGAAAAAGATTATGAACTTCTAGAAAAAAGAAGAGTATGGGGATGGGAAAATGCAATGTCTGTAGCAAATGATTTATGGGCTAGTATTCATAGTTCATTACTTGCTGGAGATCTAGTATTTGCTTATAAAGATACTACAGGAGAGTCAGGATTAACTCAAATTGTTATAGTAGCACTTAATCAACCAACAGAACACTTTTCAGTTGGTATGGTTACATCTGGATATACTGCACTTCTCCCACATGTACCATTTGATTACCTAACTAATACTGTTCTAGGAGATCTTAAAAAGTATAAAGTTGATAAGAATATAATAAAGGCTTACGAACAAATTTTAGAAAATTATAAAAGATGAGCAATTTGAGAATTTTAAGTGTTGATGTTGGTTTCTCTGCTATTAAGTGTTCTTTTAAGGATTCCAACGGTTTAATAAAATTTGAAAAGTTTATTAGTGCAACAGCAAAACTCCCTGAAAAACCACTTGAAAGTGATGATGATATGGTATTTCCATTAGGAGGGGATTATTATGTATTAGGACCTGCAGCATTAAAAGTACCTAGATCTTATTTACTTAAACTCGAAACTTTTGAAGATTTAAAAGCAGTTTATGCCCCATGGTTGTCATATTTAATAAAAAAATATGGCGGAGATGAAGGAATAAATGCATTTGATAAATTAGCTATTGGTTTATCAATGGCTTTTAATACCAATGATAACGTAGATGAATTATTAGATTATTTATATGAAACATTAAATATAAATAAAGAAGATTATATATATTGTTTTTGCCAAGGCTTATCATGTAAATATACCTATAATGAATATGGGTTAAATGTTCGTGAAGCTTCTAGACGTAATGATGTTAAGTTAAGAAATGCATTAATACTTGATGGAGGATTTGAAACTTTAGATTTCTGTAGTATTATCAACGGTACTTCTTCAGCAGGTGCTGCTGTAGGAGTAAAAGATTCTGGCGTAATTAGAATAGTTTACGATCTCGTTGATTATCTATATAAAAATTATTCGATATCAATTTCAATTAAAGAAGGCCAAGTAATTTTAGATACTGGAGTTTTAAAACGCAGAGGAAAAACAATAGATTTATCTAGACAAGTTGAAGAGTTTTCAAAAAAATATATTATCGAAGTTTTTCAATATTTAGATAAAAATTATGGAGAGGTACTTGATGCTTTAGATGATGGTATTATTGTTTTAGGAGGATTAAGTTATTTTATGAAAAAATATCTCCATGATCCTGAAGTAGAAAAAGAAGTAGATAAAATATTTAGTGTATCTGAAATAGTATATCCAGAGGAAGACTCGGAATACTATAATTGCATATCATACTTAAGATTAGCTGAAAAAGTAGCTAGTGATAATATGAAATGATAAAAATGCACTTAGAGAAAGGTTAAAACCTAATATATGAAAGAACATTAGAAAAATTTATAAAAGAAATATTTATAGATCGATCTAGTGTTCTTTTATTGTTTCATAAAAGTTATAGGGGAGATAAGTTTAATAAAGGTTGCAAACTTTTTATGAAACATCACACAACAGAAAATCAAGATGAAGTGAATAATAGTAGCTTATACCTTGATGAAACAGATTCAAACGGAATATCTCTTCTGAAACGAATAGAGAAATATCCAGACCTTCCAGAGAATGAATTTATCCCAATAGAGTATACTCATTCTAATGGACATACTGTAAAAAATATCTACTATATTAATAAATTAGGACAGATTAAAAACATAGAAACAGGAAAATTATTAAAATCTTCTAAAATTAGAAATTATTATTCAATACATCTCTTTAGTAATAGTGATGATAAGAAAAGATTAGGTATAAGATTACATAGAAGTAGCTTCTACATTTTTAATTAATCCCAATCCAATTATTTATAGTGTAGTAAATCATATAGATTATAATTCAGAAAATAATAGTTTATTTAATCTTGAATGGACAACACAAACAATAAATAATAGTATAGTAAAAGGAAAGCGCAGATATATTTCTAAAGATAAGTTAATGGAATATACTGCTTTAGATGATAACAGAGAAGAATTATTTACTGTTAATAGAGTAGATAATAAAGGATATAATGTAGATCTTATTGTTACAGCTATTTATAGAAAATATAAATATGAAGGATACTACTGGAAGAAGTCCAAATTATCCAAAAAGAAGAAACTCTTAAATTAATAGGATTTTTCGGTAATTTAGATGATTATGAATGGCATGAACATTGGAAATATCCTGGATTATTTGTATGTAAGGAAGGATTTGTTAAGAAAATTATTCGAGGAAATCATAGGATTTTATGTACAATGAGTCAAGAGGGATATATTAATATTATCATCGGAAAAGATCATGGAAAAGAATATAAAGCTCATAGAATAATAATGGAATATATTCTAGGAAGAGATCTTATGGATGATGAAATAGTAGATCATATAAATTGTATTAGATATGATAATAGTTTTTCTAATCTTAGAGTAACCGATGCAAAAGGAAATATGAATAATCCTTTAACTATAGAGAAAAGAATTAAAAGAGTAGTAGCAGCTGATTTATTTGGCAACTTTATATGTTATGAATCTGGAAAATATATTTCAAAAAATATACTATCTTTATCATCAACAATATACAGTTCAAGTGCTTTAGTAAAATTGAAAACTCCAGGAGAAAAGATAATTGTTATAAAACCTGGAGATAAAGAAGGGTTATTAAATAAGATGAAAACAGTAACATATGTTTTTAATAATGAAATGAAAGCTATTGGTGCATTTATTAATATTAAACTATATAAACAGAAAGTAGAAACTAAAGTAAGTTGGGCTATTATTAATAAATATCTTAATTCAGAAAAGTTAGCACCTGATGGAAATTATTATTTCAGAGGAGATAAAGCAGTTGAATTAATATTATCTCAAGGTCATGGAAGAGCTTGGGAATTTGAACCTGAAAATAAATAAATAAATAAAAAATTGATAAACAATGAGTAAATCAAAAATAATTAAAGGACAAGCATTTATTATTGAAAATGCTTTAGTTCAAGAACAGATTTTATTAACTCCAGGACAAGCAAATACTACTAATATTGTGGAGCTTATTAAAAATATATGGGATGACCTTAAGACAGAAGGTACATATAAAAGTAATAAAAAGAAAAACTACTTTTATTGGGAATATGAAATGACTGATACTGAAAATGAAGATTCAGTTATTAAAGTAAAAATGGAATGCCCCCAGCCAAAAGAAGGATTATTTGAAGAACCATATGATCCTGAAACAGTAGAAGGCGACTATGCTAAATATTGGGTAAAAAAACTTAAAGAATCTACTGAAAATTATGAATACAAGGCAGCAATTCAGAAAAAAGAAATAGTTTTCCCTGGCACTAGATACGTAAATCAAGAAGGTGAAGTAGTAGAAGTAGAAGGAACAAAAATCAGTAATACAGATATAGGAGATATTACTAATTTACTTGGATTGTTTTAATAGAAAATAAATTATGGAAGAGGAAATAATAGAATCAATCGACGAAGAAAAATTACCAACTATCATTAGTAATGATGAAGATGTCATAGAAGAGGTGATCCCTGAAGAAATCCCTGGAACTAGTGGCATAATCGGAGGCAATCCCTTCGGAAACATAAGAATACAGATTAATGGTCAAGATATTTTTATGTAAAATAACATAGAGAGGTTAGATACATTTTCTACCTCTCTTATTTTTATATACTTGAATTTTATATTATTAAAACTTGAAACTTACAAAACACGTAAAATTTAAGTTTTTTCTCTTATATGTGTGATGAAAAAGATGTTTAATTTAGAAACTATTTTTGTTATGTGTAAAGAAAAACCATTTAATCGCCAAGATCAAAAATATCCAGATCTCCCTGACTATGAATTTATTCCATTAGTATATCCAGGTATTAAGGATATATATGAGATTAATAAAAAATCTGAAGTTAGAAATAAATACACTAAACAACTATTAAAACAACAACAAGATGAATTTGGATATACTACAATCTCTCCACAATATATAGAAAAGCATAAAAGAAAAGCAAAATCTATTCATATAATAATGGCTACCATTTTCTATAATAATTCAGAACCAAAAATATATAATATAGTTAATCATATAGATCATAATCCAAGAAATAATAACCTATCTAACTTAGAATGGGTTACTAAAAGTGAAAATAATAGTCCAGATAGACGCTTACCAGTTCATAAAGATAAACGAATTAAATATACTGCAATGGATAAAAAGGGAAATGAATTATTTACAATAGATTCTTTAGATAGTAAAGGATATGATATACGTTACATTTCTTCGATTGCTAAAAAAAGTCAATATAGCTATAAAGGATATTATTGGAAACGACAAGAATCATTAAATAATCAAAAGTTTTTTGATCTTATAGGATTTTCTGGAAACTTAGATGACTATACTTGGTATGAACACTGGAAATATCCTCAATGGTCTGTGTGTAGTGAAGGATTTATTAAATCAAATAGATTTAATAAATTAATAGGAACACTTAATAATAAAGGATATATTATAGTTGATAGTAATAGTACTAAAGCGCATACAGTTATTATGGAATATCTCTTAAGAAGAAATTTAAAAAAGGGAGAAATAATTGATCACATTAATACAATAAAAACAGATAATAGTTTTTCTAATCTTAGAGTTACTGATCAAAAAGGAAATATGAATAATGTAAATACTCTGGAAAAATTATCAGAAAAAATAGTATTAGCAGATCTATATGGAGACTTTTTAAATTTTGGTTTTTCGAGAGATATCCAGAAACTAGTTGGAAAAGACAATATTAAAAGATCCAGAGTAGATAGGTTATTAAGTAGTAATGTAATTTCTACAAAATATATTTGTATTAAACTTGGAGACAAAGAGAAATTACATAAAAAGATGGAGAATATAATATATAAATTTTCTAAAGATAAATTAAGAGTTCTTGGAGCATATAATTCAATTACATCTGCAAAGAAGGAATCAGTTATTTCTACTAAAAGTATTAGTAAAAATTTAAATTCTGAAAAACCTGCGCCAGACGGATATTACTACATGAGAGGTCCTGAGGCAGTAAAGTTAGTACTATCGTTAGGACATGGTACTGCAGGAAATTTTAAACTTGAGGAAAAAGAGGAATCTCAGAAACCCTGAAATTCTTATATATGATAGAAAAGATTGAAAGATATTATTTATAGAATCTGGAAATCAATTTTATGGAGGAAGAAATTCTGAAATAAAATAAAAAATCTATCAAGACACAATAACAACTAAAAAGGATGTCGGGATGTTGGAATAGGTAGACAAGAAACACTTAAAATGTTTTGGGCAGAAAAATAAGACCCGTGGGGATTCGAGCTCCCCTCCCGATACTAGACATAATTATAACAGGGCCCATATCTCAGTTGGTTAGAGAAGCTGACTCATAATCAGAAGGTCGTCAGTTCAAGCCTGGCTGGGCCCACTATTTAAAGAATATTCATTAATTTGGATATTCTTTTTTTATTTCCCCAAAATCCTTATTAATGTAATAAAAACTAAAAGAAAGAAAAATTATGGAAAAAGATTACGAGAAATTATTTGCAGTAAAATATGTTTTACAAAAAGAAGGCTTAGAAAATTTTAGAAGGAACCGTAAACATATTACTGAATTTGAAAATGTATTTTTTGAAGTTGTAAGTAAAGAACCCAGACCTATAAGAAAATATAAAATTTCAAGTAATATACAAAACTATATTCGATTTTATTCACTTAATAAAGAACGGCTATTTTCTAGCAAATTAAGAGATATAGTCAGTAAAAAGAACTTAGAAGACTTATTTAGAAATTCAGAAAAGAAAGCTAAATTTGGATTGATATATAATTCTAGTACGAAAGATAAACAGGAAACAGACTATAATGCCCACTCTATTTTTTGTATAACAAGTGAATATATTATACTATATGCATTTATTGGAAAGTGTATTATGGGCAATGATAAAAAAACATTTAATTCATTAGGAAGTGTAGTAATAAAAAAGAGTGATTTATTAAATTTTTCTGAATTAAACTTAGAAGGTTGTTTATATAGCATGGATGAATTTGTTAACTCATACAAACTTTGTAAACAGTTTAATTGTTTGGATAAATTTTTTAAAAGTATTCCTTCAAAAATGATGAATGAGTTTACTTCATTAGGATGGTCAGATACATTAGAAGATTACTATAAAGAGGTAATAGATAGTCAAGAAGATTTATTATCAAATAATAAAACTATAGATGATCTTATTAAATATTTTAAAAATAATTATAATCAAACTTTATATTCGGTTGAAGCTAAGGAATCATTTAGCATAAAATACAGATTTATCTATGAATCATTTAAAAGTTTTATATTTTTGATGACTTCTGAAATAAAAACTGAAACATTTGAATCTGTGTTATCTGGAAAAGTAAAAAATCCACCTACACAATTTGAAGATCCTAATACTGGCCGAAGAAATCAAGGAGTAATTATAGTAGATAAACTATACGATACTGAAATAAATATAGATTGTCCCTTTGGTGTAAGAGGTCATTGGAGAAATCAATACTACGGAAAAGATGCGGCCGGAAATCCAATACATAAAAAAATTTTTATTGAAGCATTTGAGAAGAAAGGTTATCATAGAAAGGCAACAAAAGAATTAGTGGAAAGCAAATAAAAAATTAAGAGAGGAAATTAATCCTCTCTTTTTTAATTTTTCTGCTCTTTTTTATAAATATTCCGAAACTTTTCCACTTCAATCTCTACTTCTAAATAATCCTCTTCAGTAATAACATTAGAGAGTCTTTTATTAAGATTCTCAAGATCTGATACTTTAGAAGTATTATTTTTTGATTCATAGAATTTAAACATTACATTTAGTTTTGGTTGAAGAGCATCAATTTTCTTTTCTACTTCTTTACTAGGATAACCACCTAAAGCTCTACTTATAGCTTTTCCTGTTCCATAAAGAACTTTTCCAGCTAAATAACTAGCAATCATAGTTGCTATTACTCCTCCTGCTTTCATAAATTTTCTATATTTAAGTTTTTTATTCACATATAAGGCTTTGACATGAAAAAAGAAGGGATAATTGTTAAATCCCTTCTTCTAATTTTAATCTCAAGAAATAAATCCCTCGAATTTGTAATAAACTATGTATTCCTCTTGATTTTCTCCTTTTATATAGCGAGAAATTCTAAATACAATACTTTCTAATGGTTTATATTTCATAAGAACATATTCAGTTAAGTGTCGTATTTTTTCTCCCTTTACTTTCTTTTCAAGTTCACTCAAAATCTCAAACTTTCCTGTAGTTCCTATCGAATGCTGAGTTCGGTTAAAAAACTCATTAAGATTTTCTAACTCAACTCCAACAACAATTCCTTTCTTTGGTAATTTAATTTCTGATTCCATAATATTAATATTTTGTTTATTACTACACTTATAAGGATTTGATTCGTTCTATTTCTGCCAACAATTCTTTCTCTGATGTGTAAATATACCAGGGATATCCATATTTTTCTACTAATAGTTTATCATAGCTAAAGTATAACAAAGTAATTCCTTGCTCTCTACACCATCTATTTTTCTTTATATCAGATTTTCTTGTTTTTAAAAATGAATTAAAACTACCTCTACAATGTTTACTGTAATGATTTGGACCTTGTACTTCAATAGCTATATTAAGATTTGGCAAAAATATATCTATTTTAGAATAAGATGAATATGAATCTAATTGAGTATTTACTATTAATTTATCCTGTAAAAAACTTACTAAAGATTTTTCCCAAGATGATATTTTCATATTTACTGATTTCTTTATAAACTTTAAATATTTTATCCATCCATTATTATAACATTTAGTACATAATCCTGGAAATTTATCATGCAATTCGCTTTTTGTAATTAAATTATCATAAATAAATTTCTGCATAAGTTCAATAGAGTTAATTGATTTCCATGAAATTTTTTCACGTTTAGTATATAAGATCTTTTATCCATCCATTCGTAGTACACAAATTAGTTAATCCAGGATATTTATTTCTAAAATCTTTGGGAGACTCTATATTATTTTTGAAAATAAATTCTTGTGCATCTTGAATTGTTTTAATATGCTCCCAATTATTTTGTTTTTTAGGAAATTTTAGATACTTAATCCACCCTTTCTCACAACATCTATTATGTAATCCCCTAAAATTATTATATAGATACATTGGATTAGGTATATTCTCTTTATCAATAAAATTTTGAACATCTTCTATGGTTTTATAGTTTTCTGACCAATTAGTTTGTTCTTTTTGAAATTTTAAATCTTTTAGAAATCCTTTTAATCTAGCTCTTTTATATAAACCTCTATGAGGAGAACTTTGAAATTCTCTTCTGGTTTTTATATCATTGTCTATTATGTATTTTTGTGTTTTATTAAAATCAAATTCTTTCCAATTCATAAAATAATAAATTAAAATAAGGAGGGAATCAATTCCCTCCCTAAATGATTTATTTAGAATTAGATTATTAGTATAGTATATTAATGAGAATCATATATTTTTTAATCTAATTCTGAATTTTCTTTTCTCATATTTTCTGTATGAAAGAAGTAATCAATAGCATTAAATGTAGTTAGGTTATATCTCAATCTATCTACGGGCGTATTACTAGGTCCATAGGAAATAACAAGATCTTCAAATGATACAAAACTTTCATTTAGTATTAAACTAATTTTAGGATCCTCAAGATATTTCTTTGCTGTTCCTGGTTGAAGTTCAGCAAGAGATATATGAGGTGTATAAGAATACTCAGAAACAACTTCATACTTCGTTCTTAATCCTTTATTGATTAATCCAAGTGTTTTATACAATTCACTAGTTTGTTTCATTTTCAACACTATATAATCACTATCATTCTCAAAAGATCCGATCTCAAAATTATTTAAAATTCTTTCAGTATTTTCAGATCTTATATATTCAATAAAATTATCAAATTCGGGTTCTCCTAAGATAGTTTCGATATCTCCTAGAATATTCATCCTAGGGATTTCTTTTCCTTGAGCGTATAATAATGTTATATGTGATTCATTTTCAATTCCAGTATCTTTAAGATCTTCTCTACTAAATATAGCAGATAAAGATACTGGAAGATAGAGCGAGCAATTTAGCATTAAACAGCTATTATTTTCCATATCAATTACCTCCCATATTTAATAGGTTATTTTTACGACGGAATTTAATCTTTAAATCATTTAATTCTTTTTTTAGACTTGCTTACTAATTATTATCTCTAATAAATTTTAGTACTAGACTATATCTTTTACAAATTAGATTTCAATTTATAATTGTTCACATAGTCGTTGAATCTAGTTTTATAAATCTAGACTGCTAATTAAACTTTCTCATTAAGTCTTTCTAGCAATTCTAACAATTCTTAAGTTATATCTCAAACTTTGGACCATTTTATTTTTAATCCACCTTGATTAAATCCCTTATCATCTACTACGGTTAATCCTAGACCAAGTAAATTATTTAAAAATATTTGATTATCTTCCTTCGCAGTGTCTTTTCTAGCACCGCTGATAAATTGATCCGCATTTCTAGAAAGTAATACGGCCAATTCCATCTCACCAATTTTCTGTCCTGTCTGTCTATAGCGTCCCTTTCCAAGTATAGGTTCATCTCGTTTAGCATTAATATCTACGCCATATAGACTTGATGTAACCTTATTACTATATGATGGTATATGGTATAACTCTTCAAGGGTCATGAATCCCGCCTGCAAAGGTTTATCTACTTCTCTAAACTTACCAGACATTCCAGAAACTAATTTATCATATTCTTCTGGTTCTAGATTTTCTTTTAATTCATCGAGATCTGTTAATTCAGTCTCAGGCATAAGAATTTTACTCTGACTTTCTACACCTAAATCTTCAGCCCATTGATTTACAAGTTCTGGAGTAAATTTAGTAGAGAAGCAGCCAACATTGAAATAATACATATCCTCGATTTTACTAGTATTATGACGTTCTATAATTTCTTCTACATCCATACTAGTAAAACGTCCGGGGTAATATGTTTCAAGAAGGGGCTTAATCTTCTTTTGCCCTGTTTTTGTTTTCTTATAATTATCTACAAGATCGTGCAGTTTGTGTGCTATATTTCCGAGTTGTAATTCCATCTCTGGTTCATTAATATGTTCTATTAAGGAAGACTATATTATCTAAGTACTTACTATAGTCGTTGAGAAAGGATTTTATTACTTAAATCAAGCTAAGAATATCCCTTTTGCTGATTATCTATTGTCATATATTACATCCGCTCTAGATAATTAAATCTTTAGAGCAGGAAATTCCTATGACGTAAGTTTTCCAGCAATTTAAAGTATTTTCCTAAATAATTAATGTTTAGGCCTCTAGAATTTAAAGGACGCTCGGAATTTTCAATTATGTTAACTGAATATTTTCTATTCAAGTTCAGACTATATCATCTACTATCACAGTAGTTATGTATTTAGTCGTTGAATATAAGTATAATTTTGATAAATAAAGACGACGAAGTTTCAATCTTTTATAAATTTATATCCTTTTTCTGGAGAATGATTTACTATATAAGATAAGTTCTCTCTACTTAATCCATTAGCTTTAGCACATTCTGTTATAGAATGAAATATTCTTCCACTAGGATCCATTATCTTTTTAGAATTTGGATGTTTTTCTCCTACTCTATCTCTACATAATTGAGCTTTCTTTTCTCTTAATTCATCTGATAGATTTGGTTTTTTCTGAGGCTTTTTCTTTCCTGTTTGTGCCTTAGAAATATTTTGTTTCCATTCATCCGTTATTATTCTGGCTTTCATTTTTTCTCCATGTAACCTCCTTACTTCAGGATCTTTATAATACTCTTTTAGTGTATTTGAAATCTTTAATCTCATTTCTGATGTTTTCTCAGGATTTTTTCTTGTTTCAGAAAATCTTTTTCTAATATAATCCACCTGTCGAGGAGAAAGATGTTCACCAGTTTTACTAGTTGATATTCGCTGAATAGCATAAATTAGTTTAGGATTATCTGGATACATTCGTTCTAATAGCATATGACATATCACATGCTCTCTTCCAGTTAACATTACTAAATTAGATTCATCATCACTACCTCCCATACATTTAGGAAGAATATGATGAATTTCTACATAATAATCCACTGTTCTTTTATCTAAACCTCTTTAGGCCTCTTATTATAATAGATTCATATATCTTTTTATATACTAATCTATTATGTTCTAAAATATCTTCTTTATTCATCGTCTTGTTTTTATTTATATTTGTCGCGTCTTTTTTATAAAATTTAACTTATACTGCTAATTATCTATAAGACTTCTAGCATTTTAACATAATTTAAGAACCGCAAAAATTCTACGGTTGATTGTTGAATACATTCTTGCTTAATAAATTTTTATTAAGATTAGACTATATTATTTAAGCTTGCCATAGTCGTTGAACAAGTAATTAAATACTACTATACTACTTGATGCTGATTAAATTTTAATATTTTTCCAGCATTTTAAAGCTTTTTCATAGATTTCAAAAAATCTAAGTCCCATTCATTAAATAGGATTCATCACAACCTCTACTCTTTTTTGTTTTCCATCCTTATCGACCATTATAGGCATTAAATCGTCAGATTGAATTTTTGATACAACACCCTTACCTCCATATCTGGAAGTAATTTTAGAACCAATCCATTGATAATCAATAACTTATATATTGATATTAGACTATATCATTTATATCTTGTCCTTAGTCGTTGAACATCTTACTTTTGTTAGATGATGCTGATTCCTTGGTTCCAGCAATTCACAAAATTTTCTTGAATATCAATTAAGTTATTCAAGGGACAATTATAATTTATCCCGATGGTTCTTTTAATAAGTCTTACACGAACAGTATACACAACTTTATAAGCATCCGGATCCATATTAATAGGATCTAATGTATCAGCTGCAATATACTCTGGGTATTTCTCGTAGATAATTTTTCGAGATTTTGTTTTTTCATATTCATCTATAACATCCTGAGAAGTATGCGTAAATGAATAATCTGGTGCTTTTACTGATTTAGGAATTTTAGGTTTTTTCATTTCTTGTATCATAACATCAGAAACTACCGCCTCGTCTATATTATTAGGCACAACTAAATGATCCTCGATAGTATATTCGGAGAGATCATGTCCTTCTCCGAAAAGTCCTCCGAGTTTTTCTTGTAGTGCCTGATTTATAGCATCAAGACGAACAGCTTTATATAATGTCACTACTGCATCTTTTGATTTAACCTTTGTTCCAATAGGGGCGATCCACTTAATAGCACTAGTACTCTTAACATTAATCATTAAGTCAATTATACTATAAGATGCTATACGATTTGCAAATGATTCTGATATCACCAAAGCATCCTCATTTACTAAACCATAATAGGCGTGGAAAAGTACCAGAGCATTAACGCCGGCCTTATATGTTTCAGGAGTATGTCCAACTGCACCAGTTATAATATCTCCCTGTTTTACTTTTTGGCCGATTTTTACTTTAGGCTCTGTAAATACCGCCACGTCATTTATACTCTGAATCGCTGTTCTTCGTAAAATATTTGTCTCAGTTCCATCAGGCAATTCAATTATAACTTCATCATTAGTTATATCCTTTACCTTACCCTCTGGATAACTGAACTTTTCATTTAATATATTATCTTTCAACTCTTCATTCCTTCCAGTGTCAACAAGTGCACGCTCCGCATTAATTAGAGGTATACTCTGTTTAAGCATTGATGTCAAATCTTCTATAATATACTTTTAATTATAGTTTAGAATATAAATTTAACCTTTATTTTGGTTAGTAAGTCTTTATTCGTTACACTAAAGAAATCTATTATCTTTAGCTCGGTATTAGAATTTTAATTATTCCTTCACCGAATTTACTTACTAATTACTTAAAATATTACTACTTTAAGCGGCACATAAATTAGTACCCATGCTTATTCTGACACTATCTGTATACACTTAAATTATTTTTAACTTAAGTAGACTATATCATCCCAGGTTTTAGTTCCTAGGTTATACATTTAGTCGTTGAGAAAGGATTTATATTAGTAATCCTTTTTGCTGATTTGAATCTATCTTTCCAGCATTTTAGTATAATTTTCCTAATCTACTATAAAATTAGGCAACTATTTTATAATTGGTAAATGGAATTCTTCGAGTTGTACTAGACAATCTATAATCAGGATGTAAGTCGATTAATTCCACTTCTTCGATTGGAACCATTTTTCTCTTCATCCTATATTTAACTTCTACCTGACCATCTTTATCAGGTTTTAAAGTATTAGTTTCATAATCTACATACTCACTGGCAGCTACTTTTTTATTAAGATAGTCTATATATTTTATTGTTATTTTTACGAAATTTATATCATATACATCAAATAATACATCATCATCTGTAATATGACATGAAACTGTAAGTGAGTTCTGAAGATTAGTATTATTATTACTTTTATAACTTAATTTTATTTTATTAAGTAATAGACTATATTATCTTTGAAACTTTACTTCAAGCTCTTTCTATAGTCGTTGAACATCTCTTTATTTGCTTGAGATGATGCTGATTCTTTTCTAAGTTCCAGCAATTTTAGAGTTTTCATTCTAATGTTTTATATCAGAATGCTACTAATAAATTAATAGGTGTCGTTATTAAATAATATTTCTATTATTACTAGACTATATCTTAAAACATTAATCGTTTTCTTGTACATAGTCGTTGAATATAAAAATTGATTATTGAGAATTGGCATTTATATTATTAATTAGAATATTATAATCTTATTTGTTATTATCATTATATATTTTTTGCCAATTCATAAAATTTAATGTATTAATTTCTATATAATAGATGCCTTTCCTTAATTTAATCAATTTTTATACTGCTGATGAATCCTCTTTCACAAGAAGATATTTCCAGCAATTCACAAAATTCTATCAGAATATTATTTTCTGAACGGACTAACCATTAATCCGCGATATCAACCAGATCCGTAAAGGTCTGATTAAATGCTACGCTCGCAGGGATAACAATTTTTTGGGAAATAGCCTCTAAGTTAATGGAATTTACTCCGGGGGGAACTTGTAGGCTAGAGTCTCCTTTGTTATCGCTACTTCCTTTAAAATAACGGAATGCTAATGTACTAATTGCAGTTACTTGATCTTGAATTTTACCATACTTTGTAAAATATGATGTAATTCTTCGTCTTGCTGCAAAATAATTTCTTCCGTTATTATTTCTAAAGATATATTGCATAAAACTGTTAGGAACTGATTCTAATGTTTTATCAATGATTAAGTCTTTTAGTCTATCATCTCCAAAGGCCAAACATTCCTGTATTAGTTTTTGTGTAATATATTCAGGTTTATAATCCAAGTCAAGTTTGATCATTAATTTCTTGGTTTGTCTTTCAGTTAACTTCAAGATCTCCTTTTTATCAGTTTCCAAGTATTTATCAATGTCTTCAAACTTTATATCAATTGGTTTATCTGCAATTCCAAGTTCCGGATTAATTCTTTTTATCTTCAGAATCTGTTTTTGAATATCGTAAACTCTATCATAGTCGAAATTAACTTTATAATCTCCTGTACCAGACATTTTAATACGACAGTCATAATCAGATCCCATTCGATTAGTTGAAATACGATAAGCGCCTTCTATAATAAATGCACCATCAATTTCTTTAGGAACTTCGAACTCTGCATACTTCATTTCAGGATCTTCTTTCCCATCCGTTATAGTTGTATATTCAATTCTTACTTTATGTGTAGCAGTTAATCCATTTTCAATATAGTAAGAAGCTGGTTGAGGAGGTTCTTCTATAAATGAATATCCAATTTTTCCAACTTTTACTTTAGGATTATATGCATCAACTTTATTAAAAAATCGATCTACTATAATTTTTGCTCCAGTGTTTCTGAAATATTGATTAAAATTACTCATTATACTAATGGTTTTATATTTAATTGCTTATATTCGCAATCTACTGAATTAAAAAATGTTTCTAATTCTGATTTAATACTATCTTTTAAGCTACGAGCCTCTACATATTCTCCCATAGGTTTACCATCAAGAGATCTAAAAAAAGCTTCATAAGTAACAAGATAATTGAAGTTATCTTTAAGTTGATGTAATGTAAGCTTTACCGAAAATCTTTCATACTTCGGAAAAATATCATCTCTAAGTTTTTCATATAATATTTCTCTTGCCTGTATAATATTCGGATCTTGACTGTCTAAAATGTTATATGGAATTTCATATGATAGTATAATTTTATAATAATTATCGTTCATAACAAAAAATTCTCTTCTCTGGTTTTAATCATCATATATCCAAGTTCATCAAATTTCCTCCCCTTCGAGATGTAGTTGATGCTTTCTTGGGTTTTTCTTCTTTTTGTTTATCTCCATCCACAGAGATACATTTTTCTTGCTCGGGTTTACTTCCAAGGCTCGATAAAAGATTAGTATTATTAGATTTATCCACAGAGGAAGATGAGGTAGTAGTATAAACCACCTCACCGTCTCTATGAATAGTTACATTAATACTCAACTCTTTTTCAAATTCTGGAAGATCTATTTCAAATTTAATAGTTCCCATAATTTGTTTTTACTTTTGTTTTTCGTCAAGTTTGTTATTCAGAAGCAATCCTAATATAGTTTCTGTCATTACGTCTCCAGATAAATTTAATTCACCCTTAAGAGCTCTAGACACGACCTTAGAACTATAACCGTAAGACAATACTGTATAGAATGATTTCTTATTTAAAACACCACTTTGAGTTCCAAGATACTGAATGTCTTCTATCTTCTCAGTCTCAGGATCTACAGTTACATCAGTTAAACCAGTAAACAAGAGTTCAATTAGTTCTTCCTGTGTAGCATGAAGATCTGATAAACCAGTTGATACAAAACCTCCATCAGTTAAAGTATAAAATTGCTTTCTAAAGATTAAGTAAACATCATTAATATTAGAACCCAACTTTACAATAACATGATTCATATTGCAAACTCCGCTGGAAATTCTTTGAAATTTCTTAACCTCTGTACCATCAGGAAAATAATACATACAATCTGGATTATAATCATACTGAGTATCACCAATCCAAACTTCAATATCACCTTCCCCAGTCTCTTTGTAATGAATAACCCCATCATTCAAAGCATAACAATCAGATACAATAACATTATCCTTCTCAAAATATCGGGTCCCGTCGGAACCTTTTGCCGCTTCTTCTAGAATAGAATTTATTCTAGACAGACTATATCACCTCTAATATAGTATAATTAGAGTTCACATACATAGTCGTTGAAGAAGTATTTTTATATACTTCATGCTAATTCTATTTATTATATTAATAAATAGTTCTAGCAATTCTTGTGAAATGCGCTGCAATCTCAACGCATAAGCTTAATGAGAGCGTTCAACTTGTAAATGGGCGAGGTAGTATTATAGGCTCCTCCGATCAAGTCACCTTTCTCGAATTTTGTTTTACCTACTCCTACCCAATTGTTAGGTCTAGGATACTTCAACTCTCCTCCCCTAACTTTTAGATAAATCCATCTACCCTCCTCTCTAAACTCACATTGTTTTGGTGCTTTTAATAAACCTTCTGTATTTAAAACACGTTCATGACCCCCATGCTTAAGGCCAAGCGCTGATTGAGTAGTACCCTCAGTCAATGACGTAGCAAAAGATAATCCTATTGCTGCTCCATCAGTAAAACTGAATTTAGTACCAATCAAATCGGGGGTAATTGTGCTAAGATCCCCTTTCCTCTTAGTAACGATTGATCTAACTAATACTAGATCATCTTCTGAACCATTTACAAGAGGCTTGTCAGGTATCTTTTTTCCATTTAACATTGTTCTTCCCAACGCTTTATATCTTGGTATGAGTAATCCTGTGTTTTCTGGATCTTCTCCTTCATGATATATAAAACTATTTAAAAGGAATGAAATTTGTCGTGTTAAATATCCTGAACTAGGCCATTCAAAGAGATTAGATATTATAATTTTTAAAAGACGTCTTCTAATCTCTTATCCTGCTTACGCTTATTCACGTAAGATTAGACTATATCATGATTAAAGAGTTTCCTTAATCTAACAATACATAGTCGTTGATCTTATCTTTGTTTTCTTCTACTATTATACCTTTTTGGTCTTGGTAGATATTTTACATTATTTTTCTTATTCTCTCGATAAGCTTTTGTTTCTTGAATTTTTCTATATTCTTCAATTCCAGAGAGTATAGTTCTTGCTATACTTCCAACAAGCCTTAGAGTTTCTAAGAATTTTTCAAATCTACACATTAAGTTTTAAAAAGTACTAATAATTCATCTTTTTCTCGTTGATAAGTTGCTGATTTTAAAAAACTTTGACTTCGTCTGTCTATTATTATTTCCAGCATTTCTTTGTTATTTATAGTGGGCTACCATAAAGTTCAGGTTTTATTTCTAACTCCACTAACTTTGATACTTTGCAGTGACCTATTCTCACTTTTATAATTAAATTTAACGAATTTAATAGTAGACTGTATCATTTTACCTCTAGTTACAGTCGTTGAACTTCGGAATTTAACCGAAGATGCTGATTCAATTTTTATTATTCCAGCATTTTTTAGAGTTTTAATGCGACCAAGATCAGGTCAAATCAAGAGATCGCATGAAGCTGATAATCTTTTTCTGTATATCCCGAGAGTAAAGTTCCTCGAGTTATAACAGGACGTTCATCTACCCCTGACGTAATAAATTGGGGCATACTCATAGCTACAATTGAGGCTAGTTTTACACGATTTGCGCGTGCTAGTTCATTCTTTAAGTCTGAACTAAAACTTTCAGAAACTTCTTTCTCATATTTTTTAAATTCCTCTGTCATTATAAGAAGTTTCTGTTTATCAGTAAGATCTTTTGAATCCGCAACATTACAAATTCTCTTATAAGTTTCAGTGTCACAATCTGCATATAACGTTTTATAATCAAAAGTTACGACACCTGCTAACGTAACGACTCTAAGCGCAAATTTTGTAAGAGCCTTTCTTTTCTCAACTCCGTCAGGGAATTGATTTAGGTACAGGCTTAATTTTGTTGCGCTCTTTGCTCCGATACGTTCAAACTCGTTAGAGAATATTCCAATCTTATCTATATCTGCATCAATAATCTTCGAAATTCTAAGGCGACCATAAGAAGTAACTTTTGATTGATACTCCACATTGCCTATTTTTCCAGTAAATACAATTGGTGTACCTACTTTTATTTTCTTATCTATTTCTGCATCTTTAAGTAATTGGACATAATCTGTATAAAAATATCTCGGACTCTTTAACTCTTCCTGATCATCAAATACATATTCCGTCGCTACCGCTACAATACTAATCATTATTTCTAATATTTTTAGTATTAGACTATATCTTCTTTAGTTGTTCACATAGTCGTTGGAGAGAAATTTTAGATAATTCCTCTTGCTAATTGGGTATTAATAACCTTTCTAGCAGTTCTAACAATTCTTAAGTTGTATCTCAAACTTCGGACTTTATTAGAAAATCCGTTAAGCGTCTCATGATTAAATTTATAAATAGGTTCCAGATAAATTTATAACATTATTATAAACTTAGACTATATCATCCATATTACATGTATGGTTCTATATTTAGTCGTTGAGAAATCACTTTTCTTAGATTTATCTAAGTATGATTTTTGCTGATTTATATTTTTATATCTTTCCAGCATTTTAATAGAATTTTTCATAGATATAATTTAATATCTAAGTAACTTTATTAAAAATTATTTTTTTTATAAATCGTCACATAGCGAGGACTCATGCGTTCATAAGTTTCTTCAGCTGCTTCGGGTGGTACTAATTGACATCTTATAAATTATTTATAAGATAGACTATATCATCTAAACCATATTTCAAACTTAGTTCTATATTTAGTCGTTGAAAAGATAATTTTACTATCCTCTGCTGATTCATACTTTATATTTTCCAGCATTTTAATAGAATTTTCTTAAAGTATTTTAACCTTAAGCTACTCTTTTACGAATAGAAACAGTATCACCATCAAACAATATTAATAATTATTTCTAATTGATTTAATATTAGACTATATCTTCCAAAGATAGTTTACCATCTTTAGTTGTTCACATAGTCGTTGAATCTAGATATTATATTCTAGACTGCTAGTTATATTTTTACATAATTTCTAGCAATTCTAACAATTCTTAAGTTATATCTCAAACTTCAGACTTTATTAAAAATCTGCATTTAAAGGTTCACAAACTTGTCGTTAATCTATATAACATTAATATATAGACAGACTATATCATCTAAGATATTCTCTTAGTCTCATATTTAGTCGTTGAACTTGGTTTAAATTTCCAAGATGCTGATTTCTTTTTTTAGATTTCCAGCATTTTGTGAGATTTCATTCCCACAAAGTTTGTTTATGGGAAAGTGTCACTTTTATGTAAAATATTCTCATTTACTAAGTAGACTATATCATTGGTTTTAATCCATATCATTTATAGTCGTTGAAGGGATTTTATATTTCCCCTGCTAATTAGATTTATTATCTCTTTCTAGCAATTATTGATATTTTCCTAATATCTCTTTTATTAGGCCACACTATTACATATGGTATAGTCATCATGAATTCGAAGGCGCATTGCAAAAATCGAATATTCATGAAGACTCGGTTGGCGATTAACTCTGTGATAATCAATACTTTAGCCAACATTATAATTGATTATCCAGGATATTTTCTACCCTGCAAAGACTATATTTTCCATGGTTAAAACTAGGTTATCACAACACTAGCCTGGTTTTGTCCATAGTCGTTGAATTGTGATTAATTTATTTATACGAATTTAAAACCTTTTTCAGGATGTTTTTTGATCCAATAACTAATAGTACTATCTGGAATATTTAATTTTCTAGAACAATCAGAGATACTATTATAAATTACACCATTATAATCCTGAACAGCTTTTGACATTTTATTATTTTTAGAAATTTTCTCTCTTACTTCCTCAGAGAGAGGTTTTCCTTTTCTTCCACGAAGAGCGTTTCCAATAGCTTTTTTATGACTTTCAGAAAGACTTTTACCTAAATGGGACAACTTTAACTTATCTTTCGTTTCTTTTGATAAATGTTTTCCTTTTTTAGATTCAGAAACTTTTCTATTATGATCCTCAGAATGTACTTTTCCTTTTAATGCAAAAGAAATTTTCTACTTATGTTCTTCTGATAAAGGTTTTCCTTTCTGATAATTTGCCATAGTTTCCCTTAATTGACTAATAGTTTTTGTAGAGAATTGATTTAAAGCTAGATTTCGTTCAGCTCTTGTATTTTTATTTCCGACAATCATTATATTAGCTGCATATATTATTTTTCCTATATTTGGATATATTTTTACAAGTAATAAATGAGCCATTATATGATATCTAACAGGCATTCTTACTAAATTATCTTCCTTATTTGTTCCACCCATACATTTAGGTAATATATGGTGAACCTCTGTATACATATCTTCTGGATAACCATCAGACTCCAATTGTATACATTTATCTATAAGTTGATTATATGTTTTATAATACCATAGTTGATTATGGTATTTAATTTCTTCTTGTGTCATAAATTTCAAAGGTTTATTTTATTTTGTATAATAAATTTCAAATTACTATTATTTTTTACTTTATCATCCAAAAAGTTATATACGTCTTTTCTAATTTTATCATCTAAAAATTCAGTATACCTTGTTTCGTCTTTAGACAGTTTAGTATATTTTTGAAATTTAATAAAAGTATCAAACTCGAGATCAGCTAGTTCATTGGTAGGTCCTGATATAATTGCTACAACTTTTCCACCAAGTATTTGAAATTGATTCATCAATTGGGTATTAATTCTACGTTCCCAATTCTTTGAAAATCCAATTTTTATTGATTTCGGATATCTTACAAAATATAAATAACCAGTTTCTCCTTGAAATTTATTTCCAAGTAATATTCTATTATTTACTCTCATTGCATACTCAGATCCATAACCTTTAGAATTTTTATCTAAAGCATTTTTAGCTCCAAGTAATGCCATTCTTTGTCTCTTCTCTTCACTAGAATTCCATATACCGATTTTAGAAGTACCTTGATATCTTCCTTGAGCATGTAGTTGCTTCATATGTTCAGATCTATTAAAAATTGGTTGTGTAGATACTAGAGAAGAGAAGTGTTTAATTCTAAGTACCTTCATAATATTCTAGTATTTTAATTATTATAAATTCGTATAAATAAATTATCTTCAACTGCTGATTAGAAATAAAATTCTTCCCAGCAATACACAAAATTTAATACATAATTCACATTATATATTCTAGGATTCACACCTAACGTACCAATTAGGAAACCATTAGTACGATTTGTTTTTCCGCATACTCTTTAAACATTTTCAGAGTTTCCGGATTATTATATTCTTCTTTTGTTGCTTTGAGTGCTTCGTTTTTGGTAAAATTCAGCTCTTTCATTAAGTAATCTAAGAAACCTTCCCGACACATTTCATAAGCGATATGTATTGGAACAGAGATTTCATCGATAGCTAATGTAGTACTAGGTATAATTGGGCATCTAGCAGAATTTTTAGTACGGACAGAATACAAGTCACGTGCTAGATTTTCTTTAGATGTATTAAGTAGTGCTGTAGCTTCTTTTTTTCCAGCATTTAGGAGAGCACGTAGAAGGGCTGTATATCTAACTCTTTCTCCAGGGGTATTAAATTTAGATGTAACTTCCTCATAGTTCAAGTCATTAGATTTTTTATCTTCTACGCAACAAAGTCTGATAATAATAGAGTACCAAATACTAAGTTTATGAGATCCCATTACTTTTTTCCCGTTTTTAATTCCGAGAGTAAAAGGTCTCATCATAGCAGGTTGTACTAGGTAATACCGATTAATTAATTTTTTAAATTCTGTAAGACGAGCGGGAAAATGTTCTTCAATAATTTTAATTAATCCTTCGTAAGAACATAGAGCTTCATCAGTAATAAATTCTGATATTTTTAGTTCTTTTGTTGTTGGATTATATTCGAACTGGCAGGTATCAAAAACTTTAATACCTAATTTCTTCGCTCCTCTTGCACTATAATAACCATTTCTTCGAAGATCGTCTCCAAAGAAATCTAATACAATTTTACTATCTTTAAAAATATCTTCGAAAAGTTCTTTAAAGATATCAAAACGTAAATCATTCAAGTAATAGAAAGGAAGTTCAATTCTAGCAAATCTTCTCAATCCCTCTTCTCTTGTAAATACTCTTGCCCCGCAATGAGGACAAGGTTCAGCAGAGGGTTGTCGAATTTTTCCACAAATACATCTATCTTCCATGGGTGAGCCAAAAATATCGACATCATAGACTCCACCGGCGATAGGTTGTATTCCATTGTACTTCAGGTCCAAGTCTCTATGATTAAATAGAACTTGATCTTTTCCATCACTTTTAGTATAATCGATGATAGCTTCATCGGTTAGTAACTCAAGAGATACTGACATAAAATTTTAATATTTTTACTGTTTAACCATTCCTTCGACATCTTTCCAAATTATCTTAGTAGCTAGTTCAGAATCGTCAGGATTATTTTTTGACCAATCTTTATATACTTGTTTTACATCTGATATTGCATCTGATCTGGTCTTGTCTTTTAATCTTTCATAAACTCCTGCTTCTTTATCTATAACTACCTCAATCATATCTGAAATAATATCTTGAGTAATAGCTCTTGATGTATTAGTAAATCTGGATCTATATTCACGATAAACCAATACGTCGTCATAAGTAAGTTCGAGATCAGAGTATTCGGCTGATGATCTAATTTCGGCTGGTTCTTTATTAAACCATGATAACTGTAACTTTCTAACTCGATCTGCCACAGCCTGTCTACCCATTTCTTCGTACTTCTTTGCTAATTCTTCGACGATATCATACTTAGCTTTTAGGATTTTTCTCATTGCTTCTTTTATCTGAGTTGCATATTCTTCGGGCATAGTAGGACATTCAACAATTAAGTCATACATACCAGAAGAGAATAAGAAAATAATAAAAGCTGGAATTTGTCTTTGTTTTCTTCGCTTTGATATAATAGAGTCTTTGCTAATATCACGAGTAGCCAAAAATTCTATGAATCTTGCTATTTGGTTTCTCGCTTCTTCAGCATATCTCTTATTAAATCCAGAATCATCCTCATCTTTAAAGTCTATATCAACATCTTCTCCGCGTAAAGGAGTATCAGGTGTATAGAGGCTATTAACCATACGAGAGTGACCTTGCTTATGAAACAAATCTTTAATAATATTTCCGACTGTATTAACTGAAGTATGTTTAGGATTAGCCCAAACTATAGTAGTAACAGCATCTTCAATTGCATTATCTTTATCCAATTTTCCTGCTGCTATTATGTCATCGTATGCTGTAGATAACCAAAGTTCGTCCTTAGTCATCTTACCTTCATACTGAGACTCATCTACTTTAATTTTCTTCTCATCCTCGTCATCTCCAATAATACTCTCATCAGAACCTTCAGAGTCATCGTCGTCAGAATCATCTCCTGTTTCGTCTGGACCTAGATATCCTTGATTTTCTAGGTCTTCTTCTTCTTCATCTAACAAATAATCGTCTTCCATTCTTTATTAGCATTATTATTTTTAATTAATTAGTATAAACCTTGAGAGGACCTGAAATTTCCTCTCAATTATTAGGGTAACACCTTCTGGGATACGTGTTTTAGAGGTTTAGAGGAAGAAAAATAAAGAGGGATTTGTTATTTCCCTCTTTTTCTATATTTATTTTCTTTTTAATAATTCATAACCCTTTGTTTGTTTCTTCTTTCCTGTAGTTTCATCTAAAATTGTAACATATATCAATTTAACTTCAAAATAATTTTCTAAATCTTTTGCCTTAGGAGTAGCTGTATAGGAAATTGATGGATAAAGATACTCTAGTCTAGATTTTATATTAGCTAATGTCAATTTATCTCCAACTTTAAATTCTGAATAAATAGTATTAACTAAAAGTTCTTGACTAAATGTTACTACTCCAAGTTCTTTCTCAATCTTATATTTATCATATCCTAAAGCTCTGAGTTTTTGAGGTCCGAGTGCTAAATAGTAAGACTTAATATTATCATGTTCTCCAATCTGATCTAATACTACTCCTATAATTTGATCATTAAAACTATATTCACAAAGAAGTTTAAGTTTGGCTTTAAAAGTACCTAATTCTTGATATTCCTTTAAAAAATCTGATATCTTTCTATTAACTATATCATCCGGAGATAAAGTATTATGAACTGTTGAGAATACAGTAAATCTATCTTTATAATCTATTTGCTGTATCTTAAAAGCTCTAATCTCGTTAACCAATACTAAATTATTAAGAGCAGGTACTAAAGTTCCACCCTGATGTTCGTTTACAGCTATATAATCATTCTTATAATTATTACTTTTTACATCACTTTGATACTTCTTAGCTAAATTATACTTAACATCATCTAAAGCTGTACTAAATGCAGATAATAAGTCACTAGTAGCTTTCTTTTTTCTTTCTATTTCCTTATTAAACTCCTCCTGACTAACCTTTCTATAATCACAGGTAGATCTATAATAAAAAGTAGCTTCGTTTTTCCATGGATTTTCAAACAATCTTTGCCTTCCCAGAATTTGAGGTAAATCTTCAGAAATATCAACAGCTAAAGAGTCTATATTACTATCACTAAAGATAAACGATCTAGCGCATAAACTATAAAAGTCTGCCCCTAAGTAAACTGTTCTAGTACAAAATGTAAACATCTTAGGTTTAACCCCTTTCAATGGTACCTCTCCTATCACAAATTTCTTCCCTAATCTTTTTTGAATTTTTTTGAGATTATCTGGTGTATTACTACATAATATATTAACCTCCTCTGATTGAAGATCACATTTCTTTATAATACTGACTATATGATTAACAGAGTTTACATAAAATACAGCTTCATCGCTAATTATTTTAGTAGGATAACCGTTAATCATCCTTATAGCACTTTCAAAGTTACCAGATTTATAGGATTGAATAATTTCTGGTAATTTAGTTCCTACACTCATCATAGATAACACTTTTAAAGCAGGTTTAAGAATTCTAGATGGGTCCTCTTTCCCCCAATTCATATCTATATAAGGTAAACCATCAAATTCATCCAGCATGTTTAAATATTCCTCTAACATTGGAGTTGCACTAACAAATAGAGCTGAATGGGATTGATGTAAGTGATATAAGAAATCTAATTCAGTATCACTTTTAAATTTAGCATCATGTAAGATAGTTTGAAATTCATCTATTATAGTGTAAAAACTTTGAAATATACCTAAAGATGTTAATATATCTTTTACTATTCTATATGAATCGTAAGTAACTAGAATTTTACATGGTTTATCTCCTAAGTATTTTCTCTCATTTAGGTAATCTTTAATTTCATTCATTAATCGGTTATAGACAGTATTTTTCCCATTAACCATCTCATCTAATTTCTCCATAAATTGATCTCCTCTATTAATAGATTTATCAATTTTAGAAAGATCTTTATCAATTGGTACTTCTTTTTCCAACTCGTTTATAACTAAATAAACGTCTCTACCATGTTGATCCTTTTTATTTTTAAGTAACATCTTTCTAGGAGAACAAAGTATTACATTTTCAGGTCCTCTTAAACAATATTCTGTAAATCCACATCCAGGTAATTGTTTATTAATTATACACTTTACAGGTAGTTTATAAAATCTAAATAAACTATCCATTTCTGAAATATATCTAATACCTCTAGGTACTATGATATCAGGTAATTTATTGATCATAAATATTTAATATTTTAATTGTTATTTTTTAATTCAATACAGAATCCAGTTACATAAAAATGAAGACATAGGAGTCTCCCTTTTTCATTAATTAGAGTTTAAAGTTATTAGAAGAGCAAAATAACAACTTAGATTGGAGTAAAAATACAAATAATGAAAGAATATGTTATCCTAAAAAAAAGTTGTAATATTTAGATTAGATTCGCCTCCTTGAAGAGGCGAAAATCAATAATATAAAATCTTTATAATATCTCTATTCTTTGAGTTTATCCCTATATATCTATTCAAAGTTTCTTCCTTAGACACCCCTAGCGGTAGCGATAAGGGGTGTAATATAAGGGAAGCTCCTTTGTCCTCATAAATAAGTTACATTTTGCTCTTTAGGATCCTTTAGATTCTAATATATGAAGATTAAGAAAAAATAAACCCCAAGATATTTTCTATCTCAGGATTTTAGTTAGTGGGTTTAGAGTCAGTCGTCAAACATTCGTCTAAACCTCCGTCTTTCTCTGTCTACATTCATTTGTGCCAGAGAATCATTGAATATATCTATGAGGGTATCTTTTAATTCAGAATCCTCTAGAAATACTATCACTGCGATTATAATTATAGCAATGATAGCATATTGAATAATTTCATTTTTATTCATAATACTGGTCTAGTTTATTTTGGGTTATTTTTCTAATGCCAGTATTTTTCTATGAATTTTTCTTAATCTTAAAAATTAATGCTAGTTCCTTTTGTATATTTCGCACATATACTTTAGGAGCTAGCTCATTTATTTTTTTTTTTACATATATAAGGCTTTTAAGGAATAAAAAAAGAAAGGGAAAATTAATCCCTTTCTTATATTGAACTTACTTCGACGTCATGCCATTTCCCCTTACTTTCTCCGACGGGTTTTAAGATATCTATACAAAATTTATATCTTTCATTCATGGTATCTCTAACTTCATATATTCCATCGATACTTGGATCTGATTTACATCTAATTCTTACTTTTGACCCATATTTAAATTGTTTTCTAAGATCTCTAGATACAGCAATCCATTTAAGTTTTCCTTGATTTAGTTTTTCAAGGTCAATTTTTGAATTATCTGCTGTTACTAGAGGATCAGAATCACATTGACTTTCGACTGGATTATAGACAGTTGCAGTTACCTTTATTGTCTTTTCGTCTTTCAGTTCTTCTTCCTCTTTCATTATTGAGTCGAGGAGTTGTTCATATTCATACTCCTCTTCTGATTGCCAAATTATTTCCTTCGGCTTTGGTGCAGGTGATATTACTATTGAAATTACTAATATAATTCCTAAGATAACTATAACAGTACCTAAACACCGATCAAATTTTTCTATTAATTTTTCTAGTTTCATATTATAAAAATTTAAAACTCCCTAAGCTTTTTATTATTGCTTAAGGAGTATATTATTACTTATTTATTTTTCTCATATATAAGGCCTTCAAGTTATATCATCCGGCCAAAATTAAAAAGCCCTCTATTCATCACGAACCGGGGGCTTATAAGTCAAAATCATAACATTTTATTTAATATGCCACATATAAGGTTTTCAGGGCTTCTTTATCTACTGGCCGGAAATAAAAAAAGAAGGGAGTTTTATATTCACTCCCTTTTAAAAATATTTAATTATATCTTCTCTTCTAAGTTCCGGATCTTGAAATAATTTTACCATTTTGTCATAATATCCATTCTCTACATATTTTCCTTGATCTGATTTTCTAACTTGACTATTATTTATAAATGTAATAAATCTAACAATTCCAGTAGGTTCAACTCTTCCAAACACTACTCCATCTTTCATTCTACTTATTGTTCTGATATCTATTAACTTCTTTGGATCTTTCTTATCAAAAATGGGAAAATACTCTAAGTTGAAATATATTCGATTTCTTTTCAGAAAGGTTGAAACTAAGTCTTCAAATGTCACTTTTTCTGGTTGCACTGATTCTAAGTATCTTTCACGATATCTTTTTATAAGATGTGGCTCCAGTAACATTACCAGTGTTTTTGATTCGTATCTCGCACATGACTCTATAAAGAACATTGCTACTTTATTTCCAGACCAAATATCATTAGTTATTATAAATGGATGATATTGTATTAATGATTTCTTTATTTCTTCTTTTGGAGAACTTATATCATTTACTGCGATATTATAATTTGTACCTCTAATTTTCAACTTTCGATCTATTATAGGTACAGGCTTTTTTGTTCTATCATAAATTTTCTTGATCTTATATTTGTTATTATTTAAGATCTCCATTAATTTTTCATCAATTATTTCTTCGTCTTTTTTGTGCTCTTTTATCATATCTGCACAGCTCATTCCAAGTACTATCATAATTTATTTTTTATTATTTAACATTAATAAGGTTCTCAAGAATAAAAAAAAAGAAGTAGGGATTTTATACCCTACTTTTAAGTTTACGAGATTTATAATAGAAAGTATCGATTTCTTGTTCTAGTTTTTTATTTAAGAAGAGACTACTATATGAACTCTTCACTAGTTTAGCACATAAAGAATCGTACTCTTTATTAACCTCATCTTTTTCTTTTTCTGTAAGCTTTCTCGAATCATCTTCATAATTTCTCATAGCGTCTTCGAGTCTTCTTTCTAGTTCATCTTTTTTAGTTCTTAATATTACATCATCTAACATTATTTTTGTTAGAAATAGTGTTCCTGCTGTAACTAAAGCAGTAATTAATGTTTCACTCTTCATTATTGTTTATATTTTTATTGTTTACATTAATAAGGCTTTGAGGTGAGTATTCTATTAATGCACATCCTTTTATACAATTCTTTCTTAGGGTACATCTTTCTGCACAGTATTTTATAAATAATTCTTCATCAATAGGGATGGGCCGAAGACTAGAAGTATTAATAGTCTTCTCCGAAAATCCTGAATCTTGAGCAGAATGAACAATTGAATAAATCGGCCCTAGAATATCGATGACGTAATATTCTTCAGGGTCTCTTTTTCCAAAATCTCTAATGATCTCTAGAAATTCAGCCCAATCTATAAATCCATTATTCTGTGGATTAATTTTTACAATATCACCTTCTTTCATTTTCTAACCAATTTAATATATCTTTCCATTCAGTCCATTCAAATCCAGCTTTATCATCTAAAAGAATATCATAGTAAGGTTTAGTTTCAAAACAAGAAATTCTTCCTGATCTTACTTCTGGATTTTGATTGAGGTATTTAAAATTTATTCCATCTTCCCTGAATTTCTCTTGGTACATTTCTAATTTTTCAGGATAACTGGATGACCATATTATTAATACAGTATCTTCTCTAGCTGATAATTCCTGAAGTGCTTCTTTTGAGGATCCTAAGTATGTAAAGTTCTCAGTTTTATTCCATGAAGGTTCAAGAATGGTACCGTGAATATCTACTGCAATATAGATTTTTTCATATCCAAGTTCATGATTTTCTTTATATGTTTTCTTTAAGTATTCTAGCATAATTATTTATTTTTATTTATACACTTATAAGGAAATAAAGAAAGAAGGAATGAACTTTCTCACTCCTTCCTAATGGGTTTTATTCATCGAAAAATAACCATCCTAAAATTGCTCCTCCGATTAAAACAGATAGACCTGCCTGAAATCCACCCTTGCGGTATTCATTAATAGCCAGTAATCCTATTCCTGCTTTAAATATATTCTTAGGAGATACTTTAATTAAAACTTTTTCATTCTTTTTCATGATTATAATTCTTTTTTAATATGAATAAATCCGATAAATTGCTTTTCACTATTAAATACTCTTACGAATAGGTTATTTGTCATTTCGTAAGTATCTTTTATAGTTATTACTCTACTCATCAATTTATTCTTAATGAGTTTTTGTAATTTTATTTTTATTCTCTTTCCTAGACATACTTTATTTACTATGTCTTGAATTTTAACACTACTCCTGCCATTAAAAGCAAGACTGTATTCTCCTTCTCCCGGGAATTTAAATTTTACTGTCCCTAAGATATTTCCTTCTTCTGGAAATATTTGTTTTTCATAATTCTTTTCCATTTTTCTTTTCTTTTAAGTTTTAATTACATTAATAAGGCTTTTAAAGGATGAGAAGAAAAAAGAAAGGAGATCAAACTCCTTTCTTCATCATTTCCTCGTCTTTTATGGCATCATGTTCTCTTTTCGGTGTAAGGATAAATTCTTGATATTGTTTCATTAAGTCTCCTGTAGGTTCTAAGTTTTTAACTAACCTGTGAAGACCACTAAGTTTATTCAATAATTTCCCTCTTACTGAAATTGATACCTTTAATTTCTTTTCGAGTTTTTTGTTTTCTTCTACAAGATCCTTAATAGTTTTAGTTTGGATCTCGTAAGTTTGTTTTAATTCTTCATTTTTTGCTGTGAGATCTCTGATAATCTCAGTTTGATCTTTATTAGCTTGTTTTAATCTATTAAGCTCCTCTTCTTTGATTTCTAAAGAGTGGAAAAGCTTAGTAGATGTTTCTTTGTAATAATTCATTTTTTCCTTACAGATTTTATTACCTATAAGTTTTCCTACTATACCAGATACTATTGCCGTTCCGGTTGTAATTGCTATAAATTGTTTTGAATTCATAATACTTTTGTTTATTGTTTTTCATTAATATTTTATTATCTCATTAATAAGGCTTTTAAGGAATAAAAAAGAGGAAGTTGTCTCCTCCCTCTTTAATTATCTTATTTGAATAGATATATTAAAAATATATTTCCTATAAATAGACATATTAATTCTATCCAATCAAATTTTTCATATACTTCTTCATCTTTTCTTCCTGTTAAGAGAGCAAAGATAGAGTATAATACAGCTGCTCCAATTATAAATACAGAACTATCTTCTACTACTTTTCCTATTCCAAACTTCTCTACTATATAAAAATTCCAGTAAAGTTGCCCGGTTATTGCAATCATAACAGTTGCAAATATACCCTTAAAGAAGCAATTAATTAGTTTTTTCATAACGTCTTAATATATTTTGTGCGGTTCCAGAAGTCCATCTACCTTTCCGAATAAATGCGATATCTTCTGTTGATATAGTTGTCATTGCTGAATCTCTTTGAACATCGTCTTGATAACCTCCGGCCGTTTTAAATAACATAGAAGCTAAGTATCTAGGTTTTTCAAGCATATGATAAACTGTAACTCTTGAATGATTCTTAAGATTATCTCTTAACCAATCTTGAGCTAATCTATCAACTCCGATACATTCAGCTACTACGAATTCTGAATCTTCGGCCGCTGCTTCTACAAGACGAGGAACATACCATTCTTTAAATTCTTCTTCAGTAATATCTCTATGTCCTGAAATAAAATAAATTTTCTTTTTCATTATTATTCTTTATTAAAATTTTATTACATAAATAAAGCTTTAAGTCCCTTATAAATGTAAAATAAAATAAAAAAATATGAAAAATTTGAATATTCCGTATGAAATAGCATTAGTTTATTTTGACCATGGAACAGATTTGTTTCCAGAAGTTGTAAATAAAAAGGACTTAACAAAACCATTGCGTAAGAAAGTATATAATAGTGTTAAGTCAGCTAATTTCAATTTGAATGGTAACAAAACAGTGGAAGAGAAAGATATTTCTGAGGTTATTGTACTTAACTCCGGATTTCATATATCTTTAGCAGAGAATTCACTCTTTTCTTCATATGGAAGATATAATGTTAAGTATGGAGAGGGTGGACCTAGAGTAGCTGTAAGGATTCAAAATGATGAATTAGATTCAAAACTCCCAGGGCGAAACGTTTATATTTATGTAGCTATTGAAGGATTTTTTAAGATTCTTCAAGATACTAGATATGTTTCTGATGGAAATCTACACGGAACTTTCTCTTTAGGTATTGGATGTTTTCCTAGTTTAAAATTAGTAAAGGAAGATTCAACAAATAAATCATTTATATATTCTACGGAGATTGGGAAATTGATTGCAACAAAACCTAAAACGACAAAATGGAAACCTGGATATGTATATGCATTATCTCCGATGGAATTAGTTCTTTATCTAGGAAGTTATATTGAACCTTTTTCGCTCAAACAGTTCAGTTATAGTGGAGGACGTGAAAAGGTATCAAGTATATTTTTAAATTTCTTTGATTCATATTGGTTAGATATTGAATCAGATCGAGAAATACATTTATGTATTCCGATAAATAAGAGAAATAATATTTTAGAAAAATTATCAGGAAATAATAATATAAAGGATTTTATTCAAGGATATTTCTCTGAAAATCTTGAAAATGTAGATAATATAAGAGATGGTATAACTAGAGGAGTTTTAGATATTAAGAAAACTGCTATGAAAGGAACAGAAATCGAGCAACTTTTGGTAGGTGTAGATGATACTTATAACCCAAGAGATGTAATTGTGGATGTTATTGAATCTCTTTCTCATGTAGATTCTATAGATTTCTCTGCATTATCTAGTAAACCATTAGTGGATTTAAATGTAACAGATGGGTATTATCTTAGTATTCTTGAGATTGATCTTAAATTTTTCTTAGGAAATTATCCGAAATTAAAAAAATTTTATATAGAGAAATTACTTGAAAAGGATAATGTTGAATATAAACGAATCTTACAATATAAAAGTCTTTATAGTGATACCTCTCTAGATAGTATTCTTAATCTTACTCAGCATTATAAAGGAGTATTTATTCTTAAAAATCTTAGTAATTATTTTGGTTTAACTGAAGATGATATAAAACAATTAGTAATAGATAAAGTAATGAAAAATTAACTCTATGGAAACTATTAAAGAAGCTGTTACAGAATTAGGTGATATTAGAAAATCAATAAATAACTATAAGAGTATCAAAAACAGTATTAAGAAGACAATTACTGAAGGTTTGGATGAGATGATTAGATTTCTCATGGTTGGTCCAGGAGTAGTTAGTCCAGAGGCAACAAGAACTAGATGTAATAAAGTTATGGATTTGATTAAAATTTGGTATAAAAAGCCTGAAGATAGGGATTGCATTGAAAAAATTTTAGATATTAAGCGGAAGTTTATAACTCCCTCACTTACGGCTGGAGACTCTGAAGAAAAATCTATATCACAAAGGGAAGAAGAGATAGTAACTAGATCAAAGGAGTTAGAAGAGAAAATTCCAGCCGATCTTAGGGAGAAATATCTTCCGATGTATATAGAAAGACTTAGACCTGAAACTATTGAAAGAGGTGATGTAGCATTTCTTCCTATTGGACCTATACTTCACTATTGTATTGTTTTTAAAGTAGTTGGAGAGATATCATTTGTCTTATCAATTACTACATCAGGAGAGGCTAAAGGGTTTGTAGGATATCAACTTGAGAGGTCTAGATTCTTTAAAGGAACTGCTCTGTATACTCTTCACCAGGTTCCGACTGCTTTAGTGAATAGGAAATTTGTTATGCCTTATGATAATAAAGCAGAATTAGGAAGAATTTTTACAGGTTGTGAAGAATATCTTAAAACAAATGTATTAAAAAGAACATATAATAAAAGAAAAAAGAAATGAGCACAAAGATTGGAGTAATTGTTGGTAGATTTCAAGTAGATAATCTAACAAGAGGACATAACTATTTATTAGGTAAAGTTAGAGAAGATTTTGGAAATAATAATGTAGTTATTTTTATAGGAGAAACAAAAAACTCAGAAAGAACTGCACATGATCCTCTCCCTTTTGAAGCAAGGAAAGAAATGATACTTGAGTCCTATCCAAAGATGAAAATATTTAAAATTAGTGATCTAGGTAATTATCCTAAATGGGTTGAAACGCTAGATCATAGAATTAATTATTTAAAAAGTCTTGAGGAAATACCACAAGATTCTGAAATTTATATATGTGGTTCTAGAGATTCTGTAGCTGAGAGATATAAAGAAAATGGAGGATTCTATAATATAAAAATTTATCCTGATCAAAAAGATGATGTGCATGTAACTTATTCTGGAACAGAAATAAGAAGGAGAACTGTTAATTGTTTTACACCTAATTGGAAAGATGAAAAGTTAAGAAAATTTTTAATCTGGTGGTATGGAAGATCATGTGAATAGACTAAGAAGAATATGTAAAGAAACATATAAAGAATATCTGAGTTTATGTAGAGATATAGATACGTATTTTCACAGAAAACTTCTTCAGGAGGATAAATCTTTTGTAAATCTCATGGAACCTTTCAAAGTTTGCTTAGATCTCAGTGATAGCTCTAACTATTTAGTAGAATATTATACTGGTAATGGAAATTTTCTGAAGATAGATGAGCTTTCATTCTATTTCTTAGGAAAACTTTTTCGAGATTACTTAGAACCTTTGGATAAAATAATGAAATTTACTAGTAGAACGCAATGTAGATTTATGAGGTTTTTAGAAGATCTTATTAAAATTAATCCAGAAAGTAACTACATAAATTCAATTCTAGATAAATGTGAAATAAATTTTCAGTATATTCGAGATAGAGTGATAAATAATATTGGATATCTTGGGTATTCTGAACAGATTTTAGTATCAACATCAACATATAATGATGAAAACTTTATAACTGAAACTGTAAATTTAATAGGAGAATTTATAAAAATAGGAAGATTATATGAAGAAGAATAGAGGAAAAGAGTTAGCATATATTCTAAGACATAATCCGGCCGAAGTAGAAGGAGCGCTTGATTCAGAAGGTTGGTTAGAAACAAAGAAGTTAATTGATCATGGCTGGACTATGTCTGAACTAAAAGAAATAGTAGATACTGATAATAAAAAGCGCTATGAATTATCGGCCGATTTAAGAAAGATTCGTGCTCTTCAAGGTCATAGTGTTAAAGGTATTAATGCTAATTTTAAGAAGTATACAGGATGTAATATTGTCTATCATGGAACGCAAAGGAAGTTTTTAGAAAGTATATTTAGAGATGGGTTAGTCCCGGGGAGTAGAGAATACGTACACTTAAGTTCAGATCCTTTGACAGCAAGAAATGTAGCTCTTCGAAGAGGTCCTGAGATAGCAATACTTAAAGTAGATTTAGAAGGATTAGAAGATGAAGTATTTATATCTGGAAATGGGGTTATTCTAGTGAAAAAAGTTAGTCCAGAGCATATTATTGAAGTAGATTATGGTTCCTGAGAGAAATAATAACTATACGTTTATCATAGAAGTAGATTGTGATGAAGGTGAGGAGAATATATCAATTACTGAGATATCTTTAGATGAATTAAATCAAGTAAATCCTCTTCTTTTAGACATAAGAGAAAATCAAGGATATTATCCAACCGGAGATTTCTTGGTGTATCCTGATCCAAGTCCTGAAGAATTTTATGGAACTAGATTTAGGGAAAGTTTTGATATTCTAGAATCAAGACTTCCATGTCCGAAGAGTGGATTTAAAAGAATACTAGAAATTAAGGTATTTTCAGAATCCCCAATTTCCTTATATATGTAAAATAAAATTAAACAAAAATGAAAAACTTAAAAGACATGGAAAAGAATGAAAACTACTTTGTTAGAGAAGACATTGTAAGTGAACAACACGTACACCATAAAGATGAATATCGTGAAAAGAAGAGAGATAAAGTCATCTTTACGAGTACGATTTTGGAAGAAACTACACCACAGCCTAAAAGAAAAGAGGATTATGAAAAATCTGAATACTTTCTTGGGTAGTTTAATATAAAGAAAATGGTTTTGTTGGGAGAACTTAGGAGAAGATCTTAAGTTCTCTTTTTTGTTCCCCACAAACTCTTATTAATGTATTATCATTAACATTAAACAATAAAACCATGAATTCTTTAAAATTTTACATTGACAAACTAAAAGATTGTGATGCACACGAAGTTATTAATTCTTTGAGAGTAAATCCAGTATTAAGTGTGGAAGAGAAAAATTTAATTTATTTATATCTTTTCCCTAGACCACTCTTAGACCGACAACTTCCAGAAAGAATTATAGCTTACAGAAAAAATAAGAACCCACAAGGATCTCTTCAACCAGATCTCGGAGAAATTGGATTACTTGTGGAGGCTTATCGTACGGAACAGTATAAAAGATTTATGAAACATTTATTCCACTCTTTTACAGATCCTGAACAACTCTTCCCTATTGCTGGTTTAGGACAATGTGAGTGTGCAATTTGTGGAAAGAATATGTATGAAGAAGGAGCATGGTTTGATCTATGTTCTAGATTTGAATATAATCAGCTAGAAAAAGAGAAAAAAGAATATCTTGCTTTTGGAAGTAAGAATTCTGGTATAAATTTATGTCTAGATTGTATTATTCAATTAAAAGAAACTTCAATACTTTTAGAAGAGATTGAGCCTGGTTATCTTCTAGATTGGAGAAGTAGATGTAAACCAGCATTATTTGTGTAAAGAAATAAAAATCCCAAGCCTTATTTTACATAGGGCCTGGGTTTATTTTTTATAATTTTTGGAGATCTAAAATTTTAAGATCTCCTATTTTTTCTTTTCCATAAGAGAATTCATAATATTCTGCTTTAGAATCAATCAAGAATGTATACGTTTTATCTTTATCTTCATTAGTTAAAGTAATCGCATAATTATCTTGTTTATTGTGTTTTAATTTTAGTTTATCAATTCTAAAGTATAGAATTTCTGGAGTCTCTTCGTCAGTTTTAATCACTGCTGCAATATTATAATTACGTCCAAGAAGTTCAGATTGTTCTTTAGAGTTTGATAGATTTTCAAGAGCTTCGATAGATAGTGTTTTAGCATTATCAAATTTCACTAAGAGTCTATCATAAAAAGCTTTCTCTTCTTGAACCTTAAAGTGCATTGATAACGGAAGAAATCTCAATGATTTTCCCGTTTCCTCTGGACTTTCAAAACTAAAGCCTTCCGGAATAATTCTAGCTTCTTTGACTTCCTCTTCCCCAATTATTTTATACTTAATAATTGAAGTTGTAGTCATAGGATCATAATCAGTTATATCCTCAACTTTTACTTCTTTAAGAGAATAGTCCCATCTTCCAGTTTCATCTCTAGAATAATCAATTAGTGCTAAAGAAGATCCAATATGTTTTGTTAGATCTCCTCCTCTAGGAACGTAATTTAGATTTCCTTCATAGAAACCATATAACTTTTTGTACTTGTCTAATGTTGTTAATTCTTTTTCTGGTTTAAATTCTAACATGATTTTATTGTTTTAGTTAATAAAAAAATATTTTCTTTCACATATAAGATTCTCATCCTATTAAAGGAGCAAAATAAATAACTACACCAATCCATAATAGACTAGTGTAGTTAATATTATTAACTGTTACAAATTTTTATTTCTATGTCATCTAAACGTTCAAAGTAGCCAATCCATGGAGTACTATAAGTAAAGAAAGTTCCATCATTTTTCTTTAACTTCAGAGAATATCTACTGTATTGTCCTTCTACATACCACCAATTCTTAGCAGCTTCTTTTTTAAGTTTTTCTCTTGATTCAGAAGTACATATATATTCTAAATCCATTGCAAATTTATAATGCTGTCGAATTGCTTCTTCATTTTCTTTTGCGATAGATATATTATTCCAAGGATAATCAATAATATCTACATCATTATGCGTTTCAAAAGAACTTCCTGTTTGGTAATAAATGATCAAATGTATGATGTCTTTTTCTTGAATATCATTGATTATTTCTTTAAGTAGATTCTTGGCAGCTTCTTCATCTTTTACTCCAAGCGCTTTTAATTTTTCCAAGTATTTTTCCATATAATCTTTGTATAAATTCTATAGTCCAAATTCCAATTACAAATAGGATTGCTAACCCACAGAGTAATATTCTAATCATAAAATGGTACTATTTTCCAACTTGCTTGTCCTATCTTCCAATTCACTTCTATATAAAAAACATTACCTTCATTTGTAATATATTTCACATAAGATCTCCAATCGCGAGTTATAGTTAACCATGGTTTTTTATTATAATTTACAGCATCGATTGAATCTAATTGTCTGTATATATCATGTTCATTTAAATATGTACAAATTTTTTTGGCAGTATCATAATCAAAAAATTTAGCATCAAATCCTACATCAAACTTTATGAAACCAAGATCTTCATTAGTATTTGAATCTATTTTTTTTTTAATTTTATAGTATGTAGGAAATATTGCTTTAATTGGTTCTGGTTCTCTTTTTTCTAGAATAACTTTTGTTAATCCGTCTATAAACATTTCAGCCTCTATTCTGGACATTCCTTTAGAAATTAGCGTTCTTATGTACTTCTCCATAACGTTTTTGTTTTACTTCAATTAATTCTATTTTTACTACACTAGGAATAGTATCACAAACTATAATAGTTGAATCCTCAGCAAATCGTATAGATAACTCAGAGGCTTTAACGTACTCTATGACTTTTTCGGTATTATCTTTGAGAGTAATCTTAAGTGTATAATACTGAAATACTCTATTATTTACCCATTCAGTATAAATAGTAGATACAATACACGCTGTGATAAGAATTAGTCCAATTCCTAGCCATTTTCTTATTCTTCTAGTCTCAATTAAGAGAAAATAAACTCCTATTAGACATATTATTATTGAGAATATAATTACTATAATCGTCATTTATCTTTAGAATTAAATTTTTCTAATAACTCCGCTGAATGTTTCTTTAAAGCTTCTTCTGGGGTTAATGAATAATATTTATCAATTTCAAAATCCCAAGTTGTATCTCTGTTTCCTGATGAATTATTAACTCTGAGTTGATATGTTATAAGCGGTTCATCTCGATTTAATGATAAGTTTATATTTACGCATTCAACATCATAATACTTAAGCTCTCCATAAGTAACTCGATATAATCTTGTTCCTGGTTTATATTTATAATTTATTTCTATAGTTTCCATAATCAATCCTCATCACTATTTACTATAAAATCCCAAACTAATTTAACAACTCCTCCTGTTATGAAGAATGTAGTTAGCATCTCTGTAAATTCTGATTTTTCTGGAATTATTGAAAGAATAACTCCAATAATTATCAGAACTAAATCTTGTATAAAATTTCTCCATTTCATGATGTAAGTAAAAATTTAATTGCATTATAAATCACGAAAGCCATAAAAATTATTCCAATGATATATGCTGTAAGAATAAATACTCCTACTGATAGCGCGAATACAATCTTAGTTATAAATCCTAGGAATAAACATCCTAAGAACATTATTACCAAGAACATAAAACATCCTAGACAACTTTTTCCCAACATTCTATTATCCTTTCTTTTAAGTAATTAAAGTATTCATTAATAGATTTTCTTTTCATTTCCGACCATTTTTCATCTACTGTTACAGAATATTGATTTCTTATCATGTAAATTAAGAGATCTTGTACTGTTGTTCCAGAAGGCATTGGAAGTTTGTAATCGCCTAGAATTTCTTCAGAATCTATCATCTCAAGGATATATAATTCTAGTGCTCTAACAATACTACAACACATAGCTTTTCCTCTAGTAGGATATTCTCCATTATCTCCATATAATCCAGTTCCATCCATAAGATCTGGATCATCAAAAGTTTCTGGATTATAAAATGAAATTTGCCAATTCCAATTTATACCTTGACTATAAAATTCTGGTTGGATATGTATTATTACGTTATGTTCGTCTAACCATCCTAAAAGACCAATTAAATTTTTTGGCTCATAATCTTCTCCAAGTTTCTTAGCAATATATCTATATAGATCATTTGCATAAACTAATAATAAATCTAATCTTTCTTTTTCCATCTTTTTCTTGTTCTAAATAATATGTATGGAGTTAGAATAAATATTATGAATGGAGTTTGTGATGCTACTACCCAATCCATATCTTTGGTAGTTAGGTATATAATAGGATCAAATATAAATTTCCAAAAAAGACATATTAAAATGAGTTCACAACCTCCACCTTTCTCATCTAACCATTCCTCAAATTTAAACTTTTTCATATTACTACTCCTTTCCACATTCTTTTTTCTAAAGTATTTGTTACTTCTTCCGGAAAATCAGCGACGTTCCAGTGTGCATCAAATAATTTATGTTTACAGATTTTACATAACCACCATGGAAATTTTTCATATAACCATGCAAAGCTATTAAAAGCCCAATCACGACTTGATGCCCATTCCGTCGCTAAAAATCCGGAAGTATAGATTGGAATACACCCTTCTTCTTTAAATAACTTCCTTCGTGAGACTCTAGGGTCAATCCATGATAATACTTTAAGAAAATTATATAATATTTTTACACTCCATTTATATCTCAATTTTTCTTGAATCGGATAAGTAACTTCATGAAACCACCAATCTCTAAAATATTCAAGACAAGGCATATCATGATCACTTTTATGTTCCCAAAAAGTTTTATAATATTCTTGAATAGGATTTTTATGAATTTCTTCTAACCCTTGAATTACATGATATATTTCTACAGGTTTATCGTTTAATGTAATTCTGTATTCTATATCTGAACTACTAGGTCTAAATTTATCATACGTCCATTTGTGAATTAGAAAGACTGATATATAGTCCTCAGAATTATCACAATCGTAAGTTTCAGACCATCTCCCACATCCCCAAATTCCGAGATACCAATATTTAAGTCCTCCATTAGAAAAACTGAAAGACATTGTCATACTATTTCCCCACTCTTCATTAGGAGAAGTGTCGTCCTCAGATAAGATGGGATTTATTCCTCTTTCTTTTAGTCCATTCAAAATTAATTCTGTAATCTTTTTAAATTTTTTAATTTTTTCTTCATTAATATTTTCCATGATTCTTATTGTTTATCAATTTTAAGGCTTTAAATCCTTATAAATGGAAAAGAGAAAATCCTTTGAATTGCATATTATAGTGTGAGCCCCTGCCTGTGATAGGTCGGGGTTTATTTTCCTTATATGTGTTATGAAGAAAATAAAAATAGAAAGTATTGAATTTTATAGATTACGATATAACAAAAATATTATAGTTGGTTATATCAGATTTAATCAGTTATTTAATAGAGAAGAATTTATAAAATTTATTTATGATAAAAATATATCTATTCTTCGAAATAAACTTTTGAATTATCATATTCTAAAGAACTATGAAGAATTAAATGCAGCTAGATCTCCAATAGGGAACTGGATTAGTCCTTCTGAAGTTAGAGATTTAGTAATGGTATTACCTGTTTATTTACATTCTGAGGATAATTATAAAAAATTAACAAAACGAAGTTTATTTAGAAAGCTTAAGAATAATCTTATAATCTCAGAAACAGTTCATAATAATCTTTACAAAGATATTATAATGAATATTTGTCCTTCTGATATAGAATTACGAGGTTTTATTGAGTATTCTCTTAGACTTCCAGATAAACCAGATAAAAGTTATCGTAATTTTATAATGAATATCTTGGATTTTTTAGAAGCTCTTGAAACTCTTACTAATGAATAATAAATAACAATAAACATAAGAATTATGGAAAAAGAAATTAAAATTAATGGTTCAAGATTAAAATTAGTAAAGTACTGTGATTATGAGTATGGGAAAAGTACTGAGATTATCCTGAGAAATAAGAAAAATCTAAAGTATCAATATGTACTTTTAGCAGATAAACTTAGTTCTTCTGGTAATCCTTGGTTAATAATGGATTCTTATGGAAAAAATAAAATAAGAGTTAGTCCTAGTGTTCATAATTACGCATCTGCATGGGGAATAGTAAGAGAAAAAAGAGTTGAAAGATACTCTGGGGAAACTTATTCAACCCAGGATCTTAGAATTATATTATCTTTTTTAGGAAGTACAATTAAACTTGAATACCTAGATACTGCTGAACTTTTAGCGCAAGCAACAAAAGATGAAATAGTTATCGAAGGTTTTTACGAGATGTACGGTCGTGTAGGGATGACTAATTATATTGAAGATCTTAATGATATTATTAAACGTTCCGAATATACACCCAAACCTATTGAAAGAAAAACTAAGTATCCAAAAATTTATTCAGATTATAATAAATATTCAATTAGTAGGTTAATAACTGATTTAATTGAGGATAATGCAAGTATTCTTATTAATCCAGAGTTGATCGGAGAATATAAAAGACTTTCTCCTAAAAAAGTGGATAGTAATACTGCTGTTACTTACCAAAAAGATAAATGGGCGAAAGTGACAGGAACGATTGGAAATAAAAGACGAGCTAACTTAGGAATCTGCTTTGATACTAATGTGGTAGTTAATATCCCAGAAAATACAGTCGGAATAGAACCCGGCGAAAAAACATATAAAACAAGACAATCTATATGTTTAGTAAAGGATGGTCTTCTTAATCAGTCTTTAATAGGAGTTATGATTTCCAATAAACTCGCCGGGAAATTTAAACGACTGGGGATAATAAAATCAGAATTAGTGTTTTCTGGAGAGTATCTAATAGATATCTCATCTCTTCCAGTAGTAACTAAGTGTGCAATTAGAGATATTAGTAGTTATTACCTTTCTCGATTAGAAGTTAAGTATAAACTTGCAGCAATAGCTAATGAATATATTCAAGAGTACTATCCTGAGAAGGTAACTTTAGATCCAAAAATAGAGTTTCTTAAATCTCTTGGAATAGTTGGAGATTATTACTTCCCTAAGAAGGAAACTGATAAAGAAGCTACAAGAAAATCAGAAATGATAATGGAATTGGTTAGTTTTATTTCTGGTATCCCTGGAGAAAAACAAAAAAGACAACTTATGTATAAAGAATATCAAAGAGGAGCATTACCAAAAAGTAGTGTAATCAAAGTATTCTTAGACTCTATTGGTTTTGGAAAAAGGCCAATCGAAGAGATTCGAAAAGAATGGAAAACTAATCTCACTAAATATAATGAAGAGCTTAGAAGAAGAAAGTTTCAGATCATTATGTCAAAAACAACGAGATTTAATGATAAACATTTTCCATTGATTGAGAGTACTAGTAAGACGGTTGATATCTTTTCTTCAGATCATATAGCAACAGTTTCTTGGAAATTTTTACTAAATACTATAAAATCATGAGAGTAATAAATAATTTAGAGACAGTAAAAAGTCTTCTAAAATTTAAGATATCTTCTAAAGGTAAACCGGAGATATATTATTTTGTGCAAGTTATACAAAGAAGAAAAGAGAATCCTGATTTACCTCTTCAAGAAATACAGAGATATGCTTGGTGGGTGACAGATTTAGGAGTTCTTGAAAAATCCTGGAATCGATTAACGGAGATGTGTGAACATTATAAAGCAAGAGCTTACATATCTATTACACCAAGATCTTTGGAAAAATTTGGAAAGCAATGTATGTTTGAATATTCTAAGAGAGTAGCAAACAATGATTATACAAATATACATAATCTTCCAAAGAAAGTAGCCTTAAGTAATGAAACGGTTCAATCAAAAGGAGTTGTAGATAAACCTAGGTGGATTTTAGATATTGATTCTGAAGATAAATCCTATCAACATGATATAGAAAAATTTATCTCAGGATATACTAATATTCTAGGAAAAATTAATACTCCAAATGGTTGTCATCTTGTGATAGAGTCATTTAATTATGGACTTATTAAAGATTATCTAGTTTCTAAAAAACGAGAGGACTATAAAATAATAAGTGATAATGAGGTTGAAAGACTATTTACTCTTAGAAGAGAAGGGAACACAATTCTTTATGCAGTAACTAACTAAACTAGAACATTTAAGAAGAAGGAATGAAATACTTCCTTCTTTTTATTTTCTTCCCCCTGAAATTCTTATATATGAAGCGGAAATTAATACAGAATCCGCTTCGAAAATAAATGCGTAAAGAATTAAATAACATTAATGAATTAAATTATGAAAAAGTTAAAAACAGTAAAAGTTCCCACATCTAACGGAGAAAAAGTGGTAGTCTTTAGACCCATTGAGGAAATTCCAACATCACATTTAATTTGTGATAAAGAATGTCCTTATGGAAAATGTTGTTCTTTTATCCCTGATCCTAGAGATCCCGGAAATGAAGAACTATCATTTATCGATTTTTGTAATGATCTTGGAGCTAATGAAGGAGAAGATTCAGATTTAACTTCAATGGTTCCAAAAGAAGGCACTCTTGAGAAAATTTTCAAAGATCAGCCTGATATATTACAAAAAATCGCCGGAAATAAAAAATTGGTTTATCTCGACGAAGTAATCGATAAATGTTGCCCTGATATCTGTGAATATTATAATAAGGAACATTCAGAGTGTACCTTAGAAAATAAGATGTGTATTCTTCGCGGATTGTTTGTAGGTCCAGTTAAAGAAGACAAACCTTCTAAAGAAGAAACGCAGGGACAGGAAGCTGTTGAAGAAAAGAAATAAGTTTTAGGGGAGTAATATGATTTACTCCCTTTATTTTATATAAGTATGAATGAATTATTAAATTTTGAGTATAATGGATGTATTATTCCATTTGCATTGACAAGTAATGATGTCATGATTAATGCTACTGAGATAGCAAAAGTTTGTAAGAAGCAGTTAGGTCATTATCTTAGTAATCAACAGACAAAAGAATTAATCAATGAGGTCTCGATCGATATCGGAATTCCGATATCGGAATTAATAGTAGTTATTAAAGGAGGTATTCCTCAGAATCAAGGTACTTGGATGCATAGATTAATAGCTATTCATTTTGCTATGTGGTGTAGTCCTAAATTTGGAGTATGGTGTCTAAGAAAATTAGACGAAATTATAAATAATGGATTTGCTCTGAGAGACGCTGAAATTGGAAGATTAACCTCTGAAATTACTAACCTACAGATTACTATTCAAAATCAACAGCCTCAAGTAGATTATTGTAATCGAGTCCTAACTACTTCAGAAAATCTATATTCAACAAGAGATATAGTGAAAGATTTGGGTCTTGGAATATCTAATATAGAATTATTAAGATTATTAGAGAAGAATAATTTAATTTTTAGATCTCATGATAAAAAGAAATGGTACTTAAAGGAACCATTTGATAAATTTGGATATACAAAAATAGTTACTATATTTGACAAGGCAGGAAAACCAAGAAATGTAAAGAGGTGGACTGAAGAAGGACGTCATTGGATTTATAGTTTATCAAAGAAATTATAGGGATATGGAAATAACAGGAAAATATGGTAAAGCAATTGTCTTTACTGATAATATTGAACCAGAAGCAGTTTCTCAAGTCTACGAACTTTTAAATACTAAAATGACTGAGAATGAAACAGTTAGGATTATGGAGGATGTTCATTGTGGGAAAGGTTGCGTAGTAGGATATACTCAAACTTATTCTGGCGGTCCTCTTGATCCTGATGTAGTTGGCTGTGATATATCGTGTCTAGATTGTGATACAGAAGTGTTAACACCAACTGGGTGGATTAAAATATCTAACTATGCTGATGAAGAGATTATGCAATTTGATCCGGAAACGGATGAGGGAAAATTTTTAAAACCTATAAAGTATATAAAATCTCCTTGTACTGAATTTCATCAATATTATAATAAGAAAAGTGGATTAGATCAATTGATTAGTTCAGAACATAATTTATTAGTATACTCTGGATATTGGAAGGGACATAAATTGAATCATAGAAAAATTACTCCAATAGAATTAGATAAACTCAATTTATCTAAAGGTTTTTATGGATTTAAAACTTGTTTTAATATATCTAATAACCCAGGTGTTAGTTTGTCCAATGAAATGATTAGAATAGATATTATGGTACAAGCGGATGGAAAGATAATACCTGCTAAAGATCATAATAGAATAGAATTACATTTTAGAAAAGAAAGAAAAATAGAAAGAGCAAAAAAATTATTAGAGGATGCTAATATTGAGTATAAAATTTCAATATTAAAAGATAAATCTACTTCTATACGATTTAATGTAGATTTTTCAATAAACAAAGATCTTAAAAAGTATTATCTGGCTACTAAAGAGCAACTTGAAATAGTAAAAGAAGAGTGTTTACTTTGGGATGGACATAATGGATATAGAAGTTCTTATTCAAATACTAATAAAGATAATATAGATGTAATTCAATTTGCATTTTCGGCTACAAATACTAGAGCAGGAATTTCAGAAATTTTAGGAAAAGAGAGATGGAATATAGTTTATTATGTGAGTCCTGCTAGGAATAAAATAGTTACTTATAATAAAAAATCTAGTATTGTTCCTTCTATTGATGGATTTAAATATTGTTTTACCACGGATACTGGATATTTTGTATGTAGAAGAAATGGAAGAATTTTTATTACTGGTAATTGTGGAATGTTAAGTGTAAAATATAAAATGCCTTCGGGAGATCCAGAATTAGCTCTTTGGGATGCTAGAATTCGTAGAGATATTCCAATGGGTATGGAGATTAATGAGAAAACTGTTATCCAAGAAAAAGAATTCAAGAAATTTTTTAAAACAAAACTTGAAAGAGCAAGAAGTTTATGGCCTGAATTTGTATGTTATGAGGGTCTTGGAGAGATAGAGAAATTTATATCAAAAACCCTTAAAAGAATTGGTATGTCTGAGGGAATTTTCTATAAATCTCTTGGAACTCTTGGTGGAGGTGAGAAAAATTGATTGCCTCCAGAATGATTAATAGTCATTCGTTGTAAAAGTCGTCCATATCGGGAGAAGCTGAGATGCTAATCACCGAGGGAAGGTTATAGTGTTAAAACTTATACCCCCGTAGAGAGCAGAGGGACTTGGCCTGGCATAAAAGTCAGAAGGTGTGCTCCGAACTAGTAGGAAAAAGAACTACTAGAGATAGGCAGAAATGACCTATCCAATACTTGAAAAGGTATTAGTAACAAAATTGAATCATTTTATAGAACTTGGACAGGTAGAAGAAGATAAAGAGTCTGTTTGGGTTACTATTCATACAGGATCGAGAAACTTAGGAATAAAAATACTTGCTTATTGGAAAAAACAAATTGGGAAAACTAGGATAATTGAGGCGGATATGAAAGCGGCCGAGAGAGGAATTAAGGAGAAGTATAAAGGTCAAGGGAAGAAAATCAAAGAAGAAATAGAAAAACTTCATGCTTCCGGCCGATATACAATTCCGCCTAGTAGATTCTTAGTAACACATGAAGATATATCTGGTTATCTCGGGGATATGTTTTTTGCTCAAGCTTATGCAGAATATAATCGAATGGTGATATCAGAGAGAATTAAAAAAGCTCTTGGACTCGGAAAAGAGCTTGAGAGGATTGAGTCTATTCATAATTATATAGATCCAAGAGATAGAATAATTAGAAAAGGATCTATTCAAGCTTACGCCGGACAGAAAGTAATTATCCCTATGAACATGGCTTTTGGAACCTTAATTTGTGAAGGTCTTGGTAATCCTGATAGAAATTATAGTGCTCCTCATGGTGCTGGGCGCTTAATGTCTAGGCGAGAAGCAAGAGAACGATTAAGTCTCCAAGAATTTAAAGAAAGTATGGGCAATGTATATTCTAGTTCTGTATGTCTCGCCTGTATTGATGAAGCGCCCGAGGTATATAAAGATCCTTCTGAAATAATAACTGGAATACAAGATACAGTGAAAATTTTGGAAATTATTAAACCTATTTTATCTATTAAAGCAGGAACTGGAGATGGTGAAGATTAGTTTTTACAGAAGACTTCAAAAAGAATTATCAACTGATATTGGAATTGTTAGTGGAAATATTCTTGGAGAGAACTTTATTTTAGAATATAATTTAGATGGGTTAGCGACTAAGAGAATAACTCCTAAACAAATTTATGTAAAAACTTGTCTTGGAAAATTTTGTATATTTCGATTTTGTGATGATACTTCTTTATTAGAACATCTTCGATATAGAAATATGATCGATTGCTTAATCATTCAGGAAGTTAGTGTTGACCTAGAAGAACTCAAAAAATCATTTATCCAAGGATCTAAAAATTGTCCTTATGCGAATGATTTGAAACATTTAGTAAAAAACTTAGATAATATAAAATTTACATGACAGGGATAATAGTTGATACAAACGATATGATTGAATTAAGAGAAGTAATAATTCGAACTATGAAAAATTTAGATATTTACATATGTATTGATGATCAACACTATAATTATCTTAAAAGACCTAGACGAAAAGATATATATGAATCTATTGGTTTTGGTAGGTTTTATTTTGAGTTACCGGAAAAAATGTCAAATAGATCAATTGTTAAAGTTTTAGGGACAGTAGAAGGAATAGATTATAAAAAGATAATTCAGGGTATGAAGAAAGCTTTTAATGATAAATTTTGGGGTGGTGATGACACTCAATTGACTATATTAAAAGATATGATAAATAATTCAAAAGAATATTTCCTATGATAGCAGATATTGTTATATCGAATTATTATTTTAAATTATATTCTACTAGAGATACATTTTTAATTCTTTCAACAAGTACAGGTCTTTCTATTAATATAACTGTTCCTGTTATATTAAAACGACCATCTTATGAAACTATCTACGCTTTTATTAGAGAAGGATGTTTTTGTATAGAACCGAAATGTACAAATGATAATAGATATATGATTATCGGAAGCGTAGAATTAGATGCTCAAAAAGTTATAGAATGTTTTAAGGAAGCTCGTAAAACAGAATTATGGAGACTTTATATGGAGAAGTCTCATTTAGCTAAACTTGATGAGCTTTTATTAAATCCGGAAATCCTTATAAGTGATAAACATAAACTATAAAACTTATGGAAGAAGATAATAAATTTAAAGAATATCTAAAGCCTGACTACTCTTCGGAAGAACCTCCATATGATTCAGGAGATGATGACGATGATGATATCAATGAAATCGATGAAGCAGAGGAGGATGAGAGAATAGAAAAAGTAGTTAAAGGTCAAAAAGAATTGAATGAAAAAATTATGCAACAGACACCATTTGGACAAAGTGTAGGTGGAGGTAATTGGGGTCAACCATCAACTCCATCTTGGAACAATAACGGAGGAGGATCTTCGTGGGGAGGAAGTAATAATCAACAGTATCCATGGCAAACAAAACCGGCAGGAGGAAATTCTTGGGGAAACTCAGGAGGATCTTGGAGTGGATCTTCTGGCTGGGGTAGTAGTGGTAATACTGGAGGATCCTGGGGAAGTAGTAATACAAATAATGGAAGAAAAGAAATTGATCGACAGAAACAAGTAATATTTTGTGATGTCTTAGATTGTCTAGTAGAAACTTTTCAGAGTAATGGAAAACCAGGTCTTCTTCCACGTGGAATTTATGATATTAGACTCCGTTTTGAAGTTTGGGATAAGATTTTATGTTTTAACCCAAATAAAGTTTATGCTATGGTTCCAAGAAATCTAATCTTAAGTAGTAATGGTTCAGATTCTTGGAAAATAATGTTAGAATATATTGTTTGTGCTTTATCAGAATATCTAAGAGTTCCGTATGATCATTGTCAAATCTTAGTACAGAATGATTTTGGACAATCTAAAGATAGAATGATGGATGCTGTAATTTCTAAGACTCGTGGATTTGATAAGAATTCAGCCATACAAATTGGACTTGAATCTGGTTTATATGGTCAAAGTAATAGAGATATATTAGCAGCAGAAAAAGTAGGAATTGATTATATAGATCTTGGACAACTTCTTAACATATATTTCTAATGATTAACCTAGAACAGAAAGGAGAATGGGGCGTATATTTCTTTGATATCGACCATGTTCTTATATATTCTGCTACAATAGAATTAACTCCGAAGAAATATACTAGGAATCCAAGTATAGTTCCTGGAAAGAAAAATAAATTGGTTATAGAATTAGGAGTTGAGCCTGAATATTATTTTAAGAAAACAGGGTTAAAATGTCTTATGAAGCGTATGGAAAGTTTAGGAATTATTAACCTCGAAGATAAACATCGAGGGAATACTTCTTATGATCCTATTATTTGTGATAAAAATTGGAAAAAGATTAATTCATTAGAAATATCTTTAAAAACGATAGTCGATATAATTAAAAAGAAAGATACATATTTAATTGTAGGAGATTCAAAAACTGTAATAAATATTCTAAATTCTTCTGAAAGCTTGAAATTCTTATAAATGTATAAAATATAACAAATAGAAAAATGAAAAATTTAGTAGCACAAAAATGGATTGATGAATGTGGAACTTTATTTCCGATTGATGGAAATACAGTACTTTATCCAACTCCAGGTTCAGGAATTTTTGAATTATATCAAGGAAAAGGTCAAGATAAGAGAATCGGTTTAAAAAAACTCTCAGAAAAGTTTGAATTTAATCACAAAATATATGATGTAGGTTGTGATAATTTATTTGATATAATTCAAAAAACTTGGGAATCAGATAAATTTGTTGAAGAGAATAAGAATCTTGGTGTTATTTTCACAGGATATAAAGGAACAGGAAAAAGTGTTGGTGCTAAACTATTATGTAATAGATTAGACATTCCTGTCATAATCATTCCTGATAATGAAATAGAGGGAATGGTAAGTTTTATTCAACAACTCGACTTTGAATGTATTGTTTTGATTGATGAAGCAGAGAAAACATTTAAGCGAGGAGAGAGTGATGAAGTATTACTAAAATTAATTGATGGGGTATATAATAGATCAAGAAAATTATATATTCTAACAACAAATACACTTAACGTAAATGAGAATTTACTTGGACGTCCTGGAAGAATTAGATATATCAAACAATTCGGAAATTTGTCAGAAAAAGCAATAAACGAATATTTGGACGATAATTTAAAAATTCCAGAAGAGAGAGAGAATATTCTTCAAAAAATCGATCTTCTTGAGATATCTACTATTGATATTCTTGGTTCGATTGTTGATGAAGTAAATATTCATGGAAAACTTTCTGAAGATACTTGCCTTAATATTCCTTTGGCTAAATATGTTTTCGATATCATGAAATTCCCTGTTGAAACAGAGGAAGATGTAACAAGGATTAAGGAAATTCTTCGTCCAGGAAGAGCTAATTTCCAAGAATGGCTTGGAAAAGATTGTGAGATGGAAGATAAAGATTCAGATACTAAGACAAATGAGGATTATTGTAGTAATATCCTAGATGGTTGGAAAACTAGAATGACATCTCAATTCTCAAGTCTCTGGAAAAATCAAGAACTTAGTATTGGAACCATTCTTGAAGATCCTGATGAAGACGGATTTATTCTAGTTAAGGATATATATGGGGATGGCGAAATATTAGTTAAGATAATTAGACAGAAAGGTAATCCAAGTTTATATCGAGGTGGATTAATGTTCTGATAATAAAGATATAGAGTATTTGAAGACAGAGGGTGGCAAGTCGTGAGATTATGGCTGCCCTCATTTTCTTATTTATGTAAATTATGGGAAAAAAGAAAAGAATAATAACTAGTTTTTCAGATGTTATTACAAATTCAAGCACTGAAGTATTTTTAATTCAAGGACCAGATGCATTAAGACAGATGATTGGTACTGGAATATATAAAAAATATCAAAAAGATTTCCTTGTTCTAAAAACTGAGGAAGATGTTGAATATTTCTTTAGATTTCAAGGAAAGAAAGGATTTAATCATAATTATTCAATATGGGATTTAAAACCTCTACTAGGAAATCTATTTAACTTATACCTTGATATGAACAATGAATTCCCTGATAAAGAAGATGATATTTGGGAAATGTTTAAACCAAAGATTATGGAGAGATTAAAGGGAACTATTGTATATATTGATATTAAACATAATCAAAAAATTATGAATAGACTTTATGAACTGTATCCTGATGATAAAGACTATTCTTATGAGTTAGATAACTTAGAAACAAAAGGATTTAGATATGGATGGAGTCTTGACTGATATTTCTGGAATAATAACTAATAATTTTTATATTTATTCTGGTATTCGTAAAATCTATAGTGAAGAAACTATATACTGTTGTTTTAGATTAAGGGAACATATTAAAGCAACTCTTCCCAAAGAACTTTTAGATTTTTTGGGAGGGAATGCATCTAAGAATGTTTATGATTTGTCGGATAATATAATATTCCTTGAACTTAATATAAAACCACCTATTCTAAAACACTTAACTCTTCCTTTCTGTATTAAAAAAAACAATTAATATTTTTTTAGCCACGGAAGGAGAATTTAAAGGTAGTAGTAATTATAATTTCTACACTCAAGATAAAGAATTTAAATTTTTGAATAAAATTATAATAAAAACCCCTATAAATAAAATAACATTAATTCGTAATTTAATAAAAGATAATTTATCAATAGTATTATCAGACAACATATTAAATATTTTAAATTATTATGAAAAGGAAGAGAATAATAATTAGTTACTCAGATGTGATCACCAATTCAAGTACACAAGTCTTTTTTCTTGATATTGAAGAAAAACTCATTAAATTCTTAAATGATAATAATATAACAAAAGATGTTGTCATTATTAGAGATAAAGAAGATGTTATAAGAGCTATTGAAATATATCAGAAAGAAGAGGATGAACATGGATATGGCGGTGATTCTACGATCTTTGAAATGATGAGCCATGTAAACGAATGGTATGATATGTATACTGAATATGGTAAAGGTGATCAATGGAAAAGATTAAATGAAGCTGGAAGAACTGATAGAGAAATAGTTGAATTTATTTGGCCACTTATAAAAGATATAACTGGAAAAGTATTCTATAGTTTTGCTGATGATTGTGGAACTTCAAGTACTGCAGAAATTCTTTGGGAAGGTGGATATTATAGTTACAGAGAATAATAAATAGAGTTATTATATAAAACTATACTTAAAATAATAGGTATAGTTTTTATTTTTCTTCCCTTAAAACTCTTAATGATGTAGTAGATAGTTGTGTTCTGCTACCGTAAAATAAAATATATGAATTATGGATAGAAAAGAAGAATTAATTAATCTCTTAGGTATTTTTCTAGGAGATTCAAAGAAACAATCAGAAGAAGTTAAACCTAAGATTGTTGAGATATGTAAGGAAAGATTTGATAAGATCTATGAAGTTTATAGAAAATATGGATTAACTAATTCATGGTATGATGAATATGATCCTACTCGAGGAAGTCTTTGGTTAGATGATGATTACAATGAGGATGCTATTAATGATAAAAGTATTTGTTTAGAGTATACAGATCATTGGGGTTATGGTGGTAGTTGTCATTGCTATATGGAATTAAAATTTTCTCAATTTGAAGATTCTTTTATAGAGGCGCTAGATAAATCCCTTAAGAGTACAAGAATCGCTTCATTAAAAAGAGAAATAGAGTTACTTGAAGCTCAATTAGAATCTAAGAAAACTTGTTTAAAAGAACTGAAAAATGGCAATGAAAACGAGTAATACAAATATTGAATTAAGTAATGATATCAAAATTTCTGATTCTGTAGTAAAAGCTGTAGTTGAAAAAATTCTATCCTCTGCACAATCGGATGAGATTTTAGATATAGTTATTAATTATCTTCGAGGTTATCTAGAGAAAATAATGGATAATCCTGAGATAATAGTAAATAATGAAGAGAGATTAGTATCTACTATAGATAAAAGAATCTTTGGAGATTTTAATTTAATGCAAAGATTACATAATATAGAAACAGCTATAACTAATATTAATAGTGTTATTACAGGAAATAATATTTATTGGAATAGTAATCAAGAATTTTTCTGTAATTCTCCACTACGTGATATAGCAAGTGAAATAGCTGATATCAAATGTAGAATTGATATGTTAAAAAATGAATTTTATATGCTACAAAATCAAATTCCTTAGCATTCTGAAGAAAAAAAATAAAAAGAGGATCAACTTGACTAATTAAAGTCAAGACCTCTTTTTTTTTCTTTGTAAATTTCCTTTTGTTTAGTTATAGTCTCTTGATATATAAAATCAAAAGGAAATCTTTAGTTTCCATTTCTGTTTCGATCTTGAGTTTAACCTCGTGATCTCATCAGGTTAGGAATTCACCTAACTACAAAAATGAAAATGGAGGGAAATTTTGTTATCCCTCCGGTTAGTCATCAATGAATTCTTCTTCATTGCTGTTAAATAGTTCCGGAATCATATATCTAAACCAATAATAAATTCCGGTAGTTCCCATAATTATTGCTGATATTGAATAAATTATATCAAATCCTAATATCCAAGTAATTCCTGCTAATATCATTGTCATAAAAATAATGACTTCTGTTATCTTTTTCATAATATATTAATTTTGTTAATTATTGTCTCTAAACCCAAGTTAATCCATAACTCGGGCTGGTTGTTTTAGCTTATTCAGCTTTTACTTCTTCAGCAGGTTTTTCTTTTTCTGCATCCGGTTTTAGGTTGACGGTTTCTTCTACCAATTTTTCCAAATCCTCATCTCTAAGACCTTTCGGTTTGAGTTTTTTATAGGCTTTTTGACATCCTAAGGTAGTTGCTACTCCTAATGCCATTCCTGCTCCAGCTGCTACTACTACAACTTTTGTTGCACCAAATTTCGTTACTGCTGAGTTAATTAGTTTCATAATTTTTCCTCCTATTATTTAAGTTATTAATTTTGTTAATTATTGTCTCTAAACCCAAGTTAATCCATAACTCGGGCTGGTTGTTTTAGCTTATTCAGCTTTTTTGTTTTTCCGGTTATTTAAACATTTTTTAGTTTTCTTATAACCATAATCAAATACTACTTTTGCTGCTATTCCTGCTACAAAAATTCCAACGTTTTTTACAACTGCTTTCATAATTCTATAATTTTTTGTTGTTAATATTCTTTTGTCTCTATTTTCTAAGTAAATTACTTAGAAATGGTTGTTTTTACTCTAAGCTTCTCTCTTAAAGATTTCTAACTTAGAATTATATATAATCTTTATAATTTCCTCATCGGTATTTATCATAGGTTATATATAATAATTTAACTGTATATTAAATCCCTCTAAATTCACATCCTATTACTAATAACTCTAGACTATACAGGTCCTTTGTTATTTTCATAGTTCACCATATATATTTGGCTACATGTCTTTGATATATTCCTCTTGATAATCCTTTATCAGGTTTATCTCAATATATCGTGGCCTTATAATATTATCTACTATAAGGAATTTATTTAATTTTTTATTTATTTTGTTAAACTCGGCTAAATGCACGTTATAAAATTTGTTAGTGCTTGCCAAGTTATGTGTCCAACCTTTATCAATTATTAAGTTATATTAAGTATTTTCTCTATTTTGATAAATAGTATAATTCAATATAGTAACTTAATATACTTATTTAATTACGCTCAGAACTTATCCTTGTAAAAGATATTTTAATACTATTTAAATATCTACTCAAGTGGTATAACAACTTCCACCTGTCCTTATATTATATTTCATAATTATAAGTTAGATCAAGGTGATGAATTTTATAAAGTCGTTCTGACGACTTCTAGGTTAGCAACTCCTAGTCTCTCCTTATAATACTCCGTCATCACACCTTTCGTATGTATTATAAGTTCTAGTTATATCTATGTATAACGCTAAAGTATAAAAGACATAATATATCTTTTAAATTAGATATACTATGTCTTTAGGTAATATCAGATATTTCTATCTTTTATTACATATATAAGGCTAATAGGGTTTCTTAGACGGTATTATTTTAACCTCTTAGGAACTCTATTTTCCTTTCATATATAAGGTTTTTAGTCTTTTCTAGACGGTGGAAAAATAAAGGGTGGAATTACCCACCCTTTTCTTACTTAACTGCAAGCAAAAACGTTTTATAATCAACAACAGACTTTCGATATATACTATCTATGTCAGCGCCAATCAAATAGAGGGATTGTTTATAATCTCTCAATGTTTCTGGCTCATTGATATAATATTCGACTAATCTGTTTACTATTGTTTTTATTAATCGCAGTTTTCTTATTACGTAATCTCTATTAATCGAAGGAACATCAAAATCCTTTCCTTCAATCGCATACTTGTTTAAGATAGCTGTATAGTTGTCATAACTATCTTTTAGTTTATCTACTATTCCATTGGATAAACTATTTTCAACTGAGACATCTATGTAATTCTTTACTCCGTCTCTTAATAATCCTAATGCACTTAATATTGTCATTAGTGTGTTAAGTTTTTCTATCATATTCCTTTTCTTTTAAGTTTGTTTTTTATTCTCACTTATAAGGCTTTCAAGGAATATCAGACTAGCAAAATACTTCAGCGTCGTAATAGCCTTTTTCTAGTGCATTTAAGAAAAATTCAACCTCTTCTGCAGACATAGGAGCAAAACCATGAACATCAACACCTACATCTAATCCAAATCTCTTAATCATTTGTTTTCCATGAATATGTCCAAAAAGATTATACTTTTTTGTAGAATTCATAGGTTCATGTACAAGTGCTATCTCTTTTCCTAGGAGTTTTGTTTCTGCTTCAGTTAGGAATACTTTTGAAAAACCAGAATCTATAAGCTCTCCTATAAAATCAGGTATATCTAGATTTCTTTCAGATTTTTCTTTAATCTCATAATTTCCACAAACTAATCGAATATCTCCATTTAAATATTTCAAGTAACTTCTATCACCAAAATCTCCAAGATGCCATACGATAGCTTTAGGAGGAACTTTAGTATTCCATCTCTCTACCATAGTCCAATCCATATCTTCAACATTCATGAAAGGACGTTTAGATAATTCCAAAGTTCTTTCTGCGCCGAAATGTGTATCGGAAGTAAAAAACTCTCTTGAACTGGACTCTCTATTAGATATTTCTTTCTTTAACTCAGATATACATTCGTCTAAAGAGCTATATACATTTTTTATTCCATATGCTTTAGCTTTTTCGATCAAGTACCTTCTTCCGTGTATTTTCGGCGCAATTCCTAAGATTATATTTTTCTTTCTAACTAAATTTTCGGTAAGTTCGATTTTAGTAGTTTGTGCATAATCTCTTCCTGGTATATCTTCAACAGCTTCAGGGATCCAAAATAATATAAAATCTGATACTCTAAGTCCAATTGTTTCCCAATCTACCTGTTTTTTATATTCAGCATCAGATAAACCTCCAGAAATTTTCTCTTTTCTTCTAGGGTTTATCCAAGTTACTCCCTGAATATCTGGAACTGTTTCTTGCCACTCTGGAGCTCCTTGAATAGGTCCTCCCAAAAATACCCAAGTATCTTCTTTCTTGGGTAATTGTTCTATTGCATAAATCATTTTCATTTGAAATTTATTTTTGATTCTGTATCTGCTAATTTTATAAGGTATGGTATTCTAAAATTTCCATACATACTTTTAATAACTTCAGAATAATCTTTATCTTGATTAATTGAATCTACATATAAAGGATTTTTACTATTTCCTCGAAAACATGAAAAAGTATGCATATTATTATCACAGTAATAACTTTTTGCAATTCCAATAATATTAAGATTCTTTCTTCCAAGTTTTTCATATAGATGTGCTCCTAGTCCTGGTTTAGGTTTTTCAAAAGATTCTTCATCATTCCACAACCAAACATGAGAATCTAATATGATTGTATCGAATTTATCAAGATCTATATTTTCTAATAATTTTACAATCCCAGGAAGTTCTCTTTTATAAAATTCTCCAGGAATATAAGAATCGAAATTGTTAATAATAATTGAAATTTTATCTATAGGTTCACTATCTTCCCAGTTTTTAAAAATAATACCTGAAATTTTTCCTAAGTGTTCCTTTTCTTTATAATATCCATCAATTATTATCTTATTCATTTTTTAATAATCTTTTTATTTAAATATTTCTTTTTCTTCTCATAATCAAATTCTAATCGATCTAATTGATTTTGAATAGTAGAGTTCCAACCTTCAATGGCTTCTTCTTCTGATTCATATAGTTTATAATTATCTAAGTTATATCTATTAGGAGTTAATTGAAAGTAGCCAACTATCATATTAGTGGTTTTGTTTCTTAAAGGATACCAGGTGGTGTTTCTTCTATATCCAGATCCTTCTTCTTTTCCTAAAACTACTTCTTGCGGAGAGTTTATATTTTCAAGTTTATAACTATACGGACCGATATAGAATCCAAAAGTCCAGAACGTTTGTCCTATAAGTTTATCAAGTTCTTCATATGTTTCCGGCTGTTTCATAATTTTTCTATTTTAGCATTTAAGTATCTTAATTTTTCTTCATAATCGTGTTGAAGTTTATCTTTTTGATTTTGAATAACCGCATTATAAGCCTCTACACATTCCTCTCTTGTTTCGAAAAGATATGGTAGAAAATATTTTACGTGATAATTTTTGAAAACTAAATTTTTATTTTTATTTTTTAAAATAAGAGAATAATCACTTTTTTCATCCCAATTAGTTACTAAGACTTCGATGGGTTTTACTAATCTTGTGCATCTATGAGATTTACTAGAAAATTCTAACATAAAATACCAAAGTGACTTAGAATTGTCTCTATATTCTGATAATAATTCTTCTGTTATCATATTAATTTAGATTTTATATATTTGAGCTTTTCTTCATAAAAATGTTGAAGTCGATCTACGGTATTATGAATTTGAGCGTTATAATATTCTTTACATTCTTCTTCAGTATCGAATATTCTCACAAAAAATTTACATTCTGAATCTTTTCTTTCTTTATAACCCTGAAAAGATCCAATTACAGAATTATCAGAAACTTTTCGAAGATATAATAAATTATCTATATCAATTTTTAAAATAATTTCTGCTGGTTTTATGATACTAGAGCATCTAAAAGTTTTCTCCCTAAAACTAATACAACTATACCAAAATGTTTTATCCTTAGGGAGATTCATTATTTCTTTCGCTGTTAATTGTGTTATCATTTTATTATCCGTTTTTTAAGATTTCTTTCGGTGGCTTTCCATTGATCTTCAAAGAATTTCAATTTACCCTCGATATACTTATTTCTATGTTCAATACACTCACTTGGAGTATTAAAGAAATGATAATGAAGTTGATAATTTTTTAATACTTTTCCAGTATCTAATATCTTTACTATTCTAGGAGCACCGCCAAATTCATCAACAACTTCAGCTTCAGATGGTGGAATATCTCTATAAACTCTTCCAGTATCTGATATTTGTAATGAATAAATCCAAACTGTTCTCATAATTCTTTACATTTAATTAGAGTCCACTCTTTATAATTCATTCCTCCTGTTTTAGTATCGAAATGCTTGATAATTTCCTCGAATGGTATTAAGAAGGTTCCAAGAGATTTTGCTAACTCAGAATTAAAACCTACATCAACTTTAAGATCATAAATACTATTAATATATTCAGTAAGGTGACCATGAACGTGACCAAATAAGTGAATAGATCCATGAGGTTTATGATTCCAAGATACAAAGGGATAATGACACATAGTTACCATATAATCTTTTCCTGAATGCTCTATATGAACATCAAGAATATCAGAGATTATTTTGAAATACCCTTTAAGTGGTGCCTGATCAAAATAAAGTCCATAGTTATCATGATTCCCAACAATTTTATAAATATTTTTACAAGGAATCTGATTTAAGACATCTTTTATATCGTCAACAGGCATTTTCCAAAACATATCACCTAAATCGAATATAATATCTTCTTCTTTAGTTTTTTTAAGTTCCTCTAAGATATAATTATTCATTTCAGTTACATCTTTAAAAGGTCGAGAATCATATTTTATTACATTTTCATGACCATAATGAAGATCTGATATAAAATAGATTTTTCCAGATCCAGCAGTTGTAAAGGGTTTTTTAATCTTCATAATCTTTTGCTATTTTTATTAATTTATTCTCTTTATAATATCCGATAATATTATTAAATACAATAATCTCTAAATCTGTAGTATCTAAATCCTCTATATCCAAATTATGTTTAGAGTACTCTCCATAATCCATATCAACTTTAATATAATTAAATGTTTTGTTTACATAATATAATTTTTGAATATTTCCTGATATAGATTTAGATTCTAAACTCTTATAATCAAACACAAGATCTTCAAGTGTATCTAATCCAGTAAATTCAAGGACTTTAAGTAATTTAGTTATTACTGAATCTACTAAACGTTTCCTATAAAGTTTATTTAACTCTATTAATTCTTTCCTATTATTCATAATCTTCGAGTTTCCACTTACGTGAATAATCTTTTTTACTTTTATGAGTGATACTAGGTCTTAAGGATACTAACTTTCCTGTTTCTTTAATTTCATTATCTCTCCTAACTTTTTCGGCTAGGGAGATTAATTTCTTTTTCTTCTTTTTCATATGATTATTTTATTACATTTATAAGGAAATCCAAGTTCCTTATATGTGAAAATAAATAAAAGAATTATGATTAGATGTTATGAAGCTAAGTTATCAAAAAATTTAAACCCTAGAGTTAGAAGTTTTATCATGAAAGAATGGATGGAGAAGAGAAATACTTATGGAATTGAATTGAAGAAATATATTATAGATTCTTCATCAGTAGATCAACATCCAGTATTAGGACTTTATATAAAAGATCAAAAAGTGTTTGGAGATAATATACTAGTAGATAATAATTTTTCAGAAAGATTATTAGGAAGACATGTTATTTACTTTCCTAACTCAATAAAAGAAAAACAATTAGGGTTTTATAAGAGAAGGATTCTTAATTTTTATCCTGTGAATTATGAAGAATCCATTTTCTCTGAAAATAAAATGCGTTCTAAACTTGTTAAAATGATTGGAATGTTTGGTGAAAATAACTATAATGTACTAGGAATTATTTATGGAGATGCATATCAAGTTAGAGAAAATTATAGAGAATTATTTTATAATATATGGAATTCTAAAGTAAATGGAAATTATGAAAAACCTATTAATCTAGGGAAAATAGAAATATAAAAAAAAGAGGACTGTAAAAAGTCCTCTAATTATTTTTCTTTATTTTGTAATCTCTAATAATGTCTTGGAGATTAGATTTATAGCACCTTCCACATCTCGATAATCACATACTTCAACTTGAGTATGCATATTTCGTTGAGGAATAGATACTAACATAGTTTCACAATCAAAAGCACCTTCTTGAATTGCTGAAGTATTTGTTCCTCCTGCATATGAAGCTGCAAGTTGATATGGAATTTCATTAATCTCAGCAACTCCGATCATTTTACAGCGAAGATTCCAAGATTTATCAGGTCCATTCATGATAACAGGTCCTTTCCCAAGTTCTATATCTCCATAGGACTCAGGTTTTATTCCTCTACCTTCATCCGTGGCGAAAGTAACATCTATATCAATCGAAATATCAGGATTTACTCTTTTACTTGTTACCATTGCACCTCTTAGACCTACTTCCTCCTGAGTATTCGCCACGCCATAAAAAGTATATTCATCAAAAAGTTCCCTAAAGTCTTCATAATTCACCACGTTCCTTAAGACTTCAGCAACAATAAATACTCCAATCTTATCATCTAGTCCTTTAGATGCAAATCGATTCTTCCCAAGATGTTCTATAAAATTTGCTTCAAAAACAACTCTACTACCTATCTCTACTAACTTCATAGCTTCTTCTTTAGATTCAGCGCCGATATCAACAAGAAGATCTTCAATAGGAATTAATTCATTTTTGCTATTATCATCATACTCTACATGAATTGGCTTTTTCCCAATAATACCTGTTACATATTCTCCTGGGTGACCAATTTTAGAAATTTTAACTATACTTCCTGGGAGAACTTTTTTATCTATTCCCCCAAGATTAATAATATTTAGCATTCCTTGGTCTGTAACATTTTGTATCATCATTCCAAGTTCATCAATATGTGCAGAAATCATTACTTTCTTACTCCCTGAACCTACCTTAAATGCTACATTTCCCATTTTATCAGTAAACTCTTCTATCGCAAACTTAGAACAATAATCTTTAAATACCCTAGTTGCTTCCTGTTCAAAACCGCTAGGACTATACGATCCCAACAGTTCTTTTAAAAATTCTACAGCTTTTAATTCTAACATCTTTCTTTAATTAAAAATAAATATCGTTTCATGTAAATTTCTTTCAGTTCTCACATTCCAATTATACTTAAGAGAGTTTGGAATTTCATCATCTAAGATCATTAATCTAGTATGAATAAATAAATCATAATAAATATCTAAGTAAAAACCAGAGCTAATTCTTGATAATTCTACTCTATCTATATGTTCTACATCTTCATAAGTAACTATAATTTTATTATCTATCTGAAATGCTGAGAAATATTTTAAGATTTCTATAGTTAAATTATAATAGTATACTTGATCTGCCGCTGATTTACATCCAATTATTCCACCAGAACCACTTCGAATTATACCTAACTCCTTAACCATTATAATCTAGGTGTAATAACTTGATAAAATCTAACTTCATCAATCCCACAATCAATTCTTCCTGCACAGTTCCAAGTTACATGAGGATTTGCTGTTTCCCAACATGATTTATGAATAATTGTGTAGCTTCCATGATTAGAGGTACATATTCCACAATCTGAAAAATCCTTCCAATCTTTAATATCACGTGCTCCATCAATTATTTTACTATCATAATAACCAACATCTTCTAGAAGTTCAATTATATCCTTACTAACTTTTCCGATATAAGCTGAATTAAGAAATTGAATACCTTCTCTAGGAAATTTATCTTGAAGTTCATTTATGGTTGCTTTATGATAACCTTTCTTTTGATTATCTTTTATCCAATCTTCTCCATTAGTAAACCATTGTCCGAAATCTGTATCTCCTCTAAGAGCAGCTATCCCAAGAGCTAGTTCTTTAGTTACTCCACATTGAATTCTTTTTACAAGAGATACTTTTCCAGATGAAGAAAATTTAATAGCTTCTCGAGTTATAGCTGTATATTCTCCAGTCTCTGCACAAGTAATAATACAATTTCCTTTATCTGGATTAAAGGCTAAACCAGTTCCAACCATTTCAGAATATCCTAGATCTTCAAACTCTTTCCTAAGTTCTGGTGTATTTTGATCTAAGATAATACTATATAAATAATCTTTCTTCTTCATTTAATATCTAGGTTGTTTAATTATATATTCTAAGTTATTGTCTTTATAGTAACCGTTTAATTCCTTTGAGCTACATAAAGGAGTAAATCCATTCTCCCCAAATGTATACTCACCTCGGAAAGAATCAAATACAATAAAATCATCATCTCCTCCATTAGCTGGATTAGGAATAAATTTAGCCCATGTTTTAATTAGACGCTCCCTTTCCTTTGGCCATATGAAAAATCTCTGCTCTGAAACTTCTTCCTCTATGGCTAATTCGATATCAACCAAAGCATCTTCAACTACATCAGCAAGATAAACCTCATCTTTTGTTCCATCTGCTTTTCCGAGATCTATTTCTAGTTTTTGCATAAACAACTCTTCAAGAAGTTGATCTTTTTTATCTTTTTCCATTTTCTTATACGGTTTATAATTTGGTGTATATAATCTAGAAACCCATCCAGAAACAGATTCTTTATTTCTAGTGAGAGCTCCTATAATAACTATTATTTTAAAAATTATTGCAATTACTAATAATAATGCTATTAAGACTAGTAAAAAATTCATTTGTTTTTCTCTATCTTTTTAATTGAAAATAATACTTTATCTCCTATTTTATATGTTGGATTATTACTACTAGGAATTCTTTCACTTAATCTAATATCTCCATTAGAACCAATTTCGTCCCCAGCGATGTAATAAATAGTACTAACGCCGTAAGAATTTAATCCTCTATCAATAGATTTTATAACTAATTCCTTACTATATTCTACTTTATATTGTGGTAAATCTTTTCCTTTACTATCACAACTCACTAATCCTATAATAAGACTGATAATGATTAATAACTTTTTCATAATTACTTTCTTAATAATTCATTACATACGCTCTTTATTCCTTCTAATCTAGCTTGTTCATAAGAAGGATAGTTTAGATTATTACTACTCAATGAACCATTCTCCATTGGGATAGCAAATATAAATCTTTTCTCTCTTCTTTATTAGTAAATGGATATACGAGAATGATAATACCCTTATGTAATCTTATCCATTCTACTATTTCTACCTCAATTCTCTTTTTTCTTTATTGGTTGTTTATATCCAAGTTTTACTAATTTTTCTAGGACTTCATCATCTACCATTATACTTCAGTTTTTATATAGATTTTCCTCTCTTCAAGTTGTTTTTTTATATCAACAATCCTCCATCCATATTCATCAATTAACACCCTCTTTAAAGTATCAATATAACTATCTGGAATTAGATTAGGATTTATATAGACCCAAAATTGAAGGAAAGGATCTTTATAATCTTCTGAACTAGATTTATAAGATTCATAAGCTTTACTCATCTCTTTAGCTGCTAAATCAAAAAACTCTTCTGGTGTAATTCGAAGGTAACTAGCATAAATAAATTCTCTCATTTTTCTCTTAATTTAAAAAAATCATAATCGTAATCAGTTTCAGTTCCGTCTTCTAGAACATAATGTTTCCTATATATTATTATCTGAACAACATTATTTCCAGGAATATCATTTAATATAGCATCTTCTATAATTTCAGTATCTGATCCTAACCAGTTCTCTTTTAGATGATTTTCTGTAGTATAATAAACATTTTCTTGTATTCCTTGAGTTATTGTTTTTATTTTAGTTGGGTAAATTTCATTAGAGCTAAATTTATGTTTAACATAAATTTCATCACCCTCTTTCAATCCAACCCTTCCTGTCGAGTCAGAATAAATTTTAATAACTCTTTTACATGGAACTACTTTTTTATCTATCAAATCCCATAAAGCTTTTACAATATCAGTTTCTGCTATAAAATCACCAATATTCCTATCTTCTGGAACAATAAAACTATTTTCTAGATCATCCTTATCAAGATACTCACTATCTAATTTCCAATCTATTTTCCATAAAGGTATTAATTCACCTTTCTTATTTTTAATACAATCACAATTAATAAATCTGTTCATAATTCTATATTTATTTATATTTATATTTATCACATATAAGGAAAATAAACCCGAAGAATTATCTCCTCGGGTTTGATTACTAACTAGGATTTTTTCTGATTATTAATCTTTATTAAACATAAGAAGAGCTTATCCCTAGTTTCTTTACTCTTCACAATATTTAGGTTTTCGACCTGTTTCTAAGTATTCTAAAATCTCTTTAAGTACCTGATCATGATTAAACGCCCAATCATAACTATCAATATCTTCTGCTGGGACAAACTTAATATCATCTACTTCATTAGGTTCTCCACCTCTTGATACGGTATCACAGTTAATTTCCTTATCAGCTAATTTTTTCCGAGTAGCTATGTAATCTACATGAATAAGATATCTAGAAACTATGTTTTCTCTAACATCTCGAGACGGATCATCTATAGTACAAAAATGATCAATTGCTTCATTGGGATAAATTTCAAGATTAAGTCCAAGTTCTTCATAAAGTTCTCGTTTTACCGCTTCTTTTCTTGTTTCACCCCAATCAAGATAACCACAAGTAACTGACCATTTTCCAACATGATCTGGACATCCTGAACCTCGTTTAGATACTAAAAACATTACTCGACCATTGCTATCTCTAGTATATACAATTCCTACTACTGCATTTGCTCTAGAGATCCAATACTCTTTTCCATTTTCTTTTGATGTTACTTTAAAATTTTTCATAAATAAAAATTATTAACAGTTGTCAATGTTTGTTTATCAATTATAAGGTTATTACCGATTGTCTTTTTCACCTTCTTTAGAATTTGTATGATGTTCTTTTTACATAAAACACTATCATCTTTAATTGATGACCAATCTTTTATAGTAGAAAAGTTAAATTCATATCTTTTTACAGTAGGTATAAGAGTATATGCTTTCTCATCTAATTCCTTCTTAGCTCCAAAAACTAGTTCTATGAAGGGTAGCAGAAAACATTTTTTATTATAAAATACTACTTTATAACTACTATTATATCCATTTCCAGGAGGTGTATCATTAATTTCTAAGATACTTCCATCTTCTATAGGATTAAGAATATCATTTATTACTATTTTACCAGTACTATCACTTATTTTTCCTGGAATACTATAACTCTTCTTATAAAATGGCCATAAGTTTATATTCTTAGTTTTTGGAGAAGTATATGAGAAATCTAGCATATTGTAATGAAAAGAATATGATACAACTACTAATCCACCAATCATTTCTTGATTAACTATATCAAAATTAAAAATATCCACTTCTTAATTAAACAAGATATAATTTGATATAAGTATTTAAATCTTCCACAGCTGGTAATCCATACTTTGCTGTAAATTTTCTAGTAGGTTTCTTTATATATCTCACATAGAAATCATCTACTAGTGGTTTTATAGTTTCTATAGAATTCTCTCCACTAAGTTTTTCTGTCCCATGAATATCTTCGATTATAAAGAATATAAGAGAAGCTACAAATGGAGTAAAAGACATTTCTTCTTCAATTATCTTTTTCACTATATGTTCATTTTCTTTAAGAACTCTAGTAACTTCCTTGTAACTCTTATTACCTTCCGTTTGTCCGGCGGTTTCTACTATTAATGTGAATAGTTTAATATATTCTCTAAATAATTCTTCAGTTGTTAACATAGCCTTTAAGTGTTTCTATTATTTTTATTTTTTCAGTTTCTTTGAGAAGACTCCACTCACCTCTTTCTAATTTTTCTATAATTTTTGAAATATTATTAACAGGTATTTCTGAAATCTCTAAAGTTCCTGGTATCAAAGTATACCCTAGATGTTCAAGAATAGACTCAATCTTCTCAAGTTCTTTAACAGTTGCTACTCTTCGACCATAATAATTATCAACTCTTGGATAATTAATAACAATCCTTGAATCTATTACATACCATCTCCAAAGATTATTTGGAAAATTAAATACTCCTCTTTCACATCCACTAAATAAACCGAACCAACCATCAGGTCCATCTTTATAATCTACATAAATCTTTCCTACTTCCATAATTCATCCAAAATATAAAAATGGATTATCTTCTGAATCTTCTTCAATTATCTCAAAATCAGATCCAGAACAATCTTTTAAATTTATCATATACTTTAAAAGTAAGTCTACACCATAATTATAAAAATAAGGTTTATCTTTATCATATGATGCAATAGATTCTCCTTTACCATTTACTACTTTTACATAATTCTCATTTTTAGAATCCAATGATGCTTTTATTCCCTCATCTGTAAAATTCTTTTTCGCATGTTCTTCTGCAAATCTTACAAGTGGATTTATTGTTTCTCCGGATATACGAATTTCTTTGTTAATGAGATTTTTAGAATAAAGAACAATCTTATCTATTACTGAGAAAGTATACCAATTATCAGAACCTATCAACTTAAACCAAGGACTACCAGAATCATCAAAATAAACTCCTGTAACTCTAGTATAATTTCCATCACTTGTTTTTATAATAGGTTTATATCTTAATCTTCTACAAATTTCTTTTAATAAATTAGATCTTTTCTCCAAACACATCTGCGAAAGGTTTTAAATTTCCATTTGGATTATGATCTCTTCCTGAATTTCCATCATCGAGAATAGCAAAACATATTTCTTCAAATGCTCCAATAAATTCTGGTTCTTCCAAAACTTCCTTAAATAATCTTGCTACATGAGAAGGTGGATTTTTAAATGCTCCACATCCAAGTGCCCCTAGAACAAGTTTAGTATGATTATTATCTAAAGCTATTCTAAGGATTGTTCTTATTTTTCCTTTTACAACAGGAACATATTTTTTCATCATTTCTCCAGTATTCTTATCAATATCAGGTCTTACTACTCCTGCCACTGAAATTACATTACATTTAAAATAATTACCTACAGTTTCATAAGTTCCTGGTTTTCTATAAACGCATACCCCTGGACTATATATTCCTCCATAAACTGGAATAGGGTAGGAGAAGTCATTAAGAACTTTTCCTGAATAATAATCTCCAAAGTATTCATCCCATTTTTCAGGAGAGTATAAATATAGGGATAATAGCAAATTACTTCTTCTACATAATTCTTCTTCCTGAGCTCTAGAACCTGTTTCAACTCCTCCACCTGGTCTTTTAGATGAAGCCATATTAAGAACTGCACACTCTGAACCCAATTCCTTTGCTTTTTCAAAGGTATCTATATTCTGTACATATATTTTAAGAGGAGTTTGAAATTTAGGTTTATTATTTCCTTTTTGAATAGACTTATACATTTTTGATTCATATATTAGTCTATCTGTTTCTGGAAATTCTATATAATTATCCTTATATTCATACTCTCTAGAAATAATATCTTCTATTACTTCTTCAAAAACTTTAATTAATTGTTCTTTTGTTTTCATATCATTAATGATTTTGAATTATCTAATAAATTATATTTCACAATCCCACACTCATTACAATTATCCTTTGAGAGAATACATTGACTACAGTAATTTAATTTACCTGAATCTATTGTATATCCTCTTCTTTGAAATAATCTAAGGTTTTTCGAAAAATGACTTATTTCCTTTGATGAATATTCCATAAAAACTCCATATTCAAGATTTTCAAGAGTTACAAGTTCTTTTATTCTATTTTTTATGAAATCCAAAGTAACAATACTTTTTTCATTTAATTCCTCTACAAAGTCTATAAGAACACTTTCATTTATTCTCACACGTTTAACTATTCCTTTACGATTATTTACTGGATAGGAAATAAGTAGAGCTATTTATTTTATCTCCAGGGAAAAAGAATTTATTAGGTCTGATAGAAGGTTTGAAATTACATAAATCACATTCTCCAGAAAATTTACATACTTCTTTACATACTATATCAGAAATCCCTGGGAAAGATCGAAAAATCAACCTACTATTTACTATATCAGTATTAGATACCAATATATTTGTTCTTTCTCCATAATATCTATGTTCTGAAGAACGTCCTAATTCTAAATCTACAGTTTCATATCTAAAATTTCCAAAAAAACCTACTACACCAGTTACTAATCTAATAAGATTGATTTCATTGATATAGATATCATTATTGAACCAAGTAATTATATCTCCTGGAAGATATTTTTGATAGTATAGTCTCCTTTTAGTATTCTTTGTCATAACGTGCTAAATTATTATATGCATCTGTACTATAAAAATTAGTTAGATCGAAAAAAATCGAAAACTCTCCTTTGGGATTTAAAGGTGATTCCGGACGATATCTATCTAAGATAACATTAAATCTAAATTCATTACCCCAATCTTGTCTTATTTCTGTAATTATTAAAGGGTATTTTGGTCCAAATTCTGCATACTCACCACTACCCCATAAATATCCAGGAGACTGAAAATAAACAATATCACCTACTTTATAATAATCTGGATCTAACCTTCTTGCTACTGCTTGAGGAATTCTGGCTAATCTTTCTTCCTTAAGATATTCCATTATTTGAGGGATAATTGATGTATAATCATGTTCTATAATTTCACATTTTTTATCAAAATCATCTATACTCATTCTTTCTGGAAGTATAGATGATCCCCAACATACTTTATAATAATGTCCCTTTGAATCAAAACCACTACTGTAAATAACTCCTATATCTCCAGTATTTTTATTTTTGACTCTAGTCTGTGTCCAACTATCTATTCCCATTGATTATTTCATTTTTTGCCTTAGTCCAACCATCTTTAAATGATTTTCTTTCACTTCCTCCTGTATAAATAAGAAACCCGATAATCATAATAATTATTCCTAAAGGCTTATACCACTCAGTTATTTTAATTCTAAACGGTGAAAATGATATTTCTGTTTGTCCTAAATATAGGATAAATGCAACTAATAATACTAAATAAATTATAACCTTCATCATATCTCTATTTTATAAGTTTTATCTTTCATTACTACTAATTTTCCTGGAACTGCCATTAGACGATCTTTAACATTATCTAAGAAAGCATCTAAGAGTAGAACTTCACCAAAACTTGAAATACTAATATAACATGTATTGAGATTATCAGTCCACCCAAAAAATACTTCTTCAGGATCTGCATTATCCCATGGAGTAAGCACTAAACGAGACAATTCATCTTCTAGTCTTATTACAGTAACAACTTGTAAATCTTCTTCTAGATCATACAAGAATACATATCCAGTTACTTTTACATATTCCTCCGTTTCCATATAAGTTCTTTTAAGATTGGTAAAGATTTCTCCATATATTCAACTAAAATATCTTCAAGGTAAAAATATTCTCGATTCATTACTCCAAAAGAATTTCTAGCTATATGATATAATTCATGAGACCAAGTATTTAAAAGTTCAGATTTTGTCATTCTTTTTCTTTTTGGAATCATCATTATAAATTTTCTTTCTCCAGCAGTTGAATAAACCATACCATCTACTGGAGGAGGAGCTATCTTAATAATATTTTTATTTATTTTATCATAATAAGTTCTAAAAGTTGACATTACATAACTTAAATCACCCTTAGATAGTTTTCCAGAAATTTCTTTTTTCTTCTCTATCCCTAAAAGAAGATCTTCTATGTGTATAAAATCTAAAAGTTGTTGAGAAACTAAATATCCAAAGATATAAGCTTCTGTTTCATCATCAACTATTCCTCGTGAGGAAGTGATTCTATTAACAAATCTACTAGTTTTTCTAAATATCCACTTTACCTTTTCTTTTGTAGTTAGATTTGACAAGATAGTGATTAAATAACTTCCACGATTATTAACAGCTAATTCATATCCCTCTGGCTTTGGTATAATCCCATATAAACCTCTAAAAGCCTCAAGAGAACAATGAATAGTAGTTAGTCTCGTACTAAATATAGGAATATCATAATATACACATTTAGAACCAACTTCCTTTCTTAAGTTTTCATAATAATTCTTTTTATTAAAAAATTCTGCTTCTTCTAATCGATTTAATAAATCTTTTAACATTTTCTTTTTTATTTTATTACATTATTAAGGATTTAAACTCTTATAATTGTTATGAATAAGAAAAGTATAAAAATTGAATATTATTATTGCACTGTTAAGACTAATAATAAATACACTTTTGTAATAATAGATAATAGAATTAGTCTCTTATTTCGAAATCGATTAAAGAGAATCTCATTTAATTATTTATTACACCATATAAAATATATGGAGATTTGTTTTATTTATTATGGAAGATATGATACTGTAAAAATAAAAGAAGAAACTATATCTGGAATCAACTCAGAAGATATTCGAAAAGTTTTAATTAAAATAATAAAAACTACTACTGGACTTCTTAGTGTTAAAAAAGATATAGATAACCTCAATAAACTATATTATAATTATAAAAATTATCATGATAACTTTCACACCAAACTTTAGAGCTTATATAATAGAAACTCCTCTTAAACTAGTAGATATACACAATGCTCAAAATTATCTAACTTCTAAGGAATATAAAATAATATCAAATAGTTTTAGTGTATTTTCATTTCTAGGAAATAGAAATAATCTTCAAGAAGTTTCAAAGATTGTAAGTTTTTTAAAGGATAATAATCGCTTAGGTAAAAGTAAATACTATATTTCAATTACCTTAAGTAATTTTGAAAAACCATTTCGAAAAATCTGGACAGCAAAAAATATGACAAGATACATATATAGACTGGATTTAATAACAAAAGAAAGTTTTAGGTATTTTAAAAAACTTAATTCGGATATTATTACTATTGAAAAACCAAGTATTCCTGAAGAAGAATTTATTAGAATCATCCTATATAATTCTTTAGCAATAATAGAGAATTATGAAAAGGGATTAATAAACATAGATGATAATGCTGCTTATTATATGAGCAATTACAATTATTCTATTCTTAAACTATCTAGAGAAAAAGGTTTATTTTAGAAGAGAAAGAAAACTAACCAAGGATTTTATTTCCAAGGTTAGTTCTTTTTTTTATTCGCTTTTTGCAGCGTCATGTTTACATATTTTGATCAAGTAAATATATTTATTAACAGTTTCGAAAAAGTCATCTGTTCTGTTAATAATACCTGACCACATTAAATCATCTCCAGCTTCTCTTTTTATTCCAGTTAGTAATCCTCTAATATCTACTAAGAGATTTTCAAATTCTAATGCTTCTGGAAGAATAGGATTTAATGTTCCTGGTTGGATAAATCCCCAGAGAGCTTGAGCATTTTCCATAAGAGCATCATCAAAATCCTGAAATTCACCATCAAAATCATCAATTAATTTATGGATGCTCATAGTGGGTGCTGAGAAATGCAGTTCTTTCAATCTCGTGTGTATACCATGAAATTGATTCTCCAAATTCAAAATAAACTTATTATTCATAACTTTTTTAATTTATAAATGTTTTATTTTCATAAACTCTGATAATGTTGTTTGACTAACTCCTAACCTTCTAGCTACTTCTGCTTTACTCAATCCTCTTTCAAGTAATTTCGTAATCTCACTATCTTTTCCATCTAATTTACGCTTCCTAGGGATTCCAACAGGCCTACCTAATCTAACGCCATTAGATTTCATCATAGCTAATGCACATTTTGTTCTTCGACTTATTAATTCTCTTTCTTTTTGAGCACTAATTATATCAAAGAAAGTTTCATATACGGACAGGGAATCTTCTTTTATTATTTCCCCTTTCCAGATAGGTAAGATAGCAGCTCCAGTTAACATACAATGATTTATAATTGACATCACCATATATACATTTCTTCCAAGTCTAGAAATTTCAGTAACTAATATTAAATCCCCTTTCTTTATTCGATCTAATATTAATTTTCCAAGAAGTCTAGCACTAGGTTTTATAGCCCCTGAGATGCTCTCTTCTATCCATGCATCTACTTCAATTCCATTTTCCCTACAATACCTGTTTATTTCGTACCTCTGTACTTCTACTGTTTGTTTTTCTGTAGATACTCGTATATAACCATAAATCATTAGATAGTTTATTTTTTAGTTATTAATCAACTCTTCAAACAGAGTTTCTTATCAATAATTAGGCTTTCACTTAAAAAATAAAGCAAAAAGAGCATAAACCTTGAAATTCTTATATATGGACGAAAAATAAGCGCTAAAGTTTCTGTCTATAAAACAAATAGAAAAATTAACAATTTAGTGATTAAAAAAACAAGTAAAATTGATGCTAAAAATTTAGTATGAATTCGGGTGAGTGTAAACGAGAAGCCACGAGTAAAGCTACTGAGAGGTAGTATAACATTTTAATAAAAAAAATTAGTAGCTTTATGAATTACGGTAAAATCTTAAGCGTTGGCTTCAAAGTATTAGTTGCAGCAGTTGCAGGCGTAGCTGTATTTATTGGTGTAGATAAAATCAATACTAATAATGGCAATCAAAATGGTGGTTTTAGACAAAAAAGTATTCCTGACGATCCAAGTTTCTCTTCAGGATCAGAGTTTCAATCAAATAACAATACTCAGATCCAACAAGTAAAGAGAGATAGGAATGATAGTAATATTGTCGAGAAAATGAAAAATGTTCAGGATACTTGTGGAAGATTATTTACTTTCGTTCAATCATTGACAATGGTAGTAGATAATTTTAGCAGAATATTTAGAAATGATGGAAATAGTTATCTAAGTCAACCTTACTATGGTGACCCTTGGGGATATCGACAGCCTATTGATATGGGAAATGGCGTTTATTGGAATAGAATATCTCCATACATCATTGAAGCTTCGTCAACACCAGATCCAAGATATTATGGTCGATTATAAAATCTTAAGGAAAGGAAGGACTAAAGATTAATTAATTGCTACACCACCCAATAAAGAAGAAATATATATGTACGTTGTATAAAAATGCCTTCCGAAAATAATAAATTTATTATACAACGTACTTATGAAAGAACTTGTTATGCCATAGGAAATTATCCTATGGTTTTTATTTTTCGCTTCAAAACCTTATTAGTGTACAAAATAAAAGAGAAGTATGGAAAAAGAATTTGTTGTATATGGGAAAAAGAAATTTAACCCAGAGAAATTCAGAAAAATTAAAAACAGAAAAGGATGGTGTAAACCTAAAGCTGGATTATGGGCTTCTCCGATAGACTCTAAATGGGGATGGAGAGATTTTATAATATCTGTAATGGAATCCTGGAAGAAAGATCTACAAACATATTTTAAATTCAAACTTTCTTCTACAGCTAAAATTTATATCATTGATACATTAGAAGATTTATATCAAGTACCGTTTAAAAGAATATTAAAACTTCAACCTGCTCTTTCAGATTATTTAATTGATTTTGAAAAGATGGTATCCGAAGGTTATGATGGAATATTACTTACAGAGAATGGTCAAAATGAAACTAGAATGCCTGAGTTTAGTGGATTATACTATAACGGAAAAAGTTTTAATCTTTATGGTTGGGATGTAGAATGCTTATTAGTACTTAATCCTAGGTGTATAGTTCCAGTAAATTCACTAAAAAGAATCAACTTAAAGAATGGAAGGAATGCATGGAAGAAGAATGTAGTGATAGCAAGAACACAAAAATCTATATCTCAAGATGATCCTGAAATTTTAGAATGGAAAAGAGAAACAGAAGATACAATGATACTAGAAAGAGGATCAACATACGGTTCTAAAAAAGCATTTATCAGATCTCTCAGAAAGTTACAATATAAGATCGGAGATGATCCAACTTCAAAATTTATCTTGAAGTAAAAAAAGAATAGAGAAGAAACTTTAATTGTTCTTCTCTTTTTCTTTCTTCTATCTATTATATAGTCTGATTATCATATTCTTCTTTAGTTAATAAACTTCCTGAAAGATAATCATAAGCACTGATTAATTTAACAGATTGTTTAAAAGAATGAATCTCTTGTATTCGAAGTTCTCGTCTTTCTATGTCAAATACCTCTAGGAATTTAACTTCAAACCATGCAAGTTCTATCACATCAAGATCTTTCCAGTATATAATATCTCCTGGTTGTAAAGAATCTATAAACTTCTGTACTTTCTTTTCTTCGGCTAGAATTTTTAATAAACTTTCTACTTCTACTATATTTTTTTGACTTGATCCTATTCCTATAATTGGATTAAATCTTCTTTTAATTCCAATAGATAATAATCCTATATCACCTCTTTTCATTATAATCTTTAATTAAATCGTTATACTTTTCTGGTATTTTCCCAAAATCTATATCTTTATATACTTGACCTATTCCATCTTCCATATATCTCAAAGAAAACATTAATTTCATAATCTCAATGTAACTATCTTTTGTATATCTAGGATCAGAACTGAGAATATATTCAAATTTTAAATTATCCTTAAAATAATTCTCGATTAAATATTTTTCAAATTCTTCAGGAGATAAACTACATAAATCCTTGGACTTATCACCGAATAATTTACTCGGCGCATTACATTCAAGAGTTTCAGTTATAGGATTAGTTGTAAATATAAAATCTATATCAAAATCAGATCTAGTATTTACATGCCTATAATCAAATCTAGGCGCCGAGGAATGTCTTTCGGTGATATCCCAAAATGAATCATAACACTCATAAAAATCATACTTCATAAGAATTGGTTTAAAATTTTTCATAAAGTATTCTAAGTTTCTATAATGTGCTCTAATAGTTCCTAATTCATGTTCGGTTGGGTTCTCTGATATCCATAATACTTTCTCAAAATTATCTTCGAACTCTTTACCTTCTACTATTATTCCAGTTCCTTCATCACAAAAAGAATTAGTCTTTTCTGGATAAGTAATCAAAGTCTTAAACCATGCTCCTGTGACTTCTACTCTCGAAAAATCAATCTCAAATTCAGTCCCTTCAGGAAGAGATTCTAGTTCTTTGGTATATTCTTCTGTATATCTTGTAAATAATGTAACATGCCCTAAAGTATCTTTCTTTTCTAAATCGGTATACTCTAAGTAACCACATATAAATTGATTTCCTGCAGAACTATATCCTCGCTGTACTAAGAAATCTATATAATCTTTAGCAGTCTTCATCTTTAAAAAAGTCAGTTAAATAAATAAATGTAAATGTAAGTGTAGTCCAATTATCTATACCACTAATAGTACTATATCCAGATATAATAACAGGATACTTGATTGGTAAGAAATAAGGATTTGTATATCCCTTAATACAATCATTTTCTGGACCATAGTATTCAAGATGAAAATTGTATAGTTCATTTAGTTTTTTATAAAACTCAAGCCATTCTTTAAGAGACTCTATTAGTTTTTTCATGCTCAAATCCATTATTTAATATTCCCAACCATTCTTCTGTTTTTTGTACATCTCTCTTCATCTCGGAAACATTCATCCAAGAAAAATAGAGAACAATACAATCTGGATAATCCTCCCTAGTTCTAAATACTGAAAATTCTATCTTATCACCTATCGACATCTCTCCATAAAATAAAATTTTTCCAGAATCAGAAAACTTAGAATATGTAAATGAACAATCTGAATTATTAATCATGAAATTTCCATGTTCTGTCGGAAATAGCTCACATAGACCATATTTTATTTCATTATATACTTCACGCTTTTTTGTCATACATTAATAAGTTTTATAATTCTTTCACGTATAGATATAGGAATTCTATCAATCTCAACAATACAAGGATCAGATAATAATTTTTCTGCCTCTACATAACCTTGACAAACAGATATTATTCCGGCCGCGTCTTCTATAATTGTTAAAAAAGCATAATACCTCGAATATGTATAAGTTATATTTTGAACTTTTATATATGTATTTCTTTCAATAATATCACCGGCCGTATTTTGATCCTCCACAGTTCGATAATAAACAGATCCTATTGTAACGCCTCCTAAACTCGACTTCATCAATTCAAAATAAGTCCTAGTATAACCTAGAGAAGGAAGAATGGAATCTAAAGGCGTTTTCCATGTTTCTTCTAATTCTTCTTGTGTTGTATAAATTTTTGCATCCCTAAGATTAATTTTTGCTGGATCTAATATTATTAACATAAGTCATTGATATAAAAAGAGCCCAAGGAAATTATCCCCAGGCTCATTATTTTTACTCTATTCCTAACGTATCTTTGCATAACTGAATTTCGGCCGGATCACCAGTATGTTTTCCTAAGTCGTCTGAAAGTTTTATGCAAGGAATCCAAGGTTTATTTTCATTCATCCTACATCTTACTAATTTCATTACTATATTAGCAGGTTTAATTCCTGGAATATCACAAGTAAGATTAGTTCCTATTCCTGCGACAGCTTTTTTGATTCTTCCTGCACAATATTCAGAAATGTCTTTGAATTTTTCCATATCAAGTGCATTAGAGAATACCACTGTTTTATCTTTAGGATCAACTCCTAGCTCTTTCAAACGATTAATCATAAGATTCACAAACATATATTCATCTCCAGAATCTTGTCTAAAACTTGGAAATAAGAATGCATGTTTTCTAGAAAGCTGATCGAAAAATGCTTTAGAAGTTATCGTATCTGTAAGTACGCAACCAAGCTGAGAATCATATACATCTTCCCAATTTTCCATCATTACGTACGATCCTTGACGATATCCATACATACTATTCATAAAACTACAAAGCTGATGATTCATAGTTCCTTGAGGAATCATATTATACTTCATAGCAAAATAAACATTACTAGTTCCAGTACAATAAGTTGATTTCTCTTTCAACATTCTAATTACCTCTTCATGAACATTGAATGAATATCTTCGACGTAAGCCAAATTCACAGAACCAAAGCTTTTCTCTATTTGAAAATTCTATTTTCTTTTCAAGTTTTCCTAAGACTTCAGACATATCAACCTTGTCTTCTTTATGCATCATCTCTGACAATGTTGCAAGAATTGGTATTTCATAAAGTGCCATTCTATACATTTTGTCGATAACACTGATTTTAAGATGATGTTTTTCGTCTAAAGAAATGTTAACTTTCTCTGGATCGAATCTCCACTGTCTTAACCATTCCCAATAAAATTCTGGAATGTATTTAATTCTATTCTTTACCCATTCAAACTCCTCTGGAAGAAGTTTAAGATTTTTAATTGTGTAAAGATTTCTTTTAAATTCTTCTACAAATTCCTCAGTGTACTCTGTGTTGTTTCGGTCAAAAAATACTAACTCTCCAATACTATCTGGAAATTTTCTAGAGAAGAAATGTGATACACTAAAACAATAAAGATCTTGTTCTAAAATACTTTTAATCATAACTGTTATTAATTTTGTTTATATAAGTTTTCATATCATATATAAGAATTTGCGGGCCTGAGGAATTCAAACCCTAATACATGACATAGAACAATTATAAAAGAAATTTTGTAGTTGTTCTTTTTGTTTTGATCTAGTAACATAATAAAAGGGTGAGTATTATAAATTAGCTACTTATAAGAAAACCCTTCTTTAATTGTTATTGTGTTACTCGATATATAATTTATATAACCTTAAAATTTATTAAAATTATGTTACAGAATCATTTAAAAACAGAACTTCCATCAGAATGGAGAAACCTATTTAAACATCACGAATCTTACCCCGAAGACTACTATGATGTCGCAGAAGTAGAATTAAACTCTGGAGAAAAGAAAATTTTAGTTTTAAATCGTGAAACGGATGATCTTATGGAGTACTATTATGATGATATTCCAGATAATCAATGGATAGATCTTGAAAAATTTTTTAAATTTGAATTAATTGATCGAAATGAAAATTTTAAAAAATTATTAGATTATGATTTATCTAATATATACTTTATTAATAAGTATGGTGCAATTCAATGTAATTATAAAGGAAAAGTAAGAAAATCTAATCTTAAAAATAAAATTTCAAATAGAAGAATATATCCCGAAAGAAGCTTTTCTTTATTTGATATTAGTATTCATGTTTATAATCATTCTTTAATCGCTTATCTATTTATTCCTAATTTATATCCAGAAGTAAATAATATAATAAACCATAAAGATTTAAATCCCTTAAATTTTTGTAAAGAAAATCTAGAGTGGATTACTTATAGCGAAAACAATAAGGCAGAGAATAGATTAAATAATTTTTGTCATAAATACAAGTATCTTCAAATCGATCCAAAAGATAAAAAAGTTATTAAAGAATGGTATAATGCTAGTGAACTAAAGAAATATTTTCCAGGCTATAGAAAAGTGTTATGTGGAATTAGAATTACTTACAAAGGTTATGAATGGAAAAGAATAGACTTAACACTCGAAGATTATAAATCTCGTCATCCAGTTATAGAAAATGGATGGTATCTTAACCCATTTATTACTTCTCATAAAGTTGAAGCCAATCTCTGCGGAATTCTAAGGATTAATGGAGTAGAAAATATAGGTACTTTAGAAGAAAAAGAACAAAGGTATAGAATAAAAATCGGAGGAAAATCAATTTTAGTTCATAGATTAGTTTATGAAACTATTTCTGGGAAAAAGATAGAAGAAAATAATGTAATAGATCATATTCAACCTATTCGATCTGTAGAGACAATTAATAATGAATACTCTAATCTAAGAGAAGTAACTCAAAAAGAAAATATGAATAATCCGGAAACTCTTTCTTATAGAAAGAATAAATAAATTATTAAGGATAGATATAGTTTTACTATATCTATCTTTTTTTTTCAACGTACAAAATAAAAAGAGGGAAATTAATCCCTCTTTTAAACAACTACTTTCTTAATTCCATTAATAAATGATTTACCGAATTTTACTAGTTCTCGATCTCTAGCTACTAAGGCTAATCCTAAAATAAATGGAACTTGTAAATTTTTTATTATCTCTTTATACCAAGGATCGATAATATCACTCTTAATGCAATATTTTCTCATTGACCCATAAAGTTCCTTAATCGCCTTGCTTTGATATTTTAGGCACTTAGTTTTTTCTAGTAATTTTTCAAACCTCGCTTTTAATGCAAAGACCACTCTTGATTTCTCAATAAATTCGTCTTCAGTAATTGTTCCTTTTTCAAATTCAAGTTTTACCTGTTTGAAATTAATCTTTTCAAACTTAACTTTTAATTCTTGAAATTCTCTTCTGATTTTTTCTCTATTTGTCTTTTTCATACTATAAAAATTTAAAACTCCCTAAGCTTTTTATTATTGCTTAAGGAGTATATTATTACTTTTTTATCTCATATATAAGGCTTTGAAGGAAAATAAAAAGGAGAGGAATTTTTTATCCCTCTCCATACATAATAATCTTAGATTTCAAACAAGTCGAGAATATCCTTCCAACATTTTATAGTTGTTATATCAAATGATTTTGTAAACTCTTCTCTATACTCATCCATAGTCAGTTTTGTTCCAACGATTTCGCCTTTGTAATTTTTTAATCTAGCAATAAATTCGTTATTTTCCTGATCTTGAGAATGTTCTAATATAAAGACTGTATATTTTTGTTCCTCATTCTCGTTTGATAATCGTTCAATCACAACAATCGATCTTACGCGATTATTACAATCTTTCGGCATGAATAGTTCTCTTAAATTCTCGCCGAATTGATTTTCGATATCCTCTTCTAATATCGAAAATTTTGATCTACCATGAACTCCAATTTGAACTAGAGTTGCATAATAATTGTTCTTTTGCTCTTCTTGGCCCTCTAATACTGCTGACCAAAGTTCTTTTAAATTTTTCATAATTATTATTTTTATTTGCCTTCTATTTGCTTCAGGCATTGCGTTATTATTGTCTCAAAAAGTAAAAAAGACATAATATATCCTTTAAATCAGATATACTATGTCTTTAGGTAATATCAGATATTTCTATCTTTTATTACATATATAAGGCTAATAGGGTTTCTTAGACGGTATTATTTTTAACCTCTTAGGAACTCTATTTTCCTTTCTACACATATAAGGTTTTCAGGGTAATGCAGAATCCGGTTAAAAACTAGTTCCATCTAAAAATGTTTCAAAGCCTTATATATGAAGAGAAAATAAATGAGCTAGCTCCTAAAGTATATATTGCAGATATACAAAAGAAGCTAGCATTAATTTTTTAAAGTTAAAGAAAAATTCATAGAATAAATTTAATCCGTAGAAAAAGGTGTAATTAAAATGATTATTTCTATGAATAATAAAGAAATTATTCAACATATCATCATTGCAATTATCATGACACTAATGATGATATTTCTAGAGGATGATAACATTCTCATAGATATATTCAATCACGCTATTGCTTTGGCAAGAACAAAAATAGAGTGTGATAAATTAAAAAATAAAAGAGTAGATTAATTCTTTTACCCTAGGACTTAAACGGTTCTAGGGATTTTATTTTTTCTTTAACTTCATCTATAAGGAACTCAACCATCTGTAAGAGCAAAATCAACCTCTCTTAGGATAGTGGGTTATTTTGGCTCATTTTATAGGTTAAGATGGCTAAAAACATCAAAAATAACCCACATTTCGCTACCTTTTTCTAATGTATGCCTTATATATGAAATAATACGAAAATGTTGTTTAATTTTATAGTTATTGTGTTATGAAATATAGAATAAATACTTTTGCAAAAATTCACAGAGTGACTAGAAGAACTGTTGAGAATTGGATCTCTAAAGGAGTAGTCAAATCTGAAATAGATGAATTTAAACATAGATGGATTATTGTAGATTCTGAGGAAAAACTTGAAAAAGAATTAACTACAGTAATTTATTCTAGAGTAAGTTCTGAAGATAAAAGAAATGAATTAGAAGAACAAGAAAAACGATTATTGAATTATTGTAGTGCCAAAGGTTATAAAATCTCTAATTCAGTTTCAGAGATATCAGGACCTACAGAATCTTCGCCAAAATTAGAATCACTTATATTAGACTCTACCGTTGATATTATAGTTGTAGATACCGCCGATAGAGTTAGTATTTTTGATTTCGGCGTTATTTTAAAACTATTAGAACAAAACGGTAGAAAAATAGAAGTGATAAATATGGCGGCGAAAATTAATCCAAGAGATAAAAAAGATAGCTTATTTGACATTCTCTCTTGGTATTGTAAAGAGTTATATGGAAAAGCTAGAGGACGTAATATATTCTCTGGCCTTCTAGAAAAATTGGAAAAACTTAAACCTTAAATTTTATTAGTTATGGAGAATTTACCTTCAATTTTTGTACAACGTGAAAAATATCCTTTCTTACCCGATGATGTATTTATGCCTATTGAAGCTCCTATAGTTCCTAAAGAAATTTCTGGAAGATATGGAGTAAATAAGAGAGGGGAAATGAAAAATTTAGAAACTGGAAGATTATTAAGTAAGGTAGTTAGTGAGAATAAATATATAAGATTTACCTCTACTTATAGAGAAAATGGAAAGCCTAAATCAATTAATTCAAGTGTTCATAGAATGGTTGCTTCTGTATTCTTAAATAACCCTAATCCAAACATATATAATGTAGTTAATCATATAAATAATAATAGAGGTGATAACACTTTAAATAATTTAGAGTGGGTTACTCCAGAAGAAAACTGGAGAACTGATAAAGTATCACTAAGAAATACAAAATTTTTAGGAATGTATGTTGGATATACCCTAGATGGAAAAGAAGTTGAGAGATTTTATGCAAGGGATACTCCAAGTAAATATGTAAGATCTTCTATAGAGTCTGCTGCGATTAAAGGAGGAACTTATAAAGGGATGATTTGGAAATACGAAAAACCAAATCGAATTATTCCAGGATTTTCAGGAAATCTAGATGATTATGAATGGTATGAACATTGGAAGTATCCAGGATTGTATGTATGTAAAAAAGGATTTATTAAAATAGATGAGAAATTATCATACTATAGTGACGAAAGAAATACTACTGGATATGTTCATGTATCAATTAAACATAAAACATACCCTGCTCATAGAATTATAATGGAATATATTCTAGGAAGAAATTTAGAAAAGGGAGAAATTGTAGATCATATTGATAGAGATCGAAAAAATAATCATTTTGATAATCTTAAACTATGTAATAATAAAGAGAATATGAATAATATTAATACAATAAAGTACATAAGTAATACTATTATCGTTTGTAATTTATATGGAGATATTATCTTAAAGACACACACTAGAGAAGCATATGAATTTATATATGGAACAGATTATAATAAAGGATTGAATCTTTCAGGAACTTTATTATCTGCAATGTTATGTAAAAAATCTTATATATGTATTAAAGAAGGTGATAATGATGCACTTTTTAATAAATTAAAATACGTATATTTTATAATTTCAAAAGATAAAACAAAAATAATAAAAACTTATACTAATTTAAAAGATTTATACAAAGATGAGCACCTTAATAGTTCTCAAAGAAAAATTTACAGAAGTTTGAAATCAAATACTTTAATAAATAATTATTACGTTTTAAATGGTCAAGATGCATGGAACATTTTAAAATCTATAGGACATCTTACTGCATTAGATCCTGAAAACAACCAACCATTAGACATGTAAACCTTATAGATGGGAAGATATTATTGTGTTGTCTTCCCACTATTTATAAATGAAAACATATTTAATTAATATTAAATTTTTTAATAAACTAAATTTTATTTATGGAAGAAAATAAGAAAAAAGGACCTGGAGATATTAGATTATTACAATGGCCGGAAAATGTATTAACTAATCCGGATTACATGTTAGGATCTCTTGCTCCAGATCCATCAGGAAAACCTTGTGAAGGTGCATGTAATGCTTTTCGAGAAATTATAGATAATGCAATAGATGTACTTTACGATAATCCTGATGCAACAACAATCATAGTAGATACAGAAAATTATAATGGATTTAATCTAGTAGCAGATAATAGCTGGGGTATTCCACTAAGAATGAGTGAGATACCTGGAAAAACTATGGCACATTTATCTATAAGTACATTAAACTCTGGAAGTAAATTTAATGGGAAGGGGGACGATACAGGCGCTCACATTGGCCGTCAGATGGCGGCTTAGGAAATGTTTCCTAAGAAAATTCTGCAAAAATTGGTGAAAGATATAATAATCTAATACCAAGCAATAAAAAATTATTTTATTGTTTAACGACTAAGTACAGAACTGAACTTTTAGATGAGATAGTCTAAACTTATGATGAAAATCATAGAAAACTTGCACGGTGTAGGAAGTGCTTGTACCTGTGCCCTTTCTGAACAATATATTTTATTATCAAAGATTACACAAGATAATTATGATAAATCTATTCCAGAAGTAAAACAACTTTGGGAATCACAAGGACCTAGAAGTAAAAAAGATCTATTCTATATAGTTGTATATGAGAATTACGGTAATCTTACTTTTGAAGGTGCTATGAAACTTTCTGATGTAAATAAAAAACTTGGCGTGAATTTACCAACAGGAATGAGTACTATAGTTTTATTCAAACTAGGTACTACATATGTTCCTGACCCTAGAGTTGTTATTCCATATGATAACTTAAACTATTTTCTTCTTATAATGAAGGAATTTTATAAAAGAAAAGTAACTGTTATTGCAAATGGAAAAAATATGACAGCTGCAGATCTTGATATTTATAAATACAAAATTATTAAAACTATTATTCCTGAAGATACAAGTAAAAATTCAGAAGTAAAAGTTTTAATATATTTTGATGTAGATCCTGAGATGTCTAATAAAAGTAGTTATGGTAGTGTGAACGGTCTTGTAGTAAATACGGGACAACATTTAAATTATATAGAAGCATGTTTTGACCAAGCAATTAGAGCTGAGTATAAAATTACTCATAAATACACTATGAATGGTTTTAAATCATGTGTTGTGCTCCTGGCAGAGGTAATATCGTTCGATAGTCAAACTAAAGTACGATTAAAATCTATTGGGAAAGTAAAACAATCGGATTTCACAGGAGCATTAGTAAAAGAATTCATAAAAATATTTAGATCTAACCCTGACTATTGGCAAGAACATGTAGATAGATTGAATACTATTTATAATTCAATGAGATCATTCTCGGCAGCTGAAAAAGCGCAAAAAATGATTGATGATGCTCAGGGAAGAAATATGTTTAAGTCAAGGGTTGAATTAATAGAGGGTTTTAGTGACGCAACTGGAAAAAACAGATGGGATTGTGAATTATTCCTCTGTGAAGGTCAAATTAGGCCGTTTAAATCAGAAATGTCTTAAATTATAAGTGAGTAAATTCGGTGAAAGACCTTAGAGAAAAAATATCCTAAGTAAATCTAATACCGAGTCAAAGATAAATTCTTTGATGTAACGCATACTGTATTCACTATCTATAATAAAATAGATAAAAATATATGCTGAACTATCAAGAATCAATTGATAGAATTATTAACATATTGCTAAGTCCAGCAGGATCACTAAAAAGTGGAAGACATAACACTCAGTTCCACGCAGTACTCCCGTTAAGAGGTAAGATACTTTCGGTGCTAGATAAGACTGTAGATCAGGCACTAGATAATAAAGAAATTCATACTATATTCAAAGTAATTGGACTTGGTATGGATGTAAATAACGTAACAAAGGATGCAAAATCTTTTGAAGAAGCTTATGAATTGATAAAAAAATACAGCCGTTATGGTAAAATTGTTATCGCAGTTGATGCGGACCCTGATGGCGAACAGATAAAAAAATTAATTCTATATTTATTTGGAAAATTCGGAAGATTTTTGATAGATTTTGGAATGGTTTATCAAATAATGTCACCAATATTTGAACAAGGTGATAAAAAGTTCTATCCTGGAGATCCATTACAAGATAATGGAATATTTCCGATAGGATTAGATCCGAGTAAACCATTTTTTCGCAGAAAAGGTCTAGGAGCTTTTAATTCTGAAGATATTTATGATATCTTTTATAATCCGGCAACTAGAAAATTAATTCAAGTAACTCCGGATGGTTTCGACTATAGTATGAAACTGACAGAAGATATTGAAGAAAGAAAAAAACTATTATTTGATGCCGGAATTATAACTAATCCATATGGATTCACAGACTTATAAATATCCAAATATTCCAGAAGTTAAAATAGTAATATTACTTGGTGAACCACAAAATATATGTTGTGATAGAGCTAAGAAAATATTAACTAATAAAAATTCTGAAATTTATAGGTTAATGAATAAGGAGAAAAAAGAATTCATAAACTTATATCTGAATGAAGGAGATTTAGTAATGATTTCATATTCTTATTACTTCAAGGATATGTCACAGTTACTAATTTAGAGAATAAAAAGAGTATGAAATTTAGCACTCTGGAATTAAATATCTTATATTATTATTTCGGGAAATTCAAAATAATTGATAATGGATTTACAGATTTATAAAATTAATGGTATTGAAAATAGTAGGGATGTATTACCAACAATGAAATATTTTATTAAAGTAATTTCTAAGATGGATAAAAATACTTACTACATAAATAATAAGAAAAGGGAAATATTTTTAGATGGAATTAACTCAGAAGATATAATTCTTCTAGAAATTCCTCCTATTCTTAAAAGAAATTCACAGTCAGGAATGAAATCAGTAAGAACTAAGATAACAAATCTTAGAAGTAATAAATCAATAATAGTTCCTGAAAGTGCAATTAATGAGTTTTGGGATGCTATGAAAGAAATACAAGTAATAGATCATGGAAACATTTAAAATGGGAAATTTCAATATACAAGAATTACCTACAGTAAAATATACAGTTCAGGTAATTTCAATGAAATGTATTGAATTGAGCTACAGTACGAGTAAAACTTTTGAAAAATTTATAAGAGATATTAAACAAGGAGACCTAATTCTTCTAGAATATCCACCAGTAGTTATATCTAAAAGTGGAATTGGAGGAGGAATTATGTCTTTCTCAATAAAAATAACAAATCTTAATTCAGAAAAATCGATTTCAGTAAAAGCAGGAGTATCTGAAGATTTTTGGTATAATTTAGACGAATTTAGAATAATTGAATAATATGGCTAGAAAAAAGAAAGAAATAGAATTACCACAAATTACACAAGAAGAATTAATTCAACAAAAAGCTATTGGAGAAATAGCAAGAGATGCTTTTTTAGATTTTGGTAATTATATTAATAATCAAAGACATACAGCATTTATACAAGATGGTTGTAAACCTAGTTATAGAAGATTAATATATTCAGCTCTTCAATTTCCAAAAGGGAAGATGATACCTAGTACTACAGTAATTTCAAGTGTAGCAAACTATCATCCTCATAGTCTTTCCGGTATTGAAGAACTTAATGCTAATCTCGTACATACTGGAGTTTTTGAAGGTCACGGTTCATGGGGATATACGGAAATAAATGGTGTATACAATCAGTATGCCGCTCCTCGATATACAAAACAAATGGTTTCAGATGTATACAATAGAGTACTTGGAGAATTGTGGAAAGAGGTTCCTATGGTAGAATCGCCAGTAGGACCAATGGAAATATCTTATCTTCCACTTCCTATACCTCTTTGTCTTTACATGAAAACATCGGTAACTGGTCTGTGCATAGGTGTTAAGAATGATTATCCGAATTTTAGTCCGAAATCATTATACCAAGCCTATATAAATAATAACCCGTTACTCCTAGAACCGAATGCAAACTTAATAATTGACAAAGAAAATTCAGAACTTGATAGATTATGGAAAACAGGTAAAGGTAGAGTAATATATTCATACAAATTAACAAGAGTAACTGATGATTTTGGTAATCCAGGAATATTATTTGAAGGAGATACTTTCTTATTTACACCTAATTTTAAAAAGTTTAAAAAACTTGCAGAAGAAGGAAAAGTATATATGGAAGATCTTACTGATATTAATGGTCCTAAAATGGTAATATCTAAAGTTCCAGGAGCAAGAGGAATATCTATTGAAGAAATTGAAGATCTAGCAAGAAAGTGTTGCTATAGTGCTACAAACTACACAACAAACGTAACTACTGGATCCACAATGTTTCGAATTGGTTTATATGATTGGTTAGATTATACTTATAAAAATTACATAGATCTAATTGTAAAAGTAAATCAGAAGAAGATAGAAAAAACTACTTTTGATATTGCGGTTTTAGAGGCTATTCCATTAATTTCGGATTATATATTAAACAAAAATCCAAAAGCAACTGACGAAGAGATTATGAAAGTATTTGGAATGCCTCAGGAAATAGTTAGTTCTGTTATGTCAAAGCCTATCAGTTACCTTAGAAAAAATAAAGATACTTCGGATCGTATAAAAGAGCTCAAGACAAGATTGAAAGAGCTTAAGAAATTCGATCCGGTAGCATATACTGAACAAATTATTAATCAACTTTAAAAAATATAAGATATGAAACAAGAAAAATACCTAGTATCAGAGATATTTGATGATGAAGCTATGGCAATTGATTGGAAATATGTACCTGAATCATTTCTCCCTAAAATATCAAAAAACCTATATAATGTATCAGCAGTAAGAGAAGATGGGACAATAGTAGAAAGGACTGTTATATTCATTAAGCCAGTTGATGTATTTGTTAGGGATGTAGATCTTACTGAATTTGCTGGGATATTACTAGGGAAGGAGATAAAAAAATGAATTCCGTATATTATGGGAATGGATTAGATGCTTTTATCGAGGCTATTTACTTACAAGAAGAGATAGATCCTTCGGTAGGTAGTCTAATTCACGTTAACCCAAAGAATCCAACATATATAACCGGAAAGATAGTGATAATTAATACGGCCGACTACTCAATGGACAAAATAATGACTCTGGTAAGAAATAAATGTAAAGTTATTTCTAGAACATCAGAACCAGGAGAGTGTCAGGGAGTCGAAGTTTGTCCATATATTCTTCGGCCGTGTTTTGATGTGATATGGAATGGGAGAACAAAAAAAATAAATACTCACCCTGAACTAGATAAATTTTTAGAAGGAAATGAAGATGAATGGAGTATGATTTTCCCGGACTACAAATTATATTTCCCTAAACTAACAATATGGGATAAAAAGATTGTAGTAGATGAATATGGAAACTTGACCGGACTTGGATGGATTTTACAACAGACAGGAGTAAATCTAATCGAAGGTACTCCATTTAATGACTTAGATCTGGTAAAAACAAAAAAGCTAGATTTCATGTCTTAAGAAGAAAAATAAAAGAAGGAGACTTTTTACAGTTCTCCTTCAATTTTTTTATTTCCTGATTCTTAGATTTTCTATTCTATCTACAGAAATGAATTTATTATCTCCTATAATTTTTCCAGATAATACAGTTCTGAGTTTTTCTCTCATCATATCTATATTATCATTCTCAAGAGATCGAAATGTTTTAGAGAATTCAATTAACACATTCTCATCAAAGTACATTAAGTGCAAAATTCCGTATTCGACAGTATAGACAGATTCAATAAAACCACCAAACCTTTCTTCATAACATCTTTTAATTATATGAATAGTTTTCGGAAATCTTAGTAATTTAATCCCCCTCCTTTTCTGTCTATTTAAAAATCTTTCACTAACATTTACATCATTACCAGGAGTTATCTCATTAGATAATGATGAATTATGTACTTTTCCTCCACTTCTTTCACCTATAAATCTTTGGTATAGATCTACTAGGTCTCTTCTTACGAATCCTCTATAAGATTCATCGATTAATTCTTGTTCAATTTTCATTTCTTTTAAGTTTGTTTTTCATGTAATAAACTACACATATAAGGCTCTTAAGGTCTAAACCTTATAAATAGAAATAAAATTAATATAACTTATGAATACAGACCTAATTAAGATATTTGCTATGGGATGCAAATATTATGCAGAAGAGATTGAACAAGGATATATCATTCCAACGTATCTTTTAAAAGAAGATAACACTCACATCTCTATTATTAAAAATAGAAGAGATGCTCTTATCGCTAATGAAAGTAGTTTTTCAAAAAAGTTTGAAGAAGATATAGAAAAAATAAAAAATGAATTAACGCAAGAAAAAGATTTTACAAAGTATATAAAAGAATTTCCCGTTCCAATAATGGATAGAGAGCTCTGGAAAGAAATATTAACTAAAGAGAAAGTTCCAAAAACTCGAACAGAACTTTGGGAGAAACATTATATACTTTCTGATTATTTCTTTTATAAAGCGAAATTCATTGTAGAAATTGATTCTAGTTTTCATGATGAAAAAGCTATTGATGATAGAGTTAGAGATACTTATATGTACTTCAAATATGGTCTTCCTACATATCGTTTTTATGAATATGGAAAAAGTACTATAGTAAGAGGTAAATTCTATAAATCTATCAAGAAAAATATTAAAAATAGTTATAGTAGTTTATCTGGATTAAATGTATATAATAACTATATGTTTGATTTTTCTGATATAATTGTTAATAACTTTATCATTAGTAATAAAGGAGCCTTAGAATTCATAGATAAACTTTATAGATATATCGGAGGTTATAATAATTTTAAGTTTAGAAAAGGAATAATACTAACTTTGAGAGATATTTATAATATAGATTCGAGAAATTTTGGAGTATTTACTAATAAAGATCAATTAAATATGTTCCTAGATAATATAATAGGAATAATGAGATCTGTTTTTAAAGTATCATTACATATTCACCAATCTATGTTATATACAATAGAAGAAGTATTATGGGCACTTTCTGAAAAAACAAACACATCTAGATGGGATAATATAAGAGGAACTAAAATCCCCTATTGGATAACTCGAATATTTGGTAATCCAGAACAAAATGATAGAGTTAATTGGAACAACATGGAAAAAGAAAAGATAGATGATAATATACAAGAATTAATAAATAATCTACAAAAATTTGGGTATTTCTAAACCCCTGAAATTCTTATATATGGTAGAAGATAGAAATTTTATATACCTCTAAGGTCACTGTAAAATTCTATAAAGGTATTTGTAATTATTATCTTTGGGAAATACTCATGATAGTTAAGAAATTAACTATTAGAACTTCAAAAAGATATACCCTTGTAGCGATAAAGGTTAGCTAAGATAAATTGAACTTAAAGTAAGTACGACTTTTTGGAATATTTATCAGGTCAGGTAGTGGATTGCGAAATAAGTTTGGTCCATTACCATTTTTTTTATTTCTTCAAAAAAATAAAGGCAAGAGAATTAAACTCTTGTCTTTTTTAATTTAAAAAGTTTTCCAGCAAATATCCAAGCTATCTCAGATACTAATTCATTTTTCGAAGAATATTTAGAGAGATCTTCAGAAATTTTTAATATTTCTGGGCTCATCTTCTTCCACCCCGAATACTTCTCTGGAAATGTTGATATAAGATGACCTATAATATTATTAACATTCTGAAGTGCATTCTTAGAAAGTTTACGAGATTCATCAAAAAATATATAGGAGTTTATTAACTGTATTCCAATTCCAATTAACATTCCTCGTTCAGATAGTTTTGTATAATATCTATCCCAAGGAAAATATTGATCTAACAAATGTCTTCTAGTCTCTGTTCCTGGATCATCTGCTATTTTCAGAAACTCCAAAAATGGTATAAGATCTCTTTTCATTTATTCTTTTAATTGAAAAAATCTTCTCAATAAAAAATTTAATCACTTCCTTACGAAATATTAAATTTTGAATCAACATAATTTCTGTTTTATTTCTATATTGAAGTGAACCCCTAGAATCAGAGTATTTATTTTTATACTCTTCTAGATTTTCTAAGAATTCAGGATACGAAATCATTATTCTTTCCATTTTTCTTAAGTGTTAATATTCTTCCTAAAAATCTATCTAAAATCCAATCTTGAGCTTCCTGTTGAGAATTAAATGTTTTTGATATAAGAAATGTTTTTGGAGATTTTAGATTCTTATATTTTTCTGGATTTATTTCTTCAAGTGCTTTAATTATAAAAATCATAACTACACCCAATATATAAAGAAATCCTTGATTATTATAAGATTTAATAAAGCAAGATATACTTGACAGTAAATAATATACTAGTTCATCTTCTGTCATTCTTTCCTTAAAAGACTTTATATAATTATTATAATTTTTATAATCTAATCTTTTCTCATATAAAAGATCCAGATGTTTATAAAATTCAGGATACGAAATCATTATTCTTTCCATATTTCTTAAGTGTTATTATTTTTCCCACTAAATTATCTTTAAGCCATATTGCTAAATCTTCCTTAGTTTTTATACTTCCTATACTATTAAGATCGATTTCACTAGACCACCCAATCAACTCTGTATGATATACTATAAGAGTGTGATAAACTGGATCTAAACTATTCGCATATTTACACAAAGAATGAATTAAGATAAACTTATGGTAATAGTCATCAGCATATTTAATTGTATGAAATCTTACTTCTAAATACTTTGCAATTTCTTCTCCATTATTTAAAACATCTATTATTGATATCATCTCTCAATCCTCCAAACTCTTATATATGCATAAAAAATAAAAAATAATTATATAAATCATTCTGATAAGATCTGGCTTGTAAAAGTCGGATCTTAATTTTCTTCTCTTGATAACAATAAATCAATAACTCTAACCTCGTTTTTTCCATGTCTTTTTATTGTTATCAATTTTCCAACTAAATTACATCTTAACCATTCTTTCAAATCCCCTATTGTTTTAATCTTCGCATAACTTCTAGTATTAACTTTCCCTCTCCATAAATCTACACCCTCTAGAGCAGTAGCAAATGTTAATTTCTTTAAAGCTATTATTGCTCCATTAGATATTGATTCAGCAAGAAGAATTAAAGAAATTATAGCTTTTAATTCTGGATCTTTAGTACGATTAAATTTACTTAGCAGATTAAACTCTACTCGATTTTCTAGTATATACTCAAAATCTGCAAAACTTATCATCTTTTTCATATCATAAGTAAGGATTTTGCTCTTCTCTGCCCAGATGAATCTTATATATGATAATAAAATAAAAGAATATGACTACAGAAGAAATTATACAAACAACAAGAAACTTAATATCTGAACATTTTTCTGATATAACATTTATAGAAGAAGGACATAAGTATTTTATAGGAACTGAAGAATATACACCAGTTTCTAATATAATCGAAAACTTTGTTAGACCCTTCGATAAACATACAATCTCAGAACGATATGCAAAAAAGAATGGAAGAACTCAAGAAGATGTCCTCAGAGAATGGAAATATAAAAATGTAAAATCAGTAACACAAGGAACGAAGTATCATGAATTTGGAGAAGCAATGACATGGATAAAATGTGGTTACCCTGAATTAATTCCAACCAATATCCGAAGGCAATATATTCCAGAGGAGGGTTGGTTAATTCCCTTCGCACCTAAAGAAGAAAGTATCCTCAAATTTTATTCTGAGTTACCGCCTTCGATAATTCCGGTCGGTGCAGAATTCAGGATGTCATCAAAGTATATCCCAGAAATTAATACTAAATTTTGTGGAACTACCGACCTTCTATTCTACTATGATTCCCCTGATAACCCTGGATTTATTATAGGAGACTGGAAAACAAATGAAGAACTTACGAAAGATTATCAGAGGTCGAAGGGAATCACAATGTATCCTCCTTTTGATAATTTAATAGATGAACCCCTAGGACATTATACCCTACAATTTAGCATGTATCAATTAATGTTAGAATCAATTGGCTTAAAGATCCTGGGGAGAAGATTAATTTGGCTTAAAGGAGATGGAACATACGAAACTATAAAGATCGATAATGTCTCAGATAAACTTCTTAAAATACTATAATTCTAATCAAACTACACTGGTCCGAGATGGATAAGTGTAGTTTCTTTTTGTTGTACCTGAAAGAAAAAAGAGAGAAACCTTAAAAGTCTCTCCCTATATTTCCTAAAGTGATACAAATCCATCAAACCTATAATAAGCTATATAAACCGTCTCGCCGTTGTGTTCATGACGTTCTTTAAACTTAGACAACCTAAAAACCACATTCCTTTTTAACTCTGGATTATATTCCGTCATGAGAAATTTGGCGAGGTGTCTAATCTTTTCGTACTTTACTTTTTTCTCGATCTCTGCTAGGACCTCAAACTTTCCATGAACCTGTACTAAATGCTCCGTACAATTCAAGTAATCCTCTAAGTTCTCAAGTTCAAAGCCAACTACTATTCCTTTCTCTGGTAAATCGATCTTTTCTTCCATAGTCTTATATTTTTTAATTACTTATAAGGAAATCAAAGGAAGAATAGTATTAAAACTACCCTTCCTTCTAGAAATGCTTCAAAGCCTTATATATGAAGATAGATCATGAGGTCATAAAATCCTAAAGTATTGAAAGAAATTGGATATAATGACGATCTATCTTTTATATTTTTAATTTAAAAAACTCAATTAAAATGCAAACACCTGAGTTTTATTCATCAGTCATGCTCATTACAGTGTTCATGACTCTTGGGAGAATCTTAGTGATATCTCTCATAGCTTCAACTTTAATAAAAATATTATTAAAGACTTTGAAAGCAATTTCAATTTGGTTATGTAAATAATCAAATACGCCCTGGACAATTAAGTCTGGGGCTCTTTTTTCCACATATAAGGAAATTAGAAGTTTAAAGTAGCAAAACTTCATTTTTCTCTCTTTACTGTGAAAATCCTATTCTTCCCTGTAAAATTGAGTACTTCCCAATCTATAATCTGTTGTTTAGTTACAGATGTATTATTTAAGAATTGTAGGTCAACTTTCTTTACCCAACCATACTTAATCGGATCTATTTCTAAGAGAATAGAAAACCAATTATTAAAACAATAAGACGCTCTTTGGTTAAAATTGGAAGGAGTTAGAAGAAAAGCTAGATTACTTATCATATAATCAATAATCATATCTTCATTATTCTCATGTTTATGATATTTGTGTATCTCTGAAAAATAATCTATATTAGAGATAAACTTGTAAAATTTTATTGGTAACTTCATAGCACTTATAAGGTTTTTATTCTATTGTAACTTATTTATGAGAACAAAGGAACCCATGTGTATCCCTCCATTCGCTATTTACATAGCTCATTACGGGTCGCTTACGCTCACAAGACTGAATAAGATATATAGAGAATAAAAGAGAAAGATAAATATTAATAAAAACTGAATAAAAAAATTATTTCTTTAATGGTTCTTAAAAAGAATGAAGGAACTGAAAGGCCTCGCCCTCTCAAAGGGCGAACGGCCGTTTCTTTTTAAGGTTCATTAGTATAAATAATAAAGATAATATTAATATTTATGTATCGTGAACCTTCTAAATAAGACGACCACGCTCTCCCTGAAGGGGAGGCGGGTCTCTCATTATATTCGCTTATTTAGAAGAACCACTATAGGATGTATACTTTTTCAATAGATTAAATATTATATTGCGATAGTATCTTCTATTCCCAGTTAAAGTATACATTTTGCCTTTCTGATACCCTTAAATTCTAATTAATGAAATAAAGGTATCCCTAGTCTTCAGAATTAGGATACTTAACAATTAAACTGAACTCTGTATTGAGTTCTAAAAGATATTAATAAATTTAATAATTTAAATATATGGAAAAATTTAATATTATAGTACCTAGAGGAATTAGGTATATTGGTGAATGGAGGGATTTTTGTTTTTCAAATTTCTCTAGTAAATGTATAATAAATAAACAACTTCCTGGATGTGGTTTTACAGAGTATTGTATAGGTGGACCAGAGAATGTTATCTTATGTAGTCCTAGAAAGATGTTACTTAAGAATAAAAAGGATCAACATGAATTTGATGTCTACTTAGTAGTAAATGAAATGGATAAAGAATCTAATATAGATAAAGACCTATCCAAGGTTGATAAAAATACTAATTTAGATGCTGAACTAGATGAGAAATTTATGGATAATAATTCAGAAATCTATAAAAGATTATACCGAGAGATTGAAGAGTATTGTACTTCTAGAAGTATTAATGGATTACCCTGTAAAATATTAGTAACCTATGATTCCTATCGAATTGTAAAAGATATACTGGAGAAACTAGATAGATTTTATACATTCTATACTATAGTAGATGAGTTCCAGTCAATACTTCACGATTCGAGATTTAAATCGGATACAGAACTTAAATTCTTAGAATACCTTAAACAATCTCCTACTGCATATTTTGTATCAGCTACCCCAATGATGGATGAGTACTTGGAAATGTTAGATGAATTTAGAGATCTTCCATACTATGAATTGGATTGGGGATCTGCAGATTCATCGAGAGTTATTAAACCGGAACTAGATGTATTTGTAATGAGAGCAGTAGGAGAAAAGGCTTCTGAGGTTATTCAAAAATATCTTTCAGGAGATTTTGAAAGTATAGTAGTTCTTAGAAATGGAATTCCTACTAGAGTAGTATCAGATGAGGCTGTATTCTATGTAAACTCTGTCAATCATATTACATCTATTATAAAGAAAAACAACCTCACTCCAGAACAATGTAATATATTATGTTCAGATACTCCAGATAACCTTAAGAAAATTCAAAGAAGGCTCGGAAAGAAGTTTAAAATAGGTGAAGTTCCATTGAAAGGAGAAAAGCCTAAGATGTTTACATTCTGTACTAGGACTGTATATCTAGGGGCAGATTTTTATAGTCTATGTGCTAGAAGTTTTATATTTAGCGATAGTAATATAGATAGCCTTGCAGTAGATATCTCAGAGGACTTACCACAGATTCTAGGGAGACAGAGATTATTTGATAATCCGTGGAAGAATTCAGCTACTTTTTATTATAGATCTACGGCCAACTATAGAGAAATGAAAGCAGAAGATTTTAAGAGAATAATAGAATCTAAGAAGAAAGATACAGAGAATTTATTAAAAGCTTTTGATTCAGCCCCAAATGATACTAAATATACATTAGCAAAAAATTATCAGTATGTAGCTAAATCTGCAAACTATAAAGAAAATTATGTAGCAGTAAATAAAATTCATACTCCTGACGATAATATTATTCTTAAACCTGTTCCTAATAATTTAGTATTAGTAAACGAAATTAGGGCTTTTAAGATACAACAAATTGATTATAAAGATAGATTTACAGTATTTAGTACAGTTCATAATACACTTACACCAGATGACATAGTAAATCAAGAGGTATCTGAGTTTCTGAAGGTATATACCGGATTAACTACTATATATGATAAATTAAAATTATTATGTGAATATGGTTTATCCGAGGATGCTATTCAGGTTGTACTAGGACAAATTAATGATAGTGATGAGATTAAGTCTTATTATACTTCTTTATCTCCAGATAGATTAAGATCACTATCTTATAATAGTACAAAAATAAAAAAAGAGTTGGGAATTGCTACTTTTAATCAAGAGCTCCTAGAATCTAGTATTTACTCAGAATTTAAAATAGGAGATAAACTAGCACTATCTATTATAAAGGATAGATTAGAATATTTATATAATTCTATAGGCTACAATAAGACTCCTAAAGCAAAGGACCTAGAAAATTATTTCAATGTAAAGGAGTCTTCTGCTAGGGTGGAAATAGATGGGATAAAGAAAATAGTAAAAGTATACAATATAATAAGTAAAAAATAAGATTATGATATATTTAATTAAGTCAGCAGGATATGACGAGAGTGAGAATTTAATTCATCTCCTAAAAATAGGGTATACAGAAGATAATAATAAAGATAAAAGATTTCAACTATATAAACTTCATAATCCTACATGTAAGGTTCTCTATGAAATACCTAATCTCCCAGAAGATATAGAGAAAAGAATACAGTATAAATTTAGAGGTCTGAAATATAATGAATATGGGAATGAATGGTTTTATTATTCGGAAGATATAATAAATTTCTTTAAGGATATAGATAATATAGACTTAGAATCTCTTCCTAAATCCCCCAGAAGAAGAGAGATAGAATTTACTAACTTAAAGAATGAAGTAATAGAGATAATAAAATACTTATTCTTAACGAAAACGGAATACTTAGATTACCTAGAAAATCTTATTACTACCTTAGGAGATAAGTTTAGTGTATCCAGTGTATTAGATTATATAAAAACAGATCCTTTAGTAGATAGAGATTTATATTCTAAGTACTTAGAAATAGTTAAATCTAGGGAGACTGGAATATATTGTAAGGATGATATAGTAAATCAGGAAGTATCTGAGTTTTTAGGAATATATACGGGATTGACTACTATATATGATAAATTAAAACTTCTCTGTGAGTATGAATTATCTAGTGATGCTATCAATATAGTTCTTGGACAGATTGCAGATAGTGATGAAATTAAATCTTACTATACATCATTGGGTCCTCAAAGATTAAAATCATTAGGGTATAATTTAACAAAAATAAAAAAAGAATTAGGAATAGTTACATTTAGTCAAGAACTTTTAGAATCTAGTATATATTCAGAATTTAAGATAGGAGATAAGTTAAAAATGTCTGAAATAAAAAACATGTTAGGAAAAATATATTCCAGTATTAACTATGACGCTACTCCTAAGGCAACAGATTTAGAGAATTATTTTGAGGTTAAAAGATGCAAAGTAACAGATAAAATAACTAAATTAAGAGAAAATTATTTTGAGATTATTAAAAAAAGATAAATATGATATACTTAATAGAAACAACATACTATAATAAAGATACGAAGGAGGTATTAGATCTCTTGAAGATCGGATATACAAAAGATATAAATTCTAGAATAGACTCTTATTACTTACACAATCCTGAGTGTAGATTATTAGATACTAGAGAAGGGAATACAGAATTAGAATCTTACTTTCACTCTTTATATAATAAATATAGTTATCCTAAAAGGAAAGAATGGTTTTATTATTCTCAAGAGATAGTAGATAATTTTCAGAAGATATCACTAGAGGATAAGTATTTAATTAGTAAGGAAGATTATATAGTAGGATTTAGGGAGTATTTAAAATCAGAAGTTCCAGGGATACAGGAATTAAAGAGTAAATACTTAGATAGTATATTAAAAGAGATAGAGGAGTTATCTGTTTCAGAGGGATTGGAAGAATTATATAATCCTGAATTTCATAGATCTCTTACTGTAGGGATATGGGAGAAAGAGTATAATTCTGAGATATCTTATATAGATTCTTATGATTTTGAAGAATTATTTAGGGATTATTCTGATAAGATAGATATTCAGAAAAATCCTTGGAAAAATAGTGCTACTTTCTATTATCGTACTACTGCAGATTATAGAGAAATGAAAAAAGAAGATTTTCAAAATATAATAGATAGCAAAAATAAATCTACTGAAAGTTTATTATCTGCATATAACACTGTTTTAGATAAAGATAAATATGATTTAGCAAAAACTTATCAATATGTAGCCAAGTCAGCAAATTATAGAGATAATTATATAGCTGTAAATAAAGTTATTAATTCTCAGACTGGAGATGTTATTCTTAAACCGGTTATTAATCAATTAGTTCTTGTTAATGAGATTAGAGCTTTTCAGATACAGCAGGTGGATTATAAGGATAGATTTAGTGTATTTAGTTCAGTTCATTCCAAACTTACTCCTGATGATATAGTAAATAGAGATGTAACAAGATTTTTCTGTATCTATGATACATTAACTACTATGCATGATAAACTTAAAATGTTATGTGAATACAATTTTATATCTGATATTGAATTAAATATAGTTCTTGGACAAATAGCTGATTCTGATGAAGTTAAATCTTACTATCTCGCTCTAGGGCCTAAGAAACTTAAAGCTTTAACTTATAGTAAGACTTATATTAAAAAAGAACTTGGAATAGTAACGTTTAGTAAAGAGTTATTAATTAATACTATTACTTTAAATTTTAATCCTGGAGAGAAGTATAGTTTATCAGATCTCAAGGTAAAACTTGGAAATCTTTATAATTCTATTAATTATGATGCTACACCGAAAGCTAGTGATATTGAAAACTATTTTGACGTTAAATCAGTAGTTATGTATGAAAAGAAAGAGGATGGAACTAGAAAGCAGATTAGAGGTTATGAATTATTAAAAAGAAAATAACATTAAAAGCCTTATAGATGAATAAAAATAGAAAAAATTATGAGAAAAAAGAAACGAATGACATTTGGCGATCTTGAGAAATATGAAACAAAAGATTATTATAAAGATCGAAGGATACTAATTGAAATAGTAGAAAGAGAAATTTCTGAATTAGATAAATCTCCAACATTCTATATTAACATTATTTTCTTAAAAATTAAAAGAAAGACGGATGACATGTATGCTTATAGTGTTCGTGTATTAGATAGTGCTATTTTGGATTGTTCCGAGGATATTAATGTAATTCTTAAGTTATTATTAATATCTAAGAATAAAAGAGCTAAGAGATGGTTATTGAAGACATTATCAGATTATCCTTTTGGAGATACAGGGCATAAGGTGGGAGAATACATAAATCGGAAAACAGGATTTTTAGATATAGAAAAAGCTGAGAAAGATCAAGAAGAAATTTGGAGAAAGAGAGAGAGTAATTAAGTTTACTCTCTTCAATTTATTATTTTTTAATTTTATATATGTTAATAAAAAGAAAATTAATTCAAAAAGAATTTGCAGAAACTAGAGCAGATTCATTACATTATGTATCTAAGTACAATGATGAAATAGGATATGAGATAATCAAAATGATTGAATTCTATGATGATAAAAACAGTGACCTAGAACATTGGATGACACAAATAGATGGGTTCTTTGACAAGATTAAAACTCAAGGAAAACTAGCTGTTCCACCTGGCTCACCTCAATATGGATTTATAAAAATTGAGGATAGGAATATAATAGAAAATAAATTAGGGTCAGATTTTGTAGAAAAATATGTTGAAGATTCTGCAATAGATTATATAAATAGTCTAAAGAATGATATACTTAAAATGAAAAAGTCCGGAGAATTAAAATATGTAAATGCTATAAGATCAAATGGAGGATTTACTTATGATTCAGAGACTTATAGATCATTTTTTAAGTATATTGCTCTTTGTTTAACAGGACAATTAAATTACTTATCTATTAATTTCTGGGATGGTTTATATCTTATATCTAGAACCACAATAGACTTTTCGAAGAGGATAATAAATATGAACACTGATTATTTATTTAAAATAATCTCAAATTGTTTATATCAACTTAAAGGTTATTCAGATCCAGCAGGTAAGTTAGTTAAATATTTGGCTTAAAATAGTAAATCCTTGAAATTCTTATAAATGTAATTAAAAATAAAACAATAATGGAAACAATTGAAAGAGAAATTACATTAACAAAACAAAGATCAGTAAGTTTAAAGAAAGGTCTGAGTAAATTAAAAGTAGAAATTGTTTGGAAACCTAATTCTAGAGCTCTTAGAAGTAGTAATTATGATTTCGACGTAGATTTAATTACTGTTGAGCTCAATAAAATGGGTAAATGTCCTAGTCCAGATCATTTAGTATTTTATTCTAGTATCTTACAAACTTCGGAAGGAATGTTAACAGATCCATTCGAAGCTGTACAGTATGGAGGAGATAATACAGGATCTGAAGATGAATCTGGAGATGATGGTTATTGTAATGAGGAAGTTCTAATTTATCCAAAGAAAATTGATCCAGATATAACTGATATTCTATTTTTGGTTAATATCTATGATTCTGGAACTAGAGAACAGACTTTTAAAATGATTGATGGTGCAGAAGTTAGAGCTTACGAAGATGGGAAAGATATTGCTAAACTTGTGTATAAATTAGACGATGACTATAAGAATGATACTACTCTAGTCTTCGGGAAACTTTCTAGGGTTGAAGGAAACAGATGGGAATTTCAAGCACTCGGAGAAGGATCTAATCAAACTTTATTTAAGAGTTTGGTAAAATATGGCCTTAAGTTCAAAGAGTCTGATATTTAATGAGGGCAATTCATTATATAGGCTTTGTAGAAAAAACGAGAAGTATGTATCAATATCTAATCTTTCCGGAGTTTAAGATTGAGTGGAGTATGGATTATAATACTGATCACTCGAGAATTAAAGACCGTCGAGATTTGTTTGAAGCTAGATATAATGATTTTTTGAAAGATATCAACCTCGATAAGATTTCTTTACGATTTCCTATAGAATCTTTAAAACGTCCTGGAATATATAGTGATAGTGTTGTGAATGTTTATAAAGCAGCAGGTCCATTACGCTGTAATAATGATTATTCAAGAATACTTATGTTTGAATTTCACTCGCACAAGACTTTGGGAAATAATCTAGATCGTTTATCTAGAAATTCTTATGCAAGATGTATGACATCCGATTTTCTTAGGGATGATTTCTTTAAAGGTCTTATTTTAAAAGATGAAGTAGAATTTTTAAAAGAAACTCCGGAAACGTTCTTAGAAATCTTAATAAACCCAGAAACAACGCCTAATTTTGGGATATACTTAGAAATGAAATTATTAAAACAGTTTAATTTAATATAAACAATTATGGAAGAAAGAGTAATTAGCTTAAGAAAAAATGGTACAAGAACAATTAGCCTAAGAAAAAATCAAGAAACAGAAGGTGAAAACTTTGATTATGTTTATGTAGGGCTTAGATGGGCTCCGGCAGTAATCAAAGGTGGAGTAACTGGAAGAAAGACTCATGTTGAAAGAAAGACAGTTAAGACAGGTAACTTCTTTCAAAAACTATTTGGTACAGGTCCATCAGAGATAATCGAAACTGAAGTAGTAGATAATCCTGGAACACTCCGACCTGATAAACAACTTGATATTGATCTTGATGCTAGCGTTGTAATGTTTGATAAGTCTAAGAAACAGTATGATATTGTTTATTACGGACATCAAATTTCTAAAGATGGTTCAGTTGCTAGTTTACTTGGTGATGACTTAACTGGAAAGAATAACTCAAAAGGTGATAATGAGTTAATTCGAATGGAGCTTGGAAAAGTTGCGCCGGAAGTAAAATATATGGCTGTGGTTTTGAATATTTATCAGCACATGGGAAGAGATCCTAAAGCGCTTGTATTCGATCATATTCCTTCGGCGACTATGAAGATCTATAGTTCGGATATGAAAGTAACAGATAGTAATAAGATTAATCAACTTAAGACTTTCGCCGACTTCCAGATCGACAATAATCCAGACTTTATTGGTAAGAAAGCATTAGTTCTTGGTACTTTTGTTAGAACTGGAGAAGGAAACTCTTGGAAATTCTCGTTATCAGGAGCAATGACAACTGAAGAAGGAATTCAAGAGATGATTAAAGGTTCAATAAAAGCTGCTCTTAAGGAACTGTAATATAGAATAAAATTAAGAAGAAGATAAATCAAAATATCTTCTTCTTTTTTGTTTGTTCGGGGAGGAGAAAAAAGAAGACAGGATTTTTGAATGTCCTATCTTCTATATTTTATTAGAGTCCTCTTACTTCAAAACTTGTTTTAACGAACTCTGCTCCACATAATAATCTGGCAAGTGATACTACTTTTGTTGTTAGATTCACTTTTGTAGTTTTTCCAGATTCTACGTTAATTACATCACCTCCTTCAATTGTTGCATCTCCAAGAGGTTTTACATCTTTTATATAACCTAAAGAAAAACAGTCTCCGTTTGTATTCTCTAGGTTTGAAAGATTTAATGTTCCGACTCCTGTATCCATTGTAAGAGGAGCCAGTTTATATTTTCCTGATTGTCTGTAATAGTAATCTAGCGGTTTTCCTTCATTGATCAACTTCGTCTTTCCTTTCGAAGTCTTTAACCTATACACAATTCCTCCGATCACCAATACTGCAATTCCGCCAAAGATCAGTAATTTAACTGTTTTCTTACTTAATCCTTTCTTCTTTTTTTCGTCTTGTTCTTCTTTCATAATCTTTTAATTTTTATTTAATTATTTATACATTAATAAGGCTTTGAGGGGAGAATAAAAAGGAGGGAAATTTTAACCCTCCTCTTCTACTTTAATAATATAACCTCCAAATAAATCTTTATAAGTTTCTTCAAAATCCTTCATTGCTTCTTCGAATTTTCCTTCTCTAAATTTATCTCTCAGTTTTGATTTCTTTATGATTAACCATCTAGATTGTGTTATGCCATATCTTGCTAACATAACCCATTCTCCATAATTAAATTTGAGTAAACTTTTTCCAGCCGTACATTTAAAAGTAACAGCTATAAATCCAGTATTAAGTGCTACAGCTTCTAAGTGAGTATAAAATAACATTCTTCCGAGTTTTGATCCTTCTATAGTATTTAAATTTACCATAGGGATTACTTTCTTTATTGTTAATTTACCTTCAGATTCATTTATTAGCTTTATTGCCCAACATACTCTTACTAGGATATCTGTTATTAATGCAGCTGGATATGTTGAAAGGTGATATCTAAAATCATATCCTTCCAGGTACATTTTCTCAACTATTCCAAAAATTAATTGTCCATAGTCGCCGAAATTTTCCAGGTATCCAATCACGAAAGTAAACGGCGCTGGTAATCCTCTGGTTCCATTTATATCCGAGAGTTGATGTTTTACTACTAGATTAAATGCTTCTACTAATTTTTTAGCAACTCTTTTATTTCCATCTTTAAAAAATCCTTCCATGTCTATTGTTCGAATTTCTCCAGAGTCCATAAAAGTCGCCGTATTTTTCATCACGTCTTTTACACCTGTTATTATACCGGCGGGACTAGGATCATGACCTACTCCAGTAATATGATGAAGATTAGGTGATAGTCCTTTGATCTTATGTCCGGCTCTCTCCACAAATTTCTGAGAATTAACTGATTGATCAAATGTTACTTTAGCCTGTTTTTCAAGTTCTTTCACTGTCTCCTCTGAAAGTTTATTATCGAAGAAACCCTGAATCATCCCTGAAATTCCTGAAACTTTCTCTGGACCACCTCTAAATACCATATCTATCGCAAAACCTACCATTGCTGAACCTATACAAATTAAGTGTTCAGTCTGGTTTAAGTCTATTGTATCCTTGAATCTCTGATCTAATGTTTTATAAGATTCTGCCCAGGGATATATACCACTAAAATTTGGTTCTGGGTTTATTTCTTGTTGCGCTGCTAATACTAGGTGTTCAAACTTAGGGAGAATTAGTAATTTTTCCTCTCGAACCATCATCTTATTGTTTAATTCTTCGAGAGCAAATTTTTCTCTTATCTCCATAACGTCTTCATGATAACCTTTAGAAATCAAAACATTTTCTAGAAATGCTACTCTTTGTTCTGCAGATTTCCTTAGATTTATTAGTTGTTGATTATTAAAGGACTGATCTCTTGTAAGTTTATTTATAACCTTACCAGAATTTTCTAAAAATTCTTTCATACCACTTTCCTCCTTTCTTTTCTTGTTCATTAATTTTTTCAATTATTTTCTCGGTTAACGCGTCTCCTTGTTTAACCAATTCTGAAATCTCCCAAATATCTTGTCGATTATCTGATATTGCCATTGATAATCTTATGATATTATCTTCGATTTTTTCACACTGTCTTTTTAGTTCGGCAGTTTCTTCTTTCTTTTTATTTCTTCCAAATAAATCCATAATATTTTAATTTTTTAAGTTATTGTTTCTAGGGTTGTAAAAAGAAAATCTATAAAACTCTACTATATATCAAGTTCTATAGATTATTCCATACATTAATAAGGCTTTGAAGGGACAAAAAATAAAAACCTACTCATCTTCACAGACTTTCGGTTTTCATCAATTATTAGTGGGATTATAATGTTTCTAATTTACATCCTAATTCCTCTTTCAGCATAAATTCATTAAGCAGATTTATTCTTGTCTTGATTCTCTTAACTAAATCTTGATCAAATATATAACTGCTTAAGTTTTCTGCTCCGATGGATATTGTCGCTAATTGGATCCACTTCGTTAATTCAGTGAGCGATCCATTATAATATATTCTATAAAATCCATCTCTTTCGGTTATCATAGACAATGTTTCAGTTTCTGGAAAGATATTTTTTATTTCTTCCAGAGTTAGTGATAGTCTACAATCTACCCATTTTATGTTATTCTTGGGATTGAATTTTTCTTTGATTTCATCCCAAGTTTTCCATCCTCCTTCATTTAATCCTACTGCTGCTCCATATCTTACTACAGAAAATTCAGCTCTTTTTCTTAGGATTCCTTGAAGTTCAGTTTTTGATACATCATATCCTAATTTTCTCAAATTAGTACACAATGAATCAATATCTACCGCTTTATAGCTATGTTCAACAATTATTCCTGCAGCGTAATAATATAAATCTTCATAGGAATCTTCTTTAATCATTTTCTTATCAATGACTGATTCCTTCATTACTATTGCAGAACTAGTCTTACTTACTAATACTTTCGGTTTTTCTTTACCACTTAAGAGTTTTAAATATTCTCTTTTTGGTTCTTTTCCTGTAATCTTTCTGTATAATTCACAACAGATAGATAAGTCTTTTTCCGCTTCTCTGAATACCAACTTATCATTTCTTCCGTCATAATATACATTTAGCGTTACTGAATGTTTTGATAAACCATTTACCCAAGTTTTTATTTGGATTTGATTTATTCTTTTCACACCTAATACCTTGGCAACATTATTTCCAGTTACTCCGTCACCTCTGTTATATGTAATAGAATAACTTAGCGCTTCCATGATATTGTCTAAGGTGTTTATTCTAATTCTTTCTTCTTTATTCCTTTTCTTCGAGGGAGTAGTTATTTCTTCCGGTTCTTCTTTTATTTCCGGCTCTTTTCTTACTCTTCCCGATTCTTTTACTAATACCTTTTCAAGTATTTTTTCAGTGAAGATTTCAAACTCCTCGTCATTCATAGCTTCTTCATTTTTCAGCTTAATAACAAGTGGAGTTCTTTTTCCTTTCATTTCTTTCTTCACTATATTTAATTCACTGTTCATCCATGTGAATAACAACTCATCAGCTTTTCTCTTGATTAAAGCTTTATCCAAGCTTCTTCCAATTTCACTATGAACTTCGCTAATTAAGTTTTTTACATGTACGTCTGAGATAGTTTTATTTTCTCTAAGTGAATTTAACAGACCTCTTACCAATTTTTCCTGGTAAGCATTTTTTTCTAGTCTTTCCATTTTTTTTATTTTTATTGTTTTACTTTAATTAACGGCATATTTCACAAACATATACTTCTATGATCGTATAGTCAGGAAATTCCGTTTGATCTTCTTTAACAGTTGTGTTACCAATAATAGTGTAAAGTACATCCTTACGACTAGGAGATAACACTACATCATCTGTTATTGTTTTGTACTTAACTCCAACTTTATCTAATGCGTTCTTATAAGGGACTCCATTCCCTAAAAATCTCATGTTAATTGGAGTATTTTCACTAATTTCTTTTAGTTCTTCAAGAGAGATAGTATAAAATATTACTTTCCCTCCTACTTTAAATACTTCTTCGAACATAGAACTGTGAAAAGTTCTATTAACCGCCCAATACTGACGTTGTTCTTTTTTAACACTTTCTTCCATATTCTTATTTTTAAGTTCTTTTTTGTGTCAATTTCCCATTCTGATAGGCTAAATTTTGAATTTGTCTCAGAAGGGATTTATTTATTGTTTGGAGATTTTGATTTTCTCCACGGACAATGTCTAACTTTTTTTGGGTTCTATGTGAATTAATTATACTGACAACCGCACATGTTAGACCTATTCCTATAAATGCTAATTTCCAATAATTTTTCTCTTTCTTTTTGTTTTCTTTTTCCATATTCTTTTAAATTCTTTTTACATATATAAGGCTTTCAAGGAATGAAACAAAAACCCCGATCTTCACAGACCAGGGAATTTTTTGATTTAAACAAAACTATCATTAATAAGGCTTTGAGGAGAATAAAAAAGGAAGCTTATAAAAGCTCCCTAAGTTTTTCCATTTTCATTTCACTATCAATTTGATCAAGGCTGATTTCTTCTGCTACTTTTCTAAGTAATTCACAGGTTTTTAAGAAATTTTCAACATCCTTTATAACATTTTCATCAGGACATTTAAATCTTGCAGTGTGTAACAGATCTTTAATTTTCCAAATAAGAATCTCGTGATTTCTTTGAAAATTTATGCAATCTTCACTGTACTTTTTTCTTACTTCCTCTATCCTATCAAAATACTCCTTTTTGAAGTCATTCCTCGTTTTCTCTAATGAATTGAAAGTTCCATTTTTGTACTCTTTGTATTTCTCGAAGAAATATTCTCTTTTAATTTTCCCCGATTTTTCTTCATAATCTCCTTGCTTAGCTAAAAACAAGTTGTGATTTATTGTCTCTACCCTCATTAATTCCATGAGACGTAAACAAATTTCTTCTTTTTCCATATCTGTTTTCTTTTAAGTTTATAATACACTTATAAGGCTTTTAAGTTATATAAGACATAGTGAAGAGAATACTTAAATAAAACAGAATCATAATATTTATTCATATCTTTGTAATCTTCCAAGAAAGTCTTTCGATCCATCTTATATGGTGAAATTTGTTTAGGATTAGGAATTAGGTACTTGATATACTTACCTTTCTTAATCTTTTTCTCATGAAGTCTAAGTTCCTCAAGTTTTAATATATATGGTCGAAAAGATATCCAGTACCTAAATTGTTTAATTCCAAATCTCTTATATTGTCCTCCTCGATTACTAACTTTTAAGACCATATCGAAGAGTATTCCCTTTTTAATTCTGTTATCTAGAATATTAAGTACTTTTTCTGGATCCTCCCAATGAGATCCTATAGTATCCATCATATGTTTTTTAGATCTGAATGGAAATTTTATGGGAATTATTATTTCTTGTTCGTTCCAAATCGAATATGGCGAGTTTATATAAATTTCTTTCATAACATATATAAGGAAAATAAAGGGAAGAACTTATAATCGTTCTTCCCCATTATATTATCTTTCGAAAAATCCTGGAGCGCTAACTTGTTGATTAAAGTTTCCAGATTCACCCAATCTCTGAGTTTTCTTTTCAAGCATCTGTAATCTTTCTTCGTAGTCAGTTCCATTATTTTCAAGAGTTGTAATCTTACCATTAATCTGTGTGATACTAGTATTAATCTTACCTATTTCAGTAGTTAGGTTAGTATTTACCTCTTCTATTTTTGTAGTTAGATTAGTTCCTAGTTCAGTTATTTTATCAGTAAGTGTTTTCTCTAATGTCTCTATCGTCTCCTTGAGTTTTTCATTTTCTGCTTCAAGTGCTGAAATATTATTCTCTAGGTCTTGAATGATAGTAGTTAGAGTTTTATTACTAGAATCAATTACTGCATTAGTTGTTGTTTGCAGAAATATATCTTCTCCGTTTTTTATTAATTTTGAAATCATACCTTTCTAAGTTTTGCAATTTCAGCCTCAAGTTCTTTTATCTTAGACTCAAGTTCATTAAGTTTTTCTTCTTTTGGATCGAGAGTTGCTACTTTAAATACTGCTGGAGTTCCATTAGCTTGGAAGAAACCGTTAGGAGCATTAACTTTACTAAATACAACAGCATCAGTAGTATCAATCTTAAGATGTCCTCGATTAGTTTCGTGAGGATTATCTCTTCTAGCAATGTGAGCGTTCATAGCTGCTTCTACTTCATCAATTCTCTTATTTAATTCAGCATCAGCGGCTTCACGTTCTTCTTTTTCATTTTTAAGTTCTTCCTGCCATTCATAAGATCCATCACTTGGGCCTACTCTAAGTGATGGATTATTACTGCTGGATATTTTTACACGAGGAGTTAATAGTTGTGCCGAGGATGTTTTTTCGCTAACGGCACTAATAACTTCTTCCTCGTGAGTTTCTTCTTCAGCAGGTAGATCACTCATCATTACTTCTTTCGAGGCCATTTTTCCAGCAGATCCGACAGACATAAAGAATCCATTAGCTGTAACTTTAGAGAACGTAACTTCATCACTTTCTCCAACACCAAGTTGTTCACGAGTTACATTATGAGGATTATTTTTGTCTTGAATATGAGCATTAAGTTTATCCCAAAGATCATCAATTCTAGCATTTATTGCAGCATCAGCCTCTTTTCTCTGATTTCTCTCATCGGATATATCTTCTCCCCAAGCAACTATTTTATCGATTTCAAGAAGAATCTGATAAGCTACTTTTGCAGATATTCCCCAGTTATTCCATTCTGTAGGTACTTCTAGAATCGTAGCTGGTCTCATTAATTCTTCTATAGTTCGAATTAAATCACGTCCAATACTTTTTTCTACAATAATACCATCATTTTTAACAATAAATGCAGTTCTTCTAAATTCATCTACATAAATAATATCATTCCAGATTGGATCTGATGCTGTCCAAGAAAAATCGTTAGGATCACTAGAAGTTACAACAGCTACTTTATTTCGATAAGCATTATCTACTATACTATTACTATTTCCACTGCTTTTGTAATATTCAGAGATATAATATTTTTGATCCTTTTCAGTTACTTCTGGATGATCCCAACCTAAAGCTTCAGATTGATCTGAATTTGGATAATCTGCTGGTTTTGGTCCTCCTGGTGCAACTTTTACAAGTACTCCTTTGTCATCAGTATCCCACCAAGAAGCTGGATCGAGAGGATCATAACAAAAATCATCAGGAAATATTGCTACAAGAGATTCTACATATTTTCCGGGATATTCCAGAAGATCATTTGGTATTTTCCCAGTATCATCTACTGTAACTAAACCATGAATTGGAATACTATTATCATTTCCATCTACTACGCCATCTTCATTAGTATCTACTTTAACTGTAGTAGATGAATTCTTATTTAAAAATGCTAATGCTAATTCTTGATAAATACCTCTAGCTCTACCTACTAGAATTTTTTCAATAGCATTCTTATCATCTGCATTATTTGGATCTAAATATACGTAATCTCCATTTTCTTCAGTATTATGAACTTCTGCAATAAAAGCCATATCGTTCTCAAGATCACTCAATTTTGTAGGAAGATATCCAGGAGCCCATTTTCTGAACTTATATGGATAAACTTCTCTCTCAATTGGATCAGTGATAGAACTAGGTATTGAAGCTCCATCTTTTATACTACTATCGTAATAAAATTCAACTGCAGATCCTGAAGAGCTACTTGATTCCACAACTCTTACTATACAGCCATCTTCAAGTCTTTCTTTTGGAATAGCTTTAAGATCTTCTATTGTTCTAACACTTTTCCAACCACCTTTTCCATAAATTGCTTCATGGGTAGGGTATGTATCTTGATCAGTATAAGGAACTATAGGAGCTGAAACATTTATACCTTTTTTATTTTTTTCCATATTATTTAAATTCTATATTTAAAACTCCTGTTTGAGGATAATCAAATACTATTACAGAATAATCTTCTTCACCAAATTTACAAGAGAAAGCATTATTTTCCATATTTCCTGTTAAAAGTCTTATAGGATCTTCACTTTCATTAACTTCTCCATAAATTTCAGTAGGAATCATGTAATATATGTATAATCCTGAAGTATAATCATTACCTTCATCATCTACGCTACAATCTACATTATTTAAAACAATTGAACGTTCTTTAGATAGACTTCTATTTCCGTAAGTTTTTCCGTCAATTACAATCTTACTAATATCGTTTGTTTTAGATTTACCCCAAATTCTAGAATTAATAAATTCATAGGTAATGTTTTTAGAGATACTAACAGATCCAATAGAGTCTGATGAACTACCATTACCGTATAAAACAGATAGAGTAATTACAGTATCTCTTGAAATATTTTGATTATAAATCCATACCCAAGTATACTCATCTTCATCTTCGCTAGGATTATTCATTCCTCCAGAATAAAAACTTCCGTTTATATATATACTTACACTAACATCTTTTCTTTTTAATTTCATTCCATTATACCAAACTTCCCAAGCAAAAGAGGGTTGTATTCTAGTTCCATTTTCATAAAGCCCTCCATCTACTGTTGGATTACCAGAAATTGTATAATCTGGAAGTAATCGTATCTCTAGAACTGTTCCAAGACTGTGTATAATATCTTGAATTCTCTCATTTAATCCGTTTAATGCATTAGTTACAGCATTCTGAGACATAACATCATCCTCAGATGAACCTGTGGTTTGAAGTACATTAATACCACCTCGAATTCTGAAAAAGCCTGTAATTGAATCTTTTTCTATATCCTTATAGTAAGTATACCATTTTCCATCTACAAATACTTCAAATCCATCAGGAATAGGGTATTTATCATAATCCCATGTTCCTAATTCTCCTATTCCACTAACTATACCTTGTCTTTTATCTAGGAATACTTTAGCGGGTAATAAAAAATTTGAACCTATTTTATTTGCCATAATTTATTTTATTTATTAATATTTTCCACCGCTTATATTCTTAGCAGCTATAGACATATTAGAATCAGTTACAATACTAGAATTATCAATATTGACTCTAATTTCTGTACTACCATCTTCAAGTTGTACTAAATTAATTCCAGGACCACCAATAAAGCCTTCACGTATTGATAATCCTTTAATAATTTGTTCAAGTTTTCCAAGAGTATTATAATTTATGCTAGCTCCACCTAAAATCTCCTGTCTCAGATTTTCTAAGTCAGTTGCATTTACACTAGAATTTTCTGTAGATATTCCTTCGAAGAATGTTGGTAATGAGAATGAAAAAACTTGTTGAAAATTATTATAATTTAATGCAACATCTTTTACATAAACATTGTAATCAATATCATTTACTTTACAAGACTCTATTGAATAATCAGTTATATGATTCATTCCAGAAGTTGTATCATAAATACTCATAAGATTTCCGTACAGTTTTGGATATGCAAAAGCTATTTTCTGTGAGTTAAGATCTCCTTGGAAAGTAACAATTGATTTCTCATTTCCAACTACAGTGTTTTCAAGAGAATTTAAAGCAGCTTCTGTTATATTCCACCCACTTTCAGGAATTTGTCCATAGTAGAAATTGTAACCAAACTTAACTGTATAATATGAAGTTGCAGTTCTTATAATTCCTGTATCTGGATCCGTATATTTAACAGATAATCTATATTCTGTTGTATTTGTAAGACCTAAGACTGTATATCTATTACTTTCAGGGAGAGTTATTTGTGTACCATTTAATTCTAAAATACAATCATTAGTAACTTCATATGTATTTGCTTCACCTGTTTTTATATCTATATCAGGGATTGTTACTCTGATTAAGAAGTTAACAGCGGTTCTAATTCCAGTTTGATATAGAGGAGTAGTGCCATCATCTTGTCTGTTAGAATCATAAAAACTAACTCTTAATGGGAATGTAGCTGAATGATTTTTATAAGTTAACTCCTTAATTTCTTCTAGACTTTTAAGAGCATCTTGAATACTAACATCCCAACCAGAAATCATTTCATTAATTTCGGACTTAGTATAAAAATCATCTTCACGTTTTAATACTCCATCACGATAAAACCATCTATACTTATCTTCTATATTACTAAAAATGAAAGGACCACCAGTTATAGGTTCTATTTGTCTAACCCCACCAGTTTCGTATACATAATTCCAAATTCCATCTTCATCCTTGTAAAGATATAATTCTCCATGTACAAGAAGAGATACATCTGGAAGTTCAGTTACTACATTTCGAACTAAATCTAATCCGCCAAGTGTAACAACTTGATAACAGTCTTCTCCTATTCCATTCTTAATACCTAGAGCGAATATAGTATCTGTTTCTGTTTGTTCAGGATTAGAATAATATCTAACCATAACAGGCTCTCCGATTAAGAATTCATGTTGATTTAATCTTAATCTTGCTATACTTCTATCTCGTTCTATGTATTTGCTTCTGGAAATTTGTATTTGAAAAGAATTTAAACTACTCATAATTATTTATTTATAATTGAATAAAATAATAAAAGAATAGACTTAGTTTTATAATTTTTCTAAGTCTATTCTCATAATTTAGGTTTTGAAGCTTTCAGAAGAGAATTTCTGTTATTTAATTTTGATAATTCGGAAAGATTCAACTAATTCTGCAGTAGACCAAATAATAGAAATTTTATGATCTTTATCCATATAGAATTCAACAGGATTATTAAGAATACCTAGATCATAGAATTTACCATCAATACTTACTAAAGCATCTGGATATTGTGATTTAAGTTTTTCGCTAGGAGTAATAGTAACTTTAACCACTTCTTTATCACCAGTCAAACCATATTTATTGACTTCGTAATTAGGATATACAGGTTCTAAAACTGCAGCACTCTTATTTTCACTATCGAATTCATACCAAGTACTTTCATCATCTCCTAACCAAGGACCTTCAATTTTATAGACCTGATAAAATCTACTAGGAATAATATCTTTTCCATACTTACCCCAAGTAGCATCTTCATAAATTTTAACTTCTTCGTTCATAAATTTTTGTTTTTTATTGTTATTTATTTTATTCATAATTATAACCACTTGTTTCTATCGGGCGACTTTGATAGAATTAAGGCATTTATTCGTGGTATATAATTATAAGTAGCAGTTTTCTTAATTTCTTCTACATTCAACTCTATATTAGATTCATTTATCCACTCCAGGATGATTAATCCAATAGGTTGATTTATTCCAGGAATACTAATAAATATTTGTCTTTTAGAACCATCTCTACTATTTACTAATTCGTATATCCCAGGGTATTTTTCCATAAATACGCTATCCCTTGGACCATCACAGTATACAATTTCTCCAAACTTAATATCTTCATAGATACTAGTAATCAATCCAGTATTTATACTTTTATACTGTTCTGGATCTATGGAAGGTACAGCAAAACCATTATCTTGTTGGAGAAGTTCTACGTATTTGAAGGGAATAGATACTAGATTTTCTTTAGAATTATGATATTCGAAGTATAGTATTCTATCAGCTCTAGAATTACTTCTGAACTCTGTAAGGAGAGGTTTTAATTCTGCTAATAACTGATCTCTAAGTTCCATTTTCTCAGAATGTATCTTATCAGAAATCTCAGAATATATTTCTATAGTATCCTTTATTATAGTTTTATAATTAAATATAGCTAAGACCAAACAGAAAATAAAAATATATTTCACGAACTTTGAAAATCCTATAGTTTTATCTATCTCTGTTATAGCCTCAACAAATTCTTTTAAAGATAGTTTCATGATTTATTATATTGCAAATTGAGTTAACCTAATCTCTCCTGATTCTATAATACTTGTCTTTTTTGTTATTGGATCTAGATTAGTAATTTTTAAGACTATTACTGAACTTAACTCTTTTCCAGTAGTATTAGCAGAATATATTAATCTTTTATTTAGTTGATCTACTCTAAATTCTAGTCCATTACTTTCTTTTACCAAAATTTCAATTACAGGCAGAGATGTTATATCTATTTTAACTTTTTCTTTTATTTTTGAAATATTATAATCATTTATCAATCTATACATATCACATTCTAATGTTCCTAATAGATTTATATACCCTCCAGATTTCTTAAGACTACTAGTATCTTCTAATGCTGAAAACGATAGAATAGATGTAATTTGTCTAATCACAGAGTTATTATATATTTTCTCACCAGATATATTATTGTATAAGAACGAACTACTATATCCACTTGTTTTCTTGTTTCTTATATACTTATAGTAAGATTTTTTTGTTACTATTTTTTCTTCCAGTGAGGTAAAGATATTAACTCCATAATCAATTCCTATACCTTCCAAAAATACAGTATCACTATCAGCTATTGTTTCAATGTTTGCTTCTGTATATTCTGGAAAAGATAATTCAAAAAGATTAGATGATATATTTAAATCTAATCTATTGAACTTAATTATTTTTCTTTCAGCAGCCTCTAGCTCAGTTATTATAAATGCTATTCTTTCCGATCGATCTGGATATATACCATAACAATAAATAAAACAATACTCTGAGCTAGGTTCAACTAAGGCAGCTTTTTCTTCTTCTGGGATATCAATATTAATCTTTAAGAGTTTTTTATTACTATCCCAGATTGAATTTAGAGGATATTCTGAGGTTTTTCTAACATCATTATACAGATAAGATCCTGAAAATAATTTCTCCATGAATTCTTCTCCAACTGTATATGAATTATAAATTGTTCCTATTACATATTTGGTTATTTTTAGTGTGTTATCTATCCTCCTTATACTCTCTAAGAATTCTTTTTCAAAAATAACTCTCATAATTTTATATATAATTTAAATACCCATCTTCATCGATATAATAAAGTAGTCCAGAGATAGATGCTATAATTTTCGGTACTTCTGTTTTAAGAAATGCTTTGAAATAGCTTCTTCTAAATCCCGTAAGAATAGTTCCAAATATACCTGTTGGATTATTTCGATGAATTACCAATATTTTTCCCTCATTATAATACCCCTTATACTTTTCAAACTCTTCATCCTTACTAACTAATATCCCGAGTTCTTCTGAATATTCTAATTCTGAATTTCTTGATGTTGCCCTAGCTTTTTCTGTATAATAACTAATCCCTGGTTCATAATAGATAGTATAATAATCTAACCCCAGATCTTCATCTACTGTATGAATCATTAAGAGACTGTTATTAATCAGTATTGGACTTTCATCTGTATTTACTGTATATACTAATCTATCAATACAACTATAAATATGAAAATCTTTTTGTGAGGATTGTTTATTTTTAAAAACATACCAATCTCCAACTTTTTTGATAATATTAATGTTCGTATATTTAGTATAATCAGTTAAATTTAGAAAAGTACTATTAATACTTGGAATGTAATTAGTAATACTTTTATTAGAGATATTTCCAGGAGTAGATATAATTCTACTTCTAGGATCAAGAGTATCTAAGAAAAAGTTTTGATAGTCTGTTGAAATCCACTGACTTCTCTCTATATCATATAATTCAAGAGTACTAGGATAATTAGTTCCAATAGTAATTATAAATCTTCCTGAAAAATAGAATATTTCTTGATTACTTCTCATATCCTCGAAAATAGAATAGTCTGCCCCCGATGAAGTTGTATATACCTCAGGATTACCAAATCTTGTTTTTTTCACTAAAGATTTGATAGAATACTTATTACCTGTCCAAGAATATAATACAATATCCTTTCCATAAAATCCAATTTGATGATTTTCATAATTATGTGAGTATGGATCTATATTAACATCATGATTCAAATTAATTTTATGAAAACCAGTACTATTCCCAATACCATAATCTAAGAGGAGATTCATTTGTTCATTATCTTGAATATGGTATACGTGAGAAGTATATCTTGGATAATTATCAGCTCCTAGGTCTTGCTTTATAGTTTGTGCTCCAGAGTAGTTATACAAATTTACATTATCTAAGAAGTTTTTCCCAGTTGTTGAGTTATTCTTTAGTTGATCTAAGGAATTACTAAGATTTATCTGGATTTGGCTAGATATACTAGAGTCTAAAGATATATAAATATTTATATTACTACCTTTTCCCTGAGAATTTAGAAACTCTGTATAACCAATAGGAGTGTTATCTATTACACTCATATAAATTATTACAGTAAATCCAGAAGGAAGATTATTTTCATATTTAAAGGGTTCCTCTGGGGTAGTTCGATTTAATCTGATATAATTACCGCCAGAGGAAGTAAGTAGTCCTGAGTAAACTTGTTCGATATTATAGAGAGATATTTTTGGTAACTTAGGATCCCAATTATCATTTTTATTATATAGTATTACTTCTAAGCTATTGGATATATTACTAGAATTTCCAATAACGTAAGTACTATATCCTGTATTATAATTTTCCATAAGTTATTGTACAATTACTAATAATACATTCATCTATGTCAGTTGATTTAGATACAACTCTAATAATATTATTAACACATTCAATTACAATATCTGATCCAATTTCTTCTATATAATCTTTGGAAATTAATTCTCCTTGTTTATTATATCTAGGTCCGGAGAATGTTGTTTCTTTAGAGTATAGTTTTTCGTTACCTACTAAGATTAATTTTTCTTTGTCTTCAGGATCTTCAACATATCTAGTTTCATACTTAGAATATTGAATACCAAGATCAATTTTAGTAGAAACTCCAGGACTAACAGAGTAATTCATTAGTTCTGTTAAATCTACTGTATTGGTATAGATATCAGAATTGAATGGTATAACATCGATAGTAATAGAATTGTTTAGAATATCAACCACATTTTTTGAAGTACTATACAAATAAATTTCGTTATTATTCATACTATTATATAAGTTATATATTTCTTTTAAGTAATTATTTTTATTATTCTTGAGGTAATCTAGATATGAATTAAATTGAGATTTTTCTTTTTCAGTTAATTCATATTTATCAATTTCAATACTTTTCGTATTTTCATCAACCTCATTTATTATTCCAGAACCTTTAGAATAATCATCAATACATACTCGTAAATTCCCTTCTGAGCCATCTTCACCTGGGATAACAAACCTCCGATTAGTTACATTCCAATCTCTGAGTTTTAATTTATTACTTAGCTCAGATATTCTAGTCATTCTGTAATTTGAATCATTACATACTAATGCTCGATTATTTCCAGTTAAGTAATATTCTTTCTCGTCTTCTTGACCTGTTACTTGTGATATAGAAATATTATCGGAAGTAGTGGTTATTAATTCTATCTTTTTCATTTCTTGTACTTATCTCTATAAAATATATTCACTATGTTTCCACTAGTTACATAAAGCCTAACAATTTCTCCTTTATTTCCTTCTGTCTTTCCAGGAACTATAACAAGAGCACTACTATCTGTTAAATAATAACTAGAAATTGCATCATGACTCATATAAGCGTCAAGAAGATCTATGGAAATCGTTGTATTTATATTATTCTCCTGTGTAATTACTGTAAGAATAAATGACTCCTTATCAAATCCAGATACAGGAAGGTAATTATCTTTTGTATTATCAGTACATTGAAATTCTATTACATTAGCTGTTTCTGGAATTGGATATTCTTTAAAACGGAAATTGTTTACTAATGATTTTTCTAAGTTATTTAATTCTTCGATTTTATCCAAGTAAAGTTTTTCAAGTTTTTTTATATTCTCCATCCATTCTTTATCAATACTACTAGGCAACCAAGAAGTAACACTATCAAAAGTATTCTGATCTCCGTTATTATAACCTTTTCCGTACCTATACCTAACAACTGAACCCATAGGATCTATTAATTCCTGAAGTCTGTAAATAGAATCTGAATTAGGTTCATTAGTATAAGTATATTGTCGTAGAATTACATAATTAGCATCTTCTGGATAAATACTAGAAGCATCATTAAATATAACTTCACTTATTTCCGGAAGATTTCTCGATATCTTAAATACAGCATTATTAATTTCCGGAGAGATTAAGATCATTGACAAGACGTTTTTAGAATCAATTCCAGTTCCATTTAAAAAATCAGATAACTCAGATGAAATGGATAATGAATCGTTCCCTGAATTAAGATAGACGTATTCAGAAATTATACCCTTTTCATCAAATCCTATCATATATGTAGATAAAATTTGAGATAAAAGATGTGCAGTAATTAATTTATCTTCCTTTCCTTGCTCTTCTTCAGAATGATTTATATAATTAAAATACTCTTCTATATTATTTAATTTATCTCCTAAATATGGTGAGTAATTATCTGAACTTTCTTCAGGAATAACACCAGAAACAGTATTATTTGTTTTATTAGTTGGATTTTTAGCTGTACAAATATAGATAGTATTTCCATAGACAACAAAATCCCCTTTCTCATATTCAGTTTCTTCTGAATACAAAAACATTCCTTGAACGTGCGTATTATTTAGTATCATATTATCTCTTTATAAGTTTTATAGTTGTATTATAATATATATTCATTAACTTCAAGGTATACTCTCCTTCTTCTGGAGTATTTATATTTGCAGCCCTAAGTGATACTTGAGACGTACCGAAACTTTGAATACTTCCGTTTGCTGTAAACTTATTAATAGTTAATGAATTTCCTTGAGAGTCTTCTATAATAACTTTTTCTAAGTTACTATTTGGATAATCTTCAGAAATAAACTTAAATACAGCGTTACCTCCAGAATTTATCTTTAATGAATTATTAGATACTTCAAACCCAGAGAACTCTATAATACTAATAGTTACTCGTTTACTGCTAAGTTCTAATGTAAGAGTAGCTGCCGAGAAATTAACTTCGGGAATTACAATACTGTTAGTAGTATTGATTTGTTCCGGATAATATATTTCTGGCGCATCTGGATCTCCATTTTCATATTTTGCTAAGACTCTTGAAATAATATACCCTGAAAGTTCTGGTATTCTAATTTCTGCTCTCTGATTAATTAGGACATCTATTTTACCATCCTCTTGTATAAAGGGATCATATTTAGTTTCATCACCTATAATTAATTCAGATACTATAAAATTATTTTCTCCAAATTTTCTTTTCCATTCACCATAATCGTATACATCACTTTCTCCTGATATTTTAGCTTTCAGAATTATATAAGAACCTGTATATTTTAGATTGAAAATTAGGTGATTTGTTTTTAGAACTTCTTCCCAATTAGTTACTGTTATTAGGTTATTTGGAATATTATAATTAAAGTTATTACTTGGTGGAAATGGAATTAAATCTTTCACATCAAGTAAACACGGTACATCTTCATTCAAAACATATCCAGGATTAGGGTATATCTTAAAATCAATAGGAGTTTTGACAGAAGGGATAGATATTATTCCGATAGGGTTACAAGTTCCTCCAATCTCTGGAGTTACTGATACAACCACTCTAATTGGTTTATTTATATTTAGAAACTCTGAAAGAATCCATTTAGATGAAAGCGCCGGATTATTATTAAAGTTGTTATCTGATACTGATTCCCAAACTTTTCCACCTAGAATTACCTTATCTCCAATCTTGTATGTAGTAAAAGGAAAATACTTGGGGTAATCTTCGGCGCCTTTATACATTTCAATTAATCCTCGTTTATTACCTAGAATTAATAATCTACTATCTTCTATTTTCTCATTTCCTAAGAGAGTACTAGAATTTGCATCAATTAAAACTTCTGGAACATCCTCAACAGTTTCTATTATCCCAACTGAATCTATCGTAGACCAATATTCATCGTTTCTAAGAAGATATTTATTCATATTTCTGTTAGGATTCGTACTATCTACCCATGATTTATAAGATAGATTTACACTTTCCACCTCGGAGTTATTAGAAATTAGCATCCAAATCATCTTCTCTCCAGTAACTTCATCGAGGAGTTCTTTCTCGCTTACTAAATCCTCGCCGCTTGTAGTTTCGTCTGGTTCTCCTAAAATCAATATAAAGTTAGGAGTAGAAGTAGGTTTAATTCCAGCGGCGGCCATTGAATCAGTATCTATAAAGTCACTACCTTTAGAATTGTTATTATTCTTGTCGATTATCCCCTCGTATAACTCCAGACGTTTAATTCCAGCGGCGGCCTTAAAAAGCGCGAATACCTGATTGGATATTATAGTAGTTCCGAAATATCTATCATTTTCCTCTGTTAAATTTTCTCTAGAGGATGTTGGGAATATTATTGATTCTATTTTTTCTAGGGAATTTGATGTCTCTCCGATTTCTTTCAAGGTTTTTTCTCCTAGATAATTTACTAAAAACTTATCATTAAATTTATCTTTAGTGATATTATACGAAAAGTCATACTCACTAAAGTCTCTATTGTAAAGTAAAGAACTGTTAGATCTGTACTGGACTTTACTGTATTCACGGTTATCTAGGTCATCTTGACTGTAAAACACTACTGTTCCGATATCCGTAAAATTGTTATTATTAATAATCAATTTCATAGGGCGTTACTGTCATTTTGTTATAGCTTCTTAAGTTTGCTCCAATATAATTCTGGAACTTACTTTGAATTGTTAGATCTATACTTCCAGAACCTATATTAGTATTTAGTCTGGTATAGTATATAAGTGCATCTAAAAATTTCTTAAGAAGTTCGTAAAATAAGCTTTCATTTTCTACACTTAAGTTCTCAAAGTTTACTGTTATTTCTCCTGAGTCATATATAATCTCTCCATCAAAATCTAAGGGAAGATATTGTATCATATAATTAAATACTTGAATAGTTCCCTTTACACTGTAAAATAATTTACTAAGATAGTTTATAACTTCTTCGTAATCTTGGTTATCTGGGAGACTTGATTTTGGAATACATAATCTCAAGAAATTCTTCACCGGATCACTTCCAGAATAAATATAGTAATCATCTAATGAACCTTGTTGAGTTGAAACTACCGAAGAATATTGTTCCTCGTAATCCTCAATCATTCTATAAAGCTGATCTATGATTTCTATATTTCTTAAGTGTTTAGGTATATATATTTTCATGATTCTATAACTGAATTAATAATGTAGTTAATTGAGAAGTATACAACATTCTCTTCTCCATATACAATCTCAGGAGAAACTACAGAACCATCTTCGTTAGTATAAGTTATTTCCATGTCAATTATTCTCTTTACATTAGATATTTTACTTATAAGAGATTTTATTTCTTCTGTTAACTCTGGAAATTTAATATTGAACTTATTACTATAATTATCCAAGATATCACCAACTTCTGAATCTATACTACTATTCTGATATATTTCTACATCTAAGTTAAAGATAGCTGTATATTGAGATCCTCTTTCTATAGTAATTTTATCAGTTATATAGTAAGCTCCTTTAGTTTCAATGAAATTAGTTTTTTCATCTTCTGTTAGGATTGTAGAATTAGAGTATGGAACATAGTAGATAGTGATAGAATTACTTTGTGCTGAACTACTAAATCTATAAGTTGTTCCACCTGAAATAATTTTATTTGGATAAGTTTCTTCAAGTACAGTACCGATATCAGAATTACTACGTAAAATTGAATTTACATATCTATCACGATTAGCTTTGTAATGAATAGTAATTAAGTTATCTCTATCAACTTCAGACATACTAGCAAGACCAGTTCCTAAGATCTCATAATTTCGTCCACTCAACCAAGAAGGATCAAATTCTACCATCTCAGCTCCACGAATATTAAGCTTCTTTAGTTCTGAAGTATTATATCCCGAGAGTGTTGAGAATTTATAATAAAGAGCTTCTATTGTTGTATTTGCTGGAGTCTGTGTTTCTTCTCTTTCCATTACTGTTCTAAAAATATCTGCTACATAAAGTCTAGAACCAAATCCAGGGAGAGTAAGATCAAAAATACTACCATCTAAAATATGTCCTGAGAATAATCTAGTTGTTGGGAAAAAATTATCATTAACTTTAACCCAAAAATCATCAGATAGGTCGTTTTCTAAGCAATTAACATAGTAAGTATTGTTTTGATTTAAGATCCACTTCCTAGAAATTGTTTCTTTTGCAATTAGACATATAATAGTATAAGTATCAGTATCATTTACGGCCGGAGACATTGTAATTGGAGAATATACAAAACCTTCATCTCCAGCTATGTCTTTATCATCTCCATAACCTTCCGGCCGTGTATAGTTTTTATCATAATACCCTAAATAGTAAGCCTTAAAACTATTAGAACTTATAATTTCATCATAAATATTAAAGCTTAAATACTTAGTAGGTTTTATATTAAGAATTACGCGAGGACAACTACCACGAAATACCGAATACATATCATCCACACAGTGTTGAATCTTTGAATTGATAAGTGTAGATTTCTCAAGAGATGCTTCTTGTGTATAGGCTATGTTTTCTACTTCACTAATAAAAGATGCATTAGCTAACATCTGAGACAAAATCTCTACAGAATCTCCGGTAATATTAAGTTTATTAGCTATTCCTCTATAAATATCTATATAATCTTGTAATGATTTCATAATAATTATCCTGTTGTTTCATTTATATCAACTAGTATATCGTCAGATTCTACCTGATTAACACTTATTACTAGTTTTACTTTTGTTTCATCTATTAGGTCGAGTGAAACAATTTTTATATCGAGTGTTTTTGTAAATTTCTCTTTTATTTTTGTTATTAACTGTTCTACTCTACCAGTAATTTCAGATGCTAAATCCTTTTTCTTGGTATTAGTAAAAATAAAGTTAAATCCAATCTTAGATGCTCCTGGAATATCCTTTGGCCAGATATTTAAGTAGAGTTTGAAAAGATCTATAATATAGTATTCTACTTGATTTGTTATTTGACCTGTTGAAAGTAGGTAATTCATAATCTTGATTTATAATTTTTACAATTATTACATTTAACTGTAGGATCATCATCATTGAGAGCTACAAATTTACTACAGTTAGATGCTGATATATTCGTAAGATCTAAATCTTTTGGAGAAAAAGCAGAACAATTTGCTGCACTTAAGTCAGGAATAGGTATTGGTATTTCTATTTCAGGAATAGGAAGATCATCAATGATATCACCAACATTAGCTCCAACTAGTGCAATTAATGGTTTAGCAACTGTTTGTGTAGTTTCTACAATACTCATTACAGATCCAACGACCGGTATAGTTCCCATAAGAGATTTTAATCCTAGTTTACTTACCTTAGCATCAACTCTATCATAAACTGCACTAAGATTATCTCCTTCAGCTTTAAGTTGTTGAAGTAATGGAGGAGCTAATTGAGCAGAAACGCCAGGACCCATAGGAGTTACAGAAATCAATGCTGGAGGAACCATTGCAATTCTCGCAGCAAATTGAGCTGTTCCTACTGAAAGATGACCTAAATCTTGTCCAAGCTCATTGAAATCTTCTATCATTTGATTATACATCTGACCAAGTTTTTCATTAGCTTTATCCAACATTTCCTCTCCTCTTTTCTTCATATCCTCCTTAGCATTATCTAGAGTTTCTTTATATTTCTTTTTTGCTTCAGGATCTTTTATTTCATTAGATTCATCCTTAAACTCAGGAAGAGAATCTTGATATTTCTTTAATGATATTGATTGAGCTGCTTTAGCAGACAATGCACTTAATAAATTTTTCATAATATATCAACTCTCTAATAATATAGTATCTGATGTAGGTATAGGAGATCCTGGAGTTAAGAAAGTAGGTGATAATACAAAAGGTCCGAGAGCTGTATGTCCTCCCGCTACTACTTTACCCTTTACTGTTAATGTTCCAGGACCTTTAAGTGTAATATCAGATCCTTTAACTACTGCAGATCCAACTAATTCTACATTTGTTTTCCCATTTATAGTAACATCACAATTTTTTCCTATATTGATAGTTACATTAGATCTCATATTAATATCCATGTTTCCATCTTTATCTATAGTCACCCAATCGGTTGGTTCAGGTCTAGGATTATTATTTGGATCATTATACTCAGTTCCTGGATCAAAAATAGCAACCCTTATATAATCAGGTGTAATATCTACCATTTTTCCATTACTTCTAAAACCTATATAATCATTTTCTTTTATTTTTTGATATAAGTAATAACTCTGAAATACTGGATCAAGACACTTAAGAAATACGAAATCACCTACTCTTGGCTCATCTACTTCTCCTCTAAATGGAAATGCCTTAACTCCCGATTTTATTCCTGGGATATCCACCTTTATTTCATACAATACTTTATCTAAAACTTCTACAATTGTTCCAGTATAGTATAAATCTGCTTCTTTCATATTTTTCTATTTAATTTGTTGGATCTACAATTGGTAATATTTCTTCTTTTTCCTCTACACCTGATAACAATGAAGTCCAAGAAAAACTCTCTCCATCAGGGCCTACAGAACTGGAATCTTCAATAGCCATAAATAATTCATTAGATCGAACTAAGAATAATTTAAATGGTAATTCTGTTTTTTGCTCACCACGTTTATACTTCAAGATATCACCAAGTTTATATTTAGGCATATCAAAATCTTTTATTCTAAATGCAGTAAAGAAATCAGAATTCATATATCCTAAGTTTCTCCAGTAATTATGCATAAGTTGTTCAAAATCTTTTCCAACTATTGTATAATCTTCATAAAACTGAAGAGTTCTAGAATTTTTAGGTTGAAGATCTGTATAATCATCTGTACTGTTATTTGCTTGCTCTCCATTATTCTCATCTCCTTTAACTGGTTCCCATGGATTAGTTGGAGTATAATAAATTAAAGGATTATAGTTTAGATTATAAGAATCTAATTGTAAGAATTCAGAAGAACCCTCTATGCTATAATATGGTTCTTGATTTCCTCCATGATCAATACCTATAATCTCTTTCATTAAATACCCTTCCCATCCATAAGCAAATATAGATTTTTTCTTAAATCCATATGATAACTTAGAGCATAATGATTGATTTGTTTCCGAGTTTTGGAAAATTGTAAGTTTATTATTAATATCACATTTACATCTTATATCCTTTTTCCCTGGATATAAAGATTCAATAGCTGAAGTAATATCATCCCACTCAGCTTGTATAAGTTCTGTATAAAATTTCTTATCTTTTATACAGATAAAGTTTAGAGTTAAAAAGTTTTTAAAATATTTTTTATTAATTATGAAAACATCAATAGTATAAATATTTCCACCTTCCTTCTCCAAAGTTATCTGTCCAGTATATTGATCTGTAATTAATTTAAGAGCTTCCCCAGAACCATCATGTGACATACTAATTTCCCCACTAGCTATCTTTCCACCAAGTTCTTCGTACATATGGATATTATCAAATTTATATCCGGAGTCAAACCATGGAGTGAAATTAATAGAAACCTTATAAGAATTAATATATTTCATAAACTTCCTAATATGTTATCTAATACTCTTTTTGGAATTAATTTTAAAATTGCGCCTCTTTTATAAGTTTCAAGCCCTCTAGCAGCCTGTAACATTAGGAGGCCAGCATATGAAGTAGAACCATAATAATCCTCTGCAATAAGATCTGGTCTATATTCATATGCTGTTATTTCATAAGATTCTCTTTCTATAATTGGATTATTTAAGTATACTAATATACTAGAGTTATATACATCTATTCCATCTATATAGTTTGAAAGATTTTCCTTATTGCTAATTATCTCATCTTTTTTAGTATACATTTTATCCTCCTAATAATTTTTTATTTTCTTCTATTTTTTTATTTATATTATCTTGTAATATTAACTCCATCGCTTGTCTTTCTTTTTGTGTAGCATCTCCTCCTATTAATCTCTTAAGTCTAACATCAGTAAATTTAGATGCTGGTTTGAAAGTCATTGTAATATTACAAGATAAAGGACATAGATCATTTTCTTTAGATCCAGTATCCCATCTCTTCATCATTTGTTTAGACATTTGGAAAGTAGCACTCTCACAAACAAGATTATCAATAGCATAAAGTGAGCCGAATTTAAGTTTAAGAGTTCCAAATTGTATTTTATCTATATTATCCAACTCAGCTTTAAATCCACCAGGAGGGATCTGCCAACCAAAATATCTATCAACTAATTCTTTTATCAACGCTACTTCAGTATCATCTTTACTTGCTGGCTCTCCACTATCATTTAAAAACTTAACTAATTTTCCAAAACAATATGGATATAATTCCATAATCTGATCATATACAGATTTGAATTTCCCATCTACATAATCAGAAAATATAGTAAATTTTATCGTTAGATTACCAAATCCAACTCCAGTACCAGAATAGTAAGAAAATCTTCCAGTCTTAGTTACTAAAGCTCTATTTAAATAATCAGTTCCTGCTTTTGCTAATTTTTCTAGAACATCAGTTGTTTTATCAAATATTTGTCCAATAGTACTAAATATAGCCATCCTATCCTCTTCTGATCCAGTCTTCATTTCCTCTTCTGCACTATTCATTTTTTCAAGTTCTTTAGAGAAAAATGATAGATATGGTGCATAAGGTTTAAATTGATTAAATACATCATTAATCTTTTCATCTCCAAATTCAGACCAAGAATTAGAAATAGCAGCTTGATAATCTTCAGACATAATAGCTCTACATAATGGTTCATAAGAATACCCATCATCGTCTTTAGCACCGTGATATTCACCCCAAGATCCATCATCATAAAGAACAGAGTTATAATGAAGAGAAACTGACATTAAATCATTACCACGATTAGTATCATAGTAAAATCCACTAACCTTAGTTCCACTACTCATTCCTTCTCCATAATGTTTTTGTTGTGGAACTTCAATTCTTGGGGCAGAAGGAGATGATTTAACCATACTTCCTAATGATGGAGGATTAGGAGTTTTTATTTTTCCCGGTTTTTCTGCTGTATTTAATGGCATATTATTATTTTAATAAGTTATCTATTTTATCTTTTTCTCTTTTCAGACCATCTCTCATATTATTTTTCGCAGCAGTAATAAAATCTTTTGTAGACTGTCCACTAATAAATTTCTGAAGTGATATATCAGAGTATTTAGTAGATGGTTGGAAATTAAGAATAACATCACAGTATAATGGACTTAAAGTATTCATTTTCTTTGATGCATCCCAATATTTTACTACTTGCTTTGAAAAACTAAATTGAGCATTAGTACATACAAGAGAATTTAGTGCATAAAAAGCCCCAAATTTTAGCTTGAGTGTACCAGTTAAGATAGTATCCATATTTAAAAGATCCGGCTCATATCCAGCAGGAGGCATTTGCCAACTAAAAAATGTATTAAGCAATTTTCCATCTTCTCCAGTAATTCCAGTATTAACGCCTTCTTTATTAGATTCAATTTTTGATCCTAGTACTGTTCCATTTTCATCAACAACTCCTTGAGTATATTTACCCATTATATATGGATATAACTCTTGAAGCTGTTCTGAAACCGTTTTAAATACTCCACCAGAATAATCAGGAAGTACTGTAAATTTCATAGCTAAATTTCCAAAACTAGTACTAGTTCCAGAATAGTAAGAAAATCTACACCCCTGAGTTACAAGAGATCTATTAAGAAGTTTAGATGCTGTACCAGTTGCAGTAGCTATACCAGATAATACTTTTTTTGCTAGTTTTTCAACAGTACTGTCTCCAGTTGTATCTCTCAACATTGATTCAGCTGTTTTCGTAAGTTCTTTCGCATATGGAGCATAAGGTTTTAGATTATTCCACATACCACCTATAGGATCATCTCCAAAATCAGTCCAGGAATTACCAGCTTGAACAATAAAATCTTCATTTAGAATTCCTTTATAAAGAGGTACTGTATTATAACCTTCTTCATCTAAAGAATAGGATGAACCCATTTTTTGCCATTCCCCTTTTCCATCTAAATAAGAATTAGCATGAAGAGTTATATGAGTAAGAACTTTATCTATTTGTCTATCATAATAAAATGCATGATGTCTAGAAACAACTGCCCCACTATTATCATCCTTAGGGTTAAATCCACATCTTGCTAGTTCCCTATCTAGTTCTTCATCAGTAATACCAGCCATAATTATGATTGTTTAAATAATTTATCCTCTATAAGGGGGAGTAGTAATACTCTGTACTTTAGTTCTTCCATCTCCACCACCCATATTTATATTTCCTCCAAACTTAAGAGATGCTATGGCTGTAGAAACATTATTAATTGCTTCTGCTTGTGCTATAGATGTTTTTGAAAGAAGTTTTATATTTTCATTAATATCAGAAACTTTTTTATAAAGATCTTCCGTCTTATCTTTTTCTGCATCAGCTATTAATTCTCGTCCAGCAGATTCTGAAGTATTACCTGGAATAGATTTTTCTGAAGCTGGTGTATTCGGAGTAACTTTTTCTGGAGCTAAAATACTACTCTGAGCCATTATCAATCCAGAATCACTTCCAAAAGAATTAACACCTGCAGTACTCCAATCATAAGTAGATATACTAGATCCTTTATCTGTTCTCTGTTCTACATAATTATCTGGAGTTGTAGATGAAGCATCAGCCATATAAATAGACTCTTCAGAATTTGTGGAATTAGTATTGGTATTTTCTAGAGTATCACCTTTAAAAGAGTTGTAAGTTAATAAAGCATCTCCTGCAAAATTTTCTCCTTTTTTCAAGGATCCCCAACCATCTTGCCCTTTATCTTCCATATGTTGAGCTGATTTTTCTGGACCTGCTGAAAATTCATAATATCCAAAAACATTTCGAGCTGCTTCAAGATGATCTTTTGAAGCTTTTATTTTCTTCAAACCTTCTCTATAAGCCGGAATATTTTCCATTTCCCACTTAACAAATTGAAGTTGTTCTTCAAAGGATGCATCTCCCAAAGATTTACCTGAACCTGGTCCATCATAATGTTTCCATCCAGCTTTTTTTTCTTTCTCACTAAGTTTACCATGTTCAAAAGCTCTTCTTCTAACTCCTAACCACTGAGCTATTCCAGTTGCTGGAGAGTCTGGATTCTTAGCAGTAGTAACTAATTGAGACTCTCTTAAAAAATTACCAACTAACCCGGCAGCTTGTTCTTTAGTCATCCCAAGTTCCTTCATAGCAAAATCCATGGCTTTTAGTATTCTAGCCTTTCTCACCTCATCAGTTATCTTTTCAGGTGGTCTATTTCCTGTAATATACCCTTTCACACCATCTACTGCATCACCTATATATTCGCCACTTTTTTTCATAGGAGAACTTTCATATTTTTTTTCAAATTCTTTATCTCTTCTTTCTGATTCACTAATAGCGTTATGATAACCTTCAAACTGCTTATTAATATCTATATCACTATGAATATTTTTAATAACTGGATCAAAAGAAATATGATTTGCTTCAAAATATTTTCTGTTATCCTCTAATTGTTTCTTTTTTAACTGAGTCATAAGACCTTCCATCTGTTTCAAAGATGCTTCATCAGATGTATTGAAACTAAAATTCTCATTATTTAATTTCTCTCCTAATCTAGCTCTTACTTTCTCAAAGAAACTAGGAGTAGCTTCATAAAATTCAAAAACAGATTTATTAACTTTCTTCGTCTTTCTAGCTCCAGTATGAGAATTTACATTATATTCAGGACCATCATACTCTTCTACTTCTAATACTTCCCCTCGTCTAGGATCATCTAAGGGAACCATATCTAAAGTATACTTATCAGCCCAAGCCTTATTCCATAATCCTTTAACTCCTTCAGATACAGCTTTCCATGCAGGATCTTGAATAATATCTCCAGTAGCAATTGCATCACCTATATCAGTTAAGTATCCATCTGCACCAACAACATTTCTCCCAGCATTTATAGCAGATCTCTTTGCAAATCCTTCAACACCTCGTTTCTTCCAATCAGCTCCTTCTCTATAGTAGTCATCATCGGTTTTTTCTCTTTTAACAAACTTAAATCTCTTAATGCTTAAATCTTCGTTGTTAAATAATCCTTTAGTATCTATTAAATTTCGAAGTCCTGATATAAAATCTTCACTAATTAATACTCCTCCTTTAGTATCTGCAGTATTTTTTAACCTCTCCATTCCTGACATTACACTAGCAACATTTACAGTATTACTAGTTTTGTCATTAAGCATTCTAGAAATAGTTCCTGCTTGTCTTACCTCTCCGGCAGTATTCGTTATCTTATTATCACTAGATATATCCCAAGAATTTAAATATCCATTTGATCCAGGTTTAGAAACAGTGGTAGCATCTCCCCATGAAGTATTTTTAACATTAACTCCTTTAGCAGATTTAAAAGCTCTTCCTTCCATAGCTTCACTAGCCATAGAACTTTCTTTTCCAACTTGTTTAATATTAGAACTAACTATATCTTTTATAGCATCAGCACCTCCAAAACCAGCCTTAAGAATATTTCCTAGATATTCTATTAGTTTTGTTACAGTATCTGGAAGATTACCTAAATCTAACTCAGGAACTTTAATTGCTTTTATTGCATCACCTCGTTCTTTAAAGAAATTACTAATCTTATCCCCTAAAAGTTGAAGAATACCATTTTTTTCTTTATTCCAAAAAAGTTTGCTTAAAGAATCAACAATTCCATCTTTTCCTTCAGGATCTCCTCCAAATAAACTAATTAACATTTTAGAAAATCCAGATCTGCCTCTTGGAGCTTTGGGATCATTTGGATTAACCTCTCCAAAAAGAAATGATTCTACATTAGCAGCAAATTTAATAATTCTTTTCCAATTTTTTGCTAAGAACATAGTACCAAAGAGGAAGAGAATAGTTTTAAATTGTCCACCTACCGAAGATGCTAATTTCCTAGGGTCTAATCTCTCTGAAACACTCTTTCCTAAGTCAGATAAGTGTTTCATTAATTTATTAGTACTTCTTGTCAAGGACCACTCACGACGTTGATATTCTTTTTCTCTGGCCGCTGCTTGTTGATTCTGTTTAGCAAAGGCATTAGATATCCAAGTTTTAAATCGAGCCTGTCCTTCATCTGGATTTTGTTTTACTGCTAATGTTCTCCCTTGGACAGGACCACCAATATTAGCAGCGGGAACAGCAACGTTATTAGTCGTTGTGTTCGTAGTGTTATTATTTATTGTTATCTTCTGTGGAGTTACTTGTACACTCCTTGAAGATGTTCGCTGTACTTTAGGTTGTCCAAGTCCATATTTTCCTAAGACAGCCTGAGTTTGTGGATTCATTGCCTGTACTTGTTGTTGTACTGCTGCTCCACCTAATCCTCCAAGTGCAGCCATCTCTACAGCTTGACTCATAGTTTCATTATTAGCCGCATCAGCATTATTTTCGAGTCTAGCTGTTTGTAAGTTCCTCTGACGTTCTGCATTTATCTGAACAATCTGGTTTTGTGCTTCTTGGAGTTGTTGTAAGTCTTTCCCATCCTCTGGTTTCTGGGAAGACATTTTTCTTACTTTATTTTCTATATCTTCTACAGCCATTGTTTATTTATTAATCATTATAAAAGAACATACTATGATAAGTTGATAAATCCAATAATCTATATTTATTATTATGAAAATAGTACTTCTCATATTTCAAAGGTATAAGTTTATTCATCTCATTTTGTTCAACATCATCTATATACTCATACCCAAACATACACATAAGATAATATACCTGAAAATAATATCCTGTATTGTGAAGTAATTTAAAATCTATAACACTATCGGAATCTAACTTATCTATCAGAATATCTCTTACTCTATTATCTTGCTCTAGTTCTTCCCTAATATTGGTTACTATACTTATATCCGGATAGAAGTTACTAGTATCTACCAAACAAAAACTAATCCTAATATTAAATTCTTCCTTTAATTTATCAATTTCACTAGATAAATTGATTAAATCTTTTAAATATCTACTAAGATTATTTCTTTCTATACTATAGGATCTTTTTATTCCAAGAAAAAATTCAATAGATTTTATATGAATCCAAGTCTTTATGTAATCTACTATCATATTATTTCTTTTTAAATACGGACTTTATTGATCTTTTCAAGTTTTCTATTTTATTTTCTCGATTAATCTTTAATCTTTCTTTTTCTCATCACTGGCTTTTACGATAGACTGTTCATCATTTTTCTCTTCTAGGGTTTTCGTAATAAAATCTATGACCCCAAAAATTAACAGTAAAGCTCCAAGAATTATTAACCCAGGAATGAGTAATACAGCTACAATAATACCTGGAACTAATAACGATAAAGTCCAAGATAGCCATTCACCGTCATCAAACATCCAATCTATTAAATTAGTTCTCTTCATCTTTCTTCCTCCAATTATTTTCTATATATTCTTTCGTATCCTCTATAAATCTAAGTAACTCGGCAGAAACCAGATCATAATTACTTAATAATTCGAGAGCATAGTAATTATCGACAGTATTAATATTCCCTTTATAAAATACTCCCCTATAACGACCTGAAAGTACTAATCTCTTGAAATCATTAGTCTGTATAAATAAAGTATCTTCTGGAATATTATCAAATTTATTTTCTTTGAGTAAAATAAACACATCTATTCTATCAGATCTAATTCCAATAATAGAAACTATATCACTCTCTTTTGGAAATTTTCGAACTCTCCCAGGGTTATAACCAGAATATTCGCTAAATCTTAATATATTTTCTATGTTTATATAATTCTCATCTATCCAATATGCCATAATTTTATTTTTTAATTTAGTTCCTGGGCAGTTATTATCCCAAACTCTCCCAGGATTGTATGTTTTTAAGAGTAGAACTCCTTATAATCATCTAAACGCTTTATTCTTTCTGGCTCCTCAATATCACTCCATACATTTACATAATCACCTGTTTTTGTATCATAAAACATATAAGAACTTTCATAAGCATCCTGAACTCCAAGAGGAATATAACGTTTAGGATCAAATTCACCCCATATATTCTTTATTTGATTATAATCTGGAATAGAATTATCTGTGAATCTATAATTTTCATTAAATTTAACTCTATTCATATCAGATTTTACTTTCGGATATTTCTTGTAGAATTGATCATAAGTCATAGGGCGTTGATTTTCCCAATTAATTCTTCTGTTATCTATTAAAGAATTACGTCTTATATTATCACTATCAATTCTCTTCTGTAATTTATTTGCTTTTTTCTGAAGTAGTTAGATGTTACATAAGCACCTGTAGCAGCTCCTATAGTTCCACCTAATAAAGCACCACCTCTTCCTCCAGCAAGACCTAGAAGAGCACCAGTTCCTCCTAAAGCTCCAGTAGCAGCCAATCTTTTTCCTAGTGTTGGCTTTATACTCTTTAATCTCTCTAACTCTTCTCGATCCGAAATATAAATAATTTTCTCTTAATGATCATAATTTTATAATAAAGATCTAGGGGAATTTTTACTAATATAACCCCCCCCCACTAGATCAACTTTTAATAGAGGGGAGTTATATTTTATAGGTCTAGGAGGTTTACATTTATTATTCCTCCCTCACCCATCATTTCTTTTCTCTCAGCTTCAGATTCATAGTAGGCTTGACGTTGTGCTGCTGATATACCCTTAAGCCTCTGCCCCTTCTTTCCACCAAAATTAAGAAGTGGGAAATCTGGATCAGTTCCTTCAGTAGTATCAAGGAAATTCTCATAACACTCTCGAAGCGCCTTAAGAGAACTCAGAGTATAACCTTCTATCCCATCTGCCTTGAGAAACTTATTTAAATAAAATTTTAGATCCATCAATTGGGGAATTGTTACAGATGTCTCGAAAGAAGTCGACAGTAAGAGATTCTACACTTACTGCCACACTCCTCCTTTCTTTCGCTTTCTTTCCTTTATTACATTCAGGACAATATAGTTGAATAGGTTCAAGTCTATCGTAATATAAGTCACGAAGAGCAAGCAAGAGAGTAACATCACCATGAGTAGCCCCTAAGACATCTTTCTCGATCTGTGTTCCCTGATAATCAAAATCTTTAATCAAGGCTATAGTTTTAATCATCTTCAAGTCAGTTACAGTTCGATATCTAAGGTAAGTCTGAAATACCTTCATAAACTCTCTAACTGTCGGAACTATAGTCTCGTATCTATGCCCTCCAAGTTCAATAAAAGCACCATTCATAATCTTTTGATCGATCTGTTTAAAGTGAATATCTTTTTCGAAGGATATAGTTTTCTTCATCTTCTTACCACATTCAGGACATGTTACTTCTATTTCATAAGATAATTCCCCTGATACAGTACATAGCTTCTTATAGAATATCAGGAAATCTACATCCATTAAGTAACAATCTAAGATAGTTTCATCTTCCTGAATAAGTAAGTTAATATCATATAAGTATTTTTCTAACGGATCATCAGAGGGTAGATTTTCAAGGTATCTAGTTATCTCTAAGAATGTCATAGGACTAACTTTAACACTCGGAAACTTATAACCATATCCTCCTGATGGCAATTGTGCTGTTAATATATTCATAATTTTATCAAATTTTACATTAAACTCTCATTTTATATCACTTATTCTTTTCTCCTACGCTTCAATTCTTCACGAGCCTTTCTTGCTTCAGACTTATGATGTAGATGTCCGGCCGTAGCTATAGCAGCACCAGCCAAACCTCCATAGATTGTTGCTACACCTTTTCTAGTTCTGTCAAGGTTATCTGCAGCCATTTCTCTTTTCTCCTTACTTGTCTTGGAGAATAATTTACGTTTTATTATCATCTTCTTTTCTATTTATATTACAGTTCATCATAATATCCTTCCTCTATTAACTCATTTTTCGTGCGTTTTCGGTAATTATCTAGGTATCGTCTCCTCTTCTTCTTTCCATCAACCACTAATACCTTATATCTCCTACTAGCACTCGTTTCACCATCAATAAAGTAAGGAACATGAGAATTATCATTAAATAATTTTCTCTTAATAATCATAAAAAAAATATTATTACACGGGAGGAGAAGAACAAGTCTATACACCACCCTCTCCATTAAAGGTATATAGAACTTTACAATTATTATTACTTAAAAGCCTTATATATGAAGAAAATCAAAATATATAAAACTATGAAAAAAGATATTATTAAAATTGTAAAACCTAATAAACAAAATTCAAAAATATCAACTACAGCTAAAGTATTTGAACAAGGAATTTCGTTTATTACATTGATTCAAGTACCTAAGGAAAAGTATAATATTCCTAATGGTATTAAAATATTAAATATCAAAGAGAAAGACTTAGAAACTTTTAAATCATTCTACGATATAATTCTAAAAGATCCTGAGAGATATTATACAATCGGATCTATAGATAATAAGTTTAAAACAAAAGAACTAGCGGAAAAATATGTAGATGATCTAATTTCTAAGATTCGTGAAAAAGAGGCTTAAGGTCTCTTTTTATTTTTCTTCTTTATTCTATTAGGTTTTATTATCCCTTTTAAAATTTTTCCTTTACTAGATTTATAACCATGCATATAAGTTCCAAGATCCGCTCCTAATTCTTTCCTAGCTTCAATCATTTCACTAGGATTTGCATTAGCTGATCTTAAAAGTTTCATTGCAGTCTTGGTAGCATTCTTTTCTTCTTTTATTAAAACCTTTCCTGTTGCAGAAGTTAAAAGATAATTTCCTAATCCATTTTTATTTCTACTTTTATGATAAATCGGCTTTGTCACACCATTTAATTTAGATACAACTCCTGTACCTAACTTACTTTGATTCATAACATGAGCAATTTCATGAGCAAACACGGCCTGACTTCCCTTTTGATTTATTACTGCTCGCTTACCTCGAGATAAAGCTTTTCCAAGTTCCCTGTCTTCTGGAAAATCTGACTTAGTATATCTAATTCTATCTCTTCTATTGGTATATTTTTTAGGTAATGTCCAAGTTTCACTTCTATCAGGAGATAACTTTACTCCCTTTTCTGTTACTGGTTTATACTCTTTCTTCCCTTTAACTACAACTATTCCTCTTTTCTTTGCTTCTTGACCTAAAGCTTTCATTACTTCAGGTCTTTTAGGAAATTTTGTATTTTCAGTGTATGCATCAAGAGCCATCTGAGCTTTATCATTTGCCTTAATCGACTTATCTATATCATCGGAAATCTTAAATCTGAGCTTTCTTATTCCTCTTTTTAAGCCTCGATCTTTAATAGACTTTGCTCCATATTTTATATATTTTTTCCACGGAACTCCAAATTCTCTTTGTTCAGGATTATCAAAAATTAATTTACGTTTTATTATCATCACTTAAGAAATTTATTATCTTTTACCTTATTTTTTATACCAAAGCCTTATATATGTTAAATTAAAACCAAAGAATATGAAGATAGGAATAAAAACAACAAACGTAATAGATGAATTTATTAGACTTACAGGTCCTACAGCTGATCTAAGAATAAAAGATTGTAAAATATATGTAATAATAGATCATAACAAATTCACTAACCTAGAAGAATTGCTCAATATAATAAATCAGCAATCTATCTTTACCTCCGAGCCTGCAGAAATTGTATTACCCTCTGAAGTGGAATCTATACTACTCGATACAGATAATTCAATAACAGATACAACCATAAAACTTCCTGGGACTTGGAGAATGAATACAGAAACTAATAGAATAATTGAGCAAGAAAAGTTAGATAAAATTTTAGAACTATTTACTATACAAGAAGGATGAGGAAACTCGTCCTTTTATTTTCTCTTCTTAGAATTTCCAAAACAAAATTCTCACCCACCTTTTCCTGGCGAATGAGAATTATTATGTCCCAGGCAAGATCGAACACTTACCTCATAAAATATTGTTTATTGTTTTCAGGTTATTATATATTTCTTGATACTCTGGCTTAACTCCTATAATGTCAGTAGCTTTCACTCTCTTCTTAGAACCATCAGAAAGTATTTCATTTACTTTAGCCTCCTTAGTTTCAAAAAAGTTTTCTAAGTCAGTTGCTTTAGGAGTAGCTGTATAATTAATTGAAGAATATAGTCCTCCAAGAATTTCTTTTATTTTTGCTTGGCTTATTCTATCTCCAACAGAAAACTTAGAGAGAATAGTATTTACCAAAAGTTCTTTACTAAATGTTACAATACCTAACTCTTTTTCAATTTTATACCTATCATACCCCAAAGCTTTTAGTTTTTGTGGTTTAAGAATAGTATAATAAGATTTAATATTATCATGTTCCCCAATCTGATCTAATACTATTTGTATAGCTTGATTAGATAATCCATATTCACATAATAATTTAAGCTTTTGTTTGAACAAAGTTAGATTTTCATACTCATTCATAAAATTAGATACTTCTCTATTAACTTCTGGGTTTTTACAATACATACTAGTTTCCCTACATTCTAGAAGATATTTACACCTATCTAAAATATCTCTATCAATACTTAACTCTAGAAATTCATATACTAAATCTATAGAACGAAGTTTTCTATTAAACACCTCTTTATATAGGTACTTAATATTAATACTTTTATCTATACCATTAAGTATTTCTAAAATTACTTTTACTTCTTTCTTTAATTTAGTTAACTCTCTATGCTCCAGAACAGGACACTTGGGGAGAGATTTTATATTTTTCGCTACATTAGGATCACTAAAGAAATCTACTATCTCTTTATTATATTCAAACCACTCCATCCCATATTCTGGATATAAATACTTTCTAAACCTATACTGAACATTCTTTTCATCTTCCTCTGTTAATCCTGGAACCTCATATAGTATCTTACAAGTAGGATTATGCATTCTATATTGAGAAAATCTAGTATTTTTATTAGAATCTTCCGTATAACCTATTTTTAATAAAAAGAAACTTTCTATACTACCATCAGAAAGTTCTTTATATCCTGATGATTTAATTAAGTATATCATTTTCTTTATTTATTATTTTTAAATTATTATATACAGTACTATACTCTGGTTTTATACTAATTAATTCTAAAGCATCAACTCTTTTCTTTGTACCGTCTTCTAATATTTCATTAATCTTAGCTCTTTTTATATTAAAAAATTCTTCTAAATCAGTAGCCTTTGGGATTGCAGTATATCCAACAGAATTATAAAGAGATCTTAGATCTTCTTTTATTTTTGCTTGACCTATTCTATCTCCTACTGAAAATTTAGATAATATTACATTAATTAGAAGATCCTTATTAAATGTAATTATCCCAAGTTCTTTTTTAATATTTGTTTTATTGTAGTAAAGCTTTTTTAATCTTTCAGGACCTAGGGCTATATAGTGAGATGCTATTTCATCCCCTCCTAGTTGATCTAATACTATCTTAATACTCTGTTCTGATAAGCCATATTCACAGAGTAGCTTTATTTTATCATAATATGTTTTTAATTCCTGATATTCATTTAAAAACCCAGACACTTCTTGATTTATCCAATCATTCGTATCAAGAGTAGAATGGACTGAGCTAAATACCGTAAATCTATCTTTATAATCATATTGCTGAATCCGGAAGGCTCTTATTTCATTAACTAATACTAAATTATTAAGAACTGGAATAAGAGTACCTCCTTGATGCTCGTTAACTGCTATATAATCATCTTTATAGTTATATGATTTAGTATTTTTTTGATAAGTCTTAGCTAATGTTAATTTCGCTTCATTAGGTGTTGAATTATATGATAATAATAAATCACTCGTAGCTTTCCTTTTTCTTTCTATTTCCTTATTAAACTCCTCCTGACTAACCTTTCTATAATCACAGGTAGATCTATAATAAAAAGTAGCATTATTCTTCCAAGGATTCTCGAATAATCTTTGACGTCCTAGTATCTGAGGAAGATCTTCAGAGATATCTACTGCCAAACTATCTATATTACTATCACTAAAGATAAAGCTTCTAGCACATTTTGAATAGAAATCTGCTCCAAGGTATACAGTACGTGTACAGAATGTAAACATCTTAGGTTTTACTCCCTTCAATGGAACCTCTCCTATCTTAAACTTCTTTCCAAGCTTCCTCTGAATACGCTTGAGGTTGTCTGGAGTATCAGAGCATAATATATTAACTTCCTCTGGCTTAAGATCACACTTCTTTATGATAGATATAATATGATTTACACTGTTTACATATAATACTGCCTCGTCTGATATAATTTCTCTGGGATATCCATTAATTATCCTAACACAGCGTTCAAAGTCTCCCTCTTTATAGGTTCGAATAATTTCTTCTGCTTTAGATCCAGTAGATTTCATGGATAGAACCTTAAGATTAGGTTTAATTATTCTTGTCGAATCCTCTTTACCCCAATTCATGTTAATATATGGGAGACCATCGAATTCATCTAACATATTCAAGTACTCTTCTAACATCGGAGTTGCACTAACAAATAATGCACTATGAGATTGATGTAAGTGATATAAAAAATCTAATTCAGTATTAGACTTGAATTTTGAATCGTGAAGTATTGTCTGAAACTCATCGATTACTGTATAAAATCCCTCAAAAACTCCTAGTGAGGTTAAGATATCTTTTACAATTCGATATGAATCATAGGTTACGAGAATTTTAGCTGGTTTCCCTAGGTACTTCCTTTCTCCCAGGTAATTCTTGATTTCATTCATTAATCTATTATAGACCGTATCCTTCCCGTGAACCATTTCCTTGAGTGTATCTATAAATGCTTGAGATCTAGATTTATCTACTTTAGAGAGATCTTTATCTACAGCTACTTCTTTTTCTAGTTCATTTACGACCAAGTAGACTTCCCTTCCATGTTGATCCTTTTTATTCTTCAGCAACATCTTTCTTGGACTACATAAGATAACATTCTCCGGTCCACCTATACAATATTCGGTAAACCCACATCCTGGGAGTTGTTTATTTATAATACATTTTACTGGTAGTTTGTAAAATCTAAAATCCGTTCCTAGTTCTAATATAAATCTAATCCCTCTAGGAACTATGATATCATTTAATTTAATTATCGCCATATGCGTATAAAATATTATTTAATTATTTATAATCTAATAAAGAATCCAGTTAAAATCCTATGTCCCTAAGAATTGAAGACATAGGAGGATTCCCTTTTCGATAATAAGGAATTGAAAGGATATTATACGCATTTTGTCGATTTAATTTATAATTCTTGGATCTCTACTATAAAAGAATTTATCTAAAGAAATTGCGACACTATTACTCATATAGATTGAAGAACATAAGATCATGCCTCCGGCATGGAATATTCATGTTCAAGATTTCTTATGAGCATTTATTATATTTTAATGGAGACACCACCCCTGGCCTGAAGGGCCAAAGGGGTGTCAATAATAATTAAAAATATAAAATATGTTAAAAGAGAAAATTGTAGTCTGATATATCTTATTCAGTCTTGTGAGCGTAGCGACCCGTAATGAGCTATGTAAATAGCGAATGGAGGGGAAGGGAAAAACTCCTTTGTCCTCATAAATAAGGGACAAACCTATATAAAACCTCCCTTTTATCAATTTGAAAGCCTAGTATATGTAATATAAACTTTAAATACGTAGAATTATGAAAAGAATAGTCAAAGAAGCGGTAATTGAAAGAAAACTTACTGATGAAGAGAAAGATATAATAAGACCTCATTTAGAATGTAATTATAAAATAGTAATGTTATATCCTATTAATGAAAATACAGAAATACCTACAGATGCATTAGATCCAGAGATATGGAATATTCCAGAGGGTTATTATGCTATTGAGATTGAATGATAGTTTTATATACCTTCAATTCTTCCATATGAAATAAGAATAAAATATATAAAATTATGAAAAGAGATAAATTAATAAAAGAAATTATTGAGAAGGATTCATTTATTTTTGAAGATCCTTGTCCTTTATCCCATCAAGAATTAGAAGAGATAGACTCTACTATAGAGAGTACATCTTCTATGTTAGATAATATGAAAATTGACTCAACAGAGGATGATCCTATGCTAAGATTTGAAAAAATAGTAGAAAATCTTAATAAATCTAATAAAAGTATGAGAGTAAAAAGAAATGAGTTAATCTTTTTAAAGGATTATCATAATACATCAAAAACTCCTTGTTCAGATTGGCTTGATCATAAAAGAGTAGACCTGTATCCTATTAATGAAAATACAGAAATACCTACAGATGCATTAGATCCAGGGGTATGGAATATTCCTGAAGGTTATTATGCTATTGATAGAGATTTGGATTAATTTCCAAATCTCTTTATTTATTTTTATATTTTCCGAGTAATCTTACAGTATCATCAGTCATCATTTTATTAGCTGCATTGGATTCATAAGTTCTAAAGGAATAATCTAGACTTTTATTTCCTGCTTTTTGCATTTCTCTGGGAAGATTATATTTTTTCGCTAATGCAGCGGCATGATATGATGCATTAGCTTCATTCATTAATGTAGATAAATTTCCTACATTGTTCATAATAGAATTATGTAAATTATGTGAAGTATTTACTTTTTTATCCAAACTTCTATAATTACCATAATATTTACCTCCTCTTAATTGTTCTCTATTATCACTTACACGATGTCCAACCTCATGAAGAATTGTATATGGATTTTTTCTATGTATATTATTTATATTAATAGTATCATTTTTATAATTATATTCTGTAGTTAAATTAGAACCTACTGCAGTTTTTATATTATCTTTTTTAAGATCTTTTAAAATTTTTTGAGCAGATTCAGGATCATATCCTAAAGTAGTATTTAATTTCTTAGCTTGATTGTATTTAGTTTCAAGTTCTGAGAATTCATTATCATAATTAGATTCAATATTTTTTCTTTTGAATCTATAATTTTTTCCAGCTCTTTCTTTTTTGATTTTATCTAACTTTTCTAAATCTATTCTATTTTGTTTCGAATTATCTTCTATAATTTCACGTATATCATAAGTTCCCTTTGCTTTTCGTTCTTTATAGAATTTTTTATTATCAAGTGAAAGATTAGTAAAAGGATCAACAACATACTGACCAGATTTTTTTACCTTCTGTCTTGCAACGCGTAACCTATTATTAGAACTAGCAGCTTGAATTCTCTTAAATCGTTCATGAAGTTCTGGATTAGTATATTTTTCCATCATTCTTTTGTAGGCCTTAGCTGTTTCAGGGAGACCTATATTATTAATTGCTTGAGAATTTTTAGCATAATCTACTACCTGACCTTTCCCAGTTAAAGCATCTATTGTCTCATTACTAACATGTCTAGCTTTAACGAATTTCTTAGCTGATAAACCTCTACCAATATTTCCTTTCTTTAGGGCCTGATACATTTCTTTCATGGCCTTAGTTTCTTGTCTGGTATATAATTTTCTTTTAATTATCATATAGCTCTTTATTTTAATTTTAGTTCCTGGGTAGTTATATCCCAAACTTTCCCAGGATTATTGTTTTTTTTTACATTCTACAAGAGCCTTATATATGTAATAAATAAAATATATAAGATTATGAAAGAATTAGAATTATTTATTAGTTTTCGTAACTTTTTTAAATACTTTCGTCATTTTGGAAAGATATTTTAGTTACGATTTATAAGAAAGATGGTATTAATTATTTATCATCTTTCTTTTTATCTTTCTCCTTTTATAAAATCTTCAGTAGTCCATTTGTGTTTACGTATTGTTAATTTGTTCTTACACTCTGGACATCCGTATTTTGATTTTAAATGATTACTTGGAGCTTGACTAAACCATATTTTACAATTAGTACAGTAAATTTTTACAGGAGTTGTCATGTTTATGAAATTTACTTGAGAATAATCAAATCTTTCTCCGTGAATCTTCTTACTTTCTTTGATAAAATCTTCTTTTGTTTTAATAAAATATTTTTTCATTGTGATTCATTTTTTTTGAATTATGTAAAATTTCTCGTGAAAGAGGGTAAGTTGATCAGACCTACCCTCCTTAATTGAATCACAAGAAAGTTTAAATAATTCTATTAAACTTTATTTTTAAATATTATCAAAAGTTCTTTCATACGTTAATCAATGAATTTCACCTCATGACAGACTATATCACCTAAGGAATTTCCTCAGTCTACATACATAGTCGTTGAACCTAGATTTATGTTAATATCTAGGATGCTGATTATTTGTATACAAAGATACAAATTTTCCAGCAATTCTTGTAGAAAACACCATGAAATTTTCCAAAATGTTCAAATTGCTTTAAAGTCATTAATTATTTTTATCAATGAATAGACTATATCATCTAGGTTATATTTCAAACTTAGTTCTATATTTAGTCGTTGAGAAATTAGATCTTTTCTAATTTTTGCTGATTATCTATTTGTATTTGATATTCCAGCATTTTAATAGAATTTTTCATAAAGTAATATAAACTTTATGCTTCTTCATTTGAAAAAGCTGACTTGGATATCTGCTCGCATTTGTTAATATACATTAATATATTATAGACTATATCATCTTAAGAATTAATACTTCTTAAGTTATACATTTAGTCGTTGAGAAACTATTTTTAATAGTTTTTGCTGATTTATACTTGGTATAACCAAGATTTTTCCAGCATTTTAGTATAATTTTCTTAAATTTTATTATTTAAGCGACTAAGCTATTAATCGGTTCCGTCCTCAGTCTGCCCATTTTCATCAATTGGAGCATCCTGAAGAATACAGTTATAGAAATTAAGAGTACGAACTTTGATACGGCTTGAGTTAGTTAAGATTAATCTAAGGTCGCATACTAAGTCATCCTTTCTGAAAGAATATTTAGTATCACGATCTGCAATTTTCTGGCGATAGTCCTTATGGTTTTTGTTTTAAATCATACTAGACTATATCATAAAGAGGAACTATGGCTTAACCCTCTTTCTTTGTACTTAGTCGTTGAAAAATAGAATCATATCTATTTCTGCTGATTATTTTTTCGTTATATTAGGTTCATCGCTCTTAATCCTAAATCTTAAGCGATGGAGATAATTATAACGAGATATTTCCAGCAGTTCACAAAGATTCATTAAGGAACTTTTAATCTCTTAATGGACAACTTTTAAATTATCAAACCAGTAAGTAATTGCCTGATCTTCCTTATCTACAAAAGCCAACGACAGGGTTCCAGCTGTGTTTTGACCTGTCTTCTGAATGATAGTATAATTACCACGCATTCTCTTTTCAAAACCTGATACACTATAATCAATACCTACCTGAACGGCATTTAATCTAGCATTGAAAATATCAGTACCAGGGAAATAAACTCAAACATTTGTTCTATGTTTAGACTATATCATAAAAGAAATCTATGGCTATTTCTTTTCTTTGCTAATAGTCGTTGAGAAATAGATTTTTTATCTATTTTTGCTGATTTATCTTTACTTGATCTTCCAGCAGTTTACAAAGTTTTACTAAGACAATTATTTATCTTAGGTACATTAATGAATTGAAGTTCCCACATGTCACCACGAAGGAATTCTTTATTATTATCTTTATATGTACTTTGATAGTCAATAAATTTCATGTATCCGTCACTTCCGCGGACTAAACTTGCTACGCTTGCCATAGTTTTTATTATTTTTTATCGTAATTTAAAGTTATATCGATCGTCATATCATTATCTACTAAGTCGCTCATTCTAGATTCCACTTCAAGTCCTAGTCTGTTATTTGGTAAGTCTAGGTAAAATCCAGTAATAACTAATGAATCTATATATGAGTACCCAGCTGATATTCTATTTAAGATCTGTTCTATTCTAGCTCTTATATCTCCGGCTGATTTAGTACTAAGAATTTTCCATTTATTCTTTTCCAATTCTCTAGCCACTTTTCCTATACAGAATCTCATCCACCCTGAAGTATTGAAGTCTTGTCCATTTTGATATTTTTTATAATAATATATCTGGTTATTAAATACTAGATAATTACTTTTGTATTCTTCAAGTTTTTCTTCTGGTGATTCAAAGGTGTAAGGATCTGTTGTAGGTGTTTGATATAAGATCTGATCGCTAGTTATTGAGTAAATATCTTGTAAGAGCCCTCTAATATGTAAATAATATCCAGGTCTATCTTGTCCGAAAATTGTTTGCCCTCGATAAAAATATAAGAGTCGATTATCAGTGTCAGAGGTATAATTAAAGACGTAGTTATTTCCGGCCGTATTAGTTTCCTCAGGATCAGTTGTTTCTATTAAGTTTCCGTTTTCCACTTTATAGAATTTTACTCCTCCAGTGGGTTGTGATACTATATAAATTGTTCCTGAGGTTATATTTTCGGCCGATGGGAGTTCTTGAGTTTCTACGTAGGTCCATCCATTATCAGAATTTTGGAATAATACTTGAAAACCTAAACTCCTTGCATACCCTAAAAATCTCTCGTATTCTGGATAATAACTAGTCTCTGAGCCTGTCTTCATTCCGGCCGAGTATTTATAGATATCAGGGACTAAGAAATAATCGATAATTCCAGCGTTGTCAGATCCAAAAATAGCCTCTGCCGCTTTCCAATATTCCCCATTTATATCTTCGGCCGTTTCTTTCCAGGCTCGTTTAAGATACCATGTTCCAGAAGGTAATTCAGATTCTTTAGTACCTTTTTTATATTCTACCTCTTCACCTGTTTCTCGATTTATGTAAGATGTTGAGAGAATACATCTAACTAACTTAGACTCTGAAGTAATTATAGTATCAAGTCTTTCCTGTCCAATAGTAAATAAACCACCTTCATAAATTTCTTGATATTTATACCTCTCGATTGTTACTCTATACTTATCATCTCCTTTCAGTTTCTCAATATTTACACTAATATCACTATCTAAGTATTCGGGATCTCCACCTTCAGTACCAGTTGTTTTAGATATAAATCTCACTCTAGTACTTCCGCTCGAGATTTTTGATAGTATATTGTGTGTAGTGTTAAAATCTGGTTCGAATAATAGATCAGTAATATTAGTAAAATAAGTAACCTGAACAGAATATGATGTGTATATTTTGTAACCCTCCGAGATATTTCCTTCGACTGTATAACCTAATTGACTTGGAATTATAACTTCTACTAACCTCTTGAAAATTTCCTTATTACTTTCTTTGGCTTTGATTTCGACCTCGACTGCTTCATCATAATACTGACTTGGAATATTAGGGATACTATTAATTTCCTCTTTAAACCAAATCATTATATTTTCATAAGAGTCATTTTTAAGTTTTTTCAGGATTATATATTTAGAAGTTAATCCCTCGTCTATCGGGTGAAAATCTATCTCAGGGTTATATACTAAAGAATAAGCTAAAGTTTCATACCCTTTTGATACTCTTAGCAAGTCAGGAAGATGAGATAATAATATTTCTTCATTAATTTTTTCAGTATAATCAACATCTCCTTCCTCTATATATTTCGGATAACAATATTCAGGTCCAATAAAACCTGGATAATTTATGTTTAATACATCCCTATTTTCTAGAGAACTCGTATTATTAGTGTCAAGATTTTGTGGTAATTCTAGGATTTTCATATATTCTCCTAGATAATATATATAAAGAGTATACCACAAATTTCCCTCTTTATATTCGCCTTCTCCTGTTACTACCTTATACAAAACTTTATCTTCTCCGATTTCTGGAAGTTCTGTTAAGTTATAGTATAATTTTTGATCTATAGAATACTCTTTTAGGTCAACATAGTCAGGAGCATTAGCATTTTGTTCAACCTTAATTGGTCTATATAAGAATAAAGTAACTCCAGATTCTAAAAGTTCATCATAATAATCTTTCCCTGGAAAATCTGATCCAAACCAAATATCAAGTTCATCAGGAGTTCTCACAAGTATTGGTTTCTCATATGACATCTTAGAATCTACAACTTCAGAAAATACTGTAAAATCATCTTGTTCAGTGGAGTACTTTATATTAGTTGTTCCTAATCTTAAATACATAGCTTTATATTATTTAATTAGTTTCATTACTGAATTTACTCCACTTTCTACTATAGAACCGTAATCTGTTTTTGAAGAATTATCGGGAGCTTTATGTTGTATTACCTTAACTTCTGGAATTTTTCCTTCATTTGGATTCTCTCCTACGATACTAAATGATACCGTAAGATCTCCTGCACCGTCTCCAATATCCCCTGTATACTCTTCAGAGAAATCTTTCATTACTAAAAGCAAATCAAATTTTTGAATTGTACTATATTGTGGTGTCATAACATATATTCTACATCTGAAGCATATATTTTTATACATAGCAATACACACATTATTAGTATCTATTGCTGTAAGTGAATATTCATCCGGGGGCAGTATATAATAATCAGATGTATGTCCTTCGCTATTATAAATTGCAGCTTTAGCACATTCTTCAAAGTATCGTCTCCAAGATTTATATTGATCGTCGGCGATAGTTATTCGAAGTTCATTAGTAAATTCCATTGAAACAGGATAACTAATTTCACCATCATACAAGCTCAGTGTTTTTGATGTCATTTTAGATTTTTGAAGATCAAAACTAGTAAATGGAATCCATTTATTATAAGCTGTATTTACTCCATGCATTACGATATTTCTTATATTTATTTCGTGGATTCCAGGAAGATAATTAAGATCTCCATTTTCAGGCCCTGCATAAGGTTCAAGAGCAATTTCCCAGAAAGCATTAGTATCTAATGTTTGAATATTATAATTTGAATACCCTGTTGAGGTAAATTTATCTGGAGTTGTAATAAATGGGCTAGATTTTAATACATTATATAAACCTTCTACAGTATTAGTATCGTCAGTATCGCTAGATATCCCACATAATTCCTCTAGAGTAATTAATATACCTTTACCTGAAATATAATTATTTTTAAAACTGTATGTTCTTTCTCCTCCAGAAGATCCTAAAGCCATATCTTTTAAAGCACTACCTGCTTTTTTCCAAAAGGATGATGATGAATTTTTCTTTGCTCCTTCATTAGTTATTTTACTTAAGAGTTCGATTTCATCATAAGAAAATACAGATTGACTTTTTATAGGATTAGAAGCATTACTACTAGTTGATCGTGTATTCGCTTCTTCAAATCCATTATATTTAAATTTATTTTCATCTGGTCTATTCAAAGGATTAGATATATCTACTGATTTGCTTCCAACGATACTATTAACAGCATCTCCGAGCTTGTCTCCTAGGTTGTCAAGTGCACCAGAAACTCCTCCAGATACTAAATCACCCAATAAACCGCCATCATTTCCAGGGAGTCTATATCGATTTGATTTAGTTACTTTTTCAAGCTCGTCTCTAGCTACTACCAAACCAGCTAGTGTTTCATTAACAAGAAGTTGTCTTGCCTCTCCATGTACTCCAGTCCAGCCCACGGCTTTTTCAGCAGTCCATCTAAGATAATTACTTAAATTAAGAGATTCTAATCCAAATTTAGGTAATTTCATAGGAGGACCTTCTACTTGTTCAGAAGATAGTTCAGGATTTTCTGAATATTTATAAATTTCTTGTCCATCAGGAGCTTGTGCATCTGGAATTTCTTTTTGTTGGTTATAGAAATAAGTAGGATTTTCTATGATTTTTTCTACTTCTTCTGGAGAAAGATAATTTTCATTATCTGTTTCTGGAATTTCTTTTTGTTGGTTATAGAAATAAGTAGGATTTTCTATGATTTTTTCTACTTCTTCTGGAGAAAGATAATTATATGATCCTTCTGTTTCTACTCTAGGAGCTGAATTTCCTTTAGCTACTTCAGGTAACTTATCTTTATAATTATATTGTTGTTCTGGATTTTCTATGATTTTTTCTACTTCTTCTGGAGAAAGATAATTTTCATTATCTGTTTCTGGAACTTCTAGAATAGAATCGTAAAAATTTCCAAGATCTCCACCAAGACTATCTAACTCTTCTGGGCCAAGAGGAGTATAATCTCCAGATTGTCTAGGAGCATCAGCTATTTCTGGAACTTCAAGGAGAGAATCATAGAAATTATTGATATTTCCACCAAGACTATCTAATTCTTCCGGACCTAATGGAGTATAACCTTCATATCCATCTCCAGAAGTTTCAGGGAGTTCGAGTTTTTCATCTTCTAACTCAAAATCTCTAGTATCTTCAAGTTTATCTATAAAATCTTCAAGACTTTCAGGTTCAGCTTCCTCTGTACCTTTTAAATCTATCCTTTCATCTTCTAAAGAACTTGATTCATATTCTTTAGTACCCTCTAAGTTTATTCTCTCGTCTTCTAAAGATTTAGGTTCGAATTCTTTAGTTCCGGTTAAATCTATTCTAGTGTCCTCTAACTCAGAAGCCTCATAATCCTTCGTATTTTCTAGATCATCAAGATAATCCTCAAGTTCAGACATCTCAGCTTCTTTAGTTCCAGTTAAGTCTATTCTAGTATCTTCAAGAGAATTATTATCTTCTACACTTAAGTTTTCTCTATAATCCTCTAAAGTAGATATCTCAGACTCTTCAGTATTTTCTAGATCAATTCTTTCATTCTCTAGAGCTTTAGGTTCAGACTCCTTTGTATCTTCTAGGTCTATCCTTTTATCTTCGAGACTTTTAGGTTTGGATTCTTCTGTTCCGGTTAAGTTGATTCTGGCATCTTCTAACTCAGAAGCTTCGTATTCTACAGTACCTTTCAGATCTACCTTAGTATCTTCAAGAGAATTATTATCTTCTACACTTAAGTTTTCTCTATAATCCTCTAAAGTAGATATCTCAGATTCTTCAGTACCTTCCAAATCTATTTTAGTGTTTCCAAGTTCTTCTAATACCTTTACAGTACCTCCAAGAGTTATTTTATCTTCAGGTAAACTCTTTAATTCTTCCCCACTTCTAAGAGACTCTTTATGATTCTCTAATTCATCTAACTCCTCCGGCGTTTTCCTAAGATTTTCCCTATAAGTTTCTAACTCTTTATCTTCTACGGTTCTCTCTAAAGATACTTTGGTTTTAGAAAGTTCAGCATCATCTACTGGATTTCTGAGTTTAACTTTAGTATCTTCAAGTTCTTTTAGATTATCTTTTCCACTATTTAATTTTTCTCTGTGATCTTCTAACTTATCTAATTCCTCCGGCGTTTCTTTAAGATCTTCTCTATAACTAGATAATTCAGAAGTTTCAATTGTTTTTTCTAAAGATATTCGAGTAGTATCTAATTCATTTTTAGAATCTACTTCGAGCTGTTCTTTGTATGATAAATCTTTAAATCCTTCAAGGTCTATTCTTGTTAGATCTAATTCTAGGTTGTGATTATCAATAAGAGATTCTCTTTCTTTTCCTAACTCTAGATCTTTTTCTGGAACCTTAAGATTTTCTTTTGTATTTATATAAAGATTTCTTACATCTCTAACTCCTTCTAGATTTAACTTTTCTGTACCTAGAGATTTTAATTCTTTTGGTTCCTCAGTTAATTCTTCTCGGCGGTCTTCTAGGGTTGGTTCAAGGATATTTTTTTTATTTACTATATCCTCACGATGTTTCTCTAGTTCTGTTTTCCTAGGATCATACAGATTTTCACGTGTCTTTTCTGTATACAACCCATGATTTTCCGCCGAGTCAGAGTTTCTATTATCAGAAAGTGGTTCTCGTGATGATTCTTTATATAGACTTTTAATACCACGAACCCCATCTAATCCCTCTATATAATCTTCGAGAGAATTAATTTCTGGAATCCTCCCTGTTGTTCTTCCAGGGAGTTCTAGATTATCTTTCTCTAGGGAAGTATGATTTTCTTGAGTTGTTCTAATACTTTTAAGATATTTACTAAGAGCTTTTACTTCCTCAGGTCTAGTAAGTTGATCACATCCAGGAATTTTATTTTGCTTCAGAATCTCATTTTCTATATTTCTTTCTCTCATAATTACATATCTAAAGTTTCAATAATACTATTCAATGTATAAACATAGAATACTTCAGCTACTTCAGAGTAACCCATTTTAAGAGATATTTTAAATCTGAATGTATATTTTCCACGAGTATATTGTAATTCATCCCCTACTTCAAGAGATCCATCATCTGTATATACTTCTAGATTATCTCTGTTTCGATTCCATACATCTCTTAGTTCATTCTGATTTAATATCAATATTGTAGTAAATTGATCATAATCGTTCTCTAATGTACTACTTGATGAATATGTACCTCCAAAAACATTTTTCCATTTTGAATTACTCTTTGGTCTGAGTACTACAAATTCAGTCCCAAGAAGTTTTAATTGTAATTTTATATTTTTCATTCCAATAGAATAAAGCCTATTTGCCTTATCTAAGTTTTTTGAAATCATATCCGCCATAATAGTATATATTTAGTTTAAAGATTAATCACAGTCAATAATAGTACAAAATTCTTCTGTATCAATTATCTCACGTATTAATTTATATATCTGTTCAAAAGTAAGAGATCCTGATAGTTTCATTACATATATATCTCTCTCTAGGATCGTAATTGTTCTAATATGAGCTGCCATAGATCTAATGAAATCATCAATTTCGTACTGACTATATTCAAGATCTTTTGGAATATATATTTTAATTGAAGATGGATCAGGATATATACTAATTACATCTTTGGGAATTTTACTAGAAACTTCATAATCCCCGATACGATCTTTATCCAATTTCTCTGTTAATTTCGTTATCATCTTTCTAGCTTGTAAATCTGAAAAATATCGAATTCTAGGTACTATCATTTTTCAAATATATTAGGTTTTACATCAGTTGACATGAATTTTTTTAAGATAAAATCAAATTCATTTCTTGTTTTAATTGTGTAGTTATATACAACTACTTTTCCAGTATCTACCCTATTTACTATCGTTTTTAAGTGATTCCAGAAAATAGAATCAATCTTCTTAAGTTCGTTGGTATCCTCTTTATTTACTGTTATTACGAATATTCCAGAGATCATTGACATATTAATACCTATATCTCCACCAAATTCTCCAACAGTATAATCTAGACCTTCAACATAACGAAGTCTTTTAAGGCTATTTTCTAAGTACTTATTTCCAAAGTCTCCTCGATATGTAGGAATTATATCAGGATCATTAGAAAAAGTTACTGCAGCACTATAAATTAAACCGATAAGATCTTCAGATTTACCGGAAAATAGAAATTTTCCCGTTTTCCCAATAAATTTCTTTAAATCATATTTATTTAAAGACTTAACCGAAAAATCCTTCTGTTCAACTTCCTTAATTCTATTTTCAACTAAAGCTTTGTTATCAAGAAGATTTATTTTTACTCCAAGAGTATTACTGAGTTCCATTATAAAGTTGGCTATAACTTGATAATTTGTAAATACAATAGCCACTGAATAAGAATTATTTCTAGAATTGATTGCATAACTACTATATTCCATCCCTGTATACTTCTTACAGTAATAGTCTAAACTATCTGAAGTCTTTTCCAATTCCTTAGAGGTCATTCCAAAAGTATACATGGTAATGGAATTATCTTGTATTGAAAAATTTAATTTATAAGCTGTTACATTTCGATCATTAAAACTAAACTTCTCATCTATTTTTGCTCTTTTATCTAATGAATCTCCTATAGTTACTCCAGAAGCTCTATAAATACCAAACTCACGACGAATTAATTTATCTACTTCTTGAAATTTAATAGATGACATTGGATTGTGTAAATAGTTTAAGAAGAATTTTAATACTACACCTGCTATAGTTCCATATTTACCTCCAGTTATAGCACCACTGGTAATACTAGCATCTTTTAGGAGACTACCTGTAACTCCTCCAATACCAGCACCAGCTAAGGCAGATTTTCCGATTACTTCTATAGCTCCTGGAACCTTATCCATATCCTTAGGACCTGTATAGTGACCCTCCGGAATTGTATATTGTTTTTGTCTAAATTTTGTCATACCATAAGATTTTTTAAATAATTAGTTGAGCTATTTACTACATCTTCTACAACTCTGCCTCCTTTACTATCTACATACTTAGATGCAGCCTTAGACATTTTATCACCAACTCCAATCTTTTTCCACATAGTTTTCTCTGGTTTTCCTACTACACTAACTAAAGCAGATGTTCCAGGAATAGGTACTGTTTTCATAGCTACAGAAGTTATAGGTGCTTCTATAGATGGTTGAATTACTTTAGTATTTACAACTCTTCCTGGATTAATGGCTGTTTGATTTGCCGCCATTTTTACTCCTTCTACCTTATTTAAACCTCTTGCTACTCCAGAAAGAACTTTATTTTGTGTTTTTATGGCAGATCTTTTTGCAGCCATTGGAGCCTTTCTAAGAACTTTTTTATTAAATCCAGCTAATATTCTAGTTCCTGCAAGAGAATACAACTTTCTTTTTATTATCATAAATTTATATATTAAACAAGTAAATCTCCATACCATCCAGATTGGAGTATATAATTATCACACCTAGATCTAAGCTCTTGATATGCAGCATCGATATTATTAAGAACTTCCAAACCAACATTAGGTAACATTAATGAAGCCTTTAGGTTCCTAATATAGTCTAGTAAATGAGTCATACAGAGATCCATAAAAAATGTACCTCTCGACCCTTCTTCTACATTCAGCCAATAAATAGCTGCTTTAGATGATCCTGGATTAAACGTTTTATCGGGAAGAAAATCTGGAATTATCGGCCGACTACATATTCCTCTAATATAGAATTGATCGTAACTGGGCATATCCATCATAAAAACATAAGGACGTCTATAATCTGTGAAGTAAGTATAGTTTCCTGGAGCTGGATACGAAATAGATCCAATTCTGTACATAGGAATAGAGTTTGGAATTAATATAATCTGATCTTCCGATATTTTACAATCAAGAAATAATGTAAAATTACTCTTAATCTCACAATACCCTTCAAGTCCCATGTTCTCACAACTACACATCTGAGAACGGTTCATTTTCATCTCCAGAATCAATGGCAAGGTATGTTCAAATTCTCTTAACGACTCCTTAATTATCTCCAGTAATATCTCATCTGGACTCAAAAAATCGTTCAAGGCTAAAATTTCATCAAGAGACGTCAAACTTATAAGAGCACTCCTGATAAATAACTTCTTTTTAAGATCTATTAATAATGTTTTATCCATGATATAATACTGGTAATAATTTAGGTTCTACTTTTGTTGTTATATCTTTTCCTTCTTCGAAAAATATCTTTATGATTTCAGGGATTCTATTATTGTCTTTATAAGAAATTCGAAGAAGTTTTATATTATTTTCTTTGCAATATTGTTCTAAACATCTATCTCGGTTGATTTGATTTACGAAATTTTGATACGTAGATTGAAAGAAAGAAGTAAATTCATAATGTTGCTTTCCATCATATTCTATTATCGATATTAAATTATTATTTTTATCTACAATAGCTATATCTAGAAATAATGATTTTTTCTTTTCTGTGTACGAGTCGATCAAAGAAATTGAAAATTGTTGTATTGCTAAATAGTTAGTTCCTTTGATTAATTCAATTACTTGTTTAAAGCAATATTTTTCATGATCAGATATTCCACTTCTAATTTCTTGATCACAACTTGGGCATAAAGGACCTCTTATAGAGCTATTACATGCTAAAGTATTAAAACAAACAGTATCCCAGATAAGATTATGTTTATTACATTTTAAAATTAATTTTGTTTTTGTATTTACATACTTTCCTCCAACAAAACCAAGAAACTCTATATTATTTCCAAAAATTTTATTTCTTTTTTCTAAAAATTCATGAATTATTTTAATTGCTTCTTCATCTGCATGTTTTTTAGACTCTATATGTTTTTCGATTCTACATTTAGGACATATTCCTCCAAGTGATTTATGACTATCATTTCTTGGTTTTCTAATTAAAGCTGTATATTTAATATTAAATTTACCATGAATAGGACATATTACTGTAATAATACTGTTTATATCTTTAAATTGAGTTAATATATTAGAATAGTCATAATCTCTTCCATCGTTTTTATGAAGCTCTAAAACTTTCAATAAAGCATCTTCTGGAGAGTATACTATAGATCTACACCTATTACATTCAGGAGAGTGTTCTATATCTTTAAATCTAATTAGAAAATATCTTACCGTATAATTATCCCAAGTTATATTATGTTCTCTACAGTGTAAGATTATATGAGTATTATCTTTAGAAATATAGTCATTTTCTTCTTTAAAACCTAGAAATTCTATTTTCTTATTAAATTTTTTATTCGTTTGTTCTAATATGTTTGTTATTTCTTCAATTAATATATCTTTTTTTATTCCTCTTTTCATGGTTTAGTATTTTATAAAGGATAGTATGCCAGATCTCTCCAGCATACTATCATTAGTTTTTATTTGCTTCCTGTTATTCAAGAGCTGCACCCCTATTATTTTCATATGAATCGATGCTTAACTCCATCCCAATGTCAAAAATGTCGTGATATCAATATGTTTGCTAAGTATTATCTACTCATGTTCAGACTATATCTTTTAAAATCTCCAGAGATTTTAATTATACATCTAGTCGTTGAGAAATAGTTATAAATACTATTTCTGCTGATTCTTAAATTAAGTTCCAGCAATTGGTATAATAATCGCATATTCTTTACGATGACATATTTCAAAGCCCGTTGGTATCTCACCAAAACATTAACCACCATTTTATTCTGCATTATTGTTAGACTTAAATATAAAATTAATATTTAAGATCAGACTATATCATTTTAATAAGCACATAGTCGTTGAGAGATTAGATTTTTTCTAACCTTTGCTGATTTTTTATATCTTCCAGCAATTCTCTTATTTTTCTTAAGTTTTATTTACTTAAGGCGCAATTATTGTATTTACGCTGAATTTGAACAGGGTTATTTGTCTCATCGATGATAATACGGTAATCATCGATATTATAAGACATTGGGAGAATAGTTGATTTAAACCAGTAATCGATAGTTCCAATCGCACTTTCCCATAGTTTTGGTGCAATTCTCCAGCCTATATACTGTTTAAGTAGTACAGGCATAGCTTTTGAGATACGAATAGCTAAGCGAGAGTTACCTTCATCTGAAACAATATTATCTACACTTTGTTTGGTATAGTTATCATTCATATTCCAAGCATTAGTTTGATAATTCCAGAGTACGGTATTTACTCGTTTAGATAATAGAAGTTGACGAGTTTTTTTATTAAACTCTGTCATAGGTCTCTGATACTGAACAATACCATTAGTTTGTCCAAGTACAGGAGCAAATTCTGCATTATTTCTCGATATTTAATAAGATTAACTTAATAATCTAGACTATATCATCTAAATTATATTTCAAATTTAGTTATACATTTAGTCGTTGAAAAATTAGAATTTACTCCAATTTCTGCTGATTATACTTTATTATTATGTATTTCCAGCATTTTAGTATAATTTATAAACCGCAAAAATAACTTACGGTTTCTAGCTACAGCTTCCCAGTAAACAACAGCAGGTGAGCAATAATATTTCCATCCAAATGTACCGGAGTCGATATCCCAAGGTGCAGACAGATAGAGTTTATATGAATCTTGTGCTATTTTAGTTGCATTATTAGCGATAGTCATATAATTTGTGCTCTGAACTGTTGATACTGGATAGAAATAGTTAGAATTGATAGCCATATTAGCCAAGTAATTCTGGAAACTTAGTGATGTATTTCCAAGGTCACATAATCCTTCAACCACATAGATTTCCTGAATGTTGATTTCGTCAAGTGCTTTCTTAAGATCCGATTCAGATACATCAAGAATATCTGTTTCAGTTGGATCTACACCTAATTTTGCATAAACTTGATCTCCACCATTTTCTTGATATTCATAGTACTTATATGAACTTCCAGATCCAACTCGGTAAACATCTCCAACTGACATACCTTTTGAGTTATAAAGATCAGTCATTGAAGAAACTGTTTGTTTATAAGAACCTGCATTTGGGTCATTAGGATCAAGTTCTACCCATACTTTATCATCAGCTCCGTATCCATAGTAGTTCAATCCAAGCTCTCTCATATCGTCAGGGAGTTGAAGTTGAATCATACTTAGGAGTTCATTGAGTTCTGATACTTCCATATCTCCACGGCCGGTTACTTTACCTATATTAAAGAACTGTACTTCGTCAGAAATATTAGGATCAAGAACAGCGACTTCATAAAAATCTCGCTGTAGGATACTTTCTAACGGTTCTACTGTTCCTTTCTTAGTATAGGTATCTAGAACGGCCGATAGTACCATATAAGGAGAATCAGAGTTTTCGTTCAAAGCGGGGTTAGTTAATTCTTTGGTAACTACTGCATCATGATTAAAACGTCTAATTCTAACTCTCAGATCAGTATTAGAGTTATATTGATTAACTGCATAATATTTCTGTTCTTCGAAACCAGACCAAGCGGAAGCATTAATATCTATAAGTTTTTGATTAGGATTATCACTAGTCCAATCAGGTTCACAAATCACGATATACTGCTTTCCTAGTGGACATCTAGAGTCTGAAGTATCTAGCATATCCTGTCCTAGATAAAGTTCATAGAATACAACTGCCTTTGCTTTATCGGGATCAGTTGTTTCATTTTCAGAGATGATATTATTAGGATCTGTGAAGAATTTATAAGATGGAGAGAAGAATTTATTAGTTTCATTCATTTGATTTACTAAGTCGGGGAGAGTTCTTACATAGTAATCATATTGAGGACCATCATCGGTGGTACGATTACCAAGAATACCTACTCCATTCAAATTAATTGACCATCCATCTTGATCATGTTCTGCATCATCACCATCAATATCAAGAACAAACTTAACGACACCTTTATCAGCATCTCTAAATCCCTTCATTAAAGCACCATCTCTAAGGATATATGTACTATAATCAGTTTTAGTCATGGGTTTAGCGTAGTAGATATCGTTAGCTTTAGATGCTCTACAAACCAGCATAACATTAGAGCCAGCCAATCTATAAGCATTCATCCACATTGTTGCAGCTACATTTTTATCTCCTGTATTATTAGCATCATGATAAAGATTATTCAAGGATGCCATATAATCTTCTGTTAAGTCCCCTGAAGCATAAGTTTTTAAGAATTCAGATTGACTAGAGATCAGTGTAGGAACTGCTGGGCCTGCATCAGAAATTAAAGTCACTCCGATAATTAAACTTTCACCTGCAGTAGGATTAAGAGCTGCGGTATGTACTCTCTCTATAACTTTTACATACGGTTCGAGAGTTTCAGTCCATTGTGCCATAATTTAAATATAATAATTAATTGTTTTATTTAACCAACTTCTACGAGATATACTGGATATTTATTTCTTATAAATTTTTCACATATTCCAGCTATTAAACCAACATCAGCGGTTCCATCAGATATAGTAGTTATAGAAATCTCATTATATCTACTTTTACTTTCTTCTGTTACTGCACTTGAGTTTGGTAGATTTCGTATTATGTTTTTTGTTATATCTTTTAGTTTATTATCTGCTATTGTATTTACTAGAAGTCTAAGTTCACCAGAATTTCTTGTTATAGCTACACTTATTGCTGATTTAAGAGAATCCGCCGTTTTAGGATCTCTTGTAAAATCGGAGCCTTCTTTAAAACCTGTTTTCTTAAGATCCTCTACTACTCTATCCATTAATCTATTGTCAACTGTTAACTTTCTGGAAATAGCCTCATCACCTTTTTTTATAGTACCAACTAAGGCTCCAAGAGCTGCTCCGACTAATGTTCCGGCGGCTACTACTCCAAGTCGTTTAGCAAATGGACTTAGAGTATTTAATTTTCGGAAAGTAGGGTTACTTCCTTCATATTTAATATTTTTAGCATCTTTTCCGGATAATGGTAAACTTAGAGTAGCTACGTTTCCACCAATTATAGCTCCTTTAACAGTATCAGATAATATACTAAAGTCTTTTCTTCTAAATGTAATCATATTATTATCATTTTTCTCGGAAAAGATTTTTTTAAATTTATAAGAGGTTGTCTTTTTAGGTTCTTTTACTTCTACCTCTTTTAAAGTTTTATTAACTCCTCCAAGTGCTTTAGTTAATCTATCCATTGCTTCTAGCTGTTCATCTTGATATTTTTTATCAGAATTTTTTCTAGTAGCATTAATAGCAAGATTAGTTCCAGAAAATCCAGCAGTGGCAGTAGTAATTTTTGCCGTAGGATTATTTTTATAAAACTCCTTTACATCTCTGATTATTTTCTTTGGTTTAAATTTTGCCATAATTTTTATTAGTTTTAATAGGAATAACCATCTCTTTGAGTCATATTCGTCTTCCAATCTTGTTTTTCTCTTCGTCTAGCCTGTCTCTGAGCATAATTAAGTCTTTTATTATACCATTCATTATTTTCAGCTTGTTTATTTCTATTTCGAAGAGCCATTCCACCTGCTAGAAGACCACCAACAACTAATCCAGTTTTTCCACCTTTACCCATTCTTCCGAGTAAACTACGACCTGCCTTATTCTTTCCGAAAGCTCCAGCAACAGCACCAACTGTTCCACCAAGAGCAGCACCACCAAGAGCAGCACCAGCTACAGAACCATATCCAGGAGCTTGTTTTGGTTTTTCAGCAAGAATATCTGAATCTTTCATTCTCTTAAGATTATCAGTATCGTCGTATTTAGTGAATAATTTTCTTTTTATAATCATTGTATTTCTTGATTTTTAGAATCTTGATATTTGAAAGCATCTTTATCTAGAGCCCGAGCTGTTTTATTTACTATCTTCTCTCCAGTTCCCCACGTTGCTCCTAAAACTGCAGCACCGACTGGAATACTACCTGCTAAGGCTGTTTTGGGGTTATCCATGATGAACTTACCTGCTTTTTGAGACCATACTGAACCTGAATGTTTTCCATATCTATTTAACTGATGACCGAATTTGTATACACCTTTTCGACCACCTCCGCCAGATAAATTAGAAAGTCCACCTAAAATTGTTTGTCCAGGAGTTTTAAATATCTGTGAATTTCTTACAGATTTAGAAGCGCCAGTAAGTAATCTTTTAACTGCCATTACTCCAGGGACTGCATAGTTTCTCTGAGTTAATGCCATCTGATCTTTATATTGAGCTTTTTCAGCAGAGTATCCGAGAGCCATGGGAGCAGAACCTAGAGCAGCCATCGTTATTAACGTTCCTTTATTTTTTTTTGCAGCTTCTCCTAAAACTTTTCCAGTACCTTTTACTGCTTTCATTATAGATCCAGCAGAATAGGTTTTTTCAAGAGGCATTCCATTTTTCTTCATATCTTTTTGAATTGCTTTATCAGTAAGATATGAAGCTCCTGCCATTGTAGCTCCCATCATAGTTCCACCAATCAGCTTATTTTTTCCTTTCCACACAATTTTACCAACATCTTTAGCGAGACCTTTAGCATTTCCTAAAGTTTTATTATTCTTAAGAGTTGCTGTAAGTTTTGCAAAATTTATTTGAGCAAACTGTTTTTGTCCCATTACATCTGCTGCTTGTTGTGCTGCTTGTGGATTATTTTTTGCGTTTTCTGCAATTTTATTTAAAGCTTTGGTCATCTTTCTATTTTGCTCCTCTGCCTGTGCTGCTTGTTCCTCAGCTTGTTTCATTTGATCAGAGCCTTGTTTTAGAGAAAGACCTGTACCAATAGCCCCTGCAGCATTTAAAGCCATTCCCCAAAAAAATTCTTTTTGTCTAAACTTAATCATAATCTAAATCCTCCTATAATTAAGTCTGCATATCTTGACCGGCAGTTTTAAGACCTTTTCCAAGACCTCTAGTAGCTGCAGAACCTAAGAGATAACCAGCTCCCATACCTAAAATACTTCCAAATGGTCCCCCTATCATTGTTCCAATAGTTCCTCCTAATTTAGTAGCTCCTAAAACACCACCAGCGATTCCGGCTACTTTATTATCAAGAGCTTTACCAACTCCTTCTGTAACTCCTCCAAGTGTATTTCCGGCAGCTTCAGTTAGTGCATTGTAACATTTTCTTTTTAATCTGTATCTTGCCATTTACCTCTTCCTCCACGATTTAATTCTTGATTTAATTTTCTCATTTCTTTTCCTAAATTACCGATTCCAGCTAATTCACGTTGAGAAGTATTCATTCTACCCAGTCTATCCATATCTGTATCATATTTTCTCCCTTTAGTGAAACCAAGAGCTGGGTTATTAGTATTTAATATCTTGGTTTGAGAAAATCTCTTTACAATCATCATGCATTAAGTAAATATATTTTATAACCTAATCCGAAGGGTAATATATTCAATGCATTAATAGCATCTTCGATAGATTTGAATTCTAAGACCAATGATCTTGATTTTTTATCATATTTGATAGCCTCTCCAAGCAATTCAGAAACTTCATAAGATAGATCAAAGGAAGGAGAGAATGAACCAGATAGATAGGGATATTGTTTATCACCGCCTTTACTCTTAAATTCTCTTTGCTCTAAAATTGATCCTGGAAATTCTGAATACTTCTTTTCTTTCTTTTTTCCACCTCTTCTTTCTTCAGGATTATCATTCCTAGGTCCAGAAGTGTCTCCTAAAGAAGTATTATTATTTCCTCCATTATTGTTATTATTCCAATTTGGATCACTATCTTTTGGCGCAAATATAGAATGACTTACGTTTAATTGCATATTTCCAAGACGTTTATCATATGTTTTACCTGGAAGTCTAACCTCATCTGGTAACTTTGCTTTGGCACCAATTTTTAGATACATTCTATATTTATCTTTTCCAAACATAGAAGTACTAATTACAAATCTTTCGATTACTACATTATTTCCTCTAAGAACAGGAATTAATGCACTAGTATCTATTACTCCGAATTTATTTCTATCAGAATATCGCATAAGTTTTACATAAAGACTTCTCATTGCATCATATTCTGTAAATTCTTTCTGTCTAAATTTAATCATGCCACAACTGATAAATTATATTTTGTAGCGAGAATTTCTATAATATCAAAAGCTATTCCTAAGTGATCAGTTTCTGCTGTGATTACTCTGGTTTCTTTATTAATATCAGTTATTCTCATTCTAAAAATATCTTTGATTAATTTTTGAGTATAATTGTATAATTCCTTATCCTGTACTTGAATTTGATAATATCCAGACTCATTTTTTATAAATGAAACTAAAACCATAGCCTTAGAATTAACTCTACTAACGTTATCTGCTTGCTCTGGAGTTATAATATTAGGCCGTAATCCTTGTTTCTTTAAATATTCAATAGCGTCCGGCATTAAATTTTGGATAAGGTATTTCTTCTTTCTAAAATTTATCATAACCCTTTGTTTATAATTGTTGTTTCAGTATCAACCGGAACTTCATAATGATAATCTGGATTATTTCGTTCAAACTCTATATTCTGAACTATTTCTTCTAGGAATTTATATCTATCATCAATTACTTCATAGAAAAATAGTTCACATCTGAATTGACATTGATAAGAGAAATTTGAATTATCATCTTGTTGATATGTCTGGTTAAAATCTTCAGTTATTCCTCCCCATTTTATTGCAGCTGTCCATCTTTGTCCATATCTATCTGATGTTTTGAATTCACAGAAATTAGTAAGTAATGTGACATTCATATATCTATTTTTAAAGTCAAAGAATAATGGCATATCAGTACTTCTTAGATAAAATTCAACTGGTATTTTATGCTGCATTACTTTATCATCAGAATACTTAGGATGATTATCTTTCACTGGAGTCTGAAGAAATTGATAAACAACATGTGATGTTTTAGTTAATGTAGTTTCTTTATTAATTCTAACTAACTCTAAACCATAATCATCTAAAATTTTACGTAATTCTAGAATAAATTGATCTTGATAATCTACAGCTCTTATAACATAATCATTATATTTCCTTCTTAATGTAAATATTGTTTCAGATTCAGATTCAAGTGTAACATCATCTGAACTAATTATAATTTTAGGAAAATTTCTTATCTCATAACAGCTTGGTCTAGGTCCAATAGGTTGAAGATATATAAGATTTCCAGAGTAAAACAAGAAATTTATAAACTCAGGATTTTTATAATCTCCTTCCGAAACTACTATTGTTGTATAATTATAGTTTTGGATAACTCTAGATTCTGAGTCATTTACAATAACTATATTAATAGTATGTGGATCATAAGTTAATTTTCTTAACTTAAGTCCATTTAATGTAACATAAGTATTTTTAAATAATTTAGGAAGTCCTGTAGGGAGCATGTCAATTCTTTTCTCAGTACATGGTATTCCTAAAAGATCTGATAAACTTCCAGAAGTACTTCCTGGAGAATAAGTTAGAGTGAGAGTAGATCTTGAAGTATCCTCTACTATAGAGCTTATTTGTCCTTCTTTTACTTGAAAATACCTACATTTATTAGAAGAGAGTTTAAGACCTCTGTAAATTACATCACTCATAAAACTTATTTTAATATTTTAAAATTAATTTTCAGGGATTAACTTCTTCTTTAACTATTAGCTTTATTTTCTGCTGCTAAGAATGTACCAGCACCTAATGCAGCAGTACCAGCAGCAGCAACACCTAACCCTTTACCTAGTCCAATAGAACCTCTTCCCATAGTAGAAGCTAAATTCTTAAAACCTTTGGCATTTTCTCCTGCTTTAAAAGCTCCTTTTGCTGCAGTCCAATTTGCCGCTGTTTTGGCGAATGGAGAAAATAATCCAAAATTTTTTCTTTTAAGCTTATAAGTTGCCATAATTATTTCATAATTTTTCCAAGTGCCTGCATACCTTTTTGATCAGCTTTTGCATTAAAAGCTTGTTTTGTCATCTGAGATCCTGTTTTCTTTAAAAGTGCATTATCAATTTGTTTAGCTCGTGCAACTCCAAAATCCTTAGCTCCAGACATCATCATTCTATCTCCAACTTTTCCTCCAACAGCTTTACCAGCTTTCATTAGTCCAGTATTAGTTTTAGCCATTATGTTAGCACCAAATGCACCTTTTTTAGCCCCAAGAATGGCTGCACCTGCTGCGAGGCCACCTAAAGCTAATTTTTTCCCAGTACTCATTCCGCCTTTATCATCAGAATATAATTTTCTCTTTAATCTAAATGTACTTGCCATAATTGTAAAAATTAAAAAGAGAAGGAACCTTAAGTCTATAAGACCTAGGGAATCCCTCTCTTTGTTTAAAATCATTTTATTCTTTAGGGATCTGAGAGTTTAACGATCCAAATGATTTTTATGGTTTAATTAGATACCGAATTTGAAAGTAACCTTCTGTACCAATTCAGGAGCCATATACTTAGTACCTTCCTGATAGTAGATACCAGAAGCCATCTGAGTTGGGTTATTGTAGTTACCAATAGTCGGAGTATCAGTCAAAGGCATATAGATACCACGTGCAAGCGGAGCCATCTGACCATCTTTTGTTTTGTGAATTGCATAGAAAGTACCTTCACCCGGAGCTTCAGCAATATCAGTAGAACGAAGTACAGGAATACCATTATACCAACCCAACAGGTCATTGATATAAGTCATCTTAGTATTACGTTCCCATTTACCAATCATTCCACCCTTCTGGAATTGATTAGATGCCATATTACCAGCTACATAGGCAGTAACATCAACACCCTTAACAGCTTTAGTTGCCAATGCACTTTCAACATTAATCAAGTAAGCATCGAACAAGTCAACTCTAGAACGATAATCCATGAACTGACCAGTCATAGCACCCTGAGTCAAATCCAAGTCAGCCATAACGTTACCATTATAACCTTCTTCCAAAGTAGAAACCAATTTATAGTTAATTACCTTAGTATACAATTCACGAAGCTTAGTGAACAAGAAAGTAGCCATATCAGAACCAGTTGCTTTCTTCATAGCACCTAAAGCAGCAATGTTATATTCAGCTACCAACATATCAGGTACAGTAGCCAAACCAAGCTGTTGCATCTTAGCGATAAATCTCTTATCATTAGCATGTGCATTAGAAGCACCAATAGTATTACAAGGAGTACCAGTAACATCTTCCTTACCTACAATAGTGATAGTTTCTGTAGCAGCATCACCAGCCAAAGCAGTAGCCAAAGTAAATTCTACACGACCATTCAAATAGTTGATAGTACCGTTAGAAATCTTACCAGCAACAGCCATGAAAGCACCCTGACCATTATCGATCAATTCGAATTTTTCAGTTGCAGTAGCAATCTTAACACGTACTGTACCAGGGATAATCTTACGACCAATCAAAGAAGAGTAGTCAGCATTAGTAGTCGGAGTAATATTCAAAGTAAAGTTACCCATAGCTTGAATATCCTGATAGTTATCCGGACCTAAGTTAGGAATAACAGAACGCATATCAGTTACACCCAAAACGTCGAACCAATAGAACAAACCATTAGGCTGATCAAAGTCACGTTCGATAGACATATAACCTGCGAATGAGCTTACATAAGAAGCTACAGAAGCATTGAAATACTGAGTAGACAGCAACGGAGTTTCTGCATAACCAGAGAAAGTCTTCTGCAGCAAATTACCTGCATTACCTAGACCAAACAAATCTTTCATTTCATCGTTACGAGAGAACATCTTAGCATATTCACGAGAACGAAGGTTAGCATCTTCTGCTGATACTGAGCTATTAATAAGAGCCTCCATCATTGAAGGAGTCTGCATCATTTGCAAATACTGTGTATTCATAATGTATATAATGTTTTTATTATTTTTAGTTTATGTAAAATGGTTTTTGAGGATAACCATAAACCTATCTATTTATATTTAATTACTTACGAAAACTATTTCCAGTCAACCATGATACTAGAGTATCATTTGTATCACTGAATTTCTTTTCTGAGAACTGAGCTTCCTGAAGATCTTGTTCTTGAGCCTGTGCAGGAGCTTGTTTTGCTTCCATAATTTGCTGAGCTGCTTCTTCTGCTACTGCTTGAATACTTTGAACTGCCTGAAGTGCTTTATCTTCAATAGCTTCAACACTAGTAGCACCACCTTGTGCAGGAGCAACACCTGCCGGAACTGCTACTTCCTGAGGAGCTACAGCATTAGGATCAGCTAAAGGAATTACAGGAGTATTAGGATCTACTTCTCCAGCAGGAACAGGAACTGCACCTACAACATCTGAGAAGAATTTATTAAGAATAGGATCTTCATAATCTCCTGAGAATTTCTTTTCTTCTTTATCAATAGAATGTTCTTCAAGTTTGTCAGCTTCTTCTTCTGATAATGGATGACATTCAATATCATCTTCACTCATAGTAGCCTTAGTAAATTCACCATTTTCCTTATCTTCTATAATTGCTTCTGTAGCTGAAATTGGAGTAATGATTTCTTTATCTGTTTCTACTTTCTTACCAGTTTCAATAGCTTTTTCTACTGGACAATGACCATCTTCTTCAGAGAATAGACGAACCATATATTCAGTAAATTCCTCACCTTCAGAGAAGAATTTAGTTTCTGCCTCATTACAGTAGATATCTTCAGAAAATTCTTTTTCTTCATGATTTTCAACTTTATCTTCTACTGCAATACTGTTTGTTAGATTATCGGCTTCTGCTTCTGAGATAGGATTAACATCAAGAACTTCTTCATCCATCTCAGCTTTAGTAAATTCGCCATTTTCTTTATCCTGTATAACTGCAGTCTTAGAATCGATAGGCGTAATAATTTCTTTATCTGTTTCTACTTGTTCGCCAGTTTGGATTGCGCTTTCAATTTCAGCAGAATCAGCCTCTTCAGAGAACAAACGAATCATATACTGAGTAAGTTCTTCATTTTCTGAGAAAAATTTAGTTTCTGCTTCGTCACACCAAACATCAGAGAATTCTTTTTCTTCTTCCTCATCTTCGTCTTCCTCTTCTTCAGAAACAACGATATGATCTGTCAACTCTTCTGCTTGATCTTCGCTTATCTTTTCAAGCTCCATTTCTTCACCTTCTAAACTAACTTTAGTAAATTCATCTTTATTTTTATCCTGTATAACTGCAGTCTTAGAATCGATAGGTGTAATAACTTCAGAATCTGTTTCAATCTCATCACCATTTCCAATAGCATCTTCAATAGCATCCTGAGTTGCACTAATACTATCTACAGATTCAGAGAAGAAACGACACATAAAGTCTGTATTATCAGCTTGGAATTCAGTTAAGTAAATAGTATGATCTGAAAATTCTGCTTGTTCAGGTTCTCCAAGTTGTTCATCTTCAACTACACCAAGACCATTCAAGAGATCGATAGCATATTCACGAGCGTCTTCGGGGTTATCAAAAATTCTAACTCCTGCTACTCCTTTTTCTGTTAAACTCTGAACTAATTCTTGAGCTGATGCTTCGTCATACTCTGGAGCATCTACAATAACATGATTTACTGGATCTACTCCTACTACAAACAACGGATCAAACTGTTCTGCTTCACTAAAATTCTTAGATTCTAGCTCAGTAACATCCATATCTTCACCATTAAACTCTACCTTTGCTTGATCACCTGTAGATTCTGATGTAACAACTACTTCATTTTCACCAGTTTTCTCTACTTTAAGATCACCTACTTTAGCTGTTTCTTCTGATTCAATAACTTCTGAGAATAATCTTTCACAAAATTCTTGATCTGAGAAAATTCTAAGAACTACGCTATTATCAGTACTTACAGAGAATTCTTTTTCTTCGCATTCTTCTACAGCTTCAGGACCTTCTTGTGCAGTAATTTCTACACTTTCTTCATGACCAGCTGCTGGATTTAAACCACCATCAGGAAGATTCGGTGCAATAACAGCACTACCATCCATATGACTTTCAACTTCCTCGTCAACTGCACCTACCTGATTACCCGGAGTTACTCCATCCCCTTCCGGATGAAGATATCCCTCGATTTGTTCAGATTGTTCAGCTGGATACATATCATAAGTATCGTCCTCGTCGGAAGCTTTTTCAACGATAGTAACTTCGCCATTTTCTTTGTCTGTTACTGAAACTTTACCGTCACCGATATTTTCATATTTTACTTCTTCAGTATCAACAGAGCCGTTAGCCTTAGCATCTTCAATATCTCTGGCTACTTGCTTTGCTAATTCTTCATCCTTATCCTCTACAGCTGAGAATAGGACTTCCATAAATCTTGTATTTTTCATACTGAGTTTTATAAATATTTTATTTCATTATATCAACTTGATTTCCTTGAATTTTGATTACTCCACGATCAATTAATATATCTATTATATTATCTGGAGCATCATCATATCTCTCTTCTAGGATTTTTGTAAATTCTTTGATTCCCATTGCAGAATTACCAAATTCTATCTTTAAGTCTCCAATAATTCCAGAGTCTTCAATCCAATCTTCTACTTCTTCAGTGCTAGAAAACTCAACTTCTTTCATTTCTTCAAGTGGAAGAGAATGAGCTTTTTTAATTAGCATTATACCTTTCGGTCCTAAAGATCCTTTAGATTCTAACATATTAATTATGTCTTCCTTAGGTCCTTCTATTGGGTCTAAATCCAAAATCTTAGTCACTGATACGATTAACTTAGAGAATAATTTAGATTGTAAGAATGCAGTTTCAGGAATAGTAACTTTATTATCTTCATCAATACTAGCAAAACCTTTTTCAACTAAATCTTCGGCGGAAATACCAAATGCCTTAACAACTTCTGATTCATTTAAAGTTTTGCCAGAAAATTCTTTTAATTTTACCTCAAATTCGTTCGACGGTTCTGAAAATTCTTTTTGTACAGCGGCATTATTATCTCCGCCGAATAACGAACGTCTTGAGAATCCTTTTTCTACTTCTTCAATTTTTGATACTTCGACTTGTACAGCTTCAGGAGTATTTTCAGGACTTGGTGTAACTTCTAAAACATTAAATCTATTTACAGCTCCACATTTAGGACATAAGAAGTTAGTTGTAGTGGCTAAAGTATCCATAATATAACCACAATCTCTACACTGAATTTTCTTATATTCTGCCTGAGTTACTCCACCTGAAAATAACTTGCGCCGTGGAGAAATCGAAGAAGAGAATAATTTACGTCTTTCTACTTTCATAATCTTTTTAACTGTTTTCTTCAGGGTTTTCTTCTTCTACTGGCTCTTCTTTCTTCGTACCATTCTTCGGCGCGAATATTTCCTCTAACATTGCATTAACAAAGTCAGAATAAGCAGCTTGAATTTTTTGATATCTTGCCTTAGATATTGCATTAGTTTTAGATACCTCAGACATAGCCATCTTATATGGTAAGAACAATTTTTGTACACTTATCAATGTATTTATAAAATTTATTTATAATTTAGACTATATCTTCTGTCTATTTTGACAGTTTATATACATAGTCGTTGAACAAATCACTTCTTTAGATTTATCTAAGTATGATTTGATGCTGATTTATCTCATTTAGATATTTCCAGCAATTCATATAAAAAACGCATATTATTTACGTACATTCTTACCTAAACTAGAAGCACCAAGTAATGTTCCTGGATTTTTTCCATTCATGATTTCTGGTGTAATCGACTTCATAATATCCAAAAGATCTGTAGTAAACAAAGACTTCATGATTTTAAGTGTTTCTGGATCTATTTTCTCTGGGCCGCCTTGCTGTTTTAGAAGTTGTTTGTAAGATAGAATCAATACACGAAATCTTTGACGAGTTGAATACTTTGATTCACGAATTCTATCTCTTAATGCAATTACTGAGAAATCTTTTTGAACAGGTTCTTTTGGCATCTTACTAATGGATTCTAAAACTTCTTCTACCATTCCATCTGCGGAGAAAACTTTTGCTTTTAACTTTGTAAATTTTCCATCAATCTTGGATGATTTTAACATATCTCCACATCCAAGAGAATTTAAATCAGAGAAAGCTTTTACTTTAAGTCCTTTAAATTCAAAATCCTTTGGAGTATATTCTATATCCGAAAAGTTTTTTTCTTCCCCATCAGATATTAGATTTCCTTCATCATCCCAAGTCTGTACTACTTGAGCTTGTTTCCAAGAAGGGTTCAAAGTAACATCTAATCCCTTGATACTTACTAATTTACGTAATGTATCTACTCCAGAAGTAGATGAATCCCAATATCCCAATTATTTAACTAATTTATAATTAATTGTAGACTATATTATCTAAGAAAATTTCTTAGTGTTTACTCTAGTCGTTGAGAAACTATTTTTATTAATAGTTTTTGCTGATTTAATTTATTATTTTTCCAGCAATTAAAAACATTTTCATGAATTAACTTTGAATTCATGCCTCAGATATTGTTTAAGGATAACTGCACTTACTCCAGGACGAACTCCGGCCTTTAATAAGTACTTTAATCTTTTTATGTTTTGTGCAGCCTCATCATCTGCTAAGGCTTCATCAAATAACTCTATTTCAGCATAACACCAAGAATCAGGCATAAGCTCTAATTTTGTTACATAAAATACAGGAGCAGCAGCCTCTGTACAAAGTAACATCATATCATCTTTACCCACAGTCTTAGATAATGCTGTTCCTGAGTTTTTTGCATTAGCCAAATTTCTTGCTCTGTGAGTTAAACCTCCCAACATATTCTTCGATTCAATAGAGCTTTTATAAGCATCACTATTGAGATAATCTTGAAGAACTTGTGCTGGAATATGACTCCCATCACTTGCTAAAATTTGGCTGCTTGTTGAAAATAATTTAACTCTACAGCGCATAATTAATTTTTTTTATTTATATTTTATATAAACTTTTATAATCTATTAATGTATTTGGATCTATTCCATATTTTATTGTTTTATTTAAAAAATCAGATACTTTTTCATATGTATTTAATATATACGGAACTTCTAAAAGAATAATATCTCCATTACTATTTTTACAATAATCTCTAACGTCTGTATCTCGTTGAAACTGTTTGATAAAATCATCTTCTACCCAATTATAAAAATTTTTAAATTTATTGTAGTGTTGTTCTCCGTGATATTCAATCCAGTAAGTTTGATTATTTACTACTATAGAGAAATCTATTCGAACAGATTTAGTTTTATCTTTTCTAATATTATTTACAACTACTTCATCTAAATAACTTATTTGAAAATTTTTTAACCAGGTTATAATTAATAATTCTCCAGTAGATTTATTGATTATAGGATTTCCCATTTTTCTATGTATATGATCTACTGGGGACATTTTAAATACATCTCCAGTACAATTATCTAAAATAGTTATTGGAGTTACGTAATTGATATAATCATCTAAATATGTATATCTATCTCCATGTACTTTTCTTGCTTCTACCAAAAATTGACTATCTGTCTTTTTATGTTTAATAGCTCTTTTATAAGCTCCTAATATAAAATTATCTTTCTTTTCTACAATAAAATGTAAAAAATTAGTTTCCCAATTTCCTATTGTATCTCCAGTAAAAGGATTTATTTCATTTACAAATACAGAAAACTTACTAGTTTTATTTTTAATAAATTCACATGTATTCGTAAAATCATATTCATATTTATATTCTGAATATTCCCTTGATAAATTAAACTGTTCAATTAAATCACTTTTTATCATGAGAAAATCACAAACATAATTAGGATCTTCTCTTAATCTATTCTTTATGTATTCAGTAGTATGAAAATACTTATCTGAATAATAGTACTCTATTTTCTTATCTATCCAATATTCAGTATATAATTTACTTATTGGCAGTTTTAAAATCCATCTACACTCCCATTCTAGAAAATTAATCCCTAATCTATTTTCAATAGAGTGTTTTAATTTTGAAAAATTATTATACCAAATTCCTAGTTCAGGAACATAAAATAATTTAACTAACTTATTTCCTTCTTTTATTGTTAATACTATCTTATAATTTTCTGATAATTCTATTGGAACTGGTAAAAATTTATTATCAATTGACTCATTAGTTATCACATTATCTACATATTCAAATGAATCTATCCGTTCTACAATAAATTCATTCCCTCTCTTAGGTCTATTAATTTTATAAAGTTTTACTAAATTTTGTATAGTATTAGCAGAAACTTTATAAATATTTCCGATTTCTTTATAGGTTAAATGTTTTTTGATAAGATTTTCAATATCTTCTTTGCTAATATTTCTATCAACTAAAGATATATTTTTCTTTTCATATTCAATGCCTAATCTTTTTATTCTAAGTCTAGTTGCACCTTCTGTTAAGTTATATAATTTAGAAATTTCAGAAATAGTTAGTTTTTTATCAAAAAGAAGTATTTCTATATCTTCTTTAGATATTATAGTTTTTCTTTCTGAGATATCAATTCCAAATCTTTTTATAGCTTTATGAACAGCACTTTCACTTGTAATTCCATAATGATTAGCTATCTCTTTATATGTTAGTTTCTTATCAAATAATAAATACTCCAGTTCTTCTTTGTTCCAATCAATCTTTCTTTTCATTTATTCTACTTATAGCTTCCCAAGATATCAAACTCTAAATTTATTTAATTTTCATTAGTGGAAGAGTAACTCGCGACTTTTACTCTTCCTTAGTGATTTTGAATAAATGAAAATTAAATATAAATTCCACGATATCTCATCGTCTATTTATCTAGGTCGAGATGACACGGCTCAAACGTGCGACTTCTTGGTCCCAAACCAAGCGTTCTATCTACTGAACTACATCTCGAATCTATTCTATTTATTCTTCTTTCTTTTTTCATTCCATTTTCGAATAGCTATTTTCCCTGATACATATGCACCACCAATAGGAAGTGCTGCAATAGTTCCTGCGATAGCTGCTTGTTTTGTTTTTCCAGCTTTTGCAAGTTTGGCAGCAACAACTCCAGGAACAATATCAGATGTTCCAAGAATTATAGCTTCATCTGGGTGTTTCTTTACATACTCCACCACCTTCTTACCAGTTTCTTTAGGATGAGTTACTGTATGTTCAATAGATTTTCCTATTTCTTTAACTTTATCAGTAACTTTACTAAATCTTTTAACTCTCAACATAGTTTTTATTAGTTATTATTATTTTCTTTCGTTGAACTATCCTGACTCGAACAGGAAATCCCAGAACCAAAATCTGGTGTATTGCCAATTATACTATAGTTCAATCATTTCTCCATAAAATATATTTTTGGAGTTTCTGATATAATTTCAAATCCAAGTTTCTTATATAAATTTATCGCATTTATATTTTTCTTTGATACTGTAAGTTTATTAGCCCCAGAAGAATTTATCAAATCAGTTGCTATTCCTTTTCCTCTATACCCCGGAGAAACTTCTAGAGCAATAATAGTATCTTCTTCGCACGCTATATATCCCACCAACTCATCTTTGGCTGGGTTTATTAATAATTTTCCAGCCGTTTTTTCTGGTGTATTTCTTGCGTGCTTTAACATATTCTCCTGTGACTTATATTTTTCTATATTTTCTTTGGTCCAGGGAAGTTCTTTATATTTTTGTTTTCGTAGTATTATCATAAGCTCTAAAAACCTTATATGTGTAATAATAAATATAGAAAATTATGAAAAATTTAAAAGTAGGAGATAAAGTTAAATCTCGTAAAACAGGATTTTATGGAGTAGTAACTGATGTAGATATTACTCCTAATAAATTATTTGTTAAAGTTAAATTAATGTTAAACGATAGAGAAGTAGAAATTCCAAAAAGCGTTCTGGATTATGTTACTCCAGAAGAATGGGAATTTGTAAAACGTATGGAAGAAAGAGATTGAAATATATCTCTTTTCTTTTTTTTCTGTTCCTAGGACTTGATCGAACAATAGACCACTTTCCTCTGGCCATCCTAGGAATTGATTATATATTATGGAAAAAGAATCTTAAAATATATTTTCCAACATGTTTTGAAGTTCTTTTTGTGACTCTTCTCTTGGATCCGCTGTTATTTTAGTAAGAGATTCGAGTTGTTTAGCTATTCCTGAAGAATATCCCATCTCTTCTCCTTCATCAATAGATAATTTTAAAGAATAAACACTAGAAGCTAAAGCATCCCATAAATCCTTGCTTCCTGGCTTAGAACCATCAGGATTATCAAATAATGGAGATATTGATGCTTTTTTAGGATGATCTACTTTACGTTTTGGACCAACATATCTTAAATCATATGCCTCTCTTTGTAATCTTTTATATTCAGGAATTTCAAGAAGTTCATTGTTTATTATATACTTCAAATAAAGAGCCGGTTCACAAGGAGTATTATCTGTAGAAATTCTCCCATTATTTCTAATTCCTTCTCTTTCACAATATTGAAGTATTTGTTTAGAAAAAGCTTGGTCAGCACTAACTATAATATTAAATTTCTTGTTAAGATCTTCTATAAACTGCTCTATGTGAAATAAACTCGTCTCTTGTCCTTCTAACCTAGATACACCTAAAACAAAATGACACTTAATTTTAGGAACTAAAGTACAATTTATATTTTCCCAATGATCAAAACTAACTGCTGCTATTCCAGTTGTATCATCTACTACACCTAAGTCAAGACCTAGCCATATAGGAGTACCTCTTGGAATAAGATTAATCATTTTTTCTACATGATTAATAATCCTATCTTCTTTATCATAAAAATCAACTGTAATAATTTCAGGAATTCTATTCTTTATTGTTGAACATTTAGATAAGTGTTCTATAGTACCTCCAAAAAAACTATCTGATGATCCTGTATTAATACCAGATTTATCTTGAAGAGCTTTAATCAAATCAGATTTAAATTCTCCAAATAATTGAATAGGTACATGTTCCACTCTATCAGGGTCTTGATCATCTTCTAATTTATAGTTCTCTTCTTTATCATTTTTATTTAATATTCTTGGAGGATATTTACCATCTCCAGTATAAACTGAGAAAGTTATTCCCCTTGAACGTTCGTACAGATTTTTTCTAACTTCATAATGAGAAGGTCTACAATCCCAAGTAAATTGAGGTTCTGCATTCTCAAGAAATATTTCAGTTGGACCACCTGCACCTCTACTAGAACTATCAATTATTAGATTTCCGGCTAATGTTAAACTTTCTTTTACATCAAAACGAGATGTAATACGAATATACGTACTATTTACACGTTCCATGGCTTTTTCTTCGTTAGGCCAAAAATTGACCTCAGACATGATTGCAAAAATCAAGTCAGTTCCTAGTCCACCTGCCAATCTATTTCTATAATACTCTATTATAGTTTAGAATATAAATTTAACTTATATTTCATTATAAGTTAGTAAGTCTTTATTCGTTACATCAAAGATTACTTAGATTTATCTAAGATCCTTGACTCGGTATTGGGATTATCCTTTCACCGAATTTACTTACTTTATTACCATATAATTTCTTAATATGGAGGGCAACTTTTTATACTACATTACCCCTAGGACCAGAAGTTAATATTCTTATATTATGTCTGTGTGGTAAATTTCTAAAAAATGGACTCTGCTTTAATACATCATCTAGCATCCATCTTCGAAATTCAGCATTTGCTACATCTTCATCTCTATGAAAGATGATAAAACTAAGTGGTTTTTTACCTAATTTAAATGTTCTCCACGGATTAGCCATACAACTTAACCTAGCTAGTGTATTTGTCATAGCTAATTTAGATACCGTAGATTTACCTATACCGCAAATTATTTAATATATTTATTTATATATTGCAGACTATATCATCTCTAGTTCTCTCATTCTAGAGTTATACATTTAGTCGTTGAGAAAGGATTTTATCATCCTTTTTGCTAATTAGATTTTATATTATCTTTCTAGCATTTTAGTATAATTATAAGCCACCGATATATTAATGGCTCCTGACAAACAGAGTAATGGTTTTGCTGTTGTAACTTCATTTGGAAAAATTCTCTTCAATCCATCTTTCCAAAAAGGAAATATTACATCTCCATGATCAAAAAATTCCTGACTACCTAAATAATAATCATCAGAATATAATCTTTCTATCGTTGGAGGTCTGTGTGTAAATCCTTTGAGACGAAGAAATACCATTATCTTTTCATCTTCTGTTAATGATGTGTATTGATCCCTAAGATCTACTTTTGCTAAATCTTTTTCTATATTTTTAGTGGGATCAAAATGGTCTGTGAAATTAATCATAATTTTGATCCTTTCTCTTTTTATAATTTCTCAAAACCAGGAATATATAACCCATTATTTTCCCACCTAGCTTGTCCATTAGTTTTTACACGTTTAACCCACTCATTTTGTCCAGGTGCAGTAGGTGTTACTTCCAAAGATCTTGTTTTATGAGAATTATACCGTTTTAAATTCATTCTTTTAGCATCTAAACTACTAATTGAAGAATTTCCTCCTTTATTACTACTGCTGCTATTAATAACTTTCGGTTTCTGTAATTGATTAGGATTCCCAAATAAATCTCCTACAAACTCAACTTTCTTTCCTTTAGGACGTCTTTTAGTAAAATAACTTTTAGTTACATATCCATTACCATTAGGAGATATAAAAGAATTTTGAGCATCTTTAGTTACAGAGTGTAAATCTAATGCTGCATTCTTTGCTTGTGTTGCTATTTTAGAATTAGATAGTCTGGTAGCTTTTCTAGTAGTAGTAGTTGTTATTATATTTTTCAATGGAGTTAAACTTGTTACATTAGTAATATTTGCAAACAATTTAAGTTTCATTCTAGTAAGACCTCCCCAATAAAAATCTTCTTCTGGGGTTGTCAAGACTCCATCATCCTTAAATCCAAGCTTCTCATAAATATGTCTAGCATCAGGAGATCTACCAGGCACTTCAAGAGTAACATATTTATAACCTTGAGACTTAGCAAATCTAATCAACTCTGTTAGAATAGCCTGAGAATATCCTTTACCTCTATAATCTTCATAAGTTTCAATCCACATTATATTTAATTCTTCTTTGGACTTTTCTATAAGATTTAATTCTGCTACTTTCTCAGAACCTAAGTAAATATCAAATGACGGTCTCTTATTACTCCATTCTCTAAGTCTCTTAATAAATTTTCCAAGAATATCTACAAAAGATTTAAATCTATTTATTGTGAGAGATTCTCCTGTTTTCTTACTTACAATTTTTATAGAATCTTGTAGAGTATCTAATTTACTAAATCTTTTTACTTTCATATTTATAATTTTATTTTATGTTGTGTGAGAGAGATTCGAACTCCCGAAAGCAAAGCTAATAGATTTACAGTCTATCCTCGTTAACCACTTGAGTATCACACAAACTTATTATTAATTAACTGGATAATAAAGATTTCGCTACATCAAATAAAATATAATCTTTCCAAAAGAATAAATCTGATTCATCTTTTTCTTTTCCAAAATGAATACGCACCTTATATTTACCTTCAAGTATACTAAAGGGAACTAATAGTATAATATCAAGTACATAATTATACAAGGCAAAGAAATCTACTTCACCTTTTTTATATAATCCAGATTTATTTTGAAGATTGTACGATAATGCTCCATCTTTATCAATATAGCCAGCAGTAGATTTAACCTGAATTTTATAAAGTATTCCTCCTATATCTGCAATTACATCATATCTATCTACTCCACAAGGTTTAGATGACTAATTCCAACTCTTGCTAATTGAAACATTGTCGCACATTCACCTACATATCCTAATAAATCTGAAGTTAATTTTCCATCAAATCTAGACAATTCAGTGGTACATTCCTTAGGAGGAGCTATCTTTACAGACTCTTCTACTTTTTCTTCTTTAGTAGATTTATCTTCTGGTTTTTTACCTTTGCTGAAACTAAGTGAATATTTCTTTGCACAATCTGAACAACAAAATCTTCCAGAACCAAAAGAACCATCATGCTCTTTACCACAATATTCACATTTTCTTAGTTTCTTTCTATCTGATACTTTTATCCCGTATCTATTTGCTGCTTTACGTATAGCTTCTCCAGTGCTTCCATCACCCCGCATAGCTGCAACTTCTTTATAAGATTTTCCTTCATGAATTAATAATCTTATTAATTCTTCTTTGTTATATTTCTCTTTTCCCATAATTAATTGTTTTTTTTTATAATTTTTCTTATCTTTAAAATTATTGCGGAGAGACAGGGATTCGAACCCCGGGTGCCTCGCAGCACAACGGTTTTCAAGACCGCCGCAATCGACCACTCTGCCACCTCTCCTAAAACAGCTCTCCGTGGTAATTACGATATACCGACCCTTTGATTAACAGTCAAATGCTCTGCCTCTGAGCTAACGGAGAATATTATTTTTGAGCCTCTTGTTGGATTCGAACCAACGACCCCGAGATTACAAATCACGTGCTCTGGCCAACTGAGCTAAAGAGGCAATTCTGATTTAATTATGAAATATAAATCAGAAAATATCATAAAACTTAAAAGCCTTATATATGTGTAGTAGAATAAACGAGTGCTATTTCTTTACTACACTTTTTATATAGAAATAGTACTAATTACCTATGTCGTAGTAGGTATTATCATAATTTAAAGTAGAGATACATAGTTCGTGAGAATAGTGTATCTCATTTTTTATTCTATTCCATGTTCTTTTTGAAATAATCTCATAAAGTCTGCTACTATTTGCTTAGACTCTTCACTATTCAACTCTTCATTTCCAGATTCTTCTGCAATTTTTTTCAATTCAAGATCAGAACCTTTAACAATTATCTGACTTTTCATATCTTCTAATTGTTGAATAAATTGCATAATTTTTTCTCATATCTATTTTTAATATTTATTTTATTAAATTAGACTATATCATCTAAATTATATTTCAAATTTAGTTATACATTTAGTCGTTGAGAAAGGATTTATATTAGTAATCCTTTTTGCTGATTTATGTTTTAACTATCTTTCAGCATTTTAGTATAATTTTCTTAGTATTTCAACTAAGCCGCAGATATATTAACGGCAATAAATGAATCTTGTAAAGTCATTTGTGAACTATCAAAGAGTCTCATTGGATCGAGTATATAATCAATACAAAGACAAAGTTTAGAAATCATATTGAGAATTAAAATAGGTCTTATACTTTGAAATACCTCAGAAACATATAATTCTAAGATATGTCTAGACTTCGGATCTGCCACATTAACTAAAGTATTTGAGAGGCTTCCGAAATCAACATGAAGATCTATATTATATTCTTTATTATAACTAGTAAAGACTTCATTCAATTTATGAGTTAATTCTAGTGCTTTTTGTTCTTTTTGATTACTCGCAATAGCACTAGCATCCATAATAATATTGCGAGCCGTTTTAGGGAGTACTGGAGCTGACCCTATAATATTTTTTAGGTTTTTAGATACATCCTCTTCCGGCTGCAAAATCTCATAATCTCCCGGGTCATCAACAGCTCTCCCTTCTTTCCCTAAAATTTGTTTCTTAAATTCAGGGTCACTAAATGGGTTAACTGTTCCTATCATACATTTATTATTTTATAGTTCTCGCGCTTTACAACTATCAACCGTTTACTTTTTGCACCTAGTGCGATTAATCTTCGGTTGTAAAAATCTAGCGCGTTTGTTCTATAGAGGAGATTGATTACACTACCTCTATAGATTATTTCTTTTACTTCTTAGATCTCCATTTTTTAGCAAATTCTTCTTTTGTCATTTTTCCATCTGCTACTTTTACTCGATCTACTGCTAATTTTGTTTTAGTATCAAGACTACCACTATGTTTTCTAGCAAGCTTATTAAGTGCAACACCTGCTCTAGTACCAGCATAAGATCCTGCTGCACCTGAAACAGCGCCAATTCCGGCTCCAATAGCTGCACCCTTTTTACCACCAACTACAGCACCTAATATACCGCCACTTATACCACTACCAATTGCTGCATACTTAGCTGCCTGTTTTCCGTATTTATGAGATTTTCCATCTTCAAAAGCTTCAACAAATGCTTCGCGATCCTTCTTAGTAGTCAGAGCTTTATTCAACTTAATATTAATCTTATCACTAGTTGTAAGTTTTGGCTCATCATCTTCCTCTTTTTTTTTATCAGAGAAATCCTTTTCTTCCAAACTTTCTGCATCTTCTGCAACACTAAAGGTTCTCTCTTCCTCATTTTCCAGTGTTACATCAGTAGTAGAGAAGTATCTCTCTTCTCCTGTCTCATCTTGTAGTAATGAGAATACTTTACGTCTAATATACATACTTAATTACTGTTTTTATTTGATTTATATTTAAAATATTTTTTAAGAGGTTTTATTACCTTCTTAATTCTATCACTCTTTCGTTTAGTTACCCCAAGTTTATCTGTTTCTTCTAAGGTATCTACACTAGAATCAAGAGGATCAAGAATATATCTTGTAATTACCTGACTTGATTTTTGATAAGTTACACCTTCAGGGGCAGCTTCTGAATAACCGGAAAATCTTTTAATTTTCATTTTATATACGGTCTTAGTGGATCAAATCCTTTCTCTTCTTGTTCTTTAGAATCTTCCACTCCTTCTGTAAATGTCTTTTCTTTAATCATAATCTTACAAGTTTGTTTTCATTGATACTGTTGGCGTAGGCTTTGATTTTGTTTTGTACAATCCTATATTATTTACTTCCTGCCTACTATTCTGAGCGTCAATTTTCTTTACTTTTAATTGATTATCTTTTTGAGCTTCATCCTTTTTCTGTTCTAGTTTCTGAGTTTGATTGACTTGCTTCATTTCTTGCATTCTTTCCTCAGCTTGCATTCTCTGTCGCATTCTCTGAGTTTCTAGGATTTGACGTTGAAGTCTCATTTGTTCTATTTGCAAGTCCTTAGAAGTCATTTCTTGTTTAGCTAGACCAATTTCTGGAGACTGTTCTGGAGTGGGATCATTAGAAGCAAATAATTTACGTTTAATTATCATCTTCTTTGAATAATTTTAACTGAGTCCAAGCTGTTCTCGTTGTGCCTGAAGTTTTTGATTAAGAAATTCTATATACTGCTTAATCGTATCTTCATTTATTAGAGATTCTGTACTTGGGTCAATATCTTTAAGTAAGTTTTGAATATAACTTAAATATGATTCTGGTTCAATTAATGGAGTTGCTTGTTCTAAAGTTTGGAGTGCATTAGATAAAACTCCAGAGATACCTTGAACTAAACCACTAACTGATTCAGCTTCATTTATCTGATTGTTATACTCTACAGTTGTTTTCTGGAATATATGAATTTGAACTAAACTTGGATCTAAATCTTCATTATATATTACCTTATAAATACTACAAACAAGATTTACTATTGAATCTTTTATTCCTGAAATTAATGATGTTACTCTTGAATTAGCTCTTTCTGACTGTTGAAGTACTGCAATGATATCTCTATAATCTTTTTATTATAGTTTAGAATATAAATTCAACTTTTTATAAGTTGGTAAGTCTTTATTCGTTATACCTTAATTAGATTAATCTAAGGCTTGGTATTACTAGTATTAATAGTTTCACCAAATTTACTTACTAATAATCTAAAGAATTGCTTCTCTAGACGGCCAATTTATTAACCACTTACTGCCAGATGTTCCATCTAATATAGTAGATGGTAATCCAAGAGGAGAAAGAACACTATTTCTTACATAATCAAGATTCTGTATAAGATCTAAAAGTTTGTCTGTTAATTTATCAAGTGGGAGTAGTGAAGTCCTTGAGGTAATGGTACTATTATAGTCAGGAAAAACCTTAACATTTTGAGTTAATGCAGACTCAATGAACGAGGTGACATCGAACTGAGATGTGATGAATGAAGACAACTCATTCGTATTGTTTGCAAGTTTCTGTAATCGAGCGCATAATTCGTTCATTGTCTCTAGAGGGACACTTTTCGAATATTAACAATTATTTAGTTAAACTAGACTATATCTTTAAGAATTTATATATAAACTCTCTCTTTGTATCTAGTCGTTGAGAAGGTAGTTTTTACTATCTTTTGCTGATTTATCTTTACTTGATCTTCCAGCAATTTACAAAGTTCCATTAGATTTTATTTATCTAATCCGACAAATTTTAATCGGTATTTAATCCCAATAATTGAGGCGATGAAAGATCTCTTAACGAAATAAGAGATATCAAAAGCTCTTTTATAACTAATTCTTTTATCTTCAAAATACTTGAATAAAATAACGGTTCAGAAGCCATAAATGATTCTTTCCTAAGAACTTTATTTCTATTTTCTGATCCCTTATTTCTTCCTAATTTTGGCTTTTCTGGTTTAGACTTTTCTTTCCATCCTTCTTCGAGATCATTTGTAAGTCGAAGTTTAGGATTACTTATATATATTACCTCAGTACTAGGAATTTCATATAGATTTCCATCATCTCCGATTGCTAAAAATATATCTTCTATATTTCCATCCTCGTTCTTTTTCTTCTTTATAACTACTGCATTTGGATTATTAAGTTCTTCTATTCTAAATACAAGATGACCTTTTTCATCTCTTTGAGTTTGAAGCATACTATAATAACCTCCATAAAATACATAGTCATTTATATGGTCTCGTATATAATCAATTATTTTAATATCTTTTAAAAGAATCTCATTTAATCGAGTAGTTACAGCTTCATTATTTGTAGAATCTTCAGGATTTAATACAGAAACTATTTGTTGGGTATCTTGAGATATAAAATTAACTACATAATCTGAAAAGAAATTTGTAGCCATCTTTGTAATATCTAAAAGATAATATGACCTAAGCTCTGCCATTCTATCAAGATAACCGGATAACCTAGAAGAAGGCTGTGAATTACCAAGTAAGGGCGAATTTCTTTCATTATCTAAGAATCTTCCATTTCCAGTTCCTCCAATAACAGAATACCCTCTTCCCCCACCTTTACTAAATACATTTGAACGTACAATTTATTTTAATATATTTTATTAAATTTAGACTATATTATCTAAGTACCTACTATAGTCGTTGAACTCTATTTTTAATCGATAAATAGAGATGCTGATCTATATTTTATATTTTCCAGCATTTTAAGGTATTTTCTTAAGATTTTATTCTATCTTAAGCCTCTACTACATAATTAAAGGTATACGTGAATTTCCAAAACTAATTCCTGAAAATAACTTTTGAAATATTGTTTCTGATTTTTTCATATTTTATATAATTTTGAATAATCTATAATAGAGTTTATATCCTCTCCATTTAAAATTACTCGATTTAATAATTGTTCTACTTTTTCATAAGTGTTATATGTATACGGAATTTCTATAAGGATGATATTATTCTCTTTACAATATTTTCTAACTTCATTATCTCTATTTAATTGTTTAAGAAAACCTTCATCTGTTTTATGAAAATAATCTACTTTCTTATAATGTTGTAGTCCATTATACTCTATCCACAAACAACAATTATTATAATTAAAAACATAATCTATTCTAATGTTCCTATTATTTAATTTTATAGAATATTCCCTTGTATAATCAATTTGATTTGTTTCTAACCACTTTAATACATTTAATGCGCTTTTTCCTCCTAATTTATTACAATCAGGACATCCAGATCCATAAACATGATCATAGGCTGTTTGTTTAAAAAACTTTCCACACCTATTACAATAGATGTCTAATTTTTCAATGGTTTGTTACTTGGAGAAATTTCCATTACAACCGGATAGGTGTACTTTAATGGTACAGGTAATAATTTATCATTTTTAGACATGTTATTTAATTATCACTTCCCGAGATATCAATTATTACGTAACCTTACTTAGATTTAAAGTGAGAGGATAGAGTAGCTAATTCTATCCTTTTCACTATTAACATGTCTAAATAAGTCTTTGCGATATCTCATCGTTGACTTTTATAGTCCTAAGGAGAATCGAACTCCTCTTTCGAGAATGAAAATCTCGCGTCCTAACCGATAGACGATAGGACCACATTTTTAATAAGACTTCAAAGCCTTATATATGTTAATATAAGAATTTAATCTTCACAATCTGTGTTGATTAAATTTGCTACGCAGAGATACATGGTTCGTGAGAATAGTGTATCTCATTTTTTATCATTAAGGTATGTAGTAGAATAAATCAGTATAAGTTTTTTACTACAATAAAACTTGGAACTTATACTAATTACCTATGTAAAGTAATTTTATTATTATTATTTGTCGTAAAAGGCAGTACAGTTTGTGAAAATAAGACAGTATTATTTTTATCACTTCAAAGCCTTATATATGATTTAAAAAATTAATTCTCATTTTTTATGAGGATTAAACTTGCTACATTAATTTTTGTAGTAACTTGCCAAGAGATACATAGTTCGTGAGAATAGTGTATCTCATTTTTTTTTATTATTAGAAATATATAATAAACTGAATATCATTCCTTACTACATCCTTAAAATGGAATAGGTATTCAATTATAGTAAAAGTAATTTAAAATTAAAGATAGTTTACTTCTTTTTCATAAATGTAGTATAAGCATTCTTACCATACTTAGACTCGTAATCCTTTACTATATTTTCAGCACGTTTCTTTGCTTTATTTCTATTATATAATCCAGATATAGTTGATCCAATCACAGCCCCTGTAGCAGCTGTTTTTAAATTACCCATTGCTAATCCAGGCAAACTCCCAACAAAACCACCAATAACTGCTCCTGCGGCTCCAATCTTATTATGAATGTTTTTATCGAATTTTGAAATTTGATATAATTTAGAATCCTGCATAAATTTATTAACACCATTCATAATAACCCATTCACCATCTTTATACAAATAAAGATAATCTCCAGATTTTGCTTTATAAAGAGTACTTCCATCTTCCAGATTGCTACCTGAGTTTGGATTTATATTGTTTTTATGCCACTCTATATCTGGTTGAGTTTGAGAAAATCTTTTAACTTTCATCATAATATTATTAAATCATCTAAAGCAAATCTTTTTATTCTTCTCTTATTTCTCCAGTCATTACATCAACACTATTACCTCCTCGCCGAACATCACCAAATATATAAACAGGACGAGTATAAGATGGATGTAATGGATGTCTGAGAACTACATTTCTAGATTTAATAATCTTTTCTGCTTTAACTAATTCTTGAAAAGCATCTTCTAGAGTCATACCTACATAAGGAGTTATAGATCTATCTTCAAGCCAGTTTTCATTGATTAGTTTAAATTCATAGGCTTCTTCCGACTCGGCCGCAACATTTACAAGAAGCGTTTTTCCAAGAGGTAATGAATAAACAATTACCATTCCAGAAACTTCAGGGATAAAACTATTATTTTCTTCAATTAGTATACCTTGCGCTTCATAGAATCTAGCGGCCGGATAAGAAGCCATAACCATAATATTTACAGCTTCAAGAGTTTTATTAAATTTCATATTTTATAATATTTATATTAAGTTCTATAGAGGAGATTGATTACACTACCTCTATAGATTATCTTTTTTATTTCTTTTTATGATCATATAACTTTTTAGCCCCGATCATCGCACCACTAGCTAAAGCAACTCCTCCAGCTATTTTACCAGCTTTTGTGTTCATTAATTTTTTAGCCCCATTCAGAATCTTCTTTGAGTCTTTTGTTGTTTTTTGAGCTACTTCTGCAACTTTTTGAGTTTTCTCAGCGGATTTCTTTACTGCCTCTGTAGAAACTTTCTTAGAACCTTTGGATGTCATCTTATCAACTACAACATCAGGCTTAGTTGACGTTGTTCTTACAGTAGTTGTTGTCTGACCACTTTTCTTAGAAGCAATTTTATGAGCAGTTACATTACCACCTTCTTTCTTAACAGTTATATCTCCTGCACCTTGATTTTTAATTTCAAGACCTCCCGGATTTGTCGCAACTGACTTTCTAGTTTTAGAGATATTCTTTACTTGTTGAGAAGCTTGACCTGCATTACGATTAGAAGACTCAACTGCTTTTTGTGCTTTCTGAGTAAGTTTCTGAGCTTCTTCCATTTTCTTCTCATCAACTAAATTAGCTGGATTAGAAACTATTTTAGCTGCTTTTTCTTGTGCCTTAGCTGCTTTATTTGCTTGCATTTCGGCATTGTGAATAGATCTAGCTAATTTTCTATTCTGTTTTCTTTGTCTAGCACCGAATTCTCTCTGTTCTAACTCTTCTTCGGTTGGAATTGAAATACTAAAAATTCTTTCTTCAAGACTATCCAGAGTTACATCGGTCGTAGAAAAATACTTCTCTTCTCCTGTCTCACCGTCTTGTAATAGTGAGAATACTTTTCTTCTTATGTACATAATAATTGTTTAAAGTGTTAATTATTTTACCCCCCCCCTTGTTTAGAGAGAATTATTAAGAGGAAAAGAGGTTAGTATAGATATTAGACGTTTGTAGGGATGGTGAGACTCGAACTCACACGCCTTCATTCTTAGCACAAGATCCTAAGTCTTGAGTGTCTACCAATTCCACCACATCCCCGAAAATAGTGTTAGAACTTTCTATCTAACACTTTATAATATTCTCTTAATGTTTATTTACATGATAAGCGGCTAGAGCTTTTTCAGCATCTTCACGGGTATCATAGTGTGCATCCCAATATTCGGCCGGAGAAGTTTTCAGGCTAATAATTCTCCAGACACCGTTTGAATCTTTTTGAACTACTCCAGATTTTCGTGCCTTTTCTGCTATAGCCTGAGGTACTTTTTCTCGGCCGGAATAATTCTTTTGCCTGAGGATAATCATAATTAATGAATATTACCTAAGAAATCATTAAGAGTTTTTAATGCATCATTTCTAGAGTCCAAGTTAGAGTCTCCAGCTTCACGTGCTTCTGTTTCGATTGCTTCTTCAGCTGCTTCAGGAACTATTTCTACTTCTTCTACTGTTTTATCAATTTCCTGAGATGCTTTTTCATAACCTTCTTGAACTGCTGATGCTTCTTGAGCCGGTTTCTTTTCTATTTCGGCTCTTTCATGGCTATACTCTGGACTTCCAGGAGCTGCCGCAATATTCGCAATTTCTTCTTCATGCGAATAGGTTTTATTTCTAAGTATAATCATAATCTTTTTATGTATATATGGTTAATTTTTATTTTTCTTCCAACTTCCTAGTTTTATATAGGACCACCAAGAATAATGTTTTCTGGTTTTTAAGTATTCCAGGTCTTTATCATTTAAGTGTGCTTCTTCCTCAAGACTAATATCATGATAAGCATAACCAAAGCTAAATCCTGAAACTAGGAGACATAATAACCACTCCAAGAAATACCATACATAAAACCCGATGTAAGCCATTTCCTTCATTTGTGCTGTATGTATCTCTTCATGATTTAAGTCTTCTGGTTTTATATTAGCATTCTTTCTTACAAATAAAATTCCAAAGATATTTACTGCTTTATAACCTGGGAAAGGAATAATATTGTTTCTTATTATTTTCATAAAACTTATATTTAGTTTTAGTTGCGCCGGATAGATTTGCACTACCGATTTCCAAGTTATGAGCATGGCGAGATGACTACTTCTCTACGGCGCGATATTATATTATGTATTATTATTTTCCACCACGACGAAGGGCATATAGGAAATTCCTATATCCCATAAATTTCTACTGTCTTTTACTTTTGTTGATCTTTTCTCTTTTCATACATCATTTCATAGTACTCTTGAGGAAAAGTTCCAGTCATACAGATATAATTTCCTGTTTTAGCAGACTGAGTAAAATACCACTTAACCGCTCTTTTAAGAGGGTTAAAGATTACTTTCTTAAAAATTGTTGTCATGATTAATTTAGTTTTTATTAGTTAAATTTAGTTGTAATTTATATTTATTTGTTTCCCCTGTGTGAATCGAACACACGTTATGGGATTAGAAATCCCAGGTTCTATCCGCTGAACTAAGGGGAAATTAACTAATAATCACTAAGTCGTTCTATAGAGCTAAACCAATAACTCTATAGATTATATTTTTATTCTTTATTTTTACTTTTTCGATATCTTTCTTTTCTATCACTATTTTTGTTTCTAGATTTATAAGTATCCAACTGAGAATCACAATTAGGACATATCAATCTAAGATTCTCTCTACAATTGTTATTAGCATGTCCATCTACATGATCTAATATAAAAGTAATAGGTTTACCGTTCCAAGAGTCTTCCATACCACAAATCTCACATTTATGATCTTGCTCTTCTAAGATATATTTTTTAGTCCACTTCATACATTCTTTTCCATAGTATGGTTCTGGATCTTTCAAATAATTCTCATATTTTTCTCTAGATTGATGCTCTTGTTGACACTTATTACAACAATAGAGTCCATAAGAAGTTTTCTTAGGAGTAAACTCTTTTCCACAATTCTTACAGATAGCCTTTTCCTTCTTAGAAACTCCTTTTCTAAATGTTTCACTAGAGTTTATTTTCCTTTTCTTAGGTAGCTCTATCCCTAACTTTTTAGCTCTTTTTACAATAGCATAACCAGAAACACTATATCTTCTACCTATCTCTTCATAGGATAGCTTTTCTTCGAAGATTAACTTCTCTAATTCTTCTTTTGTTACATTACTTAATTTACCTTCGTTCATTTTGTGAATAACTAAGTTACTTCCAGTGAATCGTAAACAATACATCTTATTAATTCTATTAAAGAGAGCCCCGTCGAGCTCTCTATCTTTCACAAAATGAATTAATAAGGAATCGATTCATATCGTTAACTTATCGCGGAGATGTAGAGTTCCGACCTCTAATCGTAAAACACGATCGATCTGCTTAGCAGGCAGTCCCTATTCCATTATAGGTTACTATCTCCGTTCCTATTATTTATCTTTCTTTCTAAGTTTCATTCCAGCTGCTATACCTGTTCCAATTAAACCAGCAGTCGTAGCTATTTTTCCAACTCTTCCTGTTCTTTTGGCGATATTTGCATCTTTATTAGATATTAAAGTTTTCTTAAGAGCTTTAACACCTGATTTATAGGCTTCATTATTTTTAGAGGTAGCTGCTTTATATACTTGATCTGCTTTCTTGACTTTTCTTTTGTGGAAAATTAGATCTAAAGCGCTTCCTGAATTAGTTTCACCACGAGCTACTTCTGCTTTAAAATTATTAGCTTTCCTGGTTGAATCAAGTTTCTTAATACCTTCTTTAAATGCTTTTTTTGCTTTCTTTGATTCCTGACTGGTTATATACTTCTTAGCCCCACGTTTTATTAAGTCTGTTGCTCCTACAGTTCCAGCTGTTCCGACTAGTGCAGTTCCGATAGCTTCTCCGACTTTCTTTGGAGTTTCATTGTCAGAATCAGAATATGTTTTATTTCGTAGTATTTTCATATTGATTTAATTTGTTTATAGTTTCCCAGTATTTTTCCTTGTCTTCTGAGAAATATTGTTCTTTTAATAATCTAATTGATGTAAGATTAGGGAACAGATTGTAGATATTCCCTGACTCTCTATTTAAATCCTTTGTTAATATTTCTTCAGTAAACCAAAAAACATCTTCAAAGTAATCCATCATAGTTTACCTTTCTATTAATCCAATCCGCAAGTATCTCTATAATTATTGCTGTAATGATATTCTAATTCAAACACTCCATGGATATTAACATAAGAATAGTATGTTAATAAATCTTCAGTATTCTTTTTATAAAAATTCAACCCTAGAATACCTCTTACTCTATTTCCAAAATCCAAATCTAATTCATTTAATAGAGTAGAAGATATTAGTTTTCTATTAACTCTAAATTCATTTAAAACTTTATCTCTTATTAAATTTTCTTTAATAATCTTCTCTTTTAAAGAATCTAGATCTAATATTTTTAATGTTTCAGTCAGATTATTTATATTAATAAATATCTCATTATTAAAAAAATTTTCAAATGTACTTATATTATTATATAATCTTTTTAATAAATCTATATATTCCTTCTCATCTCTTATATTAGAATTATTCTCTTTTATTCTAAGTAAAAACTCTAAATTCTCTATTTCTTCTTGCAAAGGAATAATAACTTTTTCCCTCTTCTTAAAAATATTAGAAAATAAATTATTCACGTTTTCTTTGTTTTATCAGTCTCTATTAACTTACCTTTCTTCTGATATTTCCCTAAAATTTCTTCCCAACTCCAAGAATATACTCTAGATGGAGTTTGTCTAGTTCCAGTTCTATAAGTTCCAATAAGTTTTTCTCTCCCCAAGACTTTAACTGCCGCTATAAATCTGAGCCGGAGTTCTTGTAGATACCAATATTCATCAGGGAGAACTAATACCTTCGGAGATTCTATTATTCCAGGTTTTACTAGTGAATCGGCTCTTCCCATTAGCGGCTTGTATATATAATAAGTAGCTCCTTCTATGTTCGTATCCTCTCCCGGAACTGCTGATATTCCTGAAAGTGCTGATCCTACATCTGGGTACAAATTAATTTTCGGTTTTATATATTCTCCATCTAAGTCTGGTCTTGATGATATATAGAACAGATCGGAGACACTTTTTGTTTTTCTCTTTATTATCATATGAACATAGTATTTTTACAAAGAACTAAAAAGAAGAGGTCGGAGCTAAGTCCCGGGATACAAAATTAAGTAACCTACTTAACCCATCTCCGCAGCAACTTTAGCGCCGAACCTAATCCCTGAAAACAATTATTATCTTAAAAAATATAATATCGATTTCTTAGTATAAAAGGAAGAATCTGTGTCCATTTATATGTGAGAAATAAACAAATTATTAACAACTATGAAAAAGAACTTACTTAGTAGAAAACTAATCGCTATTAGTAATATATGGATATGAAAAACAAAATTACCACGTTTGGAAAGGAGGGAAGGACACAGATTCTCCTTATATTTCATGTATAAGGCTTATATTAAATTTAACCCTCAAAAGGTGGGTTATTTTTGATGTTTTTTACTACTTTTTACCCTAAAATGAGCCAAAATAACCCACTTTTATTTTTTATCTTCAAAATTGATGAAAATTCGGTAACTTATTTATGAGGACATAGGAACCTAGATTGAATAGGAGAGTATATTGAGAAAACCTATAGGAAGTATAAATAGAAAATAAAAAAGATAATATAGAATAGAATTGAATAAAGAGATATTAGATTAAATGAAAAAAAATTAATATTCTTTAATGGTTCTTAAAAAGTACGAACGTTAGTGAGAGTCCCTGGAGCCCTCAAAGGCTCCGAGTGGACGGTACTCTTTTAAGGTTCATTTCCATATTAATATTATTATCTATCGTGAACCTACTAAATAAGACGACCTCGCTCTCCCTGAAGGGGAGGCGGGTCTCTCATTATATTCGCTT